TCGATTTCTCTATCTTTAACCAACATATCATATAGAGCATTTGCCTTTTCACCTAGTTCAGTAATATCAGGATTATCGATATCCCACTCCTTATTGAATCTTCTCTCCTCGGCGCTTTGTAATTTTTTTCTTCTTTCTTCAGCTTTACGTCTTGCCTCCCTCGGTGTTCCAGAGTCCCAAGTATAATTTTTAACTTCAACACCTGACAAATCACTTATGTTTGTATGTCTAATATCTAATCTACCCTCAATATATTTAACATTACCTAATGAATCGGTAGGTGTATCATTTAAAATCAAATCACCAGTAATCCAAATTGGTTTACCTCCAAACATTTTTAATTTTGTTACACTTTTTCCGTGATATCCACCGAACTTCATCAACTCTGAAAATTCTTCTGGTGAAATTTTGTAGTATTCTTCCTCACTTTGCTCGACAAGCGTAATCCTCAAAAACTTCTTAAATTCACTTTCCGTGAGTTTTATTTTACCCATAGTACTGATAAATATTTTTATTTCGTAAATAAAGCAATATTCTTTACAAATTGTCTCAAATAAAGATATTTATGTTTATAACGATAAGAAATAAACTACCTAAAAAAACTAATCACATGGGATGTGGATGTAAAAACAAACAGGCAGAAGCTCAAGCGGCACCTGCTCAACCAGCACCTGGTCAAATTCAAACGCCTCAAAATAACCAAACTGTTCAAGAACAGGTAAATAAGGTTGTTGAGAAGTATTATAAGAAATAATATGAATGGGATGTTGGGTGTAAAAAAAATTAAAGGGGGAATTTATTCCCCTTTTTCTATTTAATATGTGGATTTTTTTCACTATCAATTTCAAAACAGTTTTATGAAGTATATTTATCCTAATTACAGAATCGGTATCGTTAATAAATTCGCTGATTATATCATGTCGGAAATATCTAAAGATGGTAATCCATACACTGAAATTAGAGTAACACAATTTGAGCCATTCTTTGTTGTTGAGGGCAAAACATCATCAAAGAAAATAATTGATTTAGATTCAATCAAAGAATCATTTTTTGAAAAGATGAAATCTCAATTATCTACATTAGGTATCAAAAACATTAATACGATTGATTTAATCAAATATGACTGTGAATACTTACATCGAGAAAAGAAAGAATTTTGTTTTGAATTTTTCAATAGTGTAAGACCTATATTCCATGAGAGAGTTTTAAATTATGTATATAATCATTCTGACATTTGGGAAGCGGTAGATTACACGGATAAGCTTTTGATATACACCAATGAATACATTGAAAAACCAATAGATTATTCATTTAAAGACATTAGAGGTTCAAGACAGTCTGAGTTCCCATATGGGTATAGTCTAAACAACGGTAGGTCTGCATTTTATTACTGTGAATACATCGCGTATCAGCTATTCAAAGCAATTAAAGCAACAAACATGTCAATAAAATATACCGACGTTATTGATGAGGAAACAAACGACCCTATTATCGATATATTAAGTAACTCCCCATATATGAATGAGAAAATTAAATCGATGGTATTGGACGTGTTCGATTTTAATATTCAAAGATTTGAGAAAAAATATCTCAAGGGTTACGATATAAGTAATGATTTAGACACACAACTAGAAACCAAACCTTGGTTAGTTGGTGACAAGATATCTGAATTATATATTATCTAAACTCGTTTAGAATAAGAAACCACCTGATAAAAATCTTTCTTGCCATTACAGAAGTCCCTAACTAACTGTAAAAGATTTTTAAACATGAAAGCACCAGGAGTTTGTTTTTCACACTTAATGAATAACTCAATAAGTGCTGACAAAAATTCCACAGATAAATGACCCAAGTTATCTATGGTTGTATAAGTATCACAGAAATACTCATTGTAGATTAATTCGTAGTTGTCTCTCTCCTCGGTTGAATTGAATGGTTCTATCTTATCATATAATTCAATCCAATCAGAAACAAAGTCACACACATCGGATGATGAATGACTAGATTTAACAATCAAATCAACAATCCAATGTGTGTGAGATGGAGCTCTCAATCTTTTGTTTGGTGCTTTATATTTGACAATAAAGTCCAAATCGGGGTTCGCTCCTCGAGACCCTTGATATATCACTAAAATATTTCCGTCATCTAAATCCCATTTCTTTATTGGTATGTGTAGTTGTCCGTGTTTGTTAAATGATAGATTCATCCGTTTAATTTATTTTTAATAATTTGAATACCTTCTTCTATTGTATTGTAGTGTTTGTCAGGAACAAAACCTTCTGACTTTGGTTCCCCATATGGGTCATCAATAATCATGAATGCCGGAACAAACTCACTACCAGTTGCTTCAACAAACAATTGATATTCGTCGGCATGAGTATTGATATTTCTCTCAACAAACTCAATCTGACTCTCAACCAATTGGGTTTTCATCATCTCACAAAATGGACAACCGTCCATTGTGAAAACTATAACTAACTTATCCATTTAACAAATTGTTTGCTAGGTCCAAAAGTGCGTTTTCTTGTAACAAACCAACTCTTGTGTTCATTTCTTTTCCGTTAGCGAAACTCTTAATTGTTGGTACGCTACGAACACCCAACGATACAACCATATCACGATTGTTATCTACGTTCATTGTATAAAGTTTAACATCTGAATTTTTTGATGCCAAATCTTGGGCAACCTTTTCGTAAATCGGTTTCAACATTTTACAGGGACCACACCACGCGGCGTGAAAATCCACTATAAATTTTTCACCATTATTCATTTTCTCTTGGAGTTCTTTGCTTGTAATTTCCATTTTTTGCTTTAATTAAATTATTTATTGTAAATTCAGCAACACTGTATCTATCAGGTGTTGTCATTATAAATATTTTGACTTTATTTTCTCCTAATTTTTCTACATAGAAATGAATACCTGACGCGTCATACTCGATATATTTTTCTATAAAATTAACACCTTTGTCAGTGAAAATTGATTTAAACCAAATAGTATATGACCTTGTCGTCAATTTGTCAAAGTTATCTACACTATCATAATCAAACTCAATAATTGAGGGATATTGTCCAAACTTCTGTCTAAACTTATCTATACAATGTTGTGGTACTTTTTCCATAATTAAAATTCTTCTAGCAAAGGTATTGCGATATCATTTATGTTATTAACTCTTTTATCCTCCCACTCCAATGAATTATCCGAAGAATCATAAAATCTCATTAATGGTCTATTAAGTCTTATCTTATTATAATCAACAAATTTAGACTCTGATGTGAATTCAATATATCCAATTTTACACTTTATCTTTGGTGTATCAAATGTATATACCAAATCATTAATTCTTTTATCTAATATAGGTAAAATGTTATCCCATTCCAAAGTTAGTGATTTATTAAATCTTCCGAGGGTTTGTACTCTCTTAAGTTCTATAACAGTATCAAAACTAATTCTAAACTCAATAGTCGCTCTTTCTTTAGAATCAGGACTATCTTTTCTCAATGATACTATCAAAGCGTCAGGTCGTTTGATATAACCTTTAACACAGTTAGATTGAATAAATGATTCGTCATTATATTCTGAGGAACTTTTCAGAATTACAGGATAGAAAGTTTTCCCATCTGTAAATATTGGTTTGGTAACCTCACTCTCAAATTTATCGTTATATATTCTATCGAACGTTCCTTTGGTATAAAAGTCATTTAACTCCGTCCAATTCAAATGTTCTTCCCTAAACTCATCATACGTTGTCGAGGTCCATTTGATGTTTTCATAGTTTTTCAAGTTAGTATAGAAAATGAAATGGTCCGCAAATGTTTGGGGATTAATTTCATCGTTAATAACCAATTTGAATATTTCAAAAATACAATTGCGTTCTTTCTTTGAGTGTATTGAGGCAAAATTCATATTAAGAAAATCCCCCATACAAGTTGTCTCAAATATATTTTGTAGTTCGTCATCAGACTTTCCCAAAAGATAATCTTTACCAAAGAAACGGACTGCCTTGTGATACACCAAAGGGTTAAAGTTTTTAATCTTATGTAATACTCTACGTATCTTATCACCCTTTAAACCATTAATCTCCATTATCACATTGAGATATCTATCACCATACTTCTTGAAGTCTTTCGCCTTTGGTTGGGGAAAATGACAAGAAAATGAAGACCAATTGTCGGATAACTTAATATTCTTTTTGGTTAAAATAGTCTTATGGATGGTTTTAGTACCATACTTTTCATTGTCATAAACTACGCCAGGTATGTTATCTATAAACGTACTTAACAAATCATAAAAACCATTTTTGGTGGTTTTCTTTTCAGGTAAATTTTCATGAACAAAATGAAACCATGTTATGTATTTACCCAACAAATCATTTACCGTATCGTTAGAAAATGACACAATCTTAACTGACTTATTAACTTTTTTCTTTTTATGATATCCATTTACAATTCCCGTATAAAGACAATTCTTTTTGAAGTTATAGGTCATGTAAACACAATTTGTAGTAATTCTTACAAACTTCTCATCAGGTCTTCGGTTTCTTGAATACAAAAAAAACTTTAATGTTATCCTCTCATCATCCGCAGCAACAACACCAGTCATCCTTCTATGAAATAGATTATACAAAGGATTTTTGAAGTTTTCCTCAAATACCTCCTTGCTCGTGTGTTTTTGTTTTAGTGAGAACGATAATCTTCCCTCCCAAAACCTCCCATTTGAAAGGGAAAAAATATTTAAGTCGTCTTGTTCTTCGGTAAAAGTTAACTCATTGAAGTCGTGATGCTCCAACGACACGAAGGTCTCAAACCTTTTTGATAGAAGTTCAGTCATAGAATAAAGTTATGTAGTATTAAATATAGATTTTTATATCTTAAAAAATTTTTTTCAAATATAAGTAATTTTGTTAATCTGACTGTATTAATTTGATTTCAAATCTATTTATTAAGAAATAAGATACATATTTATTTTTTTATAGTCAAATGAAAAAAGTTATCAAACTCACTGAATCTGATTTGTTTAAAATTGTAAAAAAAATAATTTTAGAGCAAACCAAATTTAAAACTAACACATTGAAGCCTGAAGAACAAAAAAAATATGCTCAAGGAATGAATCGAATGCAACAAGTATCCAAACAACAACCAGTCACCCAAAATACCCCAATTAAAAGTCAAAGCGTTGTCAAAACATACGATTTGAACCTCAACAAATATACTTGTACCACACCTGAAATTTCAACAGCTGCGGTATCTGTAATTTCTGAAGGTTTTGACCCACTTTACGTAAAATATGCAATAGGAATAATTGGTAGAGAATCTGATTTTGGTAAGGTTATGGGTATGTACGGTATTAAAGCAGCACCAGAATACTTGATGAATAAGCTTAGTGATACAATACCGGGTTTTAGTGAGGTTTTGAAATATGGGGCTAAAAAAGTTTTTAATAAAGATAATTGGGTTCCGAGTATGGGAATTGCTCAAATGACTCCAGATATCGCAAAAAAATATGGAGTAGATTTGGAGGAATTGATGTCATTATCAGGTTCACTTTTAGCAGTTACTAAACACCTTATAAATTTATACGAAGAATTAACCCCATATTATGATAGTAAAAGTCCGTCTAAAATAATAAACCAAGGTCAACTCATAGATAATCCATCTTCATCAAATAATAGTGTTATGGATGCCGCAATTATGTCATATAATTTAGGTTCATCTAGATTTAAGAAAAAATATTGTAAAACAAACAATCCTGAATTTATGGCTCCGTGTGATAGTATTAATGGTGTATATCAACCATTTCCTAAAGATAAACCTGATTTGGTACTAAAAGTAGATAAAAACCAAGTTATAAAAAACTATATTCCAAATATCAAAACTGATACAACTACAGTAACCCAAAAAGCAATTAATTTAGTTTCAGATGAACCAACAATTCAATATATTAGCAGTTTAGGATATTTGAAGGAGGTCGTTAATACAGCTAAAAGTTTATCCTGTATAAAATAATAGAATAAAATAAAATACGTTAATCAAAACACATTTTGTGTTTTGTTTTAATTTTACTTAATTTTCGAGCTTCTACTTCCATTGGCCCATCAAACCTACCGTACTTTTTGTACTCAGATAAATACGTAGAGTAAAATCCGTAAACTCCCATCCTCTTGTATTGAGCCCAATGTACCAACTCATGTCTTAACATTTCTTCATTAGAACGATATTTTGACTCGATAAAAATACCGAATGGAGGTATTGTGGCCGCCATTTGTTTACCAGGAATATCAAACGGTATGTAATACAATTTGTCTTTTTTCAAGATTGAAAATATTATAAATGAACTTATAAATCCCAAGATTATTAGTGTTTTTTTCATTTTATTTATTTTAAAAAAACAAAGATAAGTTAAAATCAATCCCAAAAAAAAATAAATTTACATAAACTTATTAACAATTATAGGTATGTTAAATATTTATATAAAAACCCCAAAATGTTAAAAAAATTACTAATATCCGAAGAAGAACAAAGTAGAATTTTGAATTTACACAAAGAAGCCATTTCAAAATCAAAAAATAAAATTAGATTAGATGAAGGTTTTTCCCAAACTGTGTATGACGTACAAAAAAAACTTAAACCTAAATATGGTAGTTTATTGGGTAGGAGTGGAAAAAATTTAGACGGAGTTGACGGGATTTTTGGGGGAAAAACAATAACCGCTTTAAAAAAATATCAAAAAGATAATAACTTACCAATTACAGGTAAAATAGATACAAAAACTGTAATGAGTATGGGTATTAAGTCTTTACAAAAAAAATCTGAGGAAAAAAATAAAGTGTCGGGAACAGAGAGTTGTGTTGCGGTTGATAATACACTTTGTAATAAAATTTCAGATAAAAATGAGTCCACAATTGGTAATGGCGGTGGTGAAGGATGTTCTGAATATGTTAGAAAAATGACGGGTAACTATCTTGGAAATGCGTGGCAAGCTTTTGTTAACGCAAAAACTAAAGGGTCAGTTTTATATAATATGTTCACCGACGGTTCGATTAATTGGGACAATATTAGAAACTCAAAATTTGTAAACTCGGACTCTTGTTCTTGTTTTGAGCTAGAAGGTGAGGGTAAAGATAAAAGTTGTAAAAATGGTAGTAAAATTTCATCAACCATTTCTAGTTTTTATCCATCCAAATCAAACGTAAATCTTTCATCTTTAAAGGTTGGGGATATTGTTGGTATGTACTATGGTAACTCAGGTAATAAAGGAAAAGCATTTTGTGAAAGAGCTGTCCAAAATAGACAATTAGACAAAACCGGTATTTATCAAGACAAAACACCATTTACTTTTAATACACACGTTGGTTATGTAGGTGCAATTAAAAACGGAATTCCGATTATTTTTCATAGTGTCCATGGGGAAAGATTAGCAACTCCAGGAACTAAATTACTGAGTAAAGATGGAGAAGCTATGATTACTTGGGTTGTATCAATGGGTGGTAAAAATGAAAAAAAGGTAGACTTTTTATCTAACGAAGGTCCTAAATGGTGGGAAGTTTCTAAATAAAAATAATTCAATATTCCAAATAATCAAAATGGGGGAGTTTCCTCCCCCATTTTGATTAGATGAATGTTTCGGCAAGTTCCCACAACTTTTGGTTAATCATGGTGTCCATGTTCAGTGAAGTGATTGGTTTCACTGTACGCTTGTTGCGACCTTGCTCTTTAACAAATCCCCCACGAATCAACTTCTCTTGGACTACATTGAAGGTATTCCACAAAGTGCTTTCGAAGTCATCAACACGGAGTGGATTAACAATTGACTCGAGAGTCAGTGTTGAGATGTCCTCTGTGTTCTTCCAACGTACTCCGATAGCTTTGGTTGTGAAGTCAATCTTTTCATCCATTGACATTTCCTTCTCCATCATACGATTTACTGAACGCTCAATCACAGGACTAATCTCAAGAAACTTCTCTGTGATTTGGTAAACCTCATCCATCTGAATGTTCATATGACGTTGGTTAATGTTAACCAATTCTTGCATTGGGACTACAAGTCCGTTTGAACATACAAGTCGGTATAGACCTGCCCCAACTTGGAGTTTGGTACGTCCATCGTGAGAGTTGGTGATGATTGCCTCAACTAGTGAGTCACCTACTTTAGGAAGGTCCGAGTTACGAAGACGAACAGAATGTTTAGCGAACATTCCTTGACCTACTTGTTTGGCACTTGCGACTTGCCAACCTGCGTCAATGAAGTTGTTGATAACCTCAATGGTTGGTACAACCACGTAACGGTCTGAAAGTTTACTTGACTTTTGAGTGTTGAATACTGATGGGGTAGCTGATTGAAGTTCTTGGATTGTCATCATGGGGTTTATTGTTTTTAATTGTGGTACAAATATACATCGGAAATCCTGTCCTGCCAAATTAATTTAAACAAAAGATACCAACTTTGTTTTGTTCGAAGACATCGTGAATAACCACGGAAGACCCCGAAGAGATTTCTTCCGTTTTAAGTTCGACAACAATGTCAATAAGTTGTTTTTGTGTTAAAGAAATTTCATCGCCTGTTTCCAAGTTTTCATAGCACTTGATTCGGATTTTGTCAAAAAACCTATCTTTCAACGATTCTCCAATCAAATTAGATAGGTCATTCGGATTCTTTTCAAAAAAAGAAATCATCTGATTAACATAAATTTCCACATCGACGTTTTTCATCATAATTTTTTTTTACAAATATAGAAAAACAAATCAAACCGCCAAAAAATTTTTAATCAACATGCCAAAAACCTGGCATTTCTTCACTCATCTTTTCTTTCAATCTATCAGGTATCTGAACATTAGGATTAGAACCAACCAAATTAACAAATGCCAATTTTGGTAAATCCGCCATACCTTCCGGTAATGACTCAAGATTTTTGTTATTATTCAAAGACAAGAATTTAAGTTTTTGAAGATTACTTATCGATTCCGGTAAAGACCTAATAATATTGTTAAGTAACAAACCATCAAGATTAGTGAATCTACCCAATGATTCCGGTACATCCAAAGCAATTTGTTCTTTAGATTTATTAGTAATAAGAAGTTTCTCAATTGTTTCAGGTAATGTCTCAAACAAATCTTCAAAACCATATAACGCAATGAATTTACCGGCAGAGCTATCAGGATAGTTAATTTCAACCTTATCACCACCTTTACTTACCAATCCTTTAGCAAATTCAGGTTTGAAGTATTCTTTGAGTTCAGACATTTTACCGTTGAGATATTCAACCAAATTAATCTGGCGGTCTTCTCTATCCATAAACTGTCCTGAAGGGAAGTGGAACTGATATCTTTCTTGTGGAAGACCTGTCTTTTGCCCAACACTACCTCCATCATCATTAGGTAATACAACATACAAAGGACCATCCTTAATATATGTTCTGAAATAATTTGAATTATGTGGAGACGTACACCATCTTGACTCTCCTTCATTATAAAGATAATAACCACCATAGAATGAAGCGGCGTCTGAACCGAGAGTACCTTGGTCTTCAATTTTAACTAAAGTCCAATTTGGGCCTCTAAACATGATTTCTGCGCCAGGGTGTTCATAGGTTGTTTTTGCCTTTTCTTTTTCAGATTTTGTAGCTTTAGTCTTCTCAAGACTCAAATCTTTAGTCAATTCAAAAACATCATCAACTGTTAATTTGTTGATATCTCTCTTGTCTTGAGGGAATTGGTTTTTAAACCTTTCATATTTTTTAAGGTCCTCCGTAACTTTAAACAAGTCCTCAATAAACAATCTTTGATACTCATCCATCGCTCTTTTGTATTCAGCAGTACCCTTTTCGATATTTGTCCTTTCATCATTAAAAGTTGGCATTACAAAATTCTTCAACAGCCATTGACTATACTTACCAACTTTAACTTTTTCCATGTCCTCAACACTTGCAGTTTCAGGTGTCATACCTTGTGGTGCTTTGGTTGTTGGGTCAGCAAAAATTATTTGCTTCAAAGTTTCAAAGTCCATCAAACCTTTAGGTTTTCTGGCGTCTCCTTCTTGACCCTTAGCAGGTTTAACCATCTTGTCGTAAAGAACTTGGAATCTTGAATTTTCCAAAATCAAATTTGTTAAAAGTGATGTAAACTTCATGTCTATTTTTTTATTATAAATATATCAATAATTCATAATTAGCAACTCCTCACCCATATTTTGGGATTGTCCTTTCTTTGCTGCGGCGGCCTTAGCAAATTCCTTCTTTTCCCATCTATATTGGTCTTGGGGAAACCACTCCGACAAAAGTACGAAATCATAGTAAGATAACGAAAACTTTCCTTCAATAGTTTTCAACACATTTGCCAGTCTCTCATGGTCATCACGGTCAAAGTCATGGTTTGAGTAGTAATTTTCGGTTTTCCAATACGGTGGGTCAAGATAAAAATAAGTTGTAGAGCTATCAAACTCCTTAATAACATTCTCAAAGTCACCCAATCTAAAATGACTTATCCTGTTAAAATGTTCTACCCAATCAGGTTTAGATAACTTGTCTCTGAACGTAAGATACTTTGATTTGTACTTACCCTTTAAATCAATAAACGAACTTGTTTCAGGTTTAGAACCACTGAACACTTGTGTAAGAACGTATGAGTATTTTGCCGCGACATCATAGTCAGGATAGTTGATTGTAAAACCATCCCCAAATATTTCTTGTTGAAACTCGTTAAACTGTTCTTTATATATTGCCGGTGTAACTTCAACTCCTTGTTGCTGGCACGGTATTGAATTTACCGCAGACAATAATAATTCAGGTTGTTGAAGACACATGAACAAATTGTAATTTAGTGGATTGAAGTCATTGTAAACAACCCGTTTGAGATTTGGGTATTGTTTCAAATCCATATTAAAGAAACACCAAAACATTCCTCCGAATGTTTCAACATATGTTTCCATGTCCTTTGGGTAATATGGAACTATCCATTTACCTATCTTTGATTTACCTCCTATATAGCTTAACATGGTACAAACATAATCAATAAACCTTAAAAAAGCAAATTTTGAATTGAAAAATTTATTCCTTTATTTATTATTACTAAAAAAATAATATGGAAGAAAAGAAAAAAGGTTGTTCAAGTTGTGGTAAGAAAAAATTTCCAGAATTTGAGTTTTCAAAAAAGGAAAAAGTTGGGGCAATTATTGCCGTGTCAATAATATTCTTCGCATTCTACGGAATGGTATCATTAGTGAAGGACATTATCTCTATTTTTTAAACTTAACAAAAAGTTTAATAAACAAATCCCCAACTCCGTTAGTATTAAACCCTTTCGATTTAACTCGAAGGGGTTTTGACGTATCAAATTCTGTAGGAACCTTTATTTCTATATTACCATCAGGGTGAGGTATGTTGAATGAATCTTTTTGTAATTCTTCTAAATTAAAAAACGCATTATACACCAAATCATTACCAGCCTTTTCAAAGTTATTTTCAGCAACAATTCTAACTCTCATTACAAGATTTCCATACATACCATTGATATAATCACCACTTCCTTGTAATTTGAAGAACTGTCCGTCATCGACCCCGTGAGGTAGTTTTACATTGATTGTTTCTAATGAAGCTATTGTACATTCACCATTACATCCTCCACATCTGGTCCTATATGTGAATCCTTGTCCTTGGCAACTACCACAAGTTTGTCTAACCATTTGAATAAACATTCCATTACCAACCCTTGTGGTTGTAAATCCTTGTCCAGCACATTGATTACAGTTAATTCTATCACCACCTTGTCCATGACAAGTAGGACATTCTGTACGTCTAGAATATGTAATTGACTTATCCCTTGAAAGAAAAGATTCTATTGCCCCGATTGTAACGTCTATAATCTTATCGGGGACAGCTCGTCTTTGATTAAACTGTTGTCCAAAAGCGCCATTAAAGAAGTCATCAAACGGATTAAATCCTGTTTGACCAAATGGATTATTCTTTTGACTATCGTAGTTTCTACGTTTCCCTTCATCTCCTAATGTATCATACGCCTCGGAAACTTTTTTGAACACGTCTTCATTCCCACCTTTATCAGGATGATGCTCAACTGCTTTCTTCTTATAAGCCTTTTTAATCTCATCTTGTGTTGCGGTTTCAGTTACACCCAAAATATCGTAAAAACTTTCTACACTCATTTTTTTATTCTATTATATTTTTGTTATGGAAAAAACCAATTTTAATTATCAGATTGTTCTTTTCAAAAATAAAGTAAAAAAGAAAATAATCAACAAGTTTCAGACCCACAAAAAAACTGTTTCTGTGTTTGAAACTATGATTAAAGAAAGTAATAAGGTTATTTTTGAGAAATCTTTTGAGAATGGGTCGCCATGTAATTACGAACTGGCAATAATAAAACTAAATGATAATAAACAAATTCCATTATACACAAAAGACGAATTTGGGAGACAGAGTAAAGTCACTCTTGAAGATGACAAATACGAGATTATCAAAATAGATAACTACAAAATACCTGATAAAGTTTTAGATTACTCCACAGGTGAGAAGATATCGTTAGAACAACTTATCTCAACTTATTTACCAAAGAACCGTATGTCTATGGTGTCATCAATAAATAATAAAATTGTGATACAAAATGATGACGATTATAAGTTATTTACTCTAAAGACTATTGAAGATTCATCTAGGTTTATAGACTCTCTTTACAATCACTTTCTATTAGAAAAAAGAAACGATACTATTTTTGTCAAAGACCATTCAACTATACAAAGAAAATATCTATATAAGATATTAGAAGAAAAAGGTTTCCCTAAATCGTATCTGTTTCGTCATTCAACAACTCACGTTTCAAAAAAATGAATTCAGTCCCTGAAATATCAACTTTGAATTGGGAACTTACATTCGTAGGTATTAGCATTTCTTTTTGAGTTAGATTGAAATCATCTTCATTCAACTCAAACACCACAACTCCTCTACCTTGGGGATATATATTTTCCATGGCGTCCGCAAGTAAAGCGAACTTCTCCATCATCCTATTAACACCTTCATTATTCTCTGCCATAGATTAAGTTTTTTGGGTGGTTGTGGTATAATTTCTTCTTTATTTTTTGTTTTAATTGAATTGATAAAGTTTAATTTTTCTCTTTCTAAATCAACTTTATCTTTTTCAACTTCACTCTGAAACCAATTTAGCGCTTTCTCGGATTTCATCTACATTATCCTCCAATTCTATTTTAGTTTGTTTGAACTCAAATTTGAGTTGCTTTAAATTCTTTAGAGATTGTTTTTCAAATAATGTTTTAAGCTCATTTACTTTTTCTTGAAAAAGTTGGTCTTTCTCTTCTCTCTCTAAATTATAATTTATTATACTCTGAATGTTTGTTGATACTTTTTCAATTGATTGTTCGTCAATTTCTGAAACAAAAGAAAACAATCTCATATTAGCAGTCTTGGACTCTTGTTCCATGACTTTTTCTTCGTCCACATATTTTTTTGGTAATTTCCATGTTGTAGAAAACATCACATCAAAACTTAAAAAGTTTTGTAGTTTTCTAACTGACTGAAGATATGGAAATAATGTTGAAAATTCTTTATATAAACTCATGATTAACCCTTTATTATGTATGTTAAGGCATATGAAATACTGATACCGAGGATAATAAGCTCCCTACTACCGAGAACAAACTGTTGTGGGTTTGCCTGTAGCAGGGCACTTATTAACCTAAAACATGTTCGTAGAACATTTAAAACTGAAAATATAAAACAAAATAAAAATAAAGATTCAAAATTAAGCATCCTCAGTTTTTTTTCTTTCGTCCAAAATTTCGTTTCTCAAAGTTTGTAAAAGAGCTTTCAATTCTTGAGCTGACTTTCTAGCTCTAGTACCGGCACTCTTATTACCCTTGAAAAATTTAGTCGCATCAACAGACAATTCTTCTGTGAGGGACTTGATTTGTTCTAGTGTATCCATCGTTACAATTTTTAATGATTTATTATAGAGTAAAATTAATTTTTTTGTGCTAGATGTAAATAAAAAAAGGATTTTTTATATTTTAATATTTTTTTCTAACGCCCTATATATTGATGTAACCATGTCTAAATCTGACTTTGTAAACCCTTTGTTGATGTCAAATAATTCTGTGAAAAAATCCCCAACAGACTCTCTAATTATACTTTCTTTTTGTTCATAAAATATCTCATCGAAAAATGACTTGAAGTAGTCATAGTGTTCTCCAGTTTCTTCAAATACAATACTCTCTTTTTCGAAGTTATTAATCACTTTACTCCAACACCAGTTAAAATGTTTCTCATTGTCCTCATCTGACATGGTTATTTTGGTTTCATTACTTTTACTGTCATGACCAAAATAGGTGTCCATCATCAAATCATATAAAGAACGAGTAAAATCGTGATACAATTCAATTTTTTCTACAATCATATTATTACTTCTGAACCATACATCAACATCCTCAGGACTTATCGGTTTGGTCACATAATTAAAAAAATTCTCCATAAGAAACCTTATGGAGAAATAATAAGAAATAATATTTAATTGTATATTATTGTGTTTTTTGACTGTAACCGAGAAGTTGTTTCATTCTATCAAATTCTTCATTCAATTTTTGAGTTGTCTTCTCGTTTTCAGATTCTAGCTTCATCATTAACTTACCAGTACCTGTATCGCCAGTCTCATCGGTAACAACAGGTTGTGGTGCTTTATTGTAAGCCTTTCTCTTAATCTTTGCCAACATATTCTTCTCACGTATCTCGTTTCTCTTTTTATTAACATCAGATTTACCAGTATTTGCCCATTCAGGATTATTACCTGTTCTTGATGACCCCTCAATGTTATCACTTACCCAATCTTCATTAGGATGTATTTCATCATAATCAAGGTTTTCTTGACCAGCGGCAGTAAGATTATCTACATAGTCTTGAACCGCGTCTGAAGGTATATAAGCCTTCTTTTTCATATCACCCAATTCACCATTTCCTTTTGGGAAAAAGTCAGGTTCAGTTTCATAATCCCCTTTAGAACCATCTTTTAAATAGTCTTTCATTTTTTTAGTGACACTCTTTAGATAATCTTCGTTCTCTTTACCTGAACCTTTGTGAGCTTTTTCATAAGTCGCTAATCCTTTATGTTTAGTAGTTGCTTTCAATTTTTCTTCTTTGATAATTTTTTCAATGAAGTTAATTAGTTCTCCTTCGGTCATTGTTATTGTATTTTTTTTCTCGACATTTTCACCAAACATTTTGTCTAAAGCCCAATCAGTTGCCGCCGGAGCCACATAAGGTAAAGCCGCTTCAGCAGCACCTGCCAAAGCTCCCCAAATTTCCTTAGTTTCGCCACCACTTTTTTTACTTTTTCTCAACATTTTAAAATCTTCAGAGTCAAGTCTTCCATTATTGTTTTTATCTAACCTTTTTTGTCCTCCTACTAATTTTTCATTCATGTTAATTGGTCTGCGAGCTAAGTCTTTCATGCTCTTTTCCATGCTAGAGCATTTTTCTTCATATCTCTGAACCATATCATTTCTAACATCTTCATCGTCTTCACTATCGATTTTACTTTTTTGATATTGACAAAACTCTTTGTTTTGTTCATCCTCATCATCTTCCATATCCATTACATCCATATCTTCTTCCTCGTAAACACCTTCTTTCATTGAACACTGTTCACACATGTTTCCTTCCATGATAGGACCTTTAGCACCACATTGTTCACAAACACTTTCACCCTCACCCAATTCACCTTCATTATAATCCGAAGTATCGGTAAATGTATTATCACCTACCTTAAATTTTTCTCCTTTTTTAGTTTTAGCGAGAGCTGCTGTAAAGGCATTACCTTCTTCAGTCTCCTTACCCATCAACATATTTTCGATTTGTTCAGCCTTTTCATGGATAGTTTCGTTGATAATTTTTTCAACCAAACTATTAATATAGGTTTCGTTAAGTTTTTGTCTCATCTTTAATTTTTTTATATAAATATCAATTTAATTAAATTAATCCTAGTTCGTAAGCAATAATATTTTTGATTACACTCTCACTAATATTCTGTTTTTTACTTATGTCTGTTATGACTTTTTGGAGTGTCTTATTCTCCCAAATTTTCAAAGCTTTAATATCTCCCTGATTACAATAAGGAAATTTTTTACATTTTTCCTTAACTTTAACAAATTTTCCACCAGGTATTTGTGTATTCTTATATGACCTACCTGAACCACGTTCATTATTACCTTTCATTTTAACATCTTCAAAACCTGGTGCGTCATAGGCACCAACAGAAGAAGAGCTGGTAGCTTCGGTAGCCTCGACCTTCTTGGGGGTTTCGTCATTAACAAAACCTCCTTTAACTTTCTTTTTAGGTTGTTCTGATTTGAACATACTATCAAGTTTTTTTGGTTCAGAAAATAAGGGGACCTCAAACCCACCAGCCGAGCCCGAGCCTGTGGCTTCAGCCGCCTCCGCCTTTTTTAAACGTGTATAATAATCAGGAAATTCCTCCAAATGGTCTAAAGCTATTTTTTGAGCCTCCTCTTTACCCATGTCGTGTTCCATCTCCACCTTTGTACCTTTGTGAAGTTGTTTTACTAACATGTCAAACATTTTTTGTATTTTTTCCTTTCGGTTAGCATCTTTTGAGTCACCCTTGACGTGTTTTCTTGCCAAGTCTTTCAATCTTGCCATTAATGTTCTTTCGGCTTCGGTTATATTTTCTTTCATTTTCTTTTTCCTCCCTTGACAATGAGCTCTTTGACTAAATCCTTTGGGTTATTACAGTCAATACTTTTTTTATACTTTTCAGACCAGTCCTCTTCCATTTCATCCTCACCTAAAGATTGTGTAAGTTTATTAATTGACATTACCGCGTCACTACCATACTTATGTACGACACCACTTCTACCGGCTTGGGTATTAATTTCACTTTTAAGCCTATTGGTAAAACTTTCTTCTTCTTTAAGCATTTTTCAATCTTGGTTCCCAATATCCTCTTTGAGTCCACATAAAATTGTAAAACTCTCTGAATACTTTTATGACTACCTCTTTAACATCTCCCTCAATCTTTCCTCTTTTGATTTCTCGAGAAATAGTGTCAATAAGTTTGTCTTCATATTGTCTCATGGTATTACTACCAATGAAGTCTTTGATTTCTTTACGTATCATGACTTCAATTTGTTTTTTATCGGTGTCTGAAAGTGCCATGTTAAAAAGCAATTATTAATAATAGTAATGTGGTAACTCCTCCAGCAATAGCTCCTCGTCTCCACCATTTTATTTTATCATTTTGGTCTTCTATTGCGTCTTCTAAATTTTTAGACAATTCTCTTAATTGTCCTATTTGACCATCTTTATAACCTATAATGTTTTGATTATTTAAATCCTTTTCTTTAAGGAAATAAATAACACTATCCTTTTGGATATCTCTTTCCTCCATTTTAGCAATCTTTAGGTAAGTTTGCTCGAGCTCTTCTTTACACCCGTCACCGGCTAAAATATCCTTTATAACTAACTTGGCAGTTTGGTTACTTAGGGTTATTTGGGTTGTATCTTTTTGAGAAAAACTTTTGAAGTTCAGAATAGTTAAAATTATCAACAGCAGAAACTTTGGCATTTGTTCTAGTTTTAATTATGTTTATGTTTTCATCAACAAGGTGTATTTCGTTATTAATAACCAAAATAGCCGAGTCGAGTTTAGCAATTTTATTGTCAATTCTTTGATTGACCGCCATAGCAGAATCAATTTTGGTCTGTAACCCATCAACTCTGTCATAGTAAGATTTAACATCAACACTTAAATCTGTAGTAAGCATTAATGAATACACAACCAAAGCACCAACTGCGATGATTAGTAAATTACTTATAATATCTTTCAAGTTCATCATTCTTCAGGTTTTGTTTTTTTACGAGAAGCCAAAATTTTAGCCCATTTAGATTTGAATTTTTCATAATAAGTTTTTAGTTTTGTTATCAAATCCAAAAATTTCTCGTCAGTTTTAATCATTTCTCCATTTAGATAGATTCCATTTTCTTCACCTATCGAGTAGAAAAATTCTATATCAAAATCAATAATTTTACCTGACCATTCAACATTGTTTGTATATACATTTAATTTGTTGAAATCTACTAAATCGGAAACTTCTGACACGAATTCGTCCATAGTTTCTTGGAACGCGATTTTCTCGTCGGTAGTCAATTCTAAATCTGTCTTGTCCTTTCCGTGTAATACTAAAATACCTCCTGATATTCTGTAAGCCTGTTTCTTATCCTCTTTGGATGGGTCCATTTCTTGTTCGTCATCCTCAATTTCATCTTCAACAGATTTAGCAACATTAAGTTTTTTAGTGACATTACCGCCCCCAACCAAGCTAACTCCTTGTTCAGTTAGAATACCGTATTGGTTTTTAATTCTATTTGTTTCGTCAATTACTTCAGTACTAGACAACATCTCACGAGATGCTCGAAGTAATTTTTTAATTTCATCATGTGAATTGTTCATCTTCTATATATTTTAAAAAAAGTTCAAAATCGAAAGAAGGATTTACGTCAGTAAAATCTTGACTGAAATTACTTCTACATAAAACTCCCTCTGTTCTCTCGGCTCCATTAATTTTGGTATTGTGTCCTACCACTTGCTTCTTTATGGATATTTCTTCGAACAATTTTTTACATATAAAAGCTGTCGCTTCGATTTGTATTTCACTATAAGGTTCCCAAAAGAAATAATCCCTCCACTTTTTTTCGAACACATTACCTTTATAAATATCTCCAATCCAGTTAATGTAATTCTCGTTTAAAGGTTCTTTTTGTAACCAACCTAAATTTTCTAAACAGACTATAATAGAATTCTGATTTATTTTTTTATCCAAAAAGAATTTAGGACTTTCAGTGTTTTCTAATAGTTGAATAATCTTACCTTCCCTAGTGATTAAGTAGTTAGGTATTTTTTGATTTTTCCCGTTAAATCTATACTTCGCGGAGTTCAAAAACGTTTCTTTGTCTCTTAAAGTATTAAGTAATATTATCTGAATTTTGTTGTTGTGGTCCCCTACTTCAAACTCTCCGTATTTTATTAATTCGAACATAGGTCATTTTACTTTGAGTAGGTCAATCTTCTTGAGTTTTCATCATCATCGTTACCTTTTTCAATATAGACCGGTACTTCGACTATCTTCTCCACCTCAACTATTTTTTCGACGGGGACTTCAACTATTTTCTCAACAACAGGAGGTTGCATTTTTTCTAATTCAGCAATCCTTGATAATAGTTGTGCGTATGATTGCTCGTCTCTAACTGGTACTTCAACTATCTTTTCAACGGGTACCTCGACTATTCTTTCTACCTCAACTATCTTTTCAACTTCCACAATCTTATCAACAGGTACTTCAACAATTTTCTCCACCTCGACAATCTTTTCAACCGGTACTTCTACCGTTTTTTCAACAACAATCTTTTCAATTCCAATTTTGTTTTCTTTTTTCCCAACATCGTATTTTGTAAAGAAGTGAAGCGATGTCAATGATATAATAGGTAACAAACCTCCTTCAAGAAACGCCAACCATCTTCTTGCCGATGTCATATCAGACATATCAGAGCCAAGAGCTTCCCATACAGGTGATGTTAATTCAACCCAAGACCTGAATAATTCCCCATTAACCTCAATTTCTTTAAACGAGAAGTAGATATTACCAATCATTTGAATGAAGGTAATCAACCCAAACATAAACCAAACCCCTCCTTTAATTTTGTTGGTTGCAGCAACAAGAGCCGTCATTGCACCAATCTCAATTGCAATTGATAAGTAGATGGCCCAATTAAATGGATTGGCTATGTCATACCAAGAAACGACGTGGGATATTGAGATAATAGCTACCAATATAATTGGTATCAAGAACATAGTTCTGTTGGGGTGTTCTACAACCCAGTTAAATATTTTTCTCATTTACGAGTTTTTAAACTGTCGATGATATTACCAATCCTTTCTTGTCTTGTAACATCCATCAACTCTCTATCGGTTGATTGAATCATTCTTCTCTCCGCCTCCAAACCTTCGATTTTGATTTCTTTTCTCAATTCGATAGCCAAAGAGTCAATTCTCTCATTATTTTTTAAGGATACATCTTTAACCTTTTCTATACGTGTGTTAGTACTACAGGTTTTGAAAAAGATAATAAGGATGAGAATACTTGAAATTCTAACACCCCATGCGTCTAAAAATTCTAATACTTTTTTCATGATAGTTTTATTATAAAAGTAAAAAACCTTCTATTATAATAAATAGAAGGTCTTTTATTTTTTACATGTAGTCGAAAAGTACTGAACTTTCGTTTCGTAATTTCCTCAACGCTTTCTCTTTGATTTGTCTTACACGTTCTTTGGTAAGACCAAAATCTGTTCCGATATCTTCCAATGTTCGTGGAGTACCAGTTAGACCAAAGTAGTCAAGTACGATTACTTTTTCACGTTCGTCCAAAACGTTTAGAAGATTGATTAACTCCGACTTCAGTACATCTTTGTTGTTGAATACCGCGTCAGGCATGTCAGCGTCTTCATTTTTAATAATATCGACAAGTGTATCACCTTCCTCATTGATATTCATATCAAGGTCAATAATCGAAGGTAACATCTCAAACTTCTCATCCAACTTACCACCCTTTGACTCAACCTCTTTCTTTGCTCGTTGTAGGTCCTGTACAACATTTACTGGTAGTCGGATTGTACGAGCATTGTCGTTAAGAGATTGAAGGATTGATTGTTTAACCCACCACACTGCGTATGATATGAAACGAAGATTTTTACTCCAATCAAAGTTATGGATAGCTTTCATAAGACCCAAGTTACCTTCGGCAATGAGGTCAGGGAAATCTAATCCTTGATTCTGATATTGTTTGGCCACGGTAATTACAAAACGTAAGTTACCAATCAACAATTCTTTTTCAATTTCTTTACGTTCCTTATCTGTAATGTTTTCAGACAACATTCTTGAGGCGAGCTCACGCTCACGTTCGGGAGACATTACCTTTATTTTGCGAATGTCTTTGAGGTAATATTGAATTTCTTCTTGGTTAATAGGAATACCTGTGTTTTTGTCTTTCATATATTGTTTGCGTAATTATCTAATTGTTTTTTTTCTTTATCTGTTAGTGAATATATCCCTTGGGTATTAATCTTATCCAAGATTTCGTCCAAAGTTAATTCTTTTTCTTCAACTTTCTTATTCAATAAGTCTCTTAATTTACTAACATCGATATCAAATTCTTCCTCCTCTTCAAATTCTATCACTTCTTCATTTTCATTCACCTCTTCATTATTGAAGAACATTTGGTAAATTCCTTTAGCCATGTTAGCGGAGTTTATGTCGCTGACATTTTCTAATAGAACATAGATTGTGTTCTTTTCTCCAAAAATTGGTGAGAAAATTTGATGTAGTTTCTTTTGGGCCAGAATACTCTTGAACAGTATTGTTATGGAGTCATCGGTTACATGGTATTGTACCTCATGAATTTTTTCTTCTCCTGTAATTTTTTCGCAAATATCGATTGCCGACACTTCGTTCATATTTTTTCCGAATACAATTAATAAGTAGTTCATATGATTAATTTTTGACAAAGATACTCAAACTTTTCAATTACACAAATTATTGTGACACGTAGCTAATATTTTCTTCCTTTCTAATCCTGATAACATTATCCGACCAGTTGGTAACTAATGGATTGTGAGTTATTAAGAAAATTTTTTCAAAATAATCTTTGATTTTTGTGAAAAATTCTGAAACCATTTCAAGATTATCATTAGATATTTTACCAAAAACTTCATCAAAAACTATGATATTTGGTTTTGGTAATGAACATATCTTACTTAATACCGCTCTTAACGCCAGCGATGCTATTGTACGTTCATACCCTGACCCTGATGACATAAGTTTTTCAACTTGGGTATTGTTATCAACCATGATGAATTCAACCTCATTCTTTTCATTAATTTGAATTTCCAATCTGAAATGACAACTGTTTTCTAAAAGTCTTTGAAGTTCAGAGTTGATAAGTGGCATCATGGTTTTCATGATAATCTTTGAAATTCCGTTCTTACCATAAATCTCCAAATAAACTTTATAGATTTTTTCTCTCTCCGCTTCTTGCTTTATCTTCTCAATAATCTTATTGTTATTATCAATCTTATCATTAAGTTTTTCAATGTCAAAGTTGAGACGAGTTAACTCATTATTAACTGACGTTTTTTGATTTTCCAAATCGTCAAGTCTCATATTGGCTTTGAGGAGTTGTTCTTCAATTTTGGTATTTTCTTGAATTTTGTCTTGGGCCTCTTCGTACTTTTTCAATTTGTCATGGAGTTTCTCAATTTTCATATCAAAACTTTCAATGCTCAAGTCGAGTTTTTCTTTGACTAGTTTATTCTTTTCGTATTCATCAAATTCTTTTTTAAGTCTAACAAATGTTTGTTCTGTGCTGGTTAAAACCTGCATTGTGGTATAAATTTGGTCTTTTTGCTGGATATAACCATCAAGTTCGGCAATTTTAGATTGTGTAATTGAGGCCATCATTAAGTCAATTCCACAGTGTTCACATTTTATTCCACCTTCAACAGAACTCTTTAATTCTTCAATTGATTTAATCTTACTTTCAACCTCAACCATTTGTTTAAATGATTTGTTGTATTCATCTTTAACTTTATCGTGTTTGTCTTCGTGATAATACTTGGATGGTTCAACAACTTTGACTTCAGATAATTGTTTAACCACAACATCTTTCTTGAAGTTTAGGTCGGCAATCTCGGACTTAACTTGAGCCGGTTGTACCATACTAATCTCTTTATCAATATCGGTGTGTTTGTTCTTTAACAACCCATCACGATATTCTTGACCTTTGATAATTCTGTTCTGAACATCAATTAATTCACTCTGTCTCTCACCAATGGTATTCTTATGTTCTTGAATACCGTTTTTACAATTCTCAATTTCAGTTTTCAATTGCTCACTATTATGAACATTTGAAATCATTGATTTTGAAAACTCACTGAACACTTCCTTCGCAGCGTCTTCCTTACGTTTTAGAAACTCAAGACCCATAAATCGTGATAACACTTGACCACGAGCTGTTGGTTTAGAGTCAATCAAATCCTCAAGATTAGTTGCCGTTGTAAGGATAGTCATAAGAAAATCTTCCTTTGACCCAATAGAATTCTTGATAAACGTTTCAGTCTCACGTCTTTGCTCACCAGTGAAATTCATAAGACTACCATCAGATAGTTTCTTAAAGAAGTCTAGCTCGGTCTTAACATTCCAATCACCAGCTTTAGACTTCTTACGTTCAATGTTACGAACAATAATGTATTCATCACCATCAATAATGATTTCACCTTTGACAGATACCTTGTTCTTATCCGTGAAACGATTGAATACCTCTTCAGCCTTTGATGTCTTGGTAGTCTCATTGAAGAATAGGAACAATAACAAGTCAACCGACAATACGGTCTTACCTCCAAAGTTTGGTGGGTTAGACTCAATCACCGTGATACCATCACACTTTGTGAAATCAACAACTTGATTTTCCCCATATGATAGAAAGTTAGAGAACTCTATTTTTTTGATATACCACCGTTTGAATGGTGTTACTTCAGAGTCATCCATCGCCAACTTACTATCAACAATACCATCCAACTTATAAATTTCATCATAAAGGTTATCATTACCCTTATTAGTTAAAAAAGACTTCATTAATTCAAGTTGATAATTCTTATCCAATACATTGAATGAAATATCAACTGTCTGAACGGTCTCATCAGATGTCTTTGTCTTGGTTATGACATTAACATTTGTTGATAGATACTTCTTTTGAAAATAATGTCTTACGCTTTTTATCTTTTCTTGCGTGATATTTTCAGCATAATCCTCCCATACGACCTGTATGTATGGATTATCAAGCGAATTAGTATCTAACTTATGAATCATTTTTTTATAGTTGAAATTTGGTGGGGGATTAAACAAATCCATTTTATTGTTGTGTCACAACAGTCGCCTCTTCTACTTCGGTCATTGCCGACATTTCACTTTGCATTTCCGCAAATTTCTTGGAAAGCATTTCGGTGTATTCGGTTTCCATTTTACGACGAATTCCTTTAATCATGTTGTTACGATTTTGAACCTTCTGTTTGTGGTTCTTTCTGTTTCTTGACTTTGGCATAATATATAAATTTTAAAAATTACTTTGCTGGTCGGTTTTCTTCAAACCATTCTATAACACTGTTGATTGCCCACACCGCACCTGACGCCATCAATCCATCAAAGAACCAAGATACGAAAGGCGATGCTCCCAAAAAATAGTATGAGGGAGAAAATATGAACAATCCCAAAAAGAAACCTACCCAAGTAGAACAACACATCATACATGACAATATGCCAGATATGAATGAAAAAATTGGTGCTATACCGGGAATATGAGAGTTTCCAATTAACTCAATTCTTTTTCTCATTCCGGCAAATATACTACCATAAACCATAATGTTGGTGAATCCGTACGCCAACACAAACCATGCAATTAAATAAGTCATCATAATCTTTCTTTTATATTTGAATTTTTTAGATAAAAAGCATAAGAAGTTTTTGTGAGATTCTCAAGCTCGTCTATCTTTTTGTTTAAATTTTCTATTTCTTTGTTTTTGTCACCAATTTGTCGATTCAATTCCATGAGTGATTGTTGAAGTTTCCCACATTCAACTTCTTTTTGATTTTCAAGTTTTCCCTTGAGCACGTAAATCTCATTCTGTAGTTCTTCAATTTTAGAACTATCCTCAACAATAACCTTCTTCTCAAGTTCTCTCTCGATAATATCAGGTAGTTGTCCTTGATTCAATAACCCGTACTTCTCTATATAATAACCTTTACGAAAACAAAGTTTAGCAAAATCATCGACCATTTCAATGTCATTCAATTTACAGAATGACATCAAATCATTATGGTCTTGATTACTTAACTCAATAATTAACGAGCTTTTCTGTTCCATGTTCTAATTCTTCAAATGAGTTAATTCTAAATGATAAAAATGGTCTTGGATTAACCAAATCTACGGTGAGATATTCATCTTTTTCAACGTCATAAATACCATACCCGTGTTTAGTAATTGTTTCACCATAGTTCTGACAAATGGTTGAGCCAATCATGTACGCCTTCTTATTACCAGGTATATCGAATATCTGACGCTTATGTATGTCTCCACACAAAACAAGGTCACAACCCTCAAATTTAGATGCCTCAAACCCGTCCTCAAACTTAAATCCCAAATTGGTAGTAAGTCCTTGTACCGGTCCATGAAACAAACCAATCTTTACCCTATCCGATTTTTCAATGTCTGGTGGTATGTTGTGGTCCATAAGTGAGTAAACACACCAATCAATATTTTCATCTTTATAAACACCTCTGTTCTTGTAATAAATAATATTATCATTACGAAGTGAATCAACCACAGGTGTCAAAGCATCCAATCTTTCCATATTGTTTTCAAGGAAATCGTGGTTGCCGGGTATCAATATTGTTTTAGCAATCTTTGAACACTCTGTCAGCACCCAAGCAACAAACTCAACGAGCTCTGGTGTCATTTGATTTTTAGAATGTACAAGGTCACCAGTGAAAACAATTCGGTCAGGAGCGATTTGTTCCCATTGCTCAAACGCATCAACCATTATCTTACGATACAGGTCGTGGTCTTTGAATAACCTAACGTGTAGGTCACTGAAGTGAATTAGTTTTTTAATCATGTTAATCTTTTTCAAACAATGCGAAGTCTTTATTTACGTGACCACATTTACCACACATATAGGTGGGAAAAGGAACAAGAGTGTCTTCAGAACTACCTGTGTATAGTTTTGATACTCTTTTGATTAGAACCACTTCCTTAAAATATTCATTACTACAGCTTTCACAAACTTCGGTGGGTTGTCCTTTCAAATCAATTTTTGGTGATAAATCTTCCATAACTTTTTTTTCAAAAGTTAGGTGAAAAAAACTTCATAATCAAATATTACCAAGGAGCCATTGCGAATCTTCTCCAAACCGCAAGACTAATTTTTATATAAATTCCTTCACTATCCCAACACACAGTTCCAACAGGTATATTAATTTCAAAAGTTGGTGGGGTATAAGATGTTCTCAATCGTAAGTTACGAAATCCAGAAGTTTGTCTATTAGCATTTACACCGTTAATGTCAACTAATGAAGTTGGTGATAAATTTTTAAGCCCAAAACCTATAAAACCTTTAGTACCCGGATTACCATCTATATGAATATGCGGAGTTGGGTAATCTTCTTGGGGTCCGGCACAGGAATTATAATCACATCCCAAATAAAATCTTATAAATCCTGTACCATCTAACGCTGTTGATATTATATTCAAACCATTAGAGTGTGTTGTTGTCGATAAAAAAGAATCTGAGGCCTCTCCATAATATCCCAAAGTATTGTCAAACTGACCTACAATTCCCATGACCGCACCAACTTTATTACTACTATCCAAACCAGGTGTTATTACGGCCATTGCAGTTGAGTTACTATTGTTGGGGCTATTCATTAATGGCTCCTGAACATCTTTAAAAGTACCTTGTGAGAAATTATCATAAAAATACCAACCAGACCTTCTATTTTTGCTCAAAAAACTAAAACTAACCGGGGTGTCAATTGTATTAGTATTTAGAATTAGTTTTGTACAGTTAAATAAAATACCTCCGTTTTCGTTGTTGTTAGCTTGGGTTGTGTGGAATACAGTAAATCCCGAAATTCCGGAAAGTCTACCAAAATAAGTTCGTGCATTGTTTATTGCAATCGGTTGTATATTGATATTTTCGACACATGGATGTACGTTATTAAGATATAAATTAGTTATGCAACTATTAGACCCTCCGCTAAAAATACTTACGTTTTGTATTTGTAATGACAGTGAACCTGACTGACCAAATAAATTTATAGTATTGGCCGATGGAACATATTCTCCGCCAGTCAAACAACATGCCTCTGCATCTATAAGTTGAGCAATAGTTACTTTATAAGATGAGCCGTTTTCACTTTGGAATTGGTCATCTCTTGCGATATGAACTATATCATTTAACTCAACCGTATTAGCCTTTATTTGTTCTGTTAGTATTGCCATAATTTTATTAAATTAGAAGAATGAACCTAAAAATCCTCTTACCCAACCAGTATTGGTTTTCAAATAAATGTAAGGTGTCGCACCATCAAGACCCCAACAAATATCACCAACATTACCATTAGGGTCAGAAGCGCTTGTTGGTATGTAGGTCGTTCTTAATCTTAATTGGTCATAACCGGTCGTTCCGCTTATGTCGACCAATGAAGTTGGACTCGTATTCCCTTGACCTATACCCATATATCCTCTAGTCGCCCCACTTCCTTGAATATGTACGTGTGGTTGGTAATTTGCATCCACAGGGCTGATACCGGCATAAAATCTTATATAATCTTCTGTGGCTCTTACTGTTTCATCAGGGGTTACTTGACTTATAATGTTTATTCCATTAGCATAGGTTGATGAAAACAATGCGGTTTCTCCTTGAGCCCCTATAAAGTCATAGTCTGGATTATTAAAACCTCTTGCGGTAAGAGCAATACCCCAACTTCCTTGTGAGAATGCCCCATATTGGATTGATAATGATGAATCTCCTGAATATGTCAAACTATGTAAAGATGGAGTTGTCGCATTACTATCATCATAAAATAATCTACTTCGTCTATCAAAACTATAAAAGTCTAATGTATATTCAGGGGTATTTGTATTTAATCCTAACCTTGTAGCCGGTGTGGTATCGGTAACTAAATCAACTGTGAATCCGCTGGCCCCACTTAAAGCCCCAAAGAAAACTTTTCCTTGGCTCTGCGGTTGCACATTAATATTAACAGAACATGGCCATATATTATTAACATACAAATTATTAATACAATTACCTGAACCTCCAGTAAATGACAATCCTGTTACGGTAAATGCGGTACCTCCTGAAGCGTTATTAAAAGTAATTGTTCCTTGATTAAAAGTTGCGGAGCTTAAACAACATCCTGCGGTAAGCTCAAATATTTGATTAATTTCGGCTTTATATGATGAACCAGCAGGGTTTCCTTGTGAGGTATCACCTGTTTTTACAATATGTATTAAGTCAGTTGGTAGAACACTTACCGCTTGTTGTCTGTCAGTTAAAAACATGTTATTTACATTATAATTTTATCCTCCACCTTGGAATTGGTCTTGGAAATAGTATGGTTGATAATCTTGAAATTCAAAACATAGTCCATGCTGGAATTGTTTATAGTCACAACAAATAATTGTTACGTATAAACAACAAGCAGTTGCCGGGTCTCTTAATAAAATCACTGTCGTAAAATCCGGTATTCCTGTAAGAGTAAAAGGACATTGGTTTCCTGTTATTGCTGACAGAGGAACCGAATCAAACGGTACTGAAAAATTATCATAATCAGAAAAAATCTGAATAGTTGCGTTCGGAGATAAAGAAGCTCCGGTTACAGTCATACATGTTAATGCTGAAAATGACATTGTGATTTATTTTATTTATAAATAGTTTTAGGTTTGGTTTATGAGGTGAAATTAATGTTTATGAATTCTTGTGGTTGAGCGCTTCCACGAAGTAGTGGTAACTCGAAGGATTGTAATGGAAGTGGATTGTTAATATTACTATCTGTATTCCATTGATAAACAACCGAAAGACTAGCAGAGATACTAGTACTATAGATATTATTATTAGATACAAAATAAACTTTTTGACCGCCAGCAGCATAAGTAGTTGGTAATGCCCTATCAATCTCTAAAGTATTTGTTTCATAGTTATACTGCGTCATAAATCCGACTGTTGTATTACCACCTGAATAGTTGGCAACTATTAATTTTCCAGTATTAGTATACATCATATCAGCACCTATGGTTCTGTTAAGAGGTAAATCAAATTTATCGGTAACTATGGCCGTTGTTGATGATATATCCATTTCAACAATAGTTGTATTACCTGTACATCCAATCAAATATTCAATACCTCCCACAGTCCTTACAGTTAATCCATCAGTCAATGTAACTGGTATATTCAAAGTTCTATTCAACACATAATTGAAAGGTGACGCGGTATAAGTATATTCTTTTATTATGTTACCAGACCCCTGATTTGATAACCAAAATTTATTTTGAGTACATGCAATATCTTGATTTGGTAAAATACCGGAACTTTGTACATCTAAAGTTGTAATAGTATTTGTTGTTACATCGTATCTTGATATTACAGTAGATGTTCCAGAAAAACTTACCATCAATGGTTGAGTATAGATACCAATAGATGAAGGTGTCATTGTTACTGTTCGACTTGGTGTAATCGACGGACTCATGGTTATTGTTGGTGTTCTTGTTGGTGTTGCACTTCTTGTTGGAGTTCTTGTTGGTGTTGCACTTCTTGTTGGAGTTCTTGTTGGTGTTGCACTTCTTGTTGGAGTTCTTGTTGGTGTTGCACTTCTTGTTGGAGTTCTTGTTGGTGTCGGAGTTTTTGTTCTTGTTGGTGTTGGTGTCTGTGTAGAAGGGATAAACTGAATATTAATACATTCAGGATTTTGAGCAACGTCATTTGGGGCACTACCTCCAAGAGCCGACTGAATTGTGGTATTGTAAGGATTATTTAAATTAATTAAATAATAATTATTATATGTTTGATTATGTGGTAATAAATATAATTGGTTATTAACTACCGCGAAATTTATTCCGGAATTAAATAAAGATATAGATGAAACGTCTACCGCCAGTTCAAAAGTCCCATTAACATCATATTGGTGAATTTGCCATATGTTAGTATTAATTGTATTTTTAACCGCAACTATGACTTTATTGGTTGTAGTATAAATCATGTCACCAAAAACCGTAAATGGTGATATTAAATCTATAATTTTAGTAGATGATAAAATTCCACCTGAAACATTTAATTTTGCAATAACATTCAATGCAGTTCCGGACCCAACAATAAAATTCTCATCATCGATTGCCGCCATACCATTGTCGATAACAGACGGCAAATTTGTCGGTAATGTATAGTTATTAGTCACCACCGCAGACCAAGGATTTTGGGTAATTGAGTATTCCCTTATTCTAGAACCACCTAATGCCGTAAAAAATCCTAGTACCCAAACTTTATTAGACGTTCTCGCTAAAGCGTTGGTTCCTACAGTTCTACCAGAAACCGGCAAATACAAAAGACTTTCGTTTCTAATACTCATAATCTGCCAAAGACCATTAGTCGGACCAGAAGGTTCTTTTTTAACCGATAACAAATCACAAGAATTTATAGATATGTTAGGACAAAAACCATTTACACATGAACCAACTTGGTTAACAAATGTTATTTGTGATGACCCACTATATCCGCTTAAATTTACACACAATTGTACAAATGAATTAGCCGATACCGTTGTAGAACTAACTGTTAAATTACAAGCAGTGTATATAAGAGTACCATTTACCGTATCACTTGTATTGTAAAAATTAAAACATTTACATGGTAAATTTGAGGTTATTGTTGGAGTTATACTTATGGTTGGGGTAATCGATGGAGTATTTGTTGCCGTTCTAGTTGGTGTTCTTGTTGGTGTCGCAGTTCTTGTCGGTGTTTGAGTCGCCGTTCTTGTTATTGTCGGTGTTTGAGTCGCCGTTCTTGTTATTGTTGGTGTTTGAGTCGCCGTTCTTGTTATTGTTGGTGTTTGAGTCGCCGTTCTTGTTGGTGTTGCCGTTATTGTCGGAGTAATCGTAGATGTTATTGTTGGTGTTGAAGTTTGAGTGGTAGTCGGCGTCGGAGTCCGTGTTTCTGTTGCACCTGAAGTTGGCGTTATCGTCATAGTCACGGTAGGTGTTGGAGTTTTAGTAGGTGTTGGAGTCGGTGTTTTTGTAACAGGTATAAACTCAACTGTGATACACTCTGGTGATTGGGATTGGTCCGTCACAGTAACTGGTAAACTTTCAGAAAGTAAGGTTGCCGAATATGGTGAAGTTAAGTTTACCTGATAAATTTCTCCAGGAGTAGTAGCTCTTACAATATACAAATTATTAGAATTAATCAAAATAGACCATCCACTATTTGCATCTATTCCTGATGTGAATAATGGAACATCAACCTCAATGTTTCCAAGTATATCATATTGAGTAATAAATATTTTGACAGGGGTAGTTGTTTGGGTCATTATTATAATCTTACCAGTTTGAGTAAAAACTAAATCAGTTAATATTCTTCTATTACTTGGTAAATCAAAAAGTTTCGTAAATACCGCGTTATTGGTTATGGTATCTGAAATATCAACATTAACCACACTTTGGGACCCTGCAGTAGCACCTGACACACTTAATAAATTAAAATTATCGATTGCAACTAAACCACATGCATTACTATTAGGTAATATAGTATTACTTTGTATGTTTATAGTTCTGCCATTATATGTTGCACTAAACGGTGAAAATGTTATATCCCATTCTCTTATACCTCCACTGGTGAAACCAAGATAAGTACCGTGAACCCAAAGTTTATTTGAAGTATTTGCAATTCCAAGCATTGACCATGGTCTATTTGGTATGGGTAAAAAAGTTGTGGTATTAGTTTGAAAATCATATGATTGAATGATGTTACCCGGCCCCCCAGCTAAAAAGGAAATACAACTATCCAAATTAATTGTTGGGCAACTTACTGTACAATCACCTAACTCATCTATAGCAGTAATTTGGGTCGTTGCGGTGTATAATGGATTTGTTGAATTACCTGAAACACATAATTGAACATATGAAGTGGCACTAACCGTTACAGAACTAAATACCCCATCACAATTATAATAAGTAACTGTTCCGGGTTGGTTATTTGATGTGTTGAAGAAATTATAACAAGTACAAGCAAACAGATTAGAAGTTTCGGTAGGTGTAGGAGTTTGAGTTGCAGTTTGTGTAACAGTTGCCGTTTGTGTTACTGTTGGGGTATTCGTTTGGGTTGCCGTTTGTGTTATTGTTGGAGTAATTGTTGATGTTCTTGTAACGGTAGGAGTAATCGTTGATGTTCTTGTAACGGTAGGAGTAATTGTGGCGGTTCTTGTAACGGTAGGAGTAATTGTGGAGGTACTTGTAATAGTAGGAGTTTGGGTGTTTGTTGGGGTTGAGGTTCTAGTTGGAGTTTGGGTTTGGGTTTGCGTTGATGTAGGCGTATTAGTTTTAGTGGTAGTAGGTGTTGGGGTAGGTGTTGGGGTTTGTGTTGGTGTTCGGGTAACTCCTATGAAATTAACATTTAAACAACTTAACGGTTGGGCAAACCCAACATTTGTTATTGTCATATTGTTTACTGTTAAAGATGTATAGGGGAAGTTCAAATCTCTTCTAACTACAGCGGGAGACGCCGATGAAGAGGCAACCGTAAATATTTGTGAATTATACATGAACAAACCAAATCCTTCAACAGAATTACCTATTTGGAATTCTAATTCCTGATTACCAAATAAATCAAACTGTGTTAAAAAAGACCCGGTACCCGCAACATTATTATAAGTTAACGCAATAATATTACCTGTGTTTGTATAAGTTAAATCACCCCTTAGGACTCTATTTGTTGGTAAAGTAAATAACGGAGTTGCAACCCAAGTATTTGATGAAATATTTAAACTCACTATCACATTACCAGCCGTACCTGAAGCCGTTATTAATGTGGTGTTATTTAAAACCGCTAAACCATTTCTTGTGGATTGATATAGTGTAGAACCCGATATAAATCTATTTAAACTTGATGTAAATGGGGATGTTGTTATAAAATATTCTTTTATACCATTTCCTAATGTTGCGAAATTACCATATATCCATAAATAGTTATCATTTGTTGCAATATCGTATATAGAAACAGATTCGGTATTAATAGGTAATGGAATTTGTGTGTTAGTTATTGGGTCATAAGTATAAATAATTCTATTTGTTCCATTCACTACAAATGGGTTACAAGCTTGTATGGTAGTTGTCGGACATCCATTTGTACAATCACCATTTAAGAATGATACTAAAGCCCCTGATGGGGTACCCGAGAAAATATTATTTTTAACACAAACTTGAGCACTATTTCCGTAATTTATTGTAATTTGGTTTTGTAAGCCTGTACAATCAATAAAATCTACAGTCAAACTTTGTGAAGTTGATATGTTAAAGAATGTGTAGCAATTACAAGTATCAGGAGTACGTGTCAAAGTTGGTGTTACTGTTGTGGTAGGGGTGTTGGTTGATGTTTGTGTATTAGTCGGTGTTTGTGTTGAAGTTTGAGTTTGGGTTGGTGTTTGAGTGGATGTCTCAGTTGGTGTTTGAGTGGATGTCTCAGTTGGTGTTTGGGTTTGCGTTGGTGTTTGGGTTTGCGTTGGCGTTAATGTAGGAGTCGATGTAACTGTAGGTGTTGGTGTTGAGCTTGGACATGGGTAATTTGTCGAGCAACCACTACAACTTGTTTGAGCACTCAAGTTAACAAATAGGTAATTGTTTTGAGTGAATGTCTCTGCAATGTTTGTCGCACATCCACTAAATCCTACGGACTCAATGTAATAAACCGTGCCTTCAGTTATTGAATTTGCGGTTAATCCAGGTATTTCGAAAATCTTAAAGGTTTCAAATGGGAAACAACATCCACTAAACGTTCTAATTGCCGGCTTGTATTCAGTTATGGTTGGTGTCGGGGTTGATGTAACAGTTGGGGTTGATGTAACCGTACTTGTTTGAGTTGGTGTAACAGTAATTGTTGAAGTTGGTGTTTGAGTTTGGGTTGGAGTCTGTGTTACTGTAGAAGTTATTGTTGGTGTAGGTGTTGAAGTCTGTGTTATAGTTGGGGTTTGTGTTATTGTTGCAGTTGGGGTAGGGGTCGGGGTTGGAGTTGAGGTTGGTGTTGGTGACACAGGTACTATGTTATTGTCGAAACATCCGTTGGATTGGGATGCACCAAAATATGCGGCGTTGATTGTATTTGGAGGTAAAGGAACTGTAGGTGCCGCGGTAAGTGTGTACGGAGGATTTAGGTCTAAAGTATATTGTGTACCATTCGCACTCAGAATATAGAAACCACCTCCATATTGATATAACCCATATGGGAATACAATTGTTGGGGATATTAATATATCAACATTGTTATCTACAGGGGGTGTTGCCGAAGTTATATAGTTATATTGTGTTATGTAAACACCAGTGGGTGCATTTGGGTTTGTTCCCGAAAAATTACTAACAATTAACTTACCTGAATTTGTTAGAACATAATCACCTGAAACTCTTCTTCCTGGTAATAAAGAGAATTTTGTTGTAACTGTGTAAGGATTAGTCGAAACATCAATCTCTAAAATTGAAGAAGGGGTCGCTCCATTATTAGCAATTAAAGTAGTGTCATTTATTGCAAATAATCCAGCACTAAATGCCGTTGAACCTGAAATTTCTCTGCTGAATGTCGCCGAGAACGGACATAATATTATATCATATTCATATAATGAAGTTCCTCTATTTAACCATATTTTGTTATTTGTATGTGCAATATCGAAGGAACCATCAGGACCATCAATACCTAAGTACAGTGGAGAGTTAGTGACTGAATTGTATATATAAACTCTACCGACATTGTCTAATAACAACACATCACAGCTAGATAAACATGGTGCCTGAGTTTTGGTTGGTGTTAATGTCCTTGTTGGCGTAACAGATTCAGTAATTGTCACAGTCGGTGTTAAAGTATTAGTTGGAGTTTCAGTCGGTGTTGGTGTTTGAGTTTGTGTAGCCGATTCCGTGATAGTAACAGTTGGTGTCGAGGTCTGAGTAACAGTTGGTGTCGAGGTCTGAGTAACAGTTGGAGTTTGGGTAATTGTTTGGGTTGGAGTTTCAGTTGGGGTTGGGGTTTCGGTTTGAGTTGGAGTTGGCGTTGGTGTTGGACAATTTCCATCTATACATAGTCCTACAAGTTCGGCGGTACCTGAACCATAATCAATTATTTCTCTAACACAATAATTTCCAAAATTATTTGGTGCTATTGAAATCAAACTACCCAAACAATCTAAAAATACTAAATTTACTCCATCTCTAATGTCTGGCACATTTATAAAATAACAATTACAAGTATATTGAGTAACGGTTACTGTATTTGTTGGGGTTTGAGTTATTGTTGATGTCACAGTAGGTGTCAATGTTGGTGTTGGAGTTTGAGTGACACATACACATGATGGGTCAGACTCAGCATACCCGAATCCTGATATAACCTGAACATCATAGGAACAAGGAATGACCAATATTTCATTGTTATTCAAATTCAAAGTCGTAAGAGACCCTCCACAATTGTAAACATTGAATTGTGTACCTCCTGACTGATAAATGTTATAAATTATACTCTGGAAGGTACTACCCAAATTAATTGTTAAAGTAGGGGTAAATGTTAATAAGTAGGCCGAATTTATAGGGTTAAACGTAGCAGTTAAAATTGTAAAATATTGGGGCGATAGTGGAGGGCTAACACTGATTAGTTCCAAAACTTGACCAACTAAAGTACCAGGTGAGCCTACATTTGTAGGTATCAATGCAAAATCATCCCCTACCCTCAAAGGAGGTTTAATAACAAATCCATTATCGAGTAATTGACCTAAACCTCCATATAGTGTCCATGAGGTACAACACAATGTTTGAGTAGGTGTTGATGTTATAGTGTTGGTTACACTTGGTGTTTGTGTTGATGTACTAGTCGGTGTTTCAGTAGTTGTCGTAGTTGGCGTTACGGTATTTGTAGGTGTTTCAGTAGTTGTAGGAGTCGGGGTCGGGGTACCAGTTCTTGTAGGAGTCGGAGTTCTAGTAGGACAAAGTATTGAGTTCTCACAAGACCCATTCTCAAGAAATGTTAAAGTACCTCCCACAGTTTGAAGTGACCCTTTAGCATAACATGCGGTAAATGTTACACCAGGACCTATTGGTATTCCTCCTGAAGGTCCACCATTACATAAAATTCCGTTATAACTACCAAAAAATTCACCTATATTGGTTATAGAATAACAAACACACTCAATAGGTGTTCTTGTTGGGGTTGACGTTTTTGTTGGTGTTACAGTTTGAGTTTGTGTCTGAGTTTGAGTTTGTGTCGAAGTTGGGCTTTCTGTAGGTGTTGATGTTACTGTTGAAGTTTGTGTCTGAGTTGGGGTTTCAGTTTGAGTTGGGGTTTCAGTTTGAGTTGGGGTCGAGGTAATCGTTGGAGTCGAGGTAATCGTTGGAGTAACTGTTGGTGTTGATGTTACAGTAGGTGTCGGGGTTGAGCTCGGGCATGGGTAGGATGCCGAACAACCGCTACAACTAGTTTGGGCACTAATATTAACAAATAGATAATTATTTTGTGTGAATGTTTCGGCAATGTTTGTAGCACAACCGCTAAATACACCGGATTCAATGTAGTAAACTGTACCTTCAGTTATTGTGTTAGCGGTTAATCCAGGTATTTCATAAAGTTTAAAAATTTCAAATGGGAAACAACATCCACTAAATGTTCTTATAGCTGGCTTGTACTCGGTAATTGATGGAGTTGGAGTTGATGTAACCGTTGGAGTTTGAGTTGATGTAGATGTTATCGTTGGGGTAGAGGTTACTGTATTTGTTGGAGTAGAGGTTACAGTATTTGTCGGTGTTTCAGTTTGAGTTGGGGTCGGTGTTGATGTGGATGTTTCTGTAACAGTGTTTGTTGGAGTTTGAGTTGGGGTTTGTGTGTTTGTTTCGGTAATTGTTGGGGTTTGTGTAGGAGTGTCAGTAATGGTTGGTGTGGGAGTCTCTGTCGGTGTTGGTGTTGGTGTTGAGGTGCCACAAAATCCTTCGCAAACTCCGTTATTGAATACCGCAATAAATGGGTCTAAAACTAAACTTGATGACGCACATAAACTTACGGTGTCACCTTCAGAACCTGAAATTTGTAATGAGTACTCAAAATTTATATTATTACAATCTTTACCACTTACATTTTGTTTGTCTAATAAACTGGTGTTTACAAATGTGTAACAAAAACAATCTAAAGTAGGTGTTGGTGTTGGGGTAGAAGTTTGTGTAGGTGTTTCAGTATTGGTTGGGGTTTGAGTCGGAGTTTCCGTTTGAGTCGGAGTTTCAGTTACCGTCATAGTAGGTGTTTCGGTAACGGTGACAGTAGGAGTTGGGGTTTGGGTAGGAGTTGGGGTTGGGGTTACTATGTTAAAATTTGTAGGTAAACACGATAACTCTTGGGATGTACCTTTAATAACCCCTGTAAAAGTTAATGGGTCTAAAGTTGTAGAAACTAACCCCCATGGAGAATCTAAAATTGCTTGATAAACAATACCTGAAGTATCCACAGCATAGATATTTCCACCAAATTCAAAGAATCCGGCAATAATTTGAGAAACTTGGAATAAAACTTCTTGTTCACCAGTTGAATAGTCATATTGTAAAATATAGTTACTCAATCCTTGGAACATTGAAACTATGAATTTTCCGCCGGTTGTTAGAATAAAATCACCTCTTACCGAATAACCGGTTGGTAGTGAGAATTTAGGGGTTACTGTATTTGTTATATAGTTTAATTCTTGTACGTTTTCTTGACCAATTGCTTGTGTACTAGTTATAATTAATGTGGTATCATTTATTGCAAATAAACCATCACCCAAGAAAAGTCTAGTTATTTCATCAATTAATGTAACACTCACAGGGCAAGTTGAAAAACTGTATCTTTGAATTCTATTTACGATAGTAATGAATAACCTTGAGCTAGTGTTAGCAATATCTCTTACTGTTGCCTTGGGGTCAAAAATTACTGTAGACGTTTCTGTATTATAGTCATAAGAATAAATTAATGATTCACTATCGACATATAAAACTGAACATCCGTCTATACAAACCGGAGTCGGAGTTACAGTCATTGTATTTGTTGGAGTTTGGGTTGTGGTTGGAGTTTGGGTTGTGGTAGGTGTTTGTGTACTTGTTGGAGTTTGGGTTGTGGTTGGTGTTTCTGTACTTGTTGGGGTTTGGGTTGTGGTAGTTGTTGGTGTTTGTGTTGCCGTACTTGTTGGTGTTTCAGTAATTGTTGGTGTCACGGTATTAGTAAGAGTTACTGTTGGTGTTGGACTTTGGGTAAGTGTAGGAGTTATAGTTTGAGTACTAGTTGGGGTTTGAGTACTAGTTGAGGTAATTGTGGGAGTTTGGGTTTCAGTTGGGGTAATTGTAGGTGTTAATGTATTTGTTGGGGTAATTGTAGGTGTTAATGTATTTGTTGGTGTTTGGGTGACTGTAGGAGTTGGGGTTGGGCTAGCACATTCTCCGTCAATACAAGGACCAAAATTACTAATTTGAGTTACCCCTGAAAGAGTAGTAACTCCACTATTTTCTAAACAAACTTTAAATGGTCTTGCAGGTTCTATTAATTTTCTTACCGAAACCCCTTCACTACCACATTTAAAATAGTCAATAACCGCATTATTCCCAACCGCGGTTATTTCAAAACAGTCACAGGACACGGGTGTCTTAGTTGGGGTTGGGGTATTAGTTGGGGTATTAGTAATTGTTTCAGTTACAGTTACTGTTGGTGTTTGGGTCGTTGTAGGAGTTTGGGTTGGTGTTTGGGTTGGTGTTGGTGTTATTTGAGGTATGAAGTTTACATCTAAACAATTTGGTAATTGAGAAGCCCCATACACCGAATATCCTGTATCACCTGTTAATGTAATTGTGTACGGATAATTTTTATCAATATGGAATACATTATTAGTTTCGTTACCATCCATGATATAAATTTCACCATTATCTTGAAAAATGCCCCAAGGCTGGGTGATGGTTGGATTCAATTGAATATCGACTTCAGGGTCACCATTTAAGAAATTATATTGTGTTATGAATTGTCCGAATGGTGCCGCGGTCGCGTTAGTCGTAATAATAACCTTATTTGTTGTTGTTAAAATAATATCTCCCGCAACACCTCTGTTTATCAACATCGGGAATAGAGTTGTAAATACCGCAGTATTTGTAGTAATATTTACCGAAACAACCTGTTTTGGATTACCCCCGCTTTGGACCGCAATCAAGGTTGTGTTATTAATTGCCCCCAACCCAGGACCTATGCCTGATGGTAATGTAATTACACGATTAAATACCGCGGTAAACGGACTCAAAGTAATATCCCATTCGTATATCTCACTGGCACTAGCCATCCACAACTTACTTGAAGTATGGGCAATATCATTTGTCGCGGAACCAACTGTGTCAGGAACTATAAGTTGTGTAGTAGTGTCCGTGTCAACATCATAGAAAAATACATTTTGTAATGAATTAAATATTACCGCACATTCGGGAACAGATGGAGGATTAGTTCCTGTTGGAGTAAGCGTTCTAGTTGGGGTTGATGTCTTGGTAATTGTTGGTGTTTGAGTTGATGTCTTGGTAATTGTTGGTGTTTGAGTCGTCGTTGGTGTTTGAGTAGGAGTTTTAGTTGATGTTTGAGTAGGTGTATAAGTAATTGTTGGTGTAACACTTGGCGTTCTTGTTATAGATGGAGTTGGGGCACAACTGAAGACATACGTATAACCTGACTCAACACAATCAACACAGAATATTGTTGATGGGGTTGGAGTCATGGTCATTGTGGGGGTTATTGTCGGAGTTGGTGTTTTTGTGGGAGTTACAGTTTCAGTTGGAGTTATGGTAGGCGTTTTAGTTATTGTTGCGGTAGGGGTCGGTGTAGGTGCAAGTAAATTGAATTCACAGCAAACACTAAAGGCTGAAAAACAAACTACGTAAACCCCATATACATAATCGGCAACATAATTAAATGGTAAAAGTTGCACACCTACAGATACGGTGCCGCCGGTTTGGGGATTGAATGTTATATCCCCATATTGTCCCGCATAATTTACCGATTGTATTAGTGCTGTTGGCATCCCTTTATATATATCAACATCCCGGTGTTACGATACCCAAAGAATTAAGTGTGGAGATTATCAAATTATAATAATAAGTCGAAGTATCTCCATCGTTTATACCTAATTGGTAGTTTAAATTGGTCAAGTAATAATCACTTAAGTTGTTAGGTGGTGAATATATTCCCGCATTTACAAAAGTTGTTTGTACCAAGTCTTGGAAGGTAGGTTGTCCCTCATTTATTACCGCAAATACAACACCTCTTAATCCATAATCAATTGAAGATAAGAGGTTTCTCAAAGTTGTAACGTCAGTCCCATAATCCGGGTCTAATACAGTTGTAGGCGTAAAAGTTCCACCTGTAACATACGCTCCACCACTCTCGTCTTGGAAAACCAAATTGATTACTAAATCAACGCTAGTATCAACTGCTCTTCCAGCATTTCTCGAAGTTGCTAAACACGCAACAAATCTTTCATTTACATTACCTAATGGGCCAGTTTGCATTGTGAAGAATTGAACTCTCTCATTATATAACGTAATATCATTGTTATAAACACCTATCAAACAAGTTTCAAGTATTCCACCAGGTGCAATCATTTGCTCCAAAGGAGCTCGTGTAGACCCCATAGAGCCTGAATCATCATACCAAATATTAATTTCAGTATTTGAACTAATTGATTCGGTATTCACCAAAGTAACAATCAAATCACAAGTTGGCGCCGGAGTTTTAGTTGGGGTAGGTGTTAAAGTTGGGGTGTTAGTAGGGCTAGATGTTTGAGTTTGTGTCGGTGTTGGGGTTTGTGTTGGAGTTTCTGTTTGTGTAGGGGTTTGCGTAGGGGTTGGTGTCGGACATGGATTTGAGAACGTACATTCATCACAATCAGTTTGGGCCGTCACACCAACAAACAAATAATTATTTGGTGTAAATACTTCGGCAATACTTGTTGCACAACCACTGAACACACCTGTCTCAATATAGTAAATATTACCTTCAACAATGGTTGTGGCTGTCAATCCAGGTATCTCATAAACTCTGAATACTATATGTGGAGAACAACATGCACTAAAGTGTCTGAATGATGGCTTATATTCAGTAATTGATGGGGTTGGTGTTTGTGTAGTAGTAGGTGTTTGAGTATTCGTTGGTGTTTGTGTAGAAGTACTAGTAACTGTTACAGTTGGTGTTTGTGTACTAGTCACCGTTGCGGTCGGTGTTTCAGTTGGTGTTGGTGTCTGTGTTGTAGTGTTAGTAACAGTTGTTGTGTTTGTAGGTGTCGAAGTTTTAGTTATTGTTACAGTTACAGTATTAGTTTGAGTTGGGGTAGGTGTTTTTGTTGGGGTACTTGTATTGGTTGGGGTGACTGTCGGTGTGTAGGTTATCGTTGGGGTAACACTTGGCGTTTTAGTGATAGAAGGTGTTGGAGCACAACTGAATACATATGTGTAACCTGATTCAACACAGTCAACACAGAATATTGTTGAAGGCGTAACGGTAATAGTATTAGTTGGTGTGACTGTTGGTGTTTGTGTTGAAGTTGAGGTTATGGTTGGTGTTTGTGTTGTCGTTGGTGTTGGGGTAGGTGTGGGTGTTTCTGTTGTTGTAGGTGTAGATGTTGTAGTGTTGGTTGGCGTAGGCGTAGATGTCTCTGTTGATGTTGGGGTCGATGTGTTGGTAACTGTACTGGTTTGAGTTGGAGTATTAGTTGTTGTATTTGTTTGAGTAGGAGTACTTGTTATCGTTTCAGTAACAGTCACTGTCTGTGTAACTGTTTGAGTTTGAGTATTAGTAACCGTGTTTGTTGGAGTACTAGTGATTGTACTTGTTTGTGTTTGAGTTACTGTTGGGGTATTTGTTTCGGTTGGCGTTTGAGTTGTAGTTGGTGTTTGAGTTGGTGTTTGAGTTGGAGTTTCGGTTGGTGTCGGAGTAGGTGTAGATGTTGGACAAGGATTTGAATCTATACAATCTTGGCAAGTGAATTGATTAGTAATATTCAAATACAAGTATTGTAAATCCGTTAGAGTTTGAGCTATATTAGTCGCGCATCCCTTGAACTGTGGTGATTCAATATAATAAACATCTCCTTCAATTATGGTTTGACCTATTTCACCAGGAACTTCATATAATTGAATGATTTGTCCTGGTTGACAACAACCACTAAACCATAAGTTTAGAGGTTTAAATTCAGTTTTAGTTGGAGTGACTGTTATAGTCGGAGTTGGGGTAACGGTATTTGTTGGGGTCTCTGTACTAGTCGGAGTTTCAGTAGTGGTCGGAGTTGGTGTTACCGTATTTGTTGGGGTCTCGGTGGTGGTAGGTGTTGGTGTCGGAGTAGGACATGAATTGTCGATACATGAACCAAAATTAGTTACTATTACACCAGATGTTATTGTATATTCTTCATTTATAATACAATCCTTAACCGTAGACCCTCCAGGTACGAATAAATTAGTAACTGAAGTTCCATCACATTTATTATAAGATATAACAGCTCCACCCGCAGCGGCGAAAAACTCAATACAATTACAATTAATTGGTGTTTTGGTTGGCGTTGGTGTTTTAGTTTCAGTTACGGTTACAGTATTAGTAGGTGTTGATGTGTTAGTATTAGTAGGTGTTGATGTGTTAGTATTAGTTGGCGTTGGTGTTTGAGTTTCAGTAACAGTTGCGGTAGGTGTCTGTGTTGGTGTATTAGTAGATGCGACAGTTTGAGTTGTTGTTGGGGTCACTGTTAATGTACTCGTACTGGTCGGAGTATTAGTATTGGTAGATGTCGGAGTAGATGTTTCAGTAGGAGTTGATGTGATTGTTGGGGTATTTGTTGGGCTTTCAGTTATTGTGGGGGTATTCGTTGGGCTTTCTGTGATTGTAACAGTTTGAGTTTGTGTTTGAGTCACTGTAGGGGTATTAGTAACTGTTTCTGTAGGAGTTTGAGTTTGTGTTTGAGTTGATGTTGATGTTACGGTACTAGTTGGACTCAGAGTCTGTGTGACAGTATTGGTCGGGGTTTCAGTAACTGTTGGTGTTGATGTTAAAGTATTAGTGGGTGTTTGGGTCACTGTTGGAGTAACGGTAGGTGTTTGGGTCGAGGTTGGCGTTTCTGTTGGGAAACCTGAAACAGTTAGTGATGGTGTTACAGTTGGTGTTACTGTGGGTGTTGGGCTATTACTTGGAGTTCTTGATGGGAATGGACTTGGTGTTGCGGTCGGTGTTTGCGTTGATGTTGATGTTGTAGTGGGTGTTTGTGTTTGAGTTAATGTATTTGTAGGGGTTATCGTCGCAGTACCTGTTGGGGTGGCGGTTGGTGTTTTAGTAGAAGTAGGGGTTGGTGGAACACATGAAGAAGCCTCAGTACAATTGGTATTATCAGTGGTATAAAAACTTTGGATTATATCATTTCTATTATTATAAGACTCATCGTTATTAGAATATGTTATATAAACATCTATTCCGAATGAGTTAATAGAAGATTGAACATTGTTACATATAACAGTTATACCAGGAGAAGATATAGTAAGTCTTTGTAGTACCCCTTTACAATCTATGTATAGAATATTTACAACACCATCAAATGAGGGATTGGTATTGTTTATAGCATTTGCTAAATCAATTGCCGAAATATTAACAAAATAACAAAAACAACCATTATTAGTTACTGTAGGGGTTGGAGTTGGTGTTGGGGTGCTACTTGGCAAAACACAATCCCCGCTTTGTGAACAAGTTGAATAATCTGTAAAAAACGTACTAGAGAATGATAATGGTGTGAATACATTACTATAACTAAAATTATTTTGACTGTAATTCAATAGTACCGGAATACTAAACCCATCTATAGTTTCCGATGGATTGTTACAGATATAATAAATTCCACTTCCAGTAATTGCAGAGGTTATAATACCCTCGGAACAATCATAATACACTAAATTAACAACACCATTTGCAGTTGTTTCAGTATTACCGCTAGCTCTATTGATATCTAACTGGGTAATATCAACAAAGTAACAAAAACAACCATTATTCGTAGGTGTTGGGGTTAAGGTTGGTGTTACCGTATTAGTTGGTGTCTCCGTATTAGTTATTGTTGGAGTTTGTGTATTGGTTGGAGTTTGTGTGAGTGTTTCAGTAACCGTCGGGGTAATAGTTGGGGTAATACTAATAGTTGGGGTGATTGTAGGTGTTTCAGTAATAGTTGGGGTGATTGTAGGGGTAATCGTTGGTGTTATCGATATTGTAGGGGTTGGGGTGGTTATAATACTACATAAAACAGTTTCTAATCTTTCACATCCGTCCGCGGTTATTATTTTAACACCAACCGCCGCCGAGTCTTGGAAAACTATAGGGACATTAAGTGTAATAATCGGGGGAACAAAGTTATTTACTATAGCAACTTCGACACAATTATCGCCGTAAATATCACATATGTATATTATGAATGGAGGATTAACACCCGATATGTTAAATAAACTTATAGTATCCATCTTTAACTACCAAACGTTTTCTTATAAATAATTAATTAATCGTTTTATGTTGGTTTATTTGTTCTAATAACATATCGAACATGAGTAATTACTTATTATTCCTCCACCAAAAGATATCATAGTCGGAGTTATTGCACCTCCTGATGATGAAAGGGCTTTGATGTATTGGAAAGGAGGTATGGGTGTTGTACAGGTTGAGTTTATGTACAACTGAGAACCAGGTATTAAAAAGTCGCTCGGAGAATACATAGTCGTATTGGCAGGTAGTGGGTATAACGCAGAAACAGCCGGATGGTAACATATATTACATGGTCCTGTTGATACTATAACCGTATGGGGTTTACACGCTTGTATTGGTGCCGATTGTGGTGCTTTAGTAGGTGTTGGAGTTCTTGTAGGCGTTAAACTAGGTGGTGGTGGTTGGGGTGGGGCCGTTTGTGTATTGGATGAGCACTTACTACAGTCGGTATATAAAACATTATTGATTATCGAAAATGCGTTTGTAGTATATGTGATTGTATTATAATTAGGGTTAGATGTATTACAAACAGATGTTACACTAACTAGCTCCCAACAAGTATTCGCGAATTGTCCCGCATTACCTACTTTGAATACAGTACCTATTGATTGATTTGAGATTGCCGGCATTGGTTGACAAACTCTTGTGTAAGTACCACATCTTTCATACGTATAATATAATACTTGTTTAGAAGGGGTAACGGTTGGGCTTTGTGATGGTGCCGGTGGTGCTGGTTTATTAGATGACGAAGTTAATGTAATTGTTGGGGTTATTGATGGTGTTGGTGTTGGGGTCGGGGTAAGTATTCCTAAACAATTAGTACATTCACCTAAATTAGAATACCCTATCAAATTAGAGATAAGAGTAACATTACTACTTCCTATAATGTTTTGGTTTATACCGACGAAAGAAACACACTTTCTTATTCCGTCAATATTCGCCTGATAAATCATAAACTTTTCTAAAGTGCCACCTTCAGGCCTTGAGAGTGAATTAGTTGTGTAATATGTTAATCCATTGTAACAATCTTGAAATTCTAAACTTACCGGACAGTCTATAACAGAATTTATAGTATTAAAGGTAACGTCACCCAAAAATCCACATCCTCGGGTAATCGTTTCAGGTAATGTAGGAGTTTGGGTCGGTGTTGGTGTTTGTGTTGGAGTGTAAGACGAAATTGAGGCATTAACCGATAATGGGCAGAATACTGTTGCGGTGGGAGTTTGAGTTGGTGTTGGGGAACATGGAGGTATAATTGTAAAACATGAAATGGTACAGGGGTCAAAAGTATATCCTACAGGACATGTATATCCACTGGCCAGATATTGACCTGATAAATTCTGCACTATAGTCGCCTCTGTTTGGCCAGCGGATGTGAATATTATATCCAAATCAGAAACTTGGGTTGCTCCGGTCAATTCATCAATAGTGTTGTTATAAATTTCGCAACCAAACGCACCGGAAGCCCCATTATTTAATCCAAATAATTCAACAACATGGTCTCCTGCAGTTAATGTTATTGGATATACATGCCAAAAAATAAAGGCAAATGTATCACCATCATAAGGTCCGCTTATTGTATTTACAATAGTTTGACCATCAATAGAGATTCTAAAATTATTGTCCCCCGCTAATCCAACCCAATAAGTTTTAGTTTCAGAAACATTTATACAAACAGTAAATCCTAACCAAGTGTCGTAAGGTCTATCATTAGGTTGATTGGTCCACAATCCAGTTCTATTTAATGGCCCATCAGTAGAATCAATTCTTTTCCACACCGGTTGAGTTGTAGAAACCGCCAAATATATATTACCGGGACTAGTACCATTAAAATTAAAAGGGCTATGGAATATTGTACCTTGATTAGTATAAACAATATCAGTATCAGGTTCAAATTCAATTGTTGAAGTTGGTGAAGTCGCAGAAATTGTTATTTTATCACCACATTGAGGTGTAGGTGGTGGTGTGGGTGATGGTACATCGCAATTGAATATAGCATCAAAATCAATTATATTACAAGGGTTAACAGGTGGTGGGGGTTCTGGTGGGGGACAAGTTCCGTTGGTAAAATAATCATCACAAAAATCAGGACAAGTTCTGTAACATGACTTACCGCTCAAAAAACATTGTCCATCAATATAATCAGAAAGACACCATCCGTTATCACTTAAAAAAATTACATATCCGTTTGTATTACCTATATAATAGTAGTTACCATTATAACTTCCTGACCTAGTATAGGTGTCGTCCCATTGTGGAAATCCTGTATCATAGACGCATAGGGTTGTATATGCACAAGGTGTTGTTGGTGCTGCCATGTTATAAATTCAATGTTTGAAACGTTTCACAACCACCATTTGTTGTTATTTTTAAGTTAAAAGAAACTTGACCATTGAATATATCAGGAATTGCGAAACTATAAGGTGCCGAGGTGATTGTATCGATAAACACACAAGATGTTGTTGGGTTATCACATAAATAAATATTAAATGGACTTTGACCTGATAATTCGTTGATAATAACTTCAGTTGGCATTATGAATTTTTTATATTCATAAATATAATAGGTTGATAAAACTTGTGAAGGTTGATTGTATCTAATTTATCCCTTATTTTTACCTGATGTCAGATGAAAAAGAAATATTGGTTGAATTATTGAGAGAAATCCTTGGTGATGAGAGACATCACTACGAACACCGAGGACAAATCTCCTTTAATTGCCCCGTATGTGACGAAGAGAGAAACAAAGGTAACCTCGAAATCAATTACTTACAACACGTATATAAATGTTGGAGTTGTGCTGAAACCAATAGTACCCACGGCTCACTCGGTAAACTTATTGACATCTACGGAAACAAGAAACATAAGAAGGTCTACAAACTTTTTCAACCTGAGGACACCAAACCAAAGGAAAAACCAAAACAAAAGTTAAGATTGCCTGAAAGTTTTGTTATGTTTAAAGATTCTAACCCAATCTATCCTGTATATAAACAAGCGTATAATTACCTGAAAACTAGAGGAATAACTGACGAGATTATCGAAAGGTATTCAATAGGGTTCTGTGATAACGGTAGTCATGCCGGTAGGGTTATCGTACCTTCATATGATATTGAGGGTGAGTTGAATTATTATATTGCAAGAAGTTGGGACCCAAAGTCGAGAGCCAAATACAAAAATCCCCAAGCCGAGAAGGATAAGATAATCTTCAATCAACACCTAATAGATTGGAAAAAGGATATCTATCTTGTTGAGGGCGTGTTCGATGGATTTTTCTTACCTAACAGTATTCCGATGCTTGGAAAGCACATGAGTGAGTTGTTGTTTAACACTCTATATGATAAGGTTAAAAAGAATATTATAATCGCTTTGGATGGTGACGCCTATGATAACGCGGTTAAATTATACCGTGAGCTTAATGGTGGTAAATTGTACGGAAAAATAAAAATTGTTCATCTACCTAAAGATAAAGACGTGTGTGATTTGAAGGGTCAGATAGATGAATATTATGTTCAAATTAAAGATTAAATGTTTTTAACAAGGAAACGTAAGATTAAAGTTGGGAATTTGAAATTCACCAAAAAAACTGAATTTGATGAGTCAAAGACGGAATTGGTTGATGATTTATCAAATAAAAAATTTGATGAAACTAAAGGTAGAATACTAGTAGATAGAAAAAATAAAATTATGGATGGTCACCATAGAGTTCATTTACTGAAGGAACATTACGGTGATGACCATATTGTAACCGTTGAAAAACTACTTGTACATAAAATAACATATTATGCCATTGTTTTCAGTTTAGCTCACATCTTAATGGATTTGATGACAATAATTGAAGGCATTTGGTATATGCCAAAAAAAATTAAAAATGGAATTAAAGAAATTATCAGAAGAAATAAGGGAAATATTACACAAAAGACGGAAGGAGATTGATTTAACTTTCATAGAAGAGGAACACAAATACTTTATGAAAGATTTGAGTGGTGAAATTAAAGGTGACTTCCCTTCAGTATCTAAACTATTAAAAAAGTTTTACGAGGAATTTCCCGCAGAGGAGATATCACTAAAGAAAGCAAAAGGTGATATTATTGAGCAACAACGATTACTTGCCGAGTGGAAAGCCGCTGGTGATTACTCAACCAATATGGGTAGTAGGGTCCATTTTTTCTTGGAGAAAAAAATACTTGAAATGTTTGGACATGACAAGGAGGTTAGGGAACCTATGTTTGAGTGTGATTTTACTCAAACACTAAAGGGGGATAGTATGATTAATGCCGGAACCAATTACCTCAAACTTATGAGAGAACGAGGTGCTGAACTTTTGGATACGGAGATTGTTTTGGGTGACCCGGGTCTTGGATATACTGGACAACCTGATAAAGTTTGGTTAATTGAAAGTAGGGATAAAAAAAGTGTTGGTATTATCATAACAGATTGGAAGACAAACAAGCCAAAAAATTTTGAGGAGAACCAATTTACCAAAAGAATGAAGTCCCCATTTCAAAAACATCCCGATAATGCGTTAGGACACTACTTCTTACAGCTACCATTTTATGGAAAGTTACTTAAGGAAATGTTAAAAGGGTCAAAGTATGAGGATATTAAAATTTTTGGTTGTATCATTGTGTTACTGAAAGAAAATTCCGATTTCGAGGAGTTCAGAGTACCCCAAGATGTCCTCGATACGGTGTTTTCTATGGATATTAGACAATATTTATCTTAACACTAAAAACTAAAAACTATGAAAAAACTAACTTATTTATTGGCGGGCACATTTTTATCTGTTATTGTTTATGCCTCTTTGGTAACTAAACCTATTAAACCAAAACCACAGAACAATGCCGAAAAAATGTATTCGGCAATTATTTTATACGCCGACTCATTTAACATTCCCATTCATATTGCTTTCAACGTAGCAAGAATTGAGACCGGATATCGAGGACCTCATCATAAAGATTATAACCATAAACAAGTTTCAAGTGCAGGTGCGGTTGGGGCCATGCAGATTATGCCACAATACGCTTCTTATTTTGCCGGATTTCCTGTTAAACGTCAGGAGCTTAAAGATAGTATTGAGCTAAACGTATATGTGTCTATGAGGTGTTTATCTTTACATTATAAGAAATATAAGGATTGGAAAAAGGTTTTGGGAACATACAACACGGGAAAACCGGTTATCAACGCATACGCTAGAAATGGAGTGGTGCAGAATTACCAAGATTTTTGGGTAAAACCAAAGAATGTTGTTACCAATAATGATACAATTATCTTGGATGAAGAAATCCCTATTCTTTTTACAATGTGGTAATTACCAAATACTTTCTTGTTTCATATATCCTAACACGCAACAATACGCATCAGATTGGTCAAAATTTTCCTTTTTGAGCGTATTGTTTCTTGTGTATTGCCATTGAATTTGAGGTTCTCTCTTGGCCACCAAGTCCCAAATTATTTGTTTCTTATCACAATCTTTAGGATATCCTCCGAATAGGACGTATTTGTTTTTGTCGTTTTGTCTAACTAGTTCAGGAAACGCCGATTTACGTGAATTATATGTTGATATAAATTCCGGTACAATACCTAACACATCATATATCTCTTTAGTTATAAGTGTGTTATATCTTAAAAGTGTCTGAATGGTATAAACATTATTAGAGTTTAATAATGGTTCTTCTATAATTACATTTGTAATTCCAAGACCTACATACTTTTCTAGTTTTGTTCTGAAAATTTCACTTTTCAAAAGGAGTTCTTTGATTTTATTATCCTCTTTTGGTTTAGGAATTGGTGATATGTGAGTTAATTCTAGTAATTGTTTTGTCTGAATATCAAACAAGGCCCACCCTATTGTTTTCGTGCTCACATCTAATCCAAGAACTTTTGGACTTTCCTTTAATGTTTGTTTCATAGATTAAAAATCAAATTTTACCAAAAATTGCTGAATACCCTGTCTTAATACAGGTGACTGCATTTTCGATATAATCATAAGATTTTTTTCATTATCGTAAAGACCAATGTCGGTAATGTAACTACTACCACCATTGTAAGTAGGATTAGACGGTACCAAAAATTCAGAGAAACTCAAATTAACCTTATACCTCATCTCATAAATGGTTGCTTGAATATCCGTTTCTATATTACCATAGAAATAATACTCATCACCAAAATTTAAGGTTTGACCAGATGGGTTTAAACTAACCATAGGAATATAATCGTTGAGATTATAATAATCAGCGGCGTCATATAATTCTTGAGTGATTACAAATGTAGATGCGGTTAATCCACTTTGTAAAATACATCCATCTACAATTGTATTACTTATTTGAGATGTAAAATCAATTATTTTCCATTCGTCAGGAATTGGTCTTTGATTTCCTTCAACTATTTGACAGATTATTTCAATATTTTCAGCAAAGAACCCTGATGTCATAACACATCCGCCGCCGCACCCTACACATGATAAACACGGAAACTCAGGACCAAATCTTACACTCACATTTTGTGATATTGGGTTACCACAATCTAAATTAGGTCCTTGTTGTCTAATATAATAATTACAGTGTAATGAATTTGTAAAATTAACATTGTTAGTAAATCTGTATGTAATATACATTGTTTGATTACTACCTGATAATATTCCTGTTGTTGACGCATTATCATCACCACAAGTATTAGGTGCAACTAATGAAATTCTAGGTGCCGGTAAAGTCCAGTTTCTATTCGATTTATAGGACATAGCCGCAATTATCTCATCATCGTCAAAAATAACCAACTTATGGTCAGGGAATACTTTACCGACTCTGCTTGGGTATCCATCATCATTCGCATTAGTGTCCCATAAATGATAATATCTCATGCCAGGGTCGTTCATATCCTCATTCTTGTTAGACGTTAGATAATGAACTTGGAATAAATTTAGATTGTCGAATCCTTCGGGGTCAACATAAAATGTTTGTCCTTGGCAACAATTAGGATTTTTATGCCACATAATCCATGGGAGATGTACTTTGAAGTTTCTTGCTTGTCCCGTGGTTTCTACCGGATTATCAGGGTCAATTGACTCCATTGCAAATTTTTCACCATAAAATAAATCTATGGTTTTATTTGTGTAATGGACAATTGCAATAGCCTTTTGTTCTTCTGGGGTAATTGTTATCCTATCATCAAATGAATTATAAAAATAAACTGAACTACTATCAGTTTGTCCGCTTGTTGACATATAACCAAAGAATTCTTTTGACCCAATATAACTTCTTGAATTAAAATAGGAATACCCTTTGTATAAAGAAGGTATTAATCCGGCAGGGTCTTCAGACCAAGGAATATTCATATTCCATATTTTAACATCAAATTGGTCATAACCACATATTGATTCAAAATTGATTACATCATCATTCCAATGGGCTTGTGGTGTGTAACTATCATATATCTCCGTCATGTTAGGTGGATATATTAATATTCTAGCATAGCATGAACTATTAAATACTGTAAAATCGGGTGCCGGTCTATCTAAAACTATACTACCACCACACACTTCTACTATTCTATAAGTTAAAATATGATAACAACTTGACATTGTCATCTCACAAGTGGCAACCGGTTCAGGAGGACATAATGGCACTGGTGTTGGTTCAGGACATGGTGGGTTTGATGGGGTAGGTGTTGGCGTAACTAAACATGGGAATGGTTCGGGTACCGCAGCTGACGCCGATGGTGACGGTGGAGGAGTTGCTGAAGGTGGATATTGTATCGGATTACATCCACAATTATTAAATCCGGCACCATCGTAGTAAATAGTTACAATATCACCGGCTTGTGGTAATCTTAAAGTATTAGCGTTACATGCGTTATATATTAACTCAATAGTGTTAGTACCATTGATAGTTGACATATTTGATACATAGTTAGAATTAACCACATATTGCCCATTTGTTAAAACAGTCCATGAGGTTGGTAAAAATGACGTATCAGCATTAAAAAATCCTCTCATTACTGCCGTATTATACACAGGACTTACTATTGAATCCATGTAAGGAATTCCATAGGTGTTTCCACCATTACCATCAACATAATAAGGGTATTTTACGTACTGTTTGTTTGATTGTGGTACTCCGGCAGAATTATGGTCGTTGAATCCGGCTTCAAGAATATTTGTGTCAAATTGATTGTAAAAATCCTCAAGTCCATTGTACGAAACTTCACTATCACCTATTTGAAAATAGGTAATATTGAATTTACCTTGTGATAATTTTTTTCGTCCTGCGTCAGTAAGTTTTGTATTTATTAATCCTGACGTATTTTTGAGTATATATCCCATTGTCTATAAATATAGAAAAACTTTTTTTATACTGTAATGTTTGAAACACCGCAATTACTACATCCACTTATTGTTAAATTTGTTAATGTAAAATCATCAATAGATTCTCCTATGTAACACTTGTCTATTGAATTTCTTGTTACACTAGTTGATGTAATTAGAGACAGTGTGTCCGTCTTTGAGTATTTTACAGATGTCCAAGTTTCTGTTAAATTATTTACATAAATTACTTTCTGTTGGCAACCTGAATTTGTATTTAGAGTCGTACCTGTATCTGATACCACCGTAGATGCTGTGTAATTAAATGAATTCTTTTTCAGTAAACTACTCGTAACTAAAGTAGCTGCAGTTAATGATGGAGACCTTCTAAAGGTATCCGTATGTATTAAATCAAAAGTTAGAACAACTCCATCGGGTAAATCAGGAGTTACCTTAATAGTCGATGTAAATTGTCTTGTAGTTACATTAGAAGCACTTCTAGGTATTACGTTGCTTGTTTCAAGCGATACTTGGTAAATAGTAGGTCCTACAGGTCCGAACAAAGTAACCTGATTACTGTACGTATTACCTGAAGAATCTTTTATAATTGTATTATAACTGCCAGGTCCTAATTTACTGAACAGTGGTGAAGATTTATATGTTAATCCTCCGTCTATTGAATACTGGTAGGGTGGATATCCTCCTGAAGCCCTAAAAGTTATGTTACCGTCATTTATTATTCCGGTATCTTCTGCGGTAGTAACCGCACTACGAGTTCCTCCACCTGTAACATTTTGATTACAAGAATCTCCCAAAATATCTAAACAATAATTTGTTATTGAAGTTTGTCCCCCCGCGCTTTGAGCGGTTTGACATGGCTCTTCAATAACCCCTCCCGTTACTGTTGTCCCAACTCTTCTACATATACAAGCTCTCGCATTTACTCCTATACCTCCAGGTACAGATATCTGTGCGGGATTACCATCACAATCTGTGTAAAATGCGATTCCGGGGTAAGTACTTATTGTTCTAACCGCAATACACTCGCATTGATATCCACCAAGGGTTGTAGTTCCGTCTCTACCCTCCGTATCATTAAATGGTATATCTCCCGTGGATGGATTATTAGTTGTTAAAGCCCCTCCTAAATTATTTCCAGAAACTAAACCGCTAGTATTACCTCCAAGTCCTCCTCCGATTACACTTCCCCCACCGCTTGTGTTGTTATTACTTCCATTGAGGGATGCTGTTCCGACTGTAGTACTTGGAGTACAATTACCTTCATATATTGTTGCAAAACTAGGTGGTGTTGTACCAGGTTGTTGCCATCCTGTTAATGGCGGTATCGATGGATTTGAATTAGTCGGATTAGTATACTTAGGATTTGTTGTAAAATCAATTACCCATCTACCTCCATTAGTAGTTTGCCAAGTAAGAATATACGTACCATCAGAAGATTGCCATGAAGGATACCCATTAATCTGTCCTGTATAAAATAAATCAATTACACCTTCATATAATGGGTCACCAGGACCTTTGATTTGTCTATAAGTAAAACACAAATTTCCGTAAGATGCACATTCACCTAAAATACCTGTAACAGACCCTTGATTTTGCGGGTCCAAAAATACCCACCCTGATAACGGTGTGATATCTGTTGTATAGTTTATAACATTACCTTGGGTTAGTGTGCCGTCTAATACCCAACTATTAGGGACTTGGTCTGTGGACCAATATATATTATAGTTATTATTACTTAAATACTGAGGCATACTGTTTAACAATTCCCCAGTATATGTAAAATACATGTTAATTGTTTGTGGTGGCCTAATATTAGTCAATGTTAAGCAGAATGAAGGATAACTAGGGTCCGGGGTCGGCGTAACTGTTTGTGTAACTGTTGGTGTGTTGGTTAATCTAGTTTCTGTAGGCACTGGAGTTGGAGCGGTTAAAGTACAAGTAGTATAAGCCGTGAAATCACCATAATAATCCACAACAATTGAGCTATAGCTCCCAACACCTAAATTAGTTAGAAGTAATCCATTACCTCCAGTACTCCACGTAACAGTATAAGGTGGTGTTCCACCTGTGATTATTAGTGACAAAGACCCATCAGGTATTGTCGTCAAAGTTGGATTTGCACCAACACATTGAACTCCCATTGGGAATATAACTATAGGGTCACATTCATTTCTTTTTAGTATTCCATTACCACATCTAGTATCTGAACTATAATAGATTGTAGGAGTTGGGGTTGGCACAGGTGGGAAACATCCACCAGTTGACCCTGTACACAATGAACAACTATTATAACTGGTTAGAGTATAATTCGCATCATCTAATATGATTTCACCTGCTGGGGATGAGGAAACACTTATGGCCCTCACACATCCTGACAAAATTAATGATTCTAAAAAATAGACCTGATTTGACGCAAAACTTGGTTGACCAATATCATTTGCCGATATGGTTGTTCCTAAATTACTACAACAAAATTCAAAATTATAAAAATTAGCAGCCATTTATTTTTAAGTAATCTTTTAATTTATTCTTTAGGTTATACATCTCATATTAAATTCGTAATTACCCCCCGCAAAAGCCGCACAAATAGTAACAATTTCAACGTAAGTTGGGTTTGGTAAAGTTTTTGTAAACTGAAGTTTTATATCAGTATCACTTGCTAAAGAAGCCGGAGTCGGGTAATTCTCCACAACCCCTATTTGATTTCCAACCGAACCAAACAATCTTTGCGGAGTTAATGGAGCAACATCATTAGCAGTATAGCTAACATTTATTGTTCCATTTGAGGTCCAATCTGAATTAGGGAATACTTGAGTAGCATTACCGGTACCAGGAGTATAATTATATTTATTTAATTGGGTGTATTGTATAATTTCATTAATACTAATATTCAAACCCGCATTATCATTTACACCAGTCAAGAATAATGAGTCAGCAACTATGTTTCCATTCCAAATTATTTGGTGTCTAGAATTAGTACTTCCCTGTATTGTTAATTCTGCAATTCCTGTTGCAGACCCCAAATTAACTCTTGTTACAAAATAACCACCTGTTGTATTATTCAGGTTAATAAACCCTAATGTACTATTTTGTCCACATGGTAATGTTGGTAAAACAAATTCTGGTGTGAAACAACTATTACCTTGATATAAGCTAGGGGTTATTACCGCTCCTCCGATAGAACCATATGATAATACGCTATTTGGTTGGGATAAAGTGACTTGATATATATTAGCAGCATCATCAACCAAATAAATTATAGAATTATTTACCAAATCAGGATTAAAGAATAATCCTGAAGGAACACCTACTATAGTAGGTGTTAATTCCAATGTGAATGTAGTCGAATAATCGAAAGTACTAACGATTTTTAAGTAATAATCGACAAATGGTTCATTCAGATTATTTTGAATTAACACATAGAAGTTTCCGTCATTTCCATTAACTATACTTCCTACAACTTCTTCGAAGTTTTCTAAATTAACTTTATTTGTAACAACAGGAGATATTCCTGAAACATTTATTTCAATATATCTATTAGGTGTTACATCCGCATTTGTTGTAATTAATATATTACCTGATTTAACTCCTATTGCATTACCAATCGCAAATCCTAAAGTTATTGTTCTATTATATAAAGCGGTAAATGGATTCAGAGTAATATCCCATTCTCTAATTGAGGTTGAACCGGCTGATGTAGTGTACGCCCACAATTTTGTATTGGTATAGGCAATACTTGGGGTATCAAAATTATATCCATCAACACTTAATAAAGTGCTCGTATCTGAACTTAAAACATAATTATATATTTGGGATGAAGCGTCGGTATATATCATATCACATGTGTTAAATACAGGTCCTGGTATTGGTATAACTTTACATACACAGGAAATGTCATACGAAATTTTGAAATCAACGCTTACTTCAGCACTGTTCAAACTTAATCCACTATCAGTACAACTACTTTGAAGAGTTATACTATTTTGAGCAGGGTCTATGGTGACATTACCAATTGAATCGAAAGATGTTAAAATAGAATCTATCGTATTAAACCACAATTGGTCTGATGGATAGTCACCTAAACTGTTACTTGTATAAAATGGTTGCTCGACAACTGTCCCATCAACACTAATTACCGCAGTAAAAATAGCCTCATTTAAAATACAGTTCGTTTCACCCGAAGTTAAATCGTAAAACCCTTCTAAAAACATATTTTGGGGTCTCTTTAAAACTGTTAAACCATTTGATACAAACTCTGTTTGGCAATAGTTATACGTTTCATATCCACCTCTGTTATTATACCCTACCAAAGTCAATTGATGACTCAATTGGCACCCATTAGCATCGGTAATAAGAACACTATATGTTCCGGCTGAAAGATTAGTTAAATTCAAACCTGTTTGACCATTAACATTATCACTCCATTGTATATTATAAGGTGCAGGCCCTTCGGTTATATAAACCTGAATTGTTCCATCGTTACCAAAATTTAGATTGGTTCCTGCCATAGAAAAATCAATGCTATCAGCTGCGGTTACCGTTACATTTTGTACTTGTGAACATAGTAAAGCGTCAGTTACTGTTAATTGGTAACTACCTGAAAATAAATTGTTAAATGTGACTACGGTCTGTGATGTATTACTAATTGTAGGTTGCCCTGTTAATTGATAACTTAAAGGTAAGGTAAACCCTGAAGATACTCTTGCAGATATACTACCATTACTACCATTACAGGTTGTTCCTGTGGAGGAAGTCGTTACGGTATATTTTTCAATATTATTAATTGTATACGTATTTGTGAAAGTACACGGACCATTTGAAATTGTTAGTGTATATGTGCCGGCGGATAGTCCTTGAAACTGATTTGAGTTCCCGTTTACTGTTTGCTGTATCGAATTACCCGATGGATAAGTAAGAGTATACGTAAATGGGGGGTTTCCTCCAATTAGTGTTATGGGGCTCAATGCTCCTGAAGAATTGTTACAAGTTGAGTTAACAACTCCAATGTTTCCTATAGTAAATCCATTTGGGGTTACAAGTGTTTGTGAAATACTAGTAGAACATAAGGCTGCGTCAGTGATTGTAATGGAATAGTTACCAGATGGTATTCCAGTTAAACTAAATGTTTCGCTAAAAGTAATTAAACTTTGTCCATTACTACCAAGATAATAATATGGAGTTGTTCCTCCTGTAACTACTATGGTTATTTGACCATCATTACCCGAACAAGACGGTGGGATAGTAATCAATTCAGCAACCCCTATCGCCCTTACCATACCTACTGTAACATTTTTTGATTTCCTACATCCTGTCGCATCAACTACTGTGACAGAATAATTACCATTTGATAAACCTGTTATCGAAGGTTCAATACTTCCAGTATTCCATTGATACGTGTATGGTTCGGTTCCCGTTAGGCCGGTTACGAATACTTTACCGGTGTTAGTTGTACATGGTGAATCGTTTACTATGTAAAAACCGTAATCAAACGGAGTTGAGGGTTTAATTATACAACTTTCAGACCTACCTGTACATCCCCCTCCGTCATTTACCACCACATAATAAGTACCTCCTGACAAATCTCTGAAAACAAAATCATCTAAAGAAGAAACTCCTGAAGTAACATAACCTCTTGTGTTTTCATATAAAAAATATTGGGTTAATTGTAAGTTATTATCAGTTCTTGCGGTAATCGACCCGTTTGGTGCATCACAAGTTGTATTTGCATGGTCCAATAAAGAAACACATACTCCATCAGATATTATTACGTTAACTATTTGTCTAGTGGGTGGGACACAACTATCTGTGATTTGTAATGAATACGTGTTTGGTGTTAGATTACTTATAGTTAACTCACTTACCCCATCCCCAAAAGGGATTGGTAATGGGTCGTCAAATGGTGAAAAAAATTGGTAAAAAAACGGAGCCCTACCTTGTACCTGAAGATTGAACGCCCCAAGACCTTGGTTAGTACAATCGCCAGTCACTGATAATCTATATGTTAAACTACATATCGCCATTAATTACAACTTATTGTAAATTCTATACCTACATTTATTTCTAACAAAATACCACTACTGTTCAATGAACATATATTATTAATCACTACAACTTCATCAGTATCTGTTAAATAGTAACTATAACCATAATTAGATAAAGACATTAGGGCTTCATTTATACCGTTATACCAATCCGAATTAGAAGGATAACTCAATCCATCTAAATTATAACCAACTCCATTAAAAAATGGGTACTGCGTTAACTGAATCCCCTGTAATCTGATGTCAACATACCAAATAGAATTTATACTATCCGAAACACATTGATTTAAACTCAATCCATTATTGGTTAAATACTTATTTACAATGTTACCTAATATAGCGGCAAAACTTTGTATTTGACTTGAGTTCGGATTCCATGGATATAGGGAACAAGTCGCTGTTTGAACGGGACAATTATCTGTGAATATATTATCCGTAACGGTACAGGGTTTGCAGGGTATTGCAACAATCTGGCAACCAGCCTGTCTTCTCCAAACATATTTTTGTCTGTGAAAAATTGAATTTTCATATTTGATACCTGTATTCCATAAAGTTGTTGCGGGTATCATCTGTTCAACTAGTCTAATCCAATAATCCCCCATATCCTGAACATACTCCATCATACTTTGGTAATTGAAGTTGTTATTTTCAATTCCCACATTTTTTTGTGATTCTAGGTATCTCCAATATATTGATTCTAAAGTCGGGTATGCTCCAAAATATTGTCTGTTTCTAACATTGATTGTGTTCTGCCAAAATGTTTGAGCAAATTCAAAAAATGTTTTCTGTCTTGGTTGTGGATTAATTACCGTCCAATCGACCCCATCTCTACTCGGATACATAGTATAAGGGTCAGGATTACACCTTGTAGGTTGTACCCACCCAAGTCCTTGGTTTGCAATAGGATAATTATATTGTCTTGACATATACCACACATCATATAACAATCCTTGTCCAGGATTCATGAATAGGTCTATGTTCTTGGCATTTAATACTAACTTTTCATTATCAACATAATAACGAGCGTTAAAGTTACCATCTAAATTTTCTCTGAGTCCAGTTTCAGCATCAGTCCAACTCTTATTGTTATCGGGTATTTGAGTCAATTTGAAACCCATGCTCATATACGGGAAATTTCTATATCTATCTAAATAAATTTGTCCATATGTATATGGGATTAAGCTCGTCTGATAGTCAGGATTTGCCCCTGTGAATACGCTTGTTGTTAAATTAGGTTGAGCCGGAGACCTATGTTTTGGCGTCGATTCAAACCAACCACTACCAATCTGAAAGAAGTAATTTTCTGTGTCATTAGGAGCAATCGGATATCCTTGTTCGTCAATCGGATAAGCACCTATCCCTATATTAACATCATCAATAATAAAATTGGTGGTAAACCCTGTATATTTAACCCCGAATATTGAGAACACATCTGTCGGGTCTAAAACCGCGACCTGTTCCAAATAAGTACCACCCGATATAAGAGCAAACTTTTTATCAAATTGACTTAATTTAATCTTTTGGTCCGCAACATAAACATATTCATTAAAATCAACAAGAGCATCGGGAGCCCCAATCAATCTCATCAATACCTCAATTGATTTACGAGTACCCTTTGATTTGAATAGAAAAGCCGCGTTTAGACATAAATTTCTATAATATTGATAATTTAACTCATCGGGTGTTTGTTGTATTGAGACTCCCGCAAAGCTAGATTTATCATTGTTTTTTTGTCCGAAAACCGAACTTAAAAAGTCTGAATTAGTTATTGGTGATATGTCAGTGTTAAACCCTAAAGTTTGAGCTAAATTCTTTAAAAGTTGTGAAGGTATATCATTTCCGGTGTTATAATTTACGGAATTCATAAACCCTAAAGCGGTTATGTACTTTTTAGTATCATCGAAACTTCTACCAAAAATTTGTAATATTTTTTCAACTTTTTGTCCTTGTGTATCAAAGTCTTTAAATGCCCCTGTCACTAAAAATCTACTTACCAAGTTGGTCAAGTATCCATCAAAATTCTCACTAGCTTCACCTATCTTTTCAATATAGTTTGTAAAATTAGGCGTTCTGATATCCAAATTCCATCTTCCATCTAAAGGCCAACTTATATTTTGTGTTGCAACATAAAATCTTCCATCATCAGCCTCAAGTGGTATCTTAAATGCAGCAGTATAAATCGGAGTAAGATTTCTGTTTAATAGAAAATTTTCAACCTCGTCTAAATCTTCGTTGAATACTTTTGAGACTTGTTGGTCGTTCGGTCTTATTATAAGAGTATCACTAACATCAGTAACCCCACTGAACGGTCTTCCCTCAACATATATTTTTAATACCCCTGTTGATAAACTATCTGTAGGAATAATTCTTTTGATGTTGTATCCAACACCATTAACATACAATGAATAATTAATATATTCAACCGTCATGTTCCTGAGTGGTGATACCTGAACTTCCTTTAACTGTAAATTACGTGTTGCGTTTACTGTAAAATCAACACCAAATGGGTTAGCCATTTTAGCAACGGATATCTCCATACTACTTTGGTCATCGATTGGGTAATATACAATATTGTAAGCCGTCGCACCCTTGGTGTAGTCCATACCAAGTTTATTAACTTCAATACCCGCGGGGAACTTACTAATAACCGTTGTTATAGATGCCGACATCCTTTTAGACATCGAACCATACTGAACAAAATTTGTAATTTGAGATAAATCAAAATTAGGATAAACCTTAAAGTTATTCTCAAATATTAACTTTGATTGATTTACTGACCCGATACCAAGTGAGTCCAAACTAACTGGGTCTGAAAATGTACCGGTATTAAATGTTCTATTAACTTTTTCTACGACCCCTGTTGAGAACTCGAAATTTGCTTGCGTTAACCCTCCTCCCGTGGTTAGTTGAAAACCTACGAGATTGTCAGAAAAACTACCCTGGCCTGAAGCCTGAGGGGGACAAGTAAATTTCTTTATCGCCATTAAGATGTTATATTTGTGAAGTTTTTACTAAAATCAATATTATCTCCTCTGTCTTCCCTAACCTCAAACAATAACTCATTGAATTGGTCACGTACTTCATATAGGTTGTATTGTTTGTAAATGTTATTAGATGTGTCGTACATTGTGTAAATTCCATCATCAATAGATTTGGTCTGATTACCAAATAGAGCAATTGCAAGAGTAGAGAAGTCATGTTCTGCAATCTCCACATCCAAAGTTATTGGATTAAAGAATGTATTGGTTATTATAATATTTTGATTTGGTTGTCCAATATAAGGAATGGCGTTTGGCTTATTTGTTGGTGATGATGATGGTGTTAGGGTGCAAAAAATCAAATTTGTATTTGTATCTGTATAACGATATCTTATCGCCTTTTGTGATGTGTTTGTTAGGTTTTGAATAACAGGTTCACAAAAGAATGACGATGTAATAATTCTGAAAAAGTTAGGTATTTTGGTTCCATCTGAATTGAGATACTCAATTCTAAAACCGACCAATCCTTGGTCAACGAATTTATTTCTATACTCCGATGGTACAGAATTTAAATCAATAACTAACCCTCTCACGTTCGGTAATGCGGATAAAACACCACAATCCAAAATAGTTGTTCTAATTTGAGTGGGTCTTACAAAAATGGTATAAATTCCCAACTTATTAAATGTGTCGGCAGGTAAAGTTAGATTATATAACCCACCCAATATTTCTATGCCAGCGTTACCACCAGTATCATCATTACAAAAGTATGGTTTTAGAATTGCACCTGAATCTAATTTAGTTAATATAAAATTGTCAGTTTCGTCTCTAGATGGAGTATAATTCAAAATTATCTCAACATCCTCGGGACTAACGTCTGCCGGTCTTATTGTACCATATGTTCCTGTTGCCATATTATTTTATTTTTTAACCCTTATACATAAATATGAAAAGTTGGTTTTTATTATTGTGTTTTTATAGTAAAGTAGCTGTACCCATAGTTTCTTAAATCACCAAATGTTGCAATCTCACCTAATCTTTGTATTTGTTCAAGTGCGGTATTCTTACCTCTTTCGATAAATACGTTTGAAAGTATTTCGGGTTCACTTACAACATTCATTAACGCTTCATCCTTTGTTATTGCAGAACAAACTAAAAAGTCAGTACATCCTGATGAATAAACACTGAATGTAGTTTTACCATCTGGGTAATCTCTATATTCTATATCGTTTATGGTATATGCGGTAAATGAATTGTTTGCGGCTACTCCCTTGAAAACCGCAACCGTTCCTGATGCCCCTGTTATTTTTTGGTCAATTCTATATTTTGTTGGTCCATAAAGTTCAACTAATGATAAGGAAGATGTGGTATACCCTGTTATCAAAAACGGAGTTGGTGTAAATTCACAACACGGATTATCTGTTTCACATTCCGCATCATATTGAATTATATAATTATATGATATAGGTGTTGCCGACCAATTACCACCAGCCGGTATGAAAAATGCTTCCCCATTTGGGTTGTCTGCAATAATATCAGTATATGGTGTAAAAACTTTCTTCTTTATAACATTGTATCCCCAAGGACTTAGACCTGACATGCTTATCTCAAACTCACCATCTGAAGCGTATGTGTGAACATATGGTGTAGGAGCCGTTGAATTAACAGTTTCTGTCGGTGTTCCGTCACCCCAATCAATTTGATAATTAGCAAATTTTAGATATCTCTTGAATTGTTTATCTGATGTATTGTAAAAAGAATAGACGTATGGGGCCGCCACAGATGATTGAAACAAAAAGTTCATCATGGTATCCTGTTGGGTAACCATACCGTCGAACACACTATAATATCCTACATCGACTGTGTTTTCGGTTAAGAAAATCGGTACCGTTATATTGAGAATTGAATTTCCATTATCCGCCGACACGATTTCGGTCATAGACGAATAAATGTATACGGTATTAGGTGTTTGTCCTGTCAGGGGTGGTGGTGGTTCATCGCAGCAAGGATTTTTATCTTTAGGGATATCATAATCCTGATAAAATATTTTTGGAAATATTTTATCACTGATAACCTCGGGTGATATTCTTATATTATAAATCCTATCTTGCATTATGATGGGTTAATATATTCATACCAATTTATGGGTGACCCTGTTCCTATTCTTGCACCGCTAGAATTATATATTTTATATGTGTAGTTATCGTAATCTAAAACGACTTTTCTATAAAAATATTTTTTAGTATCAAATGATGTTGGGTCGGGTAAAGTATTTGGTTTAACTGTCATCATTCTTACGAATACCCCCAATTTAGCATCGAAGAATTTGGCACTCATGTAGAAAGTGTCCAAGTTGAGAAACTTTTTATCTCTCATCCAATAAAAGAAAAAACCTTCTCTATTTTTAGTGTAATCTAATTTAAATTCAGGTCTCTCAACTAACACGGGTGGTAGATAAGGACTAATTGACACAGAATTTTCCTCACCAGTTTGTAATGGAAGAATTACAGTAAAATAAATTGTTTGATTAGCGTTATCGGGTGTATTATAAAAATCAAGTTTAAAAAATGACCTTTCAAATCCATTACTTATATAGTAGTTTTCTTCTGTGGTAAAACCTTCAGCTTGATAGTCGTCTACCCAATCAGAATTTAATTCGTCAAAAAAATAAAATTTGTAGTTTACACTAGTTTGTTGGTCGGACCCATATTCTTCGTGAGCAAATCTAAGGATATCAAAATCTTTTGCCAGTCCAATAACTTCAGCAATAGCGTTTTTTTCCCATATTTCAATACTATCACTCTGACCAACGCTATCAAATTTCAATTCAACAGGAAGTTGGATTGACTTTGTTCCGATTGGTATTGTAAAAAGATATTTGTTATTCGCACCCATCTATTACCATTAATTGAGTTATATTATACTCCTTATAATTAGTACCTTCAGGTATAATTCTAAAAGTTATATTTCGATATATATGGTGTCTTCCATTCATGAAAGGCCAATTTGTTCCTATACCAGTGCTATCTATGTATCCATATTCGTATAAATCTCTCCAAACAAATACATTCCTATTCTCTGAAAAATATGCGTAATCAGGTACTCCAACGGTATTTTTCACATCACCCTCCTCCAAATAATCAGAGTAGTCTCGTAGTGTTACACCAAAGTGAGGTTGATAATAATACCCAAATGGATTATTTGGTGGTCCATATGATGTATTAAAAGTATCACTGTTAAATCTTATTTTATGGTAGTAAGTAGCAATCTCATATTCCTTTTGTTCATAATCATTCCATTCACAAAAATCTCCGTCTAATGTATCTCCAACATTTGGGGTGTTTGTATAGGTAAAGGTAAATGGTGACCCCAATGGACTTGTTCCCAAAGGTGGTGGAACAGTATACGAACTGGTTGCAATATCAATATCTGAAAATCCATTACTATCAGTCCACCATGTTGTAGGAGTTTTTAATATTGGGTCAGGTTGTAAATTAAATTCCCAACCCTGTTTTAAACTTTTAGTGTAACCAAAATAACCTCTCCATACGGTCGTGTAATATAATTTAGTAACTGGTCTTCCTTGATTATCTACCAAATTATTTAAATCAACATCACTATTAAATGACAACGTATAAGTTTGGGAACCTTCCTTGGTTGATATTCTCTCGTATTGATTAGGGGTATATGGTTCTCTTTCTAATTTAGCACTAGTTTTAAATATGTTTTGTTCATATCCGCAATTAACTAAAGCCGACGCCTTGGGTGGGGTAAGAACTTTATGTCTTCTTACATAATATTCAGAAGTAGTTTCATTTTGATTATCTCTCAAAACAACTCTTTTGAATGTTGATTTTAATCCGCTGGATATTGAAGTAAATCCAGGGTCTTGAAGATTAATGACGTATTCATCACTACCGACTGTACCGTTACCTATCGAATACACTTGAAATAAATCAATTCCTCCTAAATTGAATGGTGATTTGAATTTAATAAATTCTCCTTGTGATACATTATGTTTTATGGGACACCATAACTGTATTGTTTTCAATCCATTTGTAGTAGTCAATTTAATTACAAATGGTATCCCGTCCGAAGCAATCCAACTCACACTTTGTTTACCTGATAATCCAGGAATTAAAAAAATTGCCGACATTGGTTGTGTTGTATCATTTTCATGAGGATAAGTCATACAAAAACTCCAATTATATCTCGCAACATCCTTTGGTCTAAAGATAAGATGTTGGTCTGGTGGTTGGGTGTAATATGGTTGATTAAAATCATTTCGAATAAAATCAAACTCATTATATTGTGGTAATCCAATCCATGTTACCGCAAGTCCCGCACAAGCGTCTTTGGCAGCTTGTTCAGAATTCAAATAATATAAATTGTTAATGAATGGTTTATAATATGAGTATCCTGAATATGCGTTTTGAAATATAACACTGTATTTAGCAACAGGTCTAAAAAATGTTGACTTCTGTCTTTCGTCATTAAAAACTTGTTCAAGACTTATGTTCGCACTTCTATCAAATTCAATTAATAACTTATTATTTTGAACCAATGGCACTTTCAATCCTGTGTCGGTATCCGGTGCCGATTTATATCTTAAAGAACCTAATATTATACGTGTGTCATTAATATTTCCCATCTTTAATATACATTTTTCTTTCTACCATCAATCCATTTAGTTGTAAATCTATCAAACGCCGATGAACCTTTTACTAAACCAAAATAGAAATAAAATGGTGCAGTATTATTAACTTTACCAACATTTCCTATATCTCTAGGACTAAAATAAGTTTCACTACCTACTGAAGGGTATGCAGCATCTGTTAAGTCATTATAAGTATTAGATATAAACCCTTTGAAATAAGATTCATTGTCTTGTTGGTTAGGGGTCATTGTTCTTGAGCCGAAAGGTGTTGAAGTACTTAGTCTGTCTATACTTTGATATTTTACGTGATTAAATTGTCCGGCAGATATTGGTAAAGTATCCCACTCATTTAATTGGTCACCAAAAATACTATCACCACTTGAGTTTGGTTTTACATGCCACAAATACATTGGTATCTCTTGTGAAAAGATTGGGTTCTCGTCAAAAGTACAAGGAAAGATGGGGTCACCGCCAGGTGAGACGATTGTTCTTTTTGGGGTAATCCAATCTCTTACCTGGCTATCCGCCGAGAAAAATACTCCAAATACACCTTTATCAGAATTCGCCCTACTAAAGAATATATCATTAGGGTCAGTGTATAAACCAGTGTCAAAAGCAATCACTCCTAATTGTGAATTAATTGCCAACATTTGAGCGTAGTCACCATCAACTTTAAGATTATCTCTACTAAAATATTTTTTAACGGGGTCATTATTTGCACCCGCCTTAGCCGATGTTTTTATTATATCTCGTATACTTGCGGATACTAATCTTTGAATTATGAATAAATTTAATAATTCGTCGACATCTTGAAAAGTTGTAGAGTCAAGTCTATCCACAACATACCCTTGAAATTCATCACTATATGATAATTCATCCATGTAATCATTTCTAGGTCCCAAATCCATCATTGTTGTTGGGTTACCCAAAATTCTTCTATTACCATCTAAATCTCGGCCTCTAATTGTTTTGTCACTAGTTCTACCGATATATCCAGTGGTTTCACTATAAGGTGTTACACGATAATAAAAATTATTATTCTGATAATCAAAGTAAGCCAAGTGAGTACAATAGCAAGAGTACGGCTGATTAGGTCCTATGGTTCCGTTTGTAATGTTTCCATTCGCATCATATGTTGGTATATCTTCACCAGGACTTGTATATCTTGTTTGTACTTGCAACGGATACGCAAATAACGTTCCGTTCACCCATTGATTTGTAAACATGTGACCCCAAACGTTTCTACAAGCGGCAAAACTAATTCTGAGTCTTAATAACCACTCATTCATAAGATACTTATCAGTCTTTCTTGATTTCCAAGGGTCGGTTATTAGCTTATAACATCCATAAGCCATTATTTTATCTCCATCACACCCATAACATTTTGATTCACTATCACCATTACAACAATTATTTGTAAAACATGGGTGTGTAACAGGCTGGACAAAAACTTCACCAGCACTATTAACATCGTAACATTCAAGAGGCACAACTCCATCACAACTAAAACTTCCAGCGATATTTGAAATTGGGGTATTTTCCGTATCTTGTTGGTTTTCAATATTATCTGCTTGATTAGACGATACCGGTGGTGGGACAATTGCCGGCACTTCACCATCTAAAGGAATGATTGATATGTCTAATTGGGGATTGTTAAACCCAATCATAGAAAGGGTTGTTGTAGGTAGTGCGTTAGTCGGAGGTAACGATACCTCGGGTTGTCCGGCATTTGTTGTGCCATTTGGGTTAGTGTCTTCAGGTGTGTCTGAAACAGGTAATCTGTCTGACCTCATAACAAATTTTCTACCACTACCTCCAGGTTGTAAGTCAATATAAACACCCAATGACGGAGATGAAAATCTAGCCCCATAATAATAATGTTGTAACATTCTACATCCTATATCATCAGGGGGTGGAGAAAGGAATGCATTTGAGTAGTCAAACGTCATTGGGTTAGTTGATTCCGGTATATATAATAAAGAACCTCCCTCAACAATTTCTCCCTTAAAATACCCTCTATTTCTTCCGTTTACAAAAGTATTAAACTCATTATCATTGTCCCCGCTAGCAACTGATGTATCATATGTTGCAAAATCGGGTTTATTATCCCCATAATTAGATGTTATATCAAACCATGACTCTTTATTATAGTTGTTTAAATCATCAATCTTTATTATATCTTGATTACTCGTAGCATCACTAAAATTACTAACAGTAACATCATTATAAGCATCTAAATCAGCACCAGCCGGATTAGTAGAATCTAATGCAGAATAATATAATGGTTTTAGACTATTGAAGGGTGTAAATTGCACAGGGTCAGGAGTAAATCCAAACGTATCATAAAATAAATCATTACCGCTATAGGGGTCAGAATTATATGAATTAGTTAAATTATGTTTAACAGTTCTCATTGTGGGTTGTATCGGTATATTTTGGTACGCCATAAATTGTTCAGTTCTAGTCAAATTAAAGAACCCATCGTCAGTAAGCGTTTCCCCAAAAAGAGCACTTAGGTCGTATTTACACATAACTTTAGTAGAATGAGGGTCAACCCCTCTAACCATGAAAACAACCCTATAATCTGAATAATCGGGTAATACGTCCATGGGCCTCTTGATTTCAGTGGCCTGAGAAATGACATTTACATCCGCACATATTTCTGGCGGTGATGAAGGCGGCATAGAGCAAGGTGTTGATAAGTTTGGTGAAAAAAGACTATTTTCATATGTGTTAGTTACAAAATACATCCCCCCATTCAAAAATCTGTGAGCAAAACTATTAGGGCTCGTACCCTCACTCGCCGCTTGAATTAAAAAAGTCCCAACAGTTCCAGTGTATATTACTTGAAAATATTCATCGTCAAACCCAAATCTTTGAGCCCCTAAACTTTCTTCGGAGCCAAAAATTTCATAGTCAACTGTTTTTGCCGCTTGTTCAGGTCCTGTAGTTGGGTTAATTTTATGATTAGCATATGTAATAGTTTTATTAAAACTATACCCTTGTTGGGCGGCATCATCAGGATTTGAACCCGATACCCAACTTGGGTCGGTAACTCCTGTTATCCCTCTACTTCCAAATTGATTATAACCTGATATTGTTTGACTAGAATAGTATATTAAATTTGGGTCAGTAGAAGGTTGTGTTTTAGAAAACCTTATCAAGTCACCCTGTCCCACAACTTGAGGGTTCTCCCCTATTCCATCATCAGGAGGTAATGGAGGCATAACCATAGCAAATACATTATCAAAGTGAAATTTACCAGCATTAGCCGTGGCATTTACATTAAAAGATACTTTAATCCTATTTACACCACCTCCAGGATTTATAGTCGGGTCTGTTGGGTCCTCATCAAAAAACTTCGCTTTTGTGTTAAACAAATTCATTTTTTCTGAATAAGGAATGCTTTGGGTAAATGTGCGTTTTGTAGTACTTTCTGTCTCCCCATCACCATCAGAACAAGCAAAATTTGTGGGGTTATCTAATGTTATAATATTAAATAATTCCGGTATGGTAGTAGTCGTTCCTAGTTGATAGTTAGTTGATAAAGTTTGTGGTAGACTGTTAGTTGAGCCAGGTGGTATTGTTGATGGAGTTGCCAAATTACTAGATATTTGATTCGGACCATCACTTTGAGTACATTCACACAATTCACAATCAGGATAAGTCAATAAGGGTAAATTAATACCTTGGTTTTCACACTTATCATTCCATTCATTACATTTACCCGTCCATTTATTACATCTCCAATTACCAAAACCCCTAAGTACATTTGAACTACAAATCATTTGTTTTAATCCACAAATAAAGTCCTTTATTTTACAAATTGCCCAAGCAACTATATGGGCAATGAAGATTAATATTGTTAATATAGGTTTAGCAATAAGAGCCAATATTGACATCAAAAGATACAACAAATCAAACTGAAATTGGGCATCATTAGCCGGAAATGGACTATTCGTACTTTCACAAGTTTCATCCAAGATATCTCTAACAGATATAAATTTTTTAACACCCGAATTTGACCTGTATTCGGATATTAATTCAGAAACAGTATAAACTTTATTATACCTCATTTCATAAAATCTATCTATACAATCAACCGCTTCTTGAACCATTCTCTGTCCAATTGATGTTAGATTATTGGCAGAGTCAGTAAGACCATAATCTCTCCAATTTACGCTGAAAGCATATGAAGCTTTAACCATTTTGAATCTATTGTCATTGTAGTCAGTTGTTGGGTTAGGTGCGTTACATTTAATTTCTGTTGATGGATAGAAAGCATATGGGTCATTGTCTGGGTCAGGAGTTGATGTAATAGTGGTGGGTCCTCCTATGGTTACGACAGTCTGATAGTCATCCCATCCCCATTCCTTAATATTAGGAACTAAAAAAGAAGCTCTTTTAATCTTTCCTATTGTTGCAGGTTGAGCCCAGTCCACTTTGAATCTATACCTTGCTCTTGTGGGAACCCCCACTTTAGGGTCGTTAGAAAAGGTTCGTTCTCCAAATTCATTTGTATATACAAAATCCAAATTCATCGGCACATCTATCAACCATGCTCCATTATCATCAATAACTTGCCCACCATCTTCTAACTGATATTCTTCAAGCACAGGATAACCATCACTATCAACTCCTATTGTTTGTCTTATTGCCAAAATAATTCCAGGACCGGCAATTAATTGACACAAATTACCTAACTTTCTATTAACTTTACATTTTCTTTTGACCGCTCTTTTATCTTGGTTAGATATAATTGACCCCATAAAAATAGCCGCCGGTAACAACTGAATTCCCGCCTCTTTTGATAAATCAAAATCCGTTCTTGTAATACCTAATTCACAAATTTCAGGTTGTCCCCACAATGGATACACTTCAATTACTCTATTAAAACTTAAAAGTTGTGGTAAGGTATCTAAAGTATTTGATGAATTGAATCTAACCCCTGATATTTGATTTTCTGTCGCAATCCCCAATCTTATTAAATCTTGTGGTGACAAAGAAAATTCTCCAATGTCTGATAAATCAATATCAACGTGAATAGTCTGACTTCCAAGTGGCACACCAAACAACATAAAGTCACCACTATCATTTGTTTTAGCCGTGAATTTATAATACTTATCATAAACTTCTATAAGAGTAGGATTTGTAAGTACGTCGTTTCTTGATGGGAATGTACCTGTTGGTGTGTGACCTCCGTGAGACTTTGTATATGGTAATAAATTATATCGATACCCATCGTCATTAACATCATCCAATGTTTTGTATGGATATAGTTCAGATATTACAGGATTTTCTTCGTCTTCTGTGGTTAGTGGGATAAATACAGATACTTTACAGTTAGGTAACCCCAATCCATTATTTGCGGTTATTCTACCAATAACAACACCATAATCAGCACAAACTCGATTATAAATGTCACTTTGTAATATCTTGAGTGATAATATTTCTAAGGATTCAAAGTCTTGTTCTAACTGTACCTTTATTGATTTGTCTTTTCCGACTTCCGTCCTAATCCTATATGATTTTGGCATTACTACTCTATTTTTTAATAAATAGTTTATTGTCTATTTTCAAAAGATAGAGGAGATACTAATAAAATAAATTATCAAGAAAAATTGACTGACTTAAAGTTCTTTACTCTAACTGTTATGTCCTTACCGGGAAATCTAATTTGGTAAGTTTGGTTTGGTTCCGCAAATAAAGTATCGTCAATTAATTCAATTTGTCTTGTTTCAGGGTCAGAGTATCTTTGTGAAGTTTGAGATGAGGAATATTGACCTCCAACCAAATTATAGAATGTAATATTCGCTAATGTAATAACCCCATTTTCATTCTGAATTTGTCTTCTCAATTCTGAAACATAAACATTCTCACCCATCTGTCTGTTCAATGGACTAAAGAAGTTTGTTACAATATTAATCACTTGAGATATTAAAGCTCCTTGATTTTGACTACTATCTAATACAACTTCAATTATTATTGAAAGGTCAACCACATTTGCCGACATAACTGATATGTAATCATTCAACATTCTGTAATTAGACAAATAATTAGCAACATTATTTTTCAAAGTATTTGAGATGACCTCGGTTAGATTACCTGTCTCATCGTAAGCCAACATTTGAATTTTAATTTTATTATTTTCTTCGGTAATCGCCACTTTAGCCGGTGCCCCGAATTGTGACGGCATTGTTCTTATGATTGAATCATAGTCATTTACAGTCACTGCTCTGTTTTGAGCAGCAAAATTAAATCCTACTAAATTTCTAACCTCTTCAACCGTTGGTATATTCGCACCACCTATGGCCGCCGTCACATTGTTACATTTTAATGAATTAACAACACTCGTATTAACTGAAGAAGATGGACCATTTACGTAAAAAGAAACCGTTCCTATTTGTGTTATTACATTAACACCGACATTACTACTTAATCCCCCTCCAATTCTATACTGAACGAACAATGTTGTATTTGACTTTAACGTACTACCCAAAGCAAAGTTGTTTGAATATTTATACAAATCCAACTTCATCCCGTTTCTCGCAAATTCTCTTAATTGTTCATCAGCAGATTGACTTCCTCCTCCAAAGGTCATTTTCATATAACCTTCAGGTGTAAATTCGGTAATAAACTTATTAGAAGTTGTGATATATTTTCCTACTTTAATACCAGGTGAGTCGGCGGTTTTAGTTGGGTCTTCAACAAAAACTCTATCTTGAGCAAGTGCTTGTACTTCATACCATCTATTATCTAAACCTAAAAATTCTTGGGTAGATGGTACACTTGCATACTGTGTTCCATCTTTTAATAAAACACTTGTAACTCCTAACACATTTTTTTCAGGTAAAAAAACTTCATAAAAAGGTTTCACATCATTTGGTGTAATAACCTTCTTAAATACTTTTGTAATACCGTTAACAACTGTCTCTCTTTTAGTGATTGTATAATTAATAAGGATATTATTTGAATCAAAATTTGGTATTACCAACCTGTTTGATGCACCTTCAGCATTAACCGCTGAAGAAAAATCAATGTCATATACAGTTTCAAAAACTTGTCCGGCGCCATTAACTTGTGACCCTCTTCTTAATATACCGCAATATCTCAAATCTTCTTTATCTCCGAATGCCGGTACCGTAATTGATAAATCAACTAACGCAACTGATGGTCTTTGTCCTGGTACCTTTAAACCGTAAGTTCTGGCAATATTATATATTGATGACCTCTGTTGAGCGTATTGTAATACTGTTTCTTGAATACTTCTATCTATGTTGAAGTGGAGGTTGTCGGTTACCGCAGCGTTCAAATCCAACAATACCGAAAACACGGCAGCGTCATTAACATTGTCAATGAGGTCGGGGTAATACGTTCTTGTAAAATTAATAAGTTCGGTCCTTATTGCTTCAAAATCCCTGGTGGTATATGATATTTTCTTATTTGCCATGTACTATTAAATATTAATTATAACAAAATCACTACTATTAAAAACACTATCTGTAATTGTGTAGTCAATTCTTACAACCGCGGTATGCTCCATTTGACCAATACCCGGTACTCTATAAACTTTCTGCCCATCATCATTTACGTATTCACCCTTTCCTTCTTCACCTTCAGACGCCGCTTTAACAGAAATTTGAGTGATTGTTAGATTAGGTAAATATTCTTGTACCGACTCACGGATTTCCGCCTCTATTTCAGAAAAAGTTGGTCCATCTAATGGCTCAAAAATAAATTCATATAATCTTGTTCCAAAATCAGGTAAAAAATATCTAGTACCTTTTCTTGTTAAAAGAAGGTGAATTAAATCAGTTCTAATTTCCTCATCTGCGGTTTGAGTTAAAAACAGATACTTACCAGTCTGCGAATCCGCAAAAGGAAAATTTATACCGTATGTATTACCTAAAGCCATTTAATATAAATACTAGTCCGTTTGTTTTATATTATAGTAGTAACTATCACCATCTTCCGCAACCCACCTATCTGATAAAGTTTCAACAGAAGGTAATTCGGTATCAACTTTTATTTTTTTTGGTTCTATCGGAAACTTATTTGTTACCCAATTTGAGTCTCTCCAATAAATTCTATTATTTGGTTGGCATAATAAGTAACCGTCATCGGCAATAAGTATGTGCCCACACTTATAATCCGAAGGTTCGTCCGAATATGGATTTCTATACCAATCAACCGTCATTAAATAAGTTGCCCAAATTTTTGACCCATCCCTTAAAACAACTTCACAGCGTTTTTCATATAAATATTCATACGTGGTTACCGTTACATTCTCTGAAAAACAATCCCATAATTGTTTAAAATGAAAAGGTATGTCATTGGTGGGTTCTTTTAAGAATATTTCAGAGATTGGTACTCGTGACCTCATCATACCATAATCGGTCATTACGTGAAATGTTAAAATTTTACCGGCAATTGATTGTATCGCGAAAGCATAGGCTTTATGAAACTTATTATCATCTTCAGGATTTTTAGTAAAGTGAGAAACCCTCACTAAACATTTAAACAACTCTATGTTCTCATTATAAACTGCCATAACTATAAATATCTAAAATAAAAAATCCCGATTTCTCGGGATTTTGTACTATGATGAACATCCGAAACATTCGAAATCGGAGTTCGCTGGTTTTGGTGGTAAATTCATACTACTATAATCAACCTTTGGTGGTTCAGGTGTTACATTTGGTTTTGTTGTTTTTGATATATCAACTGCCAAGTGTTTAGCCCCTGTTGAAATCGCCTTTGTTCTAACATAGTAACAAAGTGTTTTCAATCCCCTTTCCCAACTATAAAAATGTGATGATGAAATCTTTGACAAAGATGGATTTCCCATGTAGATATTCATTGACTGTGATTGGTCAATAAATGGTCCTCTGTCTGATGCCATCTCAATCAATTCTTTTTGAGATATTTCCCAAATTGTTTTATACTTTGGGATTAAGTGTTCAATTCTTTTAACTTTTTTGTTGTATTGTCTGTCTTCGGGGTCAAGGTAATTATTGAAGTTAATACCTTGAATGGACCCTTCGTTTAAAATTATCTCATTCTTTAGGTCTTCACACCAAATACCCAACTTTTCAAAGTCGTTAATCAAATACTTATTAACAATCATGATTTCTCCCCCAACAACTCGTCTGTTAAAAATAGCCGAGTGAGCCGGTTCTGTCATTTCATACGACCCTGTAATTTTTGCCGATGACGCCACAGGCATTTGAGCCGTGAATAGAGAGTTACAAACTCCATAATCTTTAACTTCTTCTTTTAATGAATTCCAGTTCCACCTTCCTGAAAGTTCAGACTCAGTTAATCCCCACATATCGAATTGAAATACTCCTTTTGACATTGGTGAGTCGTTGAAATAATTGTAGGGTTTGTATTCTCCTGACTTACAGAGAGAGCAACTTTCAGTTACCGACGCAAAATAAATTGTTTCAAAAATTTCTTTATTAAGCTTACGAGCTTCTTCTGACGTAAAAATATAATCCATCAAATAGAATACGTCGGCAAGTCCTTGAGTACCTATAGCAATTGCTCTCTGTTCTAAACCGCCCTTACGTCCTTTTTCTGTTGAGTAGCTATTAATATCAACAACTTTGTTTAGAGCTCTTACTACTTTGCGAGTTTCTTCATATAAAAGTTGGTGATTGAATTCTCCATCTTTAACAAAGTTCTTCAATACCATTGAAGACAATGTACAAATTGCTGTTGTATTTTCATCAGTATATTGGTAAATCTCATTACAAAGGTTTGATTGTTTAATAACACCAATGTTTTGGTGATTGGTCTTTTTGTTGGCGTTATCTTTAGAACACAGATATGGTACTCCAGTTTCAATTTGAGATTCAATAATTTTTGACCAAACTTCTTGGGCTTTAACTTTTTTACCAAGGCCCATATTAACCGCCTTATTATAATTTTCATCATATTCTGTTCCAAAACATTCTTGTAGTGGCTTTAATCCTGACTTTGTGATGTCATTAGGACAGAACAAATACCAATCATCATTCTCTTTAACAGCTTTCATGAAGTTATCAGGTAACCAAAGAGCCGTGAATAAATCTCGAGCCCTCAATTCTTCAGCACCGGTATTCTTTTTAATATCTAAAAGGTCAAAAATGTCTTTATGCCAAGGCTCAAGATAAATTGCCGCGGAGCCAGGACGACGACCTTGTTGATTGAAGAAGCGAAGTGATTCATTAACAATCTTTAGATACTTCAGAAGTCCTCCTGCGTATCCACCTGATGATGAAATACGACTTTCCTTACTACGAATGTTTGACATTGAAAGTCCGATACCAGCGGCGTCAGATGAATAAGTTGAGATATCTCTCATTGTATTCAAAAGACCTTCTCTTGAGTCAGAATCGTTATAATGAAGAACACAAGAGGCAAGTTGTGGTACTTTTGTACCGGCGTTAATCATAATAGGAGTTGCCGGTGATATAAGTTGGCTTGACAAGGACTTGTAATATTCCACCGCCTGTTCAAATGACTTTGTCACCCAAAGAGCCACACGCATATACATATGTTGTGGTCTTTCAACAGTTTCACCACTTGGTAACTTTAACAGATACATTTCTTGTAGTGACCTCCAAGCGAAGTAGTCAAAGTTATAATCATTATCGTGATTGATAACCTCATCAATGTTACTTGGTCCGTATAATTCAATGGTTTCCATCAACTTATCATTAATAATACCATCAACGTGTAATGTATGCATTGTATTTGAGAAACTTGGGCTAGTTTCTTTATGATAAGCAGAAATTGCCACCGATGAAGCAAGACGAGAATAATCATGGTGACTACCAGTATAAGCAGCTGCTATTTCATAGACCAATTTGTCCAATTCTTTTGTGGTAATCTCGCCTTCAGTTGGTACTGAAGTGATTACCTTAATAAAAATCTCATCAGAATTAACATTCAAACCTTTAGCAGCTCGCTTAATTCTATTGTAAATTTTCTGTGGGTTAAACGACGCATCGTCTCCACTACGTTTCTTAATTTTTAGTGACATCATAGTTTATAAAAATAACAAATTAAAAGTCGTCGGTAAAGGACAAAGTTTCATTCAACTTTGCTTTTTGATATTCAACAGTTCTAGATTCAAAGAAATTACCCTTTGTTTCTACTGCAATCTGCTCCATAAATTTAAATGGTTGTTCAACATTAAAATGTTTCTTACAACCAAACTTAACGAGTAGTCCATCAACTACAAATTCAAGGTATTGCTTCATTAGATTTGAATTCATACCAATAAGTGAAACTGGTAATGATTCTGTAATAAATTCTTTTTCAATCTCCAAAGCTGACAATAGAATTTCTTTAATTCTTTTTTCACTTGGTTTGTTTTCTACGTGATTGTTTAACAAATGAATTGCGAAGTCACAATGTAGATTTTCATCTTTAAAGATAAGTGAGTTTGCGTTACACAAACCCTGCATCAGTCCTCTTGATTTCAACCAAAATATTGAGCAAAACGACCCCGAAAAGAATATACCTTCAACCGCCGCAAAGGCAACTAACCTTTCCTGAAAGGATGCATTTGTAATCCATTCCAAAGCCCATTTTGCTTTCTTTTGTACCGCAGGTAATCTGTCAATAGCATGAAAACACTCGTCTTTCTCTTTTGGATTTGAAACATAGGTGTCAATCAAAAGTGAATACATCAAACTGTGGATATTTTCCATAGCTAATTGAATCCCGTAGAAAAATTTTGCTTCGGGATACTGAACTTCACGATAGAAGTTCTCCGCTAAGTTTTCATTAACAATACCGTCAGATGCCGCAAAGAATGATAAAACATTCTTAACGAAGTATTGTTCATTTTCGGATAGATTTTGCCAGTCTCTGATGTCACCTGACAAATCTACCTCTTCAGCCGTCCAAAATGCGGCTTGGTGCATTTTATAAAACTCCCAAATATCGTTATGCTCGATAGGAAATATTACAAACCTATTTGGGTTTTCTACTAAAATCTTCTCCATATTAATTAATTATTTTGTTGTTCTCTTTGTTTTCTTTTTTCAAGCAAATCTTTAATTCGCTGCCTGTTGTTTTCTTCTTTCTGTTCTTCAAGTCCCAAGAATGTTACTGAACTTTCAGTGTCAATCTCTAACATACCATTATCGAACTTACAGTTTTCGAACACAATACCATCGTCACCAATTCTTGATTTAGTAATGGCAATAGTTGCAAGTTTCATCTCCTTTTGTTGTAAGGTTTTCGCCACCGATATAATAACGTGACCAACCTGTGCCTTCTTGATAGAACCTCCCATTTGGTCCGTGGTTACAACTTCAGAGGAGATAGAACTTCTATTACCTTGAGTAGCGGTCCATCCCACAAGATTTAATTCGTGACACATCGCCTCAAATCCTCTCATAACTGAACCTTCACTCTTCCATTCATCACCCAAATTCTTATCTGGTACAATACAATCGATATAATCCAAAACTACCATATCCAACTTTAAACCATCTGCAATCATCTTACGAAGTTGATTTTTGATTTGAAGCATTGTCAAAGTATCTGAAGGTAACTTTTTAAGTATAAGTTTATTTTCCATTTTACTTTGTACTTCACGAACCTTATCCATCACCTCGTCTTTCTTATTTGACAACTCATCAGGATGGACCTTTGTCCATAAAGTAATATGCTTACGTTGGATAATTTTTGGGTTATCCTCGAAAAATATTTGAAGTACGTTATATCCCAAGTTAAATGAATGGTTTGCTATTTTGGTTAAGAAAGTTGATTTACCAACTCCCGTGGGTGCTAATATAACTCCCAATTCTCCTTTGGCCAAACCTCCTTTCAACAATCTGTCGATACCCGGTATTCCCATAGGGATAGGGTGACGATAATCCTCATTTAACACATCATCGAGATTAGAGAACACATCAGCCATACCATCTTCTCTTTCACCAACTTGTAACGCTTCTCTGACCAACTCTTCAAGTTTGTCATAACTCTCAAATTCACCACCATCAATTACTTTTTGAGCTTTCGTAATCGCCTTTTGTAATTCTTGTTGTTTACAGAATTTGAGAGCCTTTTCTTGAACAAACTGTGAACCTTCGATTTGCACTTCCTTAATCTTGGTTATGGTATCCAAAACAATTTTAGATGCCAACTCTTGTTGTAACTCCGCCTTTGTTATTTGTTCTAACGTATCGAAAGTAGGTACGTGTTCGTACTTTGAGTGATACTCCCTAATCATTTGAATTATGATTTTGAAGTACTTGTTTTCGAAATACTGTTGTTCTATAACGTCAATGATGGACCTTCCAAAATCCTTATCTACGATAATTTGATTTAATAATTGAACCTGAAAAGAAGACCCTAAATAATCGAAATTTTTGTTTGACGCCATGAGAAATATATTGTTGTGTTAGATAAATATTAGTGTTTCAAAGTAATTCCGGCGTACTCGTAAGATAATTTTTTTGACGAAAAGATGTCAGTTAAAGTTGAAAGTAGAGTTTTTATGTGTGGGCGGATATCCACGGTATATCTTATTTTAGGTGGGAAAACTTTGGCATCAATCTGATGCTGACAAATTGTCATGTCACCTTGTTTAATAAAGATGTTAAAGTGTTCGGGACCATCAGTATATGATGTGTCCAACACTGCCGGATTACTCTGAATTTCATAAGAGTGTTCAAGCATATAATCAATTGTTTTCATCTTCAATTGATGCATAAACATTCCTTTGAATTCGGCGAGATACTCAATTAACTCGGCTGAAAATTTAGCCGTGGGATTGTAATCTCTTACGTTAAAAAATCTTTGAACGATGATGTTATCATTTACCATCATCAAGAATTCCAATTTGGTTGAATCTTGTTCTTTCATAAAATTACTTTTTTGTTTTAAATTGCTTTTTTTCTTTTCTTGTTAGTTTCATAAACGGTTTAACGAAATTAACCCATGCTTCGTCATGTTTTGGGAGGAATTTAAAGAACCCATCTTCCATCATCATTCTAATGAGGTTTCTGTGTCCCCTTCCTTCGGGGTCTAAAGTTTCACGATAATAAAGTTCGACTAATTCCTTACCTTCTTCTGTGATTAACGGATTAGATAAATCAACGATTTTGTTGTTAATCTCAAAAAATTCATTTCCATAGATACCTGTTTTTGTTTTACCTGAAAGTAAGTTTTGTAACGCTTTGTTGTCTTTGTCCTCGGTCAATAAAACCTCGGCCCTTGTTAAAATATCGTTATAAGTAACCTCACGGTCAAGAATTTCAGGAAATAATTTCAATAAAGTTTTCTCCCCCAAATAATAGATACCATCAATATTATCTGATTTGTCACCAGATATTATTTTATATGTTTTTACATTATAGTGCGGAATTTCCGCATCTTGTAACTTAATATAGTCACCCTTTTTATATGTCAATCTCTTATTAGGTGAGTATAGGGAAACGTTATCAGATATTAACTGTGTGAGGTCCCTGTCACCCGAGAAAATGGTTATAACTTCATCGTTTGCGATTTGACAGTAATAGGCGATAAGGTCATCCGCCTCATTGTTATTAATATCAACCTGACGAACAAACATCTCCTCGAGATATTGTTTTACCCTATGTTTTTGTTCGTAAAATGAATCTTCTTTAAAGTCCTGACCAGGTTTTCTGTTCTCCTTGTATTGGGGGTAAATGATTTTACGAGCCAATGAGCTCCCTTCCCCATCCCAAAACACAACAACCTTATCGAAGTTTTCTTCCTCAATAAAACGTCGGGTGGTATTCAGAAAATGCCAAATACCCCCGACGTGTCTGTTTTCGTGAAAGAAATCTTTCACACCATGAAATCCTATCTTTAATAGATTGTTTCCGTCAATTAATAATGTTTTGGTCAACTTGTAGTTTATTAAGGTTCTACTTCTTCTTTCAAATCAAAATCCAAATCCGCCACACCCAAAATATCTTTCCAATATTCCGCATGGTCTTTTTTGTAACTTTCAATCGACGCTTTTTCTTCCGCCGGTTCTTTACCCGCCATAAAACCATGAGGTGTTACTATAATTTTACCATCCTCATACCCCAAACCATTGATGTGATTCTTGAGTACGGATATCTTGGTACGAACGGCAAATTTAACAGTTCTTTTATCTTTTGTGGCGGTAATCTTTGTTGTACCAGCACCTTTTTGATTTCCAAACAAGAATACCAAAGATGAGTTTAACCAAATCGCTTCACCACCTTTTGCCTTAATTTTTGGTTGACCAAATGGATTGTCGGGTAATTCAACCCAAGGTTGATTAACAATAACCAAAGTATTTTCAAACTTTGAGTCAGCTTTACGACTACCTGAAATACGTTGATTGATACCCATACCAATCTTATCGGCCAAGACAGAGGCGTTATGTTGCTTTCCACCTTTACCTTCAAAGGTCATCTTACAAGGTACAGAACCTACAGAATCCCAAAGGAAAAGAAGACTGTAATCAAGTTCACCTTTTTCTTGTGCGTCCAAAAGTGAATTGATGTATTCGGTAATCTGTTCAATATAGTCAAAGTTATTATTGAACAAATAGAATCCGTCCCAATCGATTTCACCTGTAGATTCATCAACAACTTCTTCACACTGAAATCCCATGATTCGAGCGTGTTCGAATGACCACTTCTGTTCTGTAATAATAAACACAGGAAGAATTCCTTTCTTTTGAGCATCAACTGCCGCCTTTACAAGAGCAGTTGTCTTACCCGTATCAGAGTGTCCAAGGAACATATTGATATGTCCCATAGCAGGGCCAGGAATTCCAACCGCATCCAAAAATTCAGGACCCAAGTCAAAATACCGTTGTGGTTTATATTTGGCCGAAGTCGAGAATTTAGACTTGATTGAGTCCAAACCCATTTCTTTTTTCTTAATTGCCATTTGGTTCGATTTTGATTAAAGCTTGAATTATTTCCAATTTGTCTTTCGCGTTGGCATATTTTTCCAACATTTTGTCCATTTCCTCCAAGTGTTGTGGGTGTTCCCCAATTCCAACAGGATTATTAAAATAAATCAAGAGTGTGGCTTCCGCCTCCGCAATTTCGGCCTCATATCTTTTCATGAGCGCCTTGTACATACTTTCCGCAATTTTCATAAAAAAAATTTAATAAATTAGAAAAAAGCGTGGGTACCGAAATACCCACGCCGATTATTTTATTAGAATGGCAAATCACCATCAGGTTCATCTTCTGACTGTGGGTCAGTGTATTTTGCCCCACCCATAGATGTTGTTTCTTCAACTGAATTGCCATAAACATATTTACCAGCATCCGAGTCCCAACGTGGAGTTTCGCCACGAGCGATAGCCTCCAAGTAATCAACTGGCTTTTTAGAATAAACGTCAGCCCAACTCAACTCATCTTTAACCCATGAGTCACCAATCGCCTTGTCTTCATGAACAGGACTTGGGTCATCATACATGATTGTTTGAATTACCGTATAAGTCGCGCCTTTTGGTGTTTTAGCTTTGGTCATTTCAAGAATGATGTCACGACCTTTATCAGGGTCAGTAATGTCACCTTTAGCTCTCCAAATCGGGATAATCTTATCAAGAATACCTTCGTTCTTGTAGTTGTGCTTGAAACGCCAGAATTTCACACCGTCTTGTTCGTTATCACGGTCAATAACTTTTACAATATAAAACTTACGTGGCTTATATTGTTTAGCAAGTTCTTTGTCCGCCTCTTTACCTGTTGACATGAGTTCTTCATAAACTTCGGTAAGTGGTGAACGTTCATTATCATTTTTTCCTGGGTCATAGATTTTATTCCACTTGCCATCAACTTGTACCTCATGATACCATACTTCTTTGAATGGTGAGCTTCCGTCTTTTGTAGGTAGAATACGAAGTCTTTTCTGACCTTGTTTTTCGCTGTCTTTAAGAATTGCTGCGAAATACTTTTTCATTCTTTCATCTTGAGACATTTTTGAGGAGTTAGATGAACCTCCTTGACTTGCTTTTTCATACTGTGCAAGTACAGCATCTAAAGAATTGTTTGTCGCCATAATATATAAATTTAAATTGTTTACTAAATATAAGTGTCAGCCGTAGTGTAGTCAAATGTAAAAGGGACCGAAGTCCCTTTTTATTATCTAATTTCTTTGAAGTCTTGTATATCATCCTCATTTTCATCATCAAAGTTTCTAAAACTTTTTTTGATTTCGTTTGGTGAAAATCCTTCAACCTCATCCGAAGTTAAAACATACTCATTCTTACCCGCTTTTTCAAGGTCTCCTTGTTTGTCCTCAAAAAATTCAGATAATTTTTGATTGAATGGTCCTGAATCTAAACTTCTTAACTCCAATTTTTCTTCAGGAGTTTTTGGTCTGTATTTTTCAACTTTGGCTTCAAGGTCATTCAACTTACTAACAATTGAATCCATATTACCAAGTTTTGATTCTAAATCTTCGAGGTGTTTAAATAAATTTTCGAAATACTCTTCTTGTTTTTTCTCAACATTTTGTTGTGATTGTACCAAGTCAGTTATTTCTAATTCTTCTCTTTTCTCCTTTTCATCACCAACCTTTTCAACATCAGGGTCAGTTGCAACATCTACAGGTTGTGGTTCAGCTCCCGCAGCTGGTGGTGATGGAGGTGGTGCAGCTCCTGCGTCAGGGGCAGGAGCTCCTGGTGGAGGAGGTAATGCGGCACCCGCATCAGGTGGGGGTGGTAACGCTGCTGCCGGGTCTTCGGGAACCGGTGGCACTTCTTGTTCAGTGATATATTGATTAATATTCTTATATCTCTGAATTTCTTCTAAAATTTTGTTATCTATGGACATTTTTTTAACCGTTTAATAGTTGTTTAACACCAGTCATTGTTTCGACTTGGATTTTTTTATTTTGTTTCATCGTGTTATCTACTCTTTCAATCAACCCATCTTTCATTCTCAAAGTATAACATTCTCCTGTATCCAAATCACAAACTTCTTTGTAACCATTACCTGTTTCTTTTTCGGTGATACGGGTATTCTTACCCAAGTATCTATCCAAAACTTCTTTTGTGTTCATAGTATTTTTATTTATAAATATTATTCAATATAGAAAAATTATCCATTTGAGGAATTAAACAAGTTAATTGCGTTTTGCACCTCTGTTTCAATATTACTTAATAGTGCTGGGTCGTAAGAATTATATATATCCTCTCTTCCAGTTCCAGTATTGGTAGCCGCAAAATTTAAAATGTAAAATTTAGTAATTAATTTTGCATCAATTTGTTGAACTTGATACATTCTATCTTTCCATCTTTGAACCAAGTATTTGATGGAGTCATCCGCATTCGCAAATGATGCAAATGGCACGTTACTCGAAGAACAGAAAAATCTAGTCTCCATATAATTTTTATTCCAATTCTGTTGTAAATCCAATCCGATAAAGTTATTATTATTTGCCTGAAATCCTGTTTGTGTTCCTGATGCAATATAAGCCGCTGCAAACACACACATATTTAATTTATCTTTTTCTGAAATCGTAGTTGCCCCAACCAAAGATTTTACTTTCCCAACCATTTGATTTGTTGTAAGTGTCTGTTTAACCGCAGCTTTATAAGTAAATTCTACAAAATTAGTTGAAGCTGAGCAGGTTTGGTTAGCCGATGCAGTATTAGAAGGATTTGTATTAACAAAATCATTTAATTGTTTCTGTTGAGCTTTAACATTTTCGGCCTTTTTAGCCTCATTGTTTATCGCCTCCTTTTGTCTATTACTTTCAGCAATAACAGAATTTAAAAGATTTGTTTTTAATATCTGTAAGAAGTTATCTATTTTAGGTAAAGACGCGGTCGGTTGTCTTACCGCCTCCAATATGGTCTCGAAACTACCGGGATTTACAGTATGAGTAACCTTTGTAATCATATATGGACCACTAAACATTGGTACGTGCCTAAGATTGAAATACATTGTTGGTTGTATCATGGCATTGCCTAATAAACTTACGGTACACGTATAACTTCTGTTTTTATACAAATTATATAGGGATAGGTTTTGAGTTGCCACTGCCCTATTCCCTCCTTGGTTTGCCATCTGATTTAGGACTTGGAGAGCTTCTGCGGTACTCTGGCTATTACCTTGATTAATATTAAATCCATAAAATATTGATTGATTTTGAGGTCCGATATCTACACTAAAGCCAACCACCTTATTTGATTTATCCCAATCGGTTTTACCAATTTGATTTTCTGCTAATGGATTACTTGACGCTTTAGTGATTTCAAACGCATCATCTCTAAATCTAAAATCCACATTATCTTTTATATCAACAATCTCACTTGGTTTGCCACCATAAAAACACACCATTTTAGCACTAGAGTCTCGGTAGTCAACATTCAAAAATGTACCAAACAAATTATTAGCAAAATCTGAAGTACTATCCAATCTTGGTTTTGCGTTTTTCTGAGCTTCTTGAACATTATAAAAATTAACATATGATGGTATGTTCATTACCACAAAATTATTCTCAACAAGAATAGTGGTTATAAAACCCAACATATTGTTTGTTGGGTCAATGGTCATAAGTTGATTTCTTAATTTATAAATGTCACAAAGAACAACATCACCTATATTTCTACTAGCTCTATCTAATAATAGAATGTCTTCAAATAATGTTTTTTGTTTAAAGTCATTACCGGCAATCCATTTATCATTAATCGCTTTGAATGTTTCCCATAAATCAACTTTACTCTGTGGTCCCTCAAGAGCCGATTGATTAATAACCTCTGACTTTAAACTGATATCGGGTAGTTTTTTTCTAATTTTAGTAAAGAAACTATCTATTATTTTGTTTTGGAAGTCATCGGTATTTCTAACAAATTCTCCCAATGAGTTTGACAATGTTGTTTTACTCCATTTACCAACAGGGTCTGGTACTGCGGGAAATTGTGGTGCCGGACTTTTAATTATATTAATAACTTCCGGTGACTCTGCGAGATTACCATAGTACGCCTGTAACGCTTCATTGACAATTCCTTGGCTGTCAGGATTTGCTGATATGGATATTTTTTCTCCTATATATAGTGTCTCTTCATTCTGATTAACAAGTACCGCGAATTTTCTTGGTCCTTGTTTAAAAATTAAAACTTTTGACCCTCCAGATAATTCATAGGTTTCAATTAACGCCCCTTCGTATGGTTGAGTTGATGGTAAAGTTGGTGGTGTTGAATTTACTTGAAATTGAGCTAGTTTTTGTGAAGCGTAAATTTTTATAATTGGGTATAAATTTTTAACATTATTGTCAGTAAAAGCAACATTTAAATCAATAAAGAAATCCGTAATATATGACCCATTATCCGAATATGTTAGACTAGAAATATCTGACTTACCAACATAAGTTTCTAATGCTTTCCAAGCGTCAGGGTAATTTAATTTAGAATCACTGAGGGTAGTAGTTCCTCCGTCAACAGGTAATGCGTTTGGTGTTTTTTCTTTATAACTTTCCCAAGTAAAAGGGTCTTCTATTATTGAAGGTGTAAAAGAATAAAATAATTTTTTATTATAGTTAGATGGGTTACCGAATTTGAACGCAGCATCATATGTCAAGAACTTTGTAAGTGTATTTGCAATAACTGATGTCTGTTTATTTTGAACATCTGTTATCAATTGGTCCCCCGTTGTTCCGGTCAATTTAACGACAGTCATCATGTTTGTGAAAAGTGTCTGAAAGTTTTTGAGTGTCGATGTTAAACTCGATTCTAAATCTGTTTGTTGTGTTGCCGCGGTGTCCCCAGTCGTTCCAGTAGTTCCCGGATTACTTGCTTGGGCGTAACTATTAGTCATCGCCATCGGTTTTATCAAACCACTATCTACAAAATCATACTTACATACTGAAAAATTCAAGAACTCTTCTTCAAATTTATCTAAAATTTCTTTTTCAAATACTGAAAAAATTTCACTTATTTTGGTATAAATTGGTTTTGAATTTAATGTAAAATGATTTTGTTCTTCCTGATTTATAAAAATTGTTTTTAGATATTCTTCAGGTGATGGTTTTAATAAATTGTCTAAATCAAAATATCCATAATGAGGTGCCGCCCAAAACATTCTAACGGACCCATTAAACATAGATTTATTATTATTAACTTCTTTTTTAATTTTACCGTTTTCAAAACATTCCACTTTGGTTTGATTGAAGGTTGACCCTTGTGATGGTATAATAAATTGGTTTGTTCTATTTTTATCGTCAACTAAAACACTCCAAGTTATAATTCTTAAGTCTCTCTGTGGGTTCTCGTCATCAAAACCTTCCGCCAAATCTATGACAGAGTCTTGTGAATAGTTTATACTTAATCCTTTTAAAAATGAGTCCTGTATCGATTGGTCACTGTATGGTGTGTTAAACGCATTTACTACTGTAAAACTTATATTGGTCACATTTTGTGAAGTGCTTATTTGATAAGTGCCTGGTCCGCCAGGTATTCCATCTGTTTGTGACAATATTTGAGCCGAGTTTAATCCGTTTCCTTGTAAAATAAATCCAGTAGTTAATGAATTATGATTTACAGTTAGTACGGTTAATATGTTTCCAGCGGATGTGCAAGTACCTTTAATTTCAGTACTTGTGTCTATAATATTATATCCTTGATAGAATACGTTAAAATCATTAATAAGTTTAGGATAAAATCCAGTGTTAATTAATGAAGATGTTTCGGTACCAAATACCGTATCTTTTTGTAGTACAATGTCGAATGGAGAACCATTCAAAATTAATCCGTAATTCCTTGAGGGGTTAGAACCAAATGGGTCAAAACTGCGGGTTGAATCAAAGTTTTTCCAAGAACCGTCAAGTATGTCTATACCTTTATCGGTGTATTCTTTATATCTATGCCATATAGAACCTAACTTTAAAATCCAAGGATATGGTACTCTGTGGATTGCACCAAACTTTTTTAATGTAGCAAATATATAGTCAAGGGGTTTACTAAAAACACCTCCGTCAGTCGATGACTCAAATGTTTGATATTTCTCCCTTAATGTAGGTAAGGGCAATGAATTTAGAAAAAGATACGCGGGGACTTTATATGGATGTTTATCAAAATTTCTAAACTTTTCAACTCCTTCCGAAATTGAATTTATAAAGAATGGAGTGTTAAACATTGAGGTAGTTTGACTACTTGTTAACAGCCCATTATAACCTGAATAAGTAATATTACCTTCAGTAACAAGTTGTTTCTTGGGTGTTCTTCCTTCGTAAAAACTTTTTATATTTTCGTTAGTAATGTTGGGTACGTTATTGGTCTTATATATAAAGTTAGTTACTATTCTTTTTTCTTCGGGACTTGTCGCATCCAAAAAATTCGTTATGACTTTTTTAGTTTTATTGAATGTCAGTATTTTGTCGGTGGTAAACGCTTGTTTAGCGTCGGCCACATTTTTACCATTCGCCAACCCACTTTTAGACCAAGCGTTACTTATGAAAGGATATATATCAGTAACATCAAAAACATTTGAGAGCGATGCTTGAGCCAAATAATCAATAATATCTTGTTCTTTTTCTAAACTTACAAGCGGTTCTGATACTGGTGCAAGTAATGTATTCAAATCCATAAATTCAAACTCAGAATTTGATATTAAATTTCTTATATAATTTGTATTGTAAATTCCTCTCAAATAATTCTGCCAACTTTGTCCCGTTCCATCATTCGAAAATCCCCTGAGTGTGGATAAATAATTTTGAGAGTTGAACGCATAATTTTTTAACTTGTCAAGTAGGAACGGATTTGTATCCCCCAAACTTGTAACCATATTTGTTGCCTCAGCATCTGCCAACAAATCGATTATTTTATCTGATTCCGCAATAGAGTTAGAACATCTCGAAAGTTTTGAATAATATGTTACAAAATTTATTCTTTCATAAATTTCAAAGAAAAACTTAATCTCTTCTTTATTCGAAAAAACAATGTTGTTTATTGGGAATTCCATAGCATTGAACGAAATTCTCTTTGGTTCGGTTAGTTCATTAAAATTTGTGCTCGGGTTTTGTGGTGGTAAAGTTCTTTCTATGTATCCTTTTATAAATTCTTCTTCAAATTCTATTTCAGGCCAAACATCATATTGAAATCCTTGAGTTTGTTGTATAACATCGCTGTCTCCAGGGTATTTTATTTCATATTTTTCTTGTCCGTTTTCCCCTGCGGTTTCTACTAAAAACTGAGGCCATGGATAAACAGGATTTTCATTATTTAACCCCGGGTCCAAAGCGTCCTGTGACGCACTTTCAATTTGTTTATTAAAAATTGCATTTTTTCTTGCGGGAGCATCCCTTTGATTCCACGCCTCTCTGTGAACATCATCCATCAATCTTATGAAAGCTTCTCCACTTGCAAAAACAACCGCCAAAACATTCCTTATATTTGGGACAAACCCAATACCGTTATTTGAATTTTGTAATAAATTAGATAGAGCTTTAGTTAGGTCTTCTTCTATTTGAATTCTAAAAGCTTTTAATTTTTTTTGTATTTGGTCTATCTCACCAAAAAAAGTCGGGTCTAAAAAATTTGAAACATTATTAATAATTTCATTGGTGTTGTTATCAAATGCAAAATATTGATAGGTTATTTCAGGTTGTCCGTCTTTAACTGTTGTATCAGAAGCATTAAATAAATTTCTTTTCTGAAAGTCAGCCTTTAATTCGTTAATTTGTGTATCTCCTGTCGCAGGAACACCGTTTATTAACTTAAACGTTTCTTCAAAATTTATTTCATTTTCAGACGTGAATGTTCTTAAAAATGTTTTATCATAAGTTATTTTAACGGGTATTGATGCCGGTATGGTCTTATTATCTATAGTATAAGACCCTTTATCCCCAAGTGTGTTATTAGTCTTTAGTTTCTCATTATAACTAGATATCAAAGACTTTAACTCTGTAATCGCCGCTTGTTTTTTTTCAGCATCTAAATTACCTTTAAACGTATATATTTTGGTCTTGAATTGATTTGCCAATACGAATGGCGCTTTGGTATCCATATACTTGTTAAACCAAGACCCCGCTTTTTCTCCTTGAGCCGTATAAACATCCCTTATATATTCATTGATAGTCTTTTGATATAACTCTAGGTCATCCAAAGGCTTCATATTAACTTTAGTAAAGTTATCTAAAATGTTTTTTATAAAGTTCTCAAGTCTATATTGTAATTGTATTAAAGTTAATTCAGGAAAATCATCAGGAATTAATCCTTTAGATTTATATTCTGAATACATTTCTTTAATTTTTTCATACCCAATTTCCGCAAAACTTTGATTGACAGGAGTTGTCGCTCCTCCACCACTTGTCAATGCCGCAACCTGAACACTAGATTTATACATATGAGGGGTCGCTAACAACATACCCATCGATATTTCGGACAACATTGTATATTTGTAAGTGTAAAAAACTAATGATATTTCAAAATTACTTGTTCCAGCATCAAAACGAGAATTGAAGCTTTGTAACATTAATTCTAATTGAATTGCCTTACCGTAATAACCTTTGAGGGTTAAAAAGAATTTGGGGTATGGTAGATTAAAAAACGCGGCGTATGGAGAATTGTTTCCACCTTCAAATAATGCTCTGCCTTTAACATCAATAAGCTCTACTGTAATAATTGGTAAGAATGAAGTATCTAACTTTACAGTTATATTTCTTACCCCCAATAACCCATTATCAGTAGACCCTTGTTTTCCACCTGATGTTATTGTTTGTCTAATATAAAAATCGTCACTCTTATTTGGGTTTGAAATTGCCGTCTTTTTTGGTTGGTTAACACCTTCGCCTTTTACTGAATTTTCTCCTGTTATCTCGTCGGTATAAGAATTATCTAAAAATGTTTTACCACCAGGTTTCAAAAAATTTATCGAAGCGACCGATATAGTTTGTAGTGAATCATTGTTAGCAACTCCCAAAGCTAGTTTTGTTCTTGGGAGCATTTTACATTCCAAATTAACATAATAAACCAAGTCTTCTTGGTTCACAAATCTTTCTTTAACTTTACCTTGAGCGTCAACTACTTTATTTGGGTCAACTATGGTAATGTTGTTATAATCAAATTCCGTTAATATATTTTCGTTATTACCTACCATAGTAGAAGAAGTGATTGTCTAAAGCGTTTTTATAGTCTTGTAACGAAGCTACTAAAGGAAACGGAATAGTCAATATAGACCCGTCAGCAATATTCCATTCTTGACCTCCATAAATTGGGTTTGCTGCTAATATCAACCATCCGAAATATGGAGTACCATAATATTGTTGTGACATCTTATCTAATCTTGATTGACCTATCTTATATATAAATCTTTTATCTGTTGATTTACTCGGCAGATTTACATAAGGAACAACAGTTTGTTGTCCGTTAATTACAAAATTACTATACCTATTAAAATATTGTCTGCCGGCCATGTTACTTAAATTTAAATGGGTTTAGATACAAGTCTTTAATTTTCTCTCCATTTGTCTGAACATTCGCATCAGGTGTTGTATCATATGTGAACTTTCTTAATTTTCCTTTAACATATAATTTATTATCTAACCCATCTTCAAAATCTTTGTAATCTTTGGATTTTTTGAAGTTTTTCATGTACTTCTCATCATCCTTCAATTGTTTTTTGTACCTGTCAGCAACGTCGTCCACCACTCTATTAACCCTTCGGACAAATTGATTATCCTCATCAATCCCTTTAACCAAATCTTTCTGAAATGTTTGTAATTTAGCATCGTCGGTAAGAACTCTACTTATAATAATATAAAATAGTTTATCATTTTCTGTATTCGACGGGTCAAATTCATTACTCGATTCTGGAGTATCATAGTCACCGTCATAATAAGCGTTATTGGCGATTGCGTATGTTACAGATATTAATTCATTAAATTCTGGTAATACATCAATAAAGGATTGGAAGTCGGACCTTAATTCCACCAAAGTATCGGCAGGTGAATTTTCACTAGATGTTGATACTTCAGATGTTCCGACAGTATTATAAACTCTTGGAACATTTCCTGATAAAAGTTTTCCGTCTAACTTTTCTGAAACTAAACTAACTTTTCTAACTGTCTGATAAAAGTCTTGCTCAAAAATAGTGATTTCTTGTACTATAGTTGATATCGAATTAGAAAACTCAGCCTGAAACGCTTTGAGATAATTATTCAAATTATTTTTCAAGTTATCTATTTTAGTTGTTTCATTGTAAGCCGTTCCATGTTTGTCTATGAAATCGGAAATAATTGGGTTATCATCGTTAATTACATTTTCAATGTTTCTGTCAAACAACGATTGGACAGGTTCTTCGTAGTTTCCAGGATTACCATATATTATAACTTTTTCATCTTCATCCCCATTTTTTGTCGGTAATTCAGTACTTTCAGGATTACTTTCTCTTCTATCATTTAACATCATGAGCACACCATAGTTATTAACCAAGACAACTTTTTCAAGTTGATTAACGATAGTTGAAAAATAATCTTTAGTATTATCATAAAGTTTGTCCATAATATCCTTATATCCAATCTCACCTGTTTGTCCGCTAGCCGCTGGTATATTAGTTATTATTGTACCAATAGTTGTCCCACCATCATTAGGTTGTTGATTATCAACTTGATTTGGTGTTGCAGGCTGTTCTCCATCAATAATACCCTGTACCAAAGTTTTATCTAACGCTGAAGTATCTTCCGTGAATACTGCTCTATCGTCATAAACTTCAGTGTTACCATAGTAATTAAACGACAATGCGTTCTGTAATTGTTCGACAGGTTTAGCAATACCCTGACCACCGATAACATTAAACGATAAGGATATGTTGGCAATCATTGGTTGTACCCCAATACCTTCAGGATTTAGGTCAAAAATCAAAGGCTCATATCCTATTTGTAAGCTAGTTGGTATTATCTTGGTGTGGAAAAAATCTCCAATTCTTAAAATCAAAACAGGTGGTGCCCCGAATGAGGTATTCACGGCATCATTGTATTTTGGTGTTCCATCAGGCCCTATCACAGGTATTGTTTCACCAGGTCTAACACATTGATTCAAGAAAGTTAACCTAGCATTTAATCCTTCAGGGGTCATAGAGTGAAACGCAGGATTAAAATATTTTATTTTTTCTTGAATTGAGTCGTATACAAAAGGATTAGTTTCTTTAATAACCTCAAAATAATCGCACTCGGAAAATAATTGTCTTAATATTTTCTTACCTATACCATCTTTTAATTTCTTAACAATGTCAACTGTTGGTTGTGGCTGTGGTGGGTATTCGGTTATAGTTGATGCGGATGTTCTTGTTTCTGTCGTTTTAATAGGTGTAGGGTCAGGTTTTTTAGGGGGTGTAGGGGTTGGTAATGGGGTTACATTTATATTAGATATTCTAACTCGTCTACATGCCATAGCACTGACAGAATAAGTTTGTGAGTTAGTTGTTACTTTATTATTTTTATCTTTAATGTCAGCGGTACAATCAACCGACCCTTGAGTTCCTGAATCAATTGTTGAGGCTGTAGTCGCTCCCGTAGTCACTTCTAATGAATATTGGGGTATTGTGATTGATTCTCCTGAACCTTGTTCTGATGTGATTGTAAATGTTTTATCCGTATCAATATATTGACCTAATCCCTTACTACGAAAATAATTTTTAACCGAGTCTATACGTCTTTTTGATAAAGCATCATTATATTGAGTACTTGCTTTAGCTGACGCAGAACCAACCATTGTAATACTGATTGTTCCTTTTTTGTTTGATAAAATATCTATTGCGTCCGGAATAAATTTATTATTTATAATATTAAAATTATTTTCAATTATTTCCGTAAAGAACTCATCAGTATTCGCCTCAGCACTTCCTGAAGGAAAAGTTACAGAAGCGGTCGAACTATAATTAGATTTCTGTCCTATGTAGATATTATAAGCACTTTCAAAATCTTCACTTGTGGTTGTAACAGTTTTGTCTTGAGGGCCAGGCACATCGTTATCAAAATAAAATGCAAACCCTAAATAATTTGAGTTGAAGGACGCAAGAGTGGTGTCTTCTGTAACTTGTGGTACTTCTTCAGCGACACCAGGAGTGATAACATCCACTTGATAATTGACAGGAATCTCTCTTTTAACACCGGCCAATTCTTCAGGTGTTAATCTTGGATTATTGATTATTTCTTGATATGTAAATAAATCTTTTGAGGGAATCGTGTTGAATTTTTTTGCCAATTCATATATGTCGTATTTTACACATCCCGCAAAGAATGAATCAATTATTGAATTAACTCTTTCCTTACTTTGTCCCTTTAATTGTTTTTCAATTATGGCATTTATTACAGAAGGACTATCTACAATTATTTTCCAACTTAAACTACCCGTTCTACTTGTGTCTTTATAGGTATAAATTGGTTCAGGTCTTCCGATAAATGAAGTTGGGTTCCAATTCGCAGTACTTGACTCATTGAATTTAATATCGTATGGAGGAAACCACATAACTCGGCCTCCATTTGGTCCTTTTTCACAATCAGGTAATTCATCATATGTAAAACCAGGTCTTGACGAAGTTCTCCAAGCCAAGTTCTCAATAGAGAACATATATTTTTTAGCAACAATCTTACCATCCGCTCCTTTCAATAGATTAGTAGAACCAATTCTATCATCACCTGAACCTCTTAAAGGAGCAATATTTAAATTGTAGGTACTATCCATTACAGAATTGGTAAATCTTCTACCCGACTTTGTTATACCATCTCTTTTTTGTAAATCAGCATATGTTAAATAAGGAATATCTTTAGCAAATACCCTACAGTATTCTCTACCAACTTCACCACCAGTTGTATTATCAGTATAAGAAACAACTTGAGAACCTTTTGTCATTTCTTTATACCCGTCATTGAACACCTTACTTACTTGATTAATCGCATTACCTACGTGTTTTAATTTTTGAATTCCTTGTACGTTATCCGCAGATTGAATAATCCTTTGGGTGTTATCTAATATTGAATTTTTCTTAAAATCAATGTTTGTGGACTCCCCTTTAGTGTAATTTCCGCTAACTATATTAAACTCTTCGTCTCTACTACCCTTTCCTCCTCCGACTGTTGGTTTATAACCCGCAGCACCTTTATATTTAGGTGATGTCCAAACAAAAGCACCTGTTATATCACCAGTATCAGAATAATTTTTTGCCTTTAAACCAAAATTAATTTGGGTTTCATTCCCTTCATATAAAATACCTAATTCAGATGGCCCATATACAGGGGCGTTTACTTGTTGTCCATAAGGATTAACCGGTACTTGGTTTGGTGGAGAAGTAATTGTACTTGGTTCGGCATTCTTACTTCCTACATAATAACCAGGGCCTGCACTACTACCCCCCAATAAATCAACCGCGGCGTTTATTATACCCGAAGCTATTCCCAATAAACCACCAAATTGTTCCTGATATGATGGTTGATACCTATTATAATCAAGGTTATTGAAAAGTGCCGACCTTTGAGCATTACCCGTATTCGCCAAAAATATTTCAGACGGATTTCTTGTAATATTTAATATCGGACCTAAAAATCCACCTGTTAGTTGATTTGTAACATTAAGAGCGTTAGATATCTGTGGTGATTGACCATTAGGTGTATTTTCGTCAAAATAATCACCTGGTATTGGTGATACCGGCCAATAAGCACTAGCAAGTCTTGTTGCCAAATCTACTGTTCTTGATATAGGGTTTTCAGGAACAGTAATTCTATAATTTCGATATATTAAAGGTTCTTTACCCGATGCAACTAAACTAGCCTCAAACGGGTCCTGTAATGCCTGTAAATTTACTAAACCTAAACTATTTTGATATATTTCAGCATTAATCCTAACCTCAAACAATTTTTTTAATTGTTCGGCCCCAAGTTTAGCAATATATGAGTCCTGTGATAACGGTCCATTGTCACCCGTCGGATTATTTGATAATAATATTTGATATGGCGAATAAGTTGAAGGTACAAAACTTGGTGGTTCCCAGTATTGAACAAAATATTTAAAACTTAACGGGATATCTTCAGTACTATATAAATAGTTATATCCTCCATCAGGTAAAAATCTATTCTGATTATTCGGAGCAAATGCCGACCCACTCAAATAATAATCTGATGACAAAACTAATGGACTTACTGAAAAAGGGTAATATGGTCCTTGGTTTGGGTCAACAGGTAATAAAGGTCCATTATATGTTATGTCTAAATTATATCCACCTTCAGGTCCGAATTCGTTTAATGGGTATAATTTATTAGCAAATGGGTTTTCAGCAATTAATTCATCAGGTGAATTAATTACCGAAAGATTTGATTGGATATATTCATACATTAATTGATTTGCCGGTGGAGAATAAACACCCGGCACATTATAAGGTGCCAAGTTTCTCGCAATCAATTTGTCTCTAAAGGACTGTGTTGACGAAAATGATAAACTACTTTCGGACATCAATTAAACTTTATTATAAATAGATGACTTGTTATTTTTTCACAATACCCGTAGCTGATGGAGTTAAACCATTTTGTTTAGCGGCGGTCTCAACCGCTTGTAATAACGTCTGTTTGAATACGGGGTCTTGGAATATTTTTTCGAGTGTTGAAGCATCTACTCCTGGAGGGGAATCAATTTTAATATTTAACGATATATTTGAGTTTGAATTGGTTGTCATTGTTTGATTTGCAGTTGTTCCCATCGTGGCATTGTTTGTCGCCATTTGTGTAAGATTAGGATTTGTTGCTGTTGTGGTTGTCGTACCAGCGTTTGCTGTTTGGTTATCCCCCGTCATTCCTTCGTTTTTAGCAAATTGACCCGTGACAGTTGTCAATAACTGAGCAAATTTATTTTGACTAGTTGATAACTCTAATGTACTGTTTTTCGCACTTTCTATTGCCGAGTTAAATCCTTTTTCTAAAAACTCTGATGTTTGTTTTGCTATTCCTGTCATAGATTTGAATACCGCTTCAACACTATCTTCACCTCTAATAACTCTATTCAATGTATCAACAAAATCAGTTGCCCCTTCGTCATAAATTTTTCTCATACCTTTGATGTCGATTTCATCAAAAGCGTCTGCAGTTTTTTTATAACCCGCAACCACAGCCTCGATAGCGTCTTGACCTACTTCACTTCCTCCAAAAGCATATCCTCCTCTATCTTGCAGTGAATCAATACTTGCCTTTATTCCTTGTAGAGTTGTTAATTGTTGGGTGGCGAGGTCCTCCATGGTTTTTGGTTTACTATCTTCCATGAATTTTGCCAACTTTGCTTGGTCTCCACCAAACTCTTTCATTAAATCATTAACTTCCCTATCCTTACCCTCATACGAAATAACATACTCACCCTTTTCATTCATTTCTGCCATGTTGGCAATGAATTGTTTTTGTTCTTCAGTTATCGTATCAGGGAATTTAATCTTCTGTAGTTTGTCTTCGAGTTCCTTTGCACCAATCGCCATTTTTGCAAATTCGGCCGGCATCATACCCAATTCTTTAGCAACCTCTTTAAGTCTTCTTTGTTCTCCTTTAATAATTTCAAATTGACCTTTTTCATTTAACTTTACAAAGTCTTTACCTAAATCAGCAATCTGTCTTTGTAATTCTTCAGGGTCATTCTGTGACAAATCCATTAATCTCAAAGGGTCAAGAAGTTGTGATTGTGTTACACCTAATCTCTGTAAAGCCGCAGCCGTTTCAATTGCACCTTCAGGATTATACACTTTTTCGGCAAATTCCAAAGTTTTACCCATATCCATATTAATAGAAGTGGCATGAGCCGCCATTTTAGCTAAACCTTCAACTCCTCCTTGGAAAGTAATAAGGTTCAACTTATCCATGTGTTTCATAACCTCTCCAGTTACCGTCCCCACATTAACCCCTATTTCTCTTGCAGTATTAACAATTTTTTCCATTTGTGTTCCCGCTTGATATATTGAGATACCAACATCTTTGAATTTTGGAACAAATTCCGCGGCCTGCTTTCCAGATACCTCACCAGCAGCATATAACTTTGCATACGCCTCAGAAGCAATAACCACATTTCTACCTACTGACTCACCGACTGTTTGTTGAATTTGAGCAATCTTTTCAAAATTACCTCCCAACTTGGTTACCTCCGTGACCGCATTGGTCATGGACATCTTTAGATTAACTATATTATCCGTACCGGTACCGAAAGATTTAGCAATTGCTTTGGCGGCATCATCAACCTCAAATAGTTTTTCTAACATCCTATCAGGATTTATGTTAGTCGCAAGAGCGTCTCCTATCTCGGTAGCGAAATCACTAATAACACCTTTAATCTCTTCTAACGCGGATTTTTTTGTGGTGTCCTTCTTGTCACCTTCTCCTTCTAACATCAGGTTCTATTTTTATATAAATAGAACAAATTAAAGTTTTTAACTTTTCGGAGTATTATATTCTATGATTTTATCAACCAAGTATTTTCTCACATAAGTGGGCATACTCAAGAATTCACTATATTGTGTTCTCAAAAATCTACCCATCAATAAAAATTCATCTGTAAGATACTGCCGGTAATTAGAAGAAAGGCCGAAAAAACTCAACCCCAAACGCAATCGTAACTGTTGCAATTTCTCCTGATGGGGCTTTTACTTGTCTTTTTAGGTCTAATGACGGTTGGTTGTCAATAAGGAAGTTTCTAATATATTTAGAGTCCATAATAGGAAGGTTCTCGATAAATCTAGCAATGACACCCTTGTCTCTTTCACCATTTACCTCAACAATTTGTTTTTGTAATCTCCATTGTACTCTTGGAGCGACTCTACCGGCCGGATATTCATCAGCCATTTTATTCAACTCTATAACTTCACTATATGTAAGTAATCTTAATTTAACTTCGGACTCAGTTTTAGGTAATTTTGTAATGAACAAACCTTCTTCATTTGGTTTATGTTCAGTTTGTTTGATATACAATTCATCTAACACAATGGTAGTTTGGAAATTTTTACCTGTTCCTGGGTCTTCTACGTTAATTGAATATTCAGGTCCGAAAGATGTGTTTCTAAGGAAAATTAAAACCGCTTCAACATCTCCCTCCAATAACTCTTCAGGTCTCAAATCATGTTCATAAACTTTGTTACGTAATAAATTAAGAACAAAATAATCTTTATTATATAAAGCGGCATTTATAATAACGTTCTCATCACTCGCGGTTAGATAACCTACTTTGATTGATTTCTTTTTTGACTTATAGAATACACCACCTGAAGGTAATGTAACAACGTCGTGGGGAAGATTAAAATTTTCCGTCGCAGCGTTTAATAAACTAGCATCCATTGTTTTTTATTTATAAAATAACTATTATAGTAAATTAATCAACACTTGTTTGATTATCACCAGACTCTAACTTTTTTTTCTTATTGTGACGATTAAGAAATTCTTCTTCGGTATCGAAAACTTTACCACACCGATTACATGTATATCCACTAATTTCTTCCATAAAAAAAATCCCGTATAACAATATATACGGGATTATATAAAATATGTAAATTGAATTTTAATAAACTAATATACAACGGTCCATACGAAGAGTTGCTGAGATTGTTGCCAACGCATCTGTATTGTATGCCAAACTATCAAAATTAACATCAGATAAGAATGTTCCTTCTAAAATCCATTTTTCAACAACAACACCAGTTGGGTCTAACATTTCCAAATCAACGTTTTTCTTATAACCAACAGCATAACCCATACGACCTGTAACTGATTCAGCACATAGACGAACCCACTCCATAAGAGCTTGTGATGCCGATGGTCCGATTGGGTCACGGAATTTAACGTTAATTGTACCCCATGTAAATCTACCGGCCACATATGTGGAAGTATTCAAAAATGGAATTTCCACAGGATTAATAGTAATGTGAGGACGAGCCGTACTCTCAACAAACCATTCGTTGATACCTAACGTAGTGTCAAAACGTAGAATGAATCGGTTTTGCCTTTTGGGTTCGTAAGGTATCGGCATTTTCATCAGTAAATCAGCCATCGTATATCAGTTTTTTAATTTTTTATTTTTTTGTTTTATATTATATAAATATACCAAGTTATTTTTTTTCTATTTACTTTGGTTTTTTTTCAAATAGATTCCAGTTATAAGTATCCAGTTAATAAGGTTTTTTAATTCCTCCTGCAGTTGATATAGTTTTAATTATGTTTTCTGGGTCTTTTTCAAAATGTTGTTTAACTTTTTCTAAATTTCTTAAGTCGTCATCTGAAAATCCAATCATTGGTGTAAATCTGTTAGAAATCTTATTTTTCAGATATGCTTTCTTATTAATCATTTTAGAAATTCTTTTAACATAATCCACAAAATCTTTTAGGGCTTTAATTTTTCCTTCTTCAGGATTAGTCGCACTACCTTCTCCGTAAGTTACAGGGTAAAAACGACACATATCAAGATATTCTAATATCATATCTCTTTTGGTGGATTTTCCCACACCTTCTAAATCACGGAATTTTTCTAAATTTTTTATTAACTCATTTGAATTAATACCCATATGATTTGAAATAATCATATTATATACTGACTCTTTAATAACACTTGGAGTATGACCTCTAGCGGTGACTATCGAAAACACAGACCCGTTATTAATTGCTTCGACAAAATCAGTCCAAGCTGGTCCTGGTTTTGCTAACATAGAGTCAATAATAAATCTTTTATCACCTTCTATACTAAAGTATCTAAATGGATTTTGAGCGAAACCTACAATTTCATGTCCATCGTATTCAAAATTTTCTTTTCCTATTTTTTCACGATGATGAGCGAAATCTTCAGTTGACATACCTACTTCATCACCATCAACATCCTTGAGTACTATTTTGGTCGGCATTGTTAAGATATTATCATCCCAATCAAACGCATAATATTTCATGTCAGGAGTACCTTCTTCTGTAATACCTTCTAATATGTATTTTTTTCTCATATTAATAAATAAGGACAGACCGACTTTTATATCGGCCTGTCCTATTAAAATTTATTAGATATTTTCAAACGACGCACCTGTTGGGGTTATGTAGAATGTAATATCGATGAATTCAAGTGACCTTGTTGGTTTGATATAAATCTTACCTGTCATTTGGTTTCTATCCAAGTCAGCAGTGTCTGAAGAAACTGTTACACGGAAATCGTATAAACCTCTGTCTCTTCTGATTGCGTCAAGGATTGGATTAACCGCATCCAAGAAGTCCTGTCTAACCTTTTGGTCATTTTGTTCGAACAACAATCTAACTGAAACTGCTGAAATTAACTTACGAGCTTGTAACAACAATCTTCTAACGTTAATTCTGTCAAGTGCAGATTCTCTAACTTGAAGGGTTTTATTACCCCAAATTACTGTACCTACATCAGAGAAGGTTGCGATTGGGTTAATTCTACCTTTGTAAAGAACATCTCTATCCTCTTGAGTCAGTTTCTTACGAGCTTTTACAGCGTTTACTATACCACGAGTGTAACCTGCCGCCGCGAACCATGGGAATGCAATGTTGTCGGTCAATGCTAAGTTTCTTGTAACTTCAGCAGTTGGTGGTAAATAAATTTGTGTATTGTTAACACTATCTCTTGTTAAAACCCATGGGTAGTAAGTACAAGTATAGTTTGAGTCAATACCCGTAGTTTCAAGATTATCAACCGCTTCTTGTGGGTAAATTATTTCTTCTGAATTACCAGCTGAAGGTGTAAACATGTTGTAGTCAGGTGTTGTACAAATGTATAAGGAGTCAGCCCTATCAAACTCAATCATCTCTATCGCCGCTTCAACCAAGTTTGAGTTATTTACATAATCAATACCAGGAGTAACAAATACATTAATATTAACCGCCTCAGGATTTGAGAAGGTCTGTTGACCCAATAAATAAGCGTAATAATCTGTGTTTGCAAAGTCTACTGAATTTTTATTGACTGTAATTTTCTTAAATGCTCCCCATCCAGTAGCATTAGGATAAAGAATTGATTCACATGCACCTTTTAAATAACCTGACTTACCAAGTACGAATCTATCTGAATTTGTACGACGTTCTGTATAGATATCCCATCCATCAAAACCTCCTTGTACCGCCACAGTAAATTTACGACCAAACAATCTATAATATGGATTTGTTGGGTCTTCAGGGTCGTTAATGAACGGAGCGGAACCACAGAAGAACGTTGGGGTGCCACTAGTTGCAAAGCCATTTGCAATTGTAACTCCTGATGCGTTTATATCCATGTGGAAACCTCTTGTTCTATATCCCCATTCCTCTCCTGTTGGGTCAGTACAAAATGCTCCAGGTATTCTTTTACCTTTGTAAAGGAAGAAATCAACGTCATATCCAACAGTATCCGAGATACCTAAATATGTACGTCTTACGTTGTCACCCGCACTAGTTACCGCGTCATCGGCACCCGAAGAATTGCCAAATGGCGGATTGAATACTGTTTCACCAGGGAAATCATATTTTGTTTTATAAATAGGAAATGGAGGTACAACTCCTGAATATTCTCTCATATTAAATCCTAAGAATCCACAAGGAAGTGCGTCTGTAGGAGCATCCTCATTCATCTCAACCATTATGTATTTAGAATTTAACTGATACTCACCATCAGAAGTACCAATCTTAGTCGCAATGAAGTTATTTTCATTGGGGTCCATACTGCAGTTGGTGAATTTTTCTATAACCACTGGAGAATTATCAGAGTCAAAATAATCTCTAACTAACACATCAAATGTCTGATTAGCAAAAGACATATTAGCCAATGAAATCTTAACTTGTAAGTTAGCGTCTTCACCATCAGCAATTGTATGGAATCTGAATAAATTATATACTTTAGAACCTCTTAATTCAGATACTATCCATGGTGAAGACGATGATTGGTATTGTTCTAAATAAAAACCGATACTTGTTATCTCTTCACTTCTGGCACTGTTTAGTGCGGTTAACGAGGTATTTAAACCTTTAATGTAACCTTTTCTATAAGCGTAACTCAATAAGTTTTGATATCTTTCCTCAACAAATAAAGGAACGGTTTGTCTTGGTTTTGCAAAGTTTGTTGAACCGAATACTTTTGAAATATATTGAGTGTCCGCATTAGTAAATGAGGTTTGAAAGAACAGGGTCGTTCCATCGTTATTTGTAACGTTTAATCCAAAAGTTGAGAATGGATTTTTGGTTACTCCTGAATACTGACCTGTTGTAACCATACTCACGTCAGTCAATCCTGTAACTTCGTAAACCGCACCTGTATCGTTACCATATGTTGCAAGACCTCTTGAACGGAGAGTAGCAATAACTAAATTATCGTAATCTAAATACGGTGTTCCACTATATACATAAATTTTACCGGTCAAAGTACCGCTATAACATCTATTGATTGAACCAACATTACCTTCGCCAGCACCTGTTGCGGTACAAGGATTACAGGGGTCGCTTACAACTGCAACGATATTCCAATTTACTGTAACTGTACCATCTTCAGATACCATCTGAACTATTGCCGAACCTGAACTTAAATCCAAGAATGAAGCACCATTCCATAAAATAGCTCCTCCAGGACCTGTAATATTATCTTCATCAACACAAGTCGTATATGTTGGTGTGAAAGCAGCACTCAAAGCTCCTACACAAACTGTTATTGTATTGGTGTTGTAATTTATAACACCAGGTGTACCATCTAATTGGAATGAATAGAAAGTTGCACAATTACTAGATGTTGTCGTCGGAATAAAGCTACTTATAGTTGTATAAAATGAATACCCCGAATATCCCCCAACCTGATGAGAGTTATTATCAAACAACGCATAATACCAAGGGTCATTATTTGGGTCAGCGTAATTGTAATTTGTTGAATCTACGGTGTCTACACCAAACACGTTTGTTTCTGCACTATAAGTAGTTGATAACGCGCTATAACTACCTCCAGAAATTACACCATAGTAATAAATTGAGGAACCGGTGGTGTTACCCGAAGATAAGATTGCGTTATAAACTTGATTGTTCATTTGAGCCAACAATGAAGTAGTACTTCCATTGAATAGTTCTAAAGAATTACTTAGTTTGTTTAAAATAACTGACGGAATTTGTGCGGTATTGAAACTGATTGACGATATGTTATTAGAACATCCATTGAAATCAACACTAAAGTCAATTACTTCATAATCAGTACATTCAGTTACACAATCAACTAATGAAGATGAGTTACAATAAAAATCCACTGTACTACCATCAACATTTGCCTTTGTAGTTATTGACCATGAGGGTCCCGCATCATACCCCGATAACCCAAGTACTCTTGTTACAAACAATTGATTAGATTGTTGTAAATAAGCTTTGGCAATATATGCCGCCTCATACTTTGGAATTTGAGTATTAATGAATTTTTCTGGTGAGGTTCCACCAAAATAAGCTGTGAATTCATCAAAATTTCTGATGAATATTGGTTCAAAAGCAGGACCTCGTAGAGTCTCTCCCACTATACCAAGTGTGGTTACCCCCACACTTTGTGCCACAAAACTTAAATCAACCTCTGAAGTATAAACTCCAGGTGATACAAATACTTTACTGTTGCTTGCCATTAGTTTTGAGTTTCTTTATTTTTATTTTATTGATAAATATTCAAGAAAAAACCAAAATTCTTGACTTACCGATAACTATTTATAAATTGGGCAGACTATTTTCTGCCTTTTTTATCTTATGTCACAGAATGGTCGCCAGATTAAAAATTTAAAGATTTCACAAGAAGTCCATGACATCTTAAAAAAGTATTGTGATAAGAACGGTATTAAGATGTATAGGTTCTTGGAGAAACTAATAATTGAAAAGTGTAAGGAAAAAAAAGATATATACGGGGAGGATTAAATAACAATCGACATGAATGTTACTTTCGATTCTTGTTCGTCATTTAATTTTTTTACCACAAGTCTTAAAGCGTCCCCCGTGTTAATTTGAATCTTGTTTGGGCTTTCACCGAAGAATGTTCCGTTAATATAGACCTCAAAAGTTTCTACGTTTTTTGTTTTCTCTAAAATCAAATCCGTTGTGTAATCAAATCTCTCGTTTAACTCATCATTACCCTCAACAAACAAAGCGTTAATTTTTGGTTCTTTACTTAATTCATTTTTAACTTGTCGTCTAACTACTTTCTCGTCGACTTCCACAATTTGTAATAATCTATTGATTGCCGGAGAAACCTCAAACTCATCCTCATCTATTAAGAAACCAAGCATGGTAAATGAATAACTTTGGATATAATACTTTCTTTTTTCAACATCAAGAACTGATTCATCAGATATATCACCCATCACAATAGGGATATAGTGTCCTTTGATATTAGTATAGGCTTGTCTTGAGGCAAACTTTTCAATAACAATCTTATTGAATTTATTTAGTTCTCTCATTCGGTTACAGATAATCTTAACGGTATAAGATATATCTACGGGTACTGGTTGTGGTATTCTATAAATGTCATATCCGTGTCTTTGTCCATCCCAAGTCGGTACTTGAGCATAGAAATAAAGTTTTCTATTTGGTATGTTGTACAACAATGCGGGATTGGTACCAAATTTTACTTCAGGTACTCTAACAACTGTGATGAATGGTGGTTCAGCGTTCTTGTCAAGGTTTTGAAAATTCCATGTTTCTGTAAATTGAGCCCAATTTTGGGTCGTTATTAGAATGTCGACCATAGGCACTTTCTTACCTTCCACTACCGTTTCCAAATCTGTTTTCACAAAATCTAAAAATCCTTTATCTAAATCGGCATGTAATAAAGATTTTGGCAAATAGGTTCCATCCTTATTGATTTTATCAACAAGTTCCCTCCTTCTTGGTAACAAAGTTTTCGACTCTGTTAGAGGTAAGAATTTTTTTATTTTTTTTGGTAATCCCATTATTTTCCGTTGTCGTGCCAACACTTATGACAAATAAATGGGCCATCCCCACCATCTGATAAGTTCCATTCCCAATCACATTTATCACACTTAACTTTTTCAGAATCAACAATTTCTAAAATTCTTCTAATTTGGTCTTCGGTTAATTTTATTTTCATAATCCTCTAAATTCGTTATCTACAACGGCAGACGCCATAATTGTTCTATAGAATGGCTTGTACCCAGCGTATGTATGTTTATTATCAGAAATTACACGACCATCATTGTTGACCACATAATATCTAACACGATTTTCAGTTTCATAATAACCAATGTAATCACCGTAATTAATATCAATCTCAAGTTCATCTAACTGTTTTTGATACACCGATATTCTAATGTTACCTGGCTCAACTTGGTCAATCTTTGAGTTACCTAAATATTTGTTTTCAGGGGCCATGATTTGTACAAATGCTTTGAATTCTACGGGTGGTAAAAACTTTATTCCATCCATTAAAGCCTCTCCATATACATCATCGGTTTTGGTTTTTTGTCTATCCACACGGTATAGAACAAGTGTGAAATTCATATCACCGTGTAACCATTCCTCACCCATAGAGATATCCAAGTCGAAATCCTCAACTCCAAAAAATTTTCCTATCCTTGATATTGGTACTCTCGGTTGTCCCATATTGATAAATATCGAATTGTTTATTATTTTTATAATGTGTTGAATTCAACCTCGACAAATTTGATTGAGCAACGAGCTTTGGGCATTCTCGAAAATTATTCGGGGGCAAACAACTATATCCTGAAATTAAAATACAATAAAGAACATAATAAAAAGTTTTACCCCACCCGAGCTCAATCAGAATATATCACAACCTTTCATGAAACATCACCAAAGGTCGCCAAAAAATGGGTTGATTTGGACCCATACTTCGCAAAGAAAATTGCCGATGAAAAATTATATACGGAGATACCCACAGAATGTTGGATAGAAAAATTGTTGGTTGAGAAGGAGAAAGCTTATCACGTTTGGGGTAAGTTTTTTTCAGGTGAGACAATTCACGATTTTTGGTTACCGAAAGGGGCGTTGATTAAGTCACACAGAATGGAGAAAGTCGATATCAACTATTCAAAGTATTCTCATCGTCCTCCACTCGAACATCAAAAAGAAGCAATAGAAAAATTGGCAGGTAGTAAAAGATTTATTCTTGCCGATGACATGGGTTTGGGTAAAACAACATCAACAATTATTGCGGCTTTAGAAACGGGAGCCAAAAAGATTTTAATTGTCTGTCCGGCAACGTTAAAGGTCAATTGGCTTCGTGAGATTCAGAATTATACAGACCGAAGTGTGTTTATTTCTGAAGGTAAATCATATTCGACCGAGCATGATTTTGTTATTGTGAATTATGACATATTGAAAAACTTTCATGACCCAAAGGACAAAGAAACTTCATTAATCAAACAATCAAACTTTGATTTGATAATTTTGGATGAAGCCCACTATGTTCAGAATGCTCAAGCTCAAAGAACAAAGATTGTTAATCACATCTGTAAGAATGTTGATAAGTTGTGGTTATTAACTGGTACTCCGATGACATCACGACCAATGAATTATTTTAATCTATTACATCTTATTGATAGTCCTGTAGCTCAAAATTGGATGGCATTTGCCATTAGATATTGTCAGGGGTATCAATTCAGAGCGGGTAATAGGAAGGTTTGGAATGTGACAGGAGCATCAAACTTGGAGGAGTTGAGAGATAGAACAGCAAGACAAGTTTTACGTAGATTGAAGACAGAAGTGTTGGATTTACCTGACAAGATTATTACACCAGTTTATCTTCGTGTTAGGTCAAAACAATACGAAGCATTGATGGGTGATTATTATGATTGGTATGACAACAAAAAAGAAGAATCAGGGTCATTGACCGTACAATTTAGTAAGTTAATGAAAGTTAGACAGGTCATTGCCGATGAAAAGGTTAATAACACAATCGAGATTGCTGAAAATATTTTAGAACAAGGAAAGAAAGTCATTATATTCACAAACTTTACAGATACATTACATAAAATTTACAGTCACTTCGGAAAACAAGCTGTATTTTTAGATGGTAGTTGTAGTAATGCTCAAAGACAATATGCGGTAGACCAATTTCAAGACAACGAAAAGATAAAAGTATTCGTTGGTAACTTAAAAGCCGCAGGTGTTGGTATTACCCTAACCGCCGCAGAAGCGGTAATCATAAACGACTTGGCATTCGTGCCAGGTGATTTATCACAAGCTGAAGATAGAGCTTATAGATACGGTCAAAAAAATTCAGTTTCCGTTTATTATCCGATATTTGAAAATACAATCGAAGGAATAATCTACGATATGGTTAATAACAAGAAGAAAAATATTGAAACCGTGATGGGTGATAATATAAATTCCGGTGACATAGTTGAGGAAATAATGAATAAGATAAATTCTGTAAGACAATTCTAACCTTCGGCTTATTTATAGAAAAATAAGCTTCAAATGAAGAACATAGAAAAAAAAATAGACACCTTAACCAAATCAATTTTGAAAGAAGAAAAGGTCGAGTCGAGTCAAACTTTACTCACCGAAATGAAAAACATAGGTATTGAAAAATTACCTTACGCCTATTCATCCTTAAAATCATTCATCGATTCTGAAACGATGGATGTACATTACAACAAACACTACAAAGGTTATGTTGAAAAGTTAAACAAAGCTTTATCAAAAAAAGATTACGGAGATTTAGAATTAGAACAAATTGTTAAATCAATTAGTCGATTCAATAAAACAGTCAGAGACAATGCCGGTGGGGCATTTAACCACGCATTGTTTTGGAAGATGTTATCGCCAAAAACACAAAAAGCTAATGGTAAGATTTTAGATAAAATAAAAAGTGATTTTGGTAGTTATGTTGAATTCAAAAAACAATTTGAGGAAAAAGCAAAAGAACGTTTTGGTTCAGGTTGGGTTTGGTTGGTTCTTACAAAAAGAAACACGTTAAAGATTTTAACAACCCCAAACCAAGACAACCCCTTAATGAATGTTGTTAAGGGTGGTGGATATCCGATACTTGGATTAGACCTTTGGGAGCACGCATATTATTTGAAATACAGAAACAAACGAGACGAATACATTTCAAACTTTTGGAAAGTTGTGAATTGGGAATTTGTTAATAAACTATACGAAATGAAACTCAAGACAAAAATCAACGAGAGCACCGTTATGAAAAAACTTATCACTGAAGGTAAGTCAGAAAGATGTTCGAGAGAAAAAGTTGAGGAGATAAGAATGATTTTTAATATCAATCCCGCAGTTAAGAACACATTTCGTTATGGTATCGAGTCAATTTTAAAGTCAGTGTTTCCTGATAATTGGTATGAGAATGGGGAATACGCCGAAGGTTCTATGTCGGGTATTTTTGATTTAGAAAACAGAGGACGTTCGGTAATTAACAAACTGAATACCAACTACAATGCGTTCTGTGTTTTATATCACGACTTGAATTCAGTATTAAGATATGAAAGAAGACCCGAATTACAATTAATCGGATTACCACCGGCTCAACAAGTTAGTGAGACCAAAAAATTTGTTAGAATACTCGATGAATATAAAGACAGAATTTTTTCATCAAAGTCAGGCACATTTCAAAATGTCATGGCAATATTAGGTTCGACCAACAAAGCCGGTGACGCCAGAGAAGATTTAGTAGTTAAGAAACTCAAGGAAAAATTCGGAGACAAAAATGTTAAAAAGATTGGCGAGTTAGGTGCCAAATCTGACATGATAATGGGTGTTGATTGTATCATCATTATTGATGGTGAAGAATATACCGCTCAAATAAAACCATATAAAACGGTTAAAGTTGTCGATGAAAATTTGGTTTCAATGTTAGATACAGGACAAGTAAAAGTTTATTCGACTGATTGGATTATTTTTGAGGGTGGTCCTGATGGTATTTTAGTATTTGATAACTCGGATACAAAAATTGTTGACGGTAATTACACATTCGATAAGAACAATTTAATTTATACATTGGGTTGATATTTATATATAAAACACCAATATGGCCGTAATCGCAGAACCAGAAAGAAGTGAGTTATATACAAGATTAAAACACTTGTTAGGAGCTCCGTTACGTAGTGTTGAATTAGAGGACGAGCAACTCGACTCACTTTTACAACTATCTATTGACGATTATTCACAATACATCCAAGATTGGTTGATTGAGAGTCAATGGACTTCATTGTATAATCTAAATTTAGATACCCAATCTTTGGCTAAAGCTTTCATCACTAAAAGCCAAGGTTTTGAGGAAAGATACACTTACGCATATTCTAAAATAGTTGGTCTTCAGGCCGGTGGTGATTGGGTTTTACAAAAAGATTATATACAACTTGTACCAAACCAACAAATATATGAAATACCCGCAGGTCGTGAACTAAACGAATTGTTGTGGTTTACACCATCAGAATTAAATAACTTATTATTTGACCCTTGGACTTTTGGAGGTTTAGGTGGTGGTGGTTTTGGGGGTCCTGGTGGATTCGCACAAATGGGTATGTCAGGTTCATATTTTATGATGCCCGCATTCGATATGTTATTAAGAATGCAGGAAATTAATATTCAGAGAAGGATTATAGCCGGTGAATTAACTTATAGAGTTACCGCTTTACCTGAAGGTAAAAAGGCAATTCACTTAATGAATACACCTGGTGGTAAATTTGACTTTGGTAACTCCACATTGATGAGAGGTAAGGTATGGTATTGGTATTATGATGCTGGTGGTCCTGATAGAGATAAATGTTTAAAGGATAATCCTGATATTATTAAATTACCTTCTGATGTACCATTTAATAAAATTGATTGGGTTGATTTAAATAATCCGGCTCAAATTTGGGTTCGTCGTTGGTTCTTTGCTTACGCCAAAGAAACTTTATCTAGAATTCGTGGTAAGTTTAGTGGTAACATCAAAACACCTGATTCTGAATTAACAATGGATTATCAATCTTTAGCAACCGAAGCCAAAGATGAAAAAACAAAATTAATTGAAGAATTAACAGGTGCCGAAGGTCGTCTTACAAGGCTTAAACCTGAAAAAGTAATGGAGAGAGAGGCGTTGATTGCTGAAAATCTTAACAAGATTAAGAAACTCACAGCAATGCCAAGACAAATTTACGTTATCTAATTATGCAGAAATCTAATATCGTTAGAAAAATAGTTGGTGATAAAACAACATATACTGTTGCGACTGATAGTGAGTTAAATATTAAAACAATCTCCGAGTCAGAATATACCACAAATGGTGAAAATATAATTTTAGTTAGAGAAGTTGAATCCTGCCAACTAACTTTAGACAGGACTACAACTACTCATCTTATTATTAAATCACTTACTAATACTTTATTGAAGACAAACTCGGGTCTCATTGATGAATACTACGAGGAAATCGAAATGAAAAAAGGTGCCTGTGTAGAATTAATTAACATTGGTAACCATTGGTACGTTCTGTCCTCCGATGGTCTCAAAATGGATTAATTTTTCTTTCCACCCTTCAGAAGCAAGTTCGTACATGTAATCAGGATGTAATCCTCGTTTTTCCCAATACCTCATTTCAGGTTCAGATATTGTCAAAACTTCTTCCAACGTATCTTGGTCTCCCTTCTCAAATGGTAATCCATTAATCAATTCTGATTGGTCTTTGGTAAAGAACATTCTATCCTCGGGATTATCAACAATCAAACCGTCACGTACTTCTTCTTTAAAGACAACCAACAACGGTTCGATACGTTTGTTAAATGTTGCTATCGCTCTCGGCACATTGTAATCACCTGTCATATCAGGATTGTTTTCTAACTCACTTGGGTCGAGACGATAACAATTAAGTTGAATGTGAGAACCTAATACCGGTTCTTTACCGTGTTTTGCTCTGTACTCATCCTTTTCTTTCTTTGACATCTTATCATTAACTTTCTGAACATCACCGTGAGACGCTTTCACACCGTTATTAACATAATATATAACATCACCAAGATTCACCGCAATATTATCACGAATTGCGAGTTCCATGTGGGCCATCCTTGACATCTCATTACCCGCTTTTGTTTTTTCCTTCGAACGTTTTCTATAATCCTCAATACTTAACTTAACCTTGGCTCGTTGGGCGATTTTCATGAGTGGGATTTGTTTATCATAAATTTTCTGAACGTATTCATAATACCACTCGATAAACTCCTGACCCTTACCTTCGAGTAATTGTTTAACTCCTTTGTCCAAAAACGTTTCAATATAAAGTGGGAGTTTCTTTGACTTAATTGTATTACCCGTGAGTTTAATTTTACCCTTCGCATCCATAACCGCATAGTTCTTACGAGCGAGATTAATACAAGATGGCCAAGTACCGTCAGTATCTAACGCCATTTCACCTCTCATGAATGTATCGTTAAACTCGGCAACGTCAGCATCATCACCACGATATTCTTTACCCTCCTTAACTTTCCAGTTTAGACCCTTACCAATATAAATTCTATCCTCCACACCTTCAGGTTTTGAGAAGTTAACACCATCGGTATCCATTACAAGGGGGGTATAACCCTTATTCATAAAGAACTTAATCATCATACGAAGGTATTGTCTTCCTGTACATGTAATCTGTTCTCCCATATACATATCACCCCACGCAAATACCTGTGGTGCCGACAAGGCTCCGAACATTGAGTTGATGAAAATCTTAATCGGTAACTGTTTTCTATCGTATTTGAGTGATGTCTTTTTATCTTTATCATACCACTCGGCCGCCAAGTTTTTATACATGATACGAGAGTTACGGAAGTATGACAACATACCTTTCATCGCTCCTGTAATATCACAATCAGGAAACACATCATGTACAAGTTGGATTGAAGGATAAAGTGACGAGTAGTCGAGCTTTAATACTTTGGTTGAGTATCCTACTTTCAGTAGTCGTGACAATCCTCCCACAAAATCTGTCTTTGATTGTTTCTTTGGTATTGCGAGTTTGTGTTTATAACTCCACGCAAGCATCAACATCTTCCACAAAGTAGCTGTACCCATAGTGGATACTCTCTCATAAGTTGTTGGTACAAGTGAAGCGAGAAGGAATGTACCCTGATTGAATTCTTCGTCAACCAATAATGTTTCCTCCAAGTCATCGTCAAGATATCTCTCCACAATGTCATCACCTGTTGTCTTAATGTATGTACCAGGAAATCTTGCGTCCAAGTTATCAAACTCAGGATTATTTGCCTTCTTGTATTTTCCGTTCTTAATGTTTAACCAATATTCTTCTTTTTTGGAATACATCGGACCAATCTCGGTGTGGTCAATATAAACTCGGTCTTCGGACTCGGCATCAATATATTGGGTAATGTATTTCAAACCCGCAGACTTGATACTTGAATTGATTGCTTGAGCTCTCCGTACAGAATGTATAATGTCAATTACATTATAACCCCACATTCCAACTTGGTTGTATCTTTCAACTTCGTTGGCAAGTTTGAGCATGTTCTCACTTTCCTTAATTGTATATTTTGGGTTAAGTGTTTTACAAATCCTTTTAATTTCGAGGTTCAGAGCTTTACAACGCTCGAATATCCAATACCAGTCGAAGTTCGCCGAATTGTAACCTCCTATAATACTTGGTTTTAATTCATCAATGATATTAAAGAATTCTACAAGACCACGACGTTCCTCGTCCTCATTAGAACACTCAATTACTTTTTGGTATCCTTTGTTTGTCTTGATACCAATCATGAATATACGACCGTCTTTGGGTTCGAGTGCGGTTGTCTCTAAGTCGAATACAAACCTCGTGATGTCATTGTATTCGTCGTATCCTTTGAATAATCTTTTTTCTCGTGAGATGAGATACTGTTCGGTGGGGGGTAGTATCATTATTAGGTCTTTGGTTCTTTCTCCCCACGGGTCAACACCACCATCTCTGAAAAACTGAATGAGAGAGCGATAACCCTTTAAGGACTTAACCATAAACTTCAGACCTTCCTCCATACGGTCATTATCCCCCGTTTCGAGTTTATCAATCATAATCCCGTACTTGGACATGGCTTCTTTCTGTAAGGCCTTTGATGATTGATAAAAGTTAAGACCACGTAGGTCACCTACCCACGCGAAAGCTACGAATGTATCTTTTTTAATTTCTTTTCCTTTGCCAGGGATTTCTTTGATTTTGAATATAGAATCGGAAACATAGTCGAATTCTATGGCAACGATATGTTCTTCGGGGTCGTTTCCTTCTAGAAACGATTTAATTTCTTCTTGACTTATCATAATTGATTGGTTTATTGGCTGCCGCGAAATTACGACATTTACCTTTATATCAATTATAAATATTGAAGGTTAGGTTGTCAAATGTTAAATTGGACTTGGTGTTGGTGTTGGTGTGGTTGTTGGGGTTCTAGTTGGTAATGGAGCCAAACAATCTACCATATCTAACGTGTATATACTATAACAAGTTTGGTATGTAGGAGGTGCAACATAAGACAAACCAATCTTACCTGTTGTGAATAATGATAATGGAAGCCAATCTCCTATTCCTCCTCCAGGTGCAATCTCATTAAGGAAATCACCGGCGTTATTAGTCGGACCATCCCAAACCCAAATACGATTATATATGAAATTCGTATTAACTATTTGAACCGAAGTACCTGTAATTGTAATTGTTACATCAACACCATTAATTATTGGAGGATATAAATCCGGTGTTGGTGTAATTGTCGGTGTATTACTTATTGTTGGTGTTATACTTAATGTTGGCGTATTTGTTGGGGTACTAGTTTTTGTTGGCGTATTTGTTGGGGTACTAGTTTTTGTTGGTGTATTTGAAGGTGTTGATGTTTTAGTAGGGGTTATAGAAGGTGTATTTGTTGGGGTGTCGGTTATTGTAGGTGTAATAGACGGTGTATTACTTATTGTAGGGGTTATACTTACGGTATTAGTTGGTGTTGGTGTATTTGTTCTTGTTACTGTTGGTGTTTTAGTTATAGTTGGACTAATACTTAAAGTAGGAGTTACTGTTCTAGTTGGGGTTTTAGTTGGAGGTATAGTTTTTGTAACTGTTAAAGTTGGGGTTTGTGTTGGAGTAGACGTTGGTCCAGGGAATTGAGTTTGAGTAGGTGGAATTGTTTTTGTTGGGGTTGCGGCGGGAGTTCTTGTTGTAGTAACGGTTGGCGTATTAGTTGGTGTTTTAGTTAGTGTTGGAGTATTAGTTGGGAAAATGGATGTTTCAGTTATGTTGTAATTAAATGTTCCTCCGCTTCCGTTTAAAGTTATTCCTGAATATGAATTTATTTTGGATAGATTATAAAAATCGTTAACCAATGTAACTCGAGTAACCCCACTAGTCATACCTGAAGTTATTGTTACACCCGTGATAACTTGAATTGGTGAACCAACTATTACACCAATAGTATTTGTGAATGAAAGTGTTATTGTTTCAGATAAAACTCTACTAGCACTCAATACATAATCAATAATAGTTGAGCCAGGTCCGAATATTGCTCCCAAAGATAAATTAATATCAGAACTAGTTTGAGTTGGGGTTTTAGTTGGAGTGTGTGACGGAGTTCTAGATGGTGCAATTGTTTTAGTTGGAGTTTTAGTGGTTGTAGGTGTGGATGTAAGAGGAATGCACTGCCCACCATAACAATTACCGACTAATACAGGATACGCTCCACTCTCAAAGATTTGGAAACCAGATTGTACACATATTGTTGTGGTGGTATTAGACGATAAGACTTGAGATTCCTCATATTGAGATGTGTAACAGTCGTAGTAAAATAAACTACCAACAGCAATACCTGGGTTAGTTAATACTCTATAGCAGAAACAATTTACGCTCGAAGTATATGTAGGCGTAACCGTTGGGGTTTTAGTCATTGTCGGAGTTCTTGTCATTGTTGGTGTCTGACCTATTGGTGTATTTGTCGGAGTTCTTGTCATTGTTGGTGTTGAAGTTTTAGTTGGAGTTTTAGTAGGTGGTGGGGCCGCTTGAGAAGTATTGGTAGGAGTGGATGTTTTTGTTGGTGTCGGTGTTGCTCCTCGAGTTGAAGTAGGTGTTTTGGTAGGGGCTTGAGTTGGTGGAGGTACGGGACATGAGAAACTAAAATCCCATGCAGTACCGGGGAGTGGTGCTAATATTGTTATAAATGCACTAGTTGGGGTTGAGGACGATTTGGTGAACGCGGCGACACCTCGACCCGGACCACTAACACCAGGGTAACCAAGAGCATTTAATTGTGAATCGTAAGTCGGAGAACCAACAAATCCTGTATTTATCACTTCAATTCCATCCCATACTACAGTAAATCTATCAGGTACCGATACCGCGTTATAATTTAATTTAATCGGTCCTGTATCATTTCCAAATTCTACTTCATACGTGTAAGTACCACTACTACCATTTCTAATATTTACCGTATCATTACAAGACGCAATTGACTGTGGAGTTGCGGTTGGTTCTATAGTTTTTGTAGGAGTTGTCGTTGATGCTGGTGTTTTAGTAGGAGTTATTGACGGGGTATTGGTTTTTGTGTTTGTGATTGTAGGTGTAACAGATTTAGTTGGGGTTTTTGTTGGGGCAATTGGTTGGGTTGTTTTTGTTGGGGTATTGGTTGGTGTTTTTGTTACTGTTGAACTTGGAGTTTTTGTAATTGTTTTTGTGGGTGTATTAGAAGGAGTGTTGGATGATGTGACACTAATAGTTGGGGTATTAGAAGGAGTACTGGTAGGTGTTTTAGTTGGAGTCTTGGTCGGAGTTCTAGTTGGCTTGTTAGTTCTTGTTATACTAGGAGTTGGAGTATTTGACGGAGTTGGGTCAGGACTACAAGGTATTTTACTATTAGTAGGTGTTGGAGTTCTTGTTGGTTTTATTGAATTTGTCGGAGTTGGCTCAACTGTTGATGAGGGTGTTAATGGTATTTTACATGGGTCTAAACTTAAAGTTGGTGAGCTTGTAATTGATGGTGTCGGTGTCTGTGATTTTGTTAAAGATATAGTTGGGGTGTTAGTAGGTGTGGGATAAGGTGCGGTAATGTAATAAGGGCAGCTCGGGTCTTCCTGTGTCAATATCGTGTAAGTACCATATATTTCGACACCGATAGGGGGTTCATATGTATAAGGTAATGTTACCGAACCTAAATTAATTATTTGTTCGGAATTAAACGGTTGGAATAAAATTTGCGCAATTTCACCATCAAAATGGACACTTTCTATGGTTATAATTTGCAACATGTTTTTAATATAATTATCTTTTTAATTTAATTCTATAGTATTTTTGTCGGGGTGACTGTTTTAGTAGGTGTTGGTGAAACAGGAAAATCAAAACTTATACAGTTTTGTGGTTGAGCAAATCCTAGTGATGTTACTGTGGCGGTACTTAACACAGGACTTATTGTTGATGGGAATGTTAATTTATAATTATGTGGAGGGGTGGACTGCCTTTGAATATATAATTCACTATTATAAATAAATAAACTTCCGTTAACTAATGTAATACTTGCCATACTCATTTCACCCATTGGGTTACCCGATGAATCAAATTGAGAAACAAATGTGGTAGATGTGGATATACTTCGGTTGACAATTATATATCTATTGTTTGTTGTGTATATTATATCTCCCGCAATTGACCTACCCGCAGGTAAACTAAATAAAACTGTTGTTGTCAAATTGGTTAAATTAACAGATATAATTTGATTTAAAGTGTTAAATGATATAAGTGTTGAGTCGCTCAATGCAAATAAACCGTTGTTACTTGTTGCGAATGTACCTGACGGATATATGAAATCGGTTGGGTTAGTTGCGGTCCATGGGTTTCTAGTTATTTGGAACCTTCTAATAGTGTTAGAAGATATCGTAAATAAATAATTTTCTGAAACGGCAATATCACTCGGTAATACTTGTCTACCGCTGACCGGCAATTCGGTAACAGTATTCGATACGTAATCATATTTGTATATAATACCCGTTGTATTTGCAACACTTAAAATATCACACAATGAAATCGATATTGAAGTACTCGGTGTTGGGGTTTTTGTTCTTGTCGGTGTTGGGGTTAATGATGTATTAGACGATTTAGTCGGTGTTGGGGTTTTTGTTCTTGTCGGTGTTGGGGTTTTTGTTCTTGTCGGAGTAGGTGTTAATGATGTATTAGACGATTTAGTCGGAGTAGGGGTTTTTGTTCTCGTTGGTGTGAGGGTTAATGTAATATTAGTTGATTTAGTTGGTGTGAGGGTTCTTGTCGGAGTAGGTGTTAATGTTCTTGTTGGGGTAGAGGTCGGACTTTCAACAATTAAATTACTTGTTTTACTTACTGTTGGGGTTTGAGTGGATGTCCTTGTAGGTGTTAATGTTCTTGTTGGGGTGGATGTAAGGGTTTTAGTCAACGTTACAGTAGGTGTCGATGTTGGAGTTACGTCAACAAAATTGGCGGTTTTTGTAACTGTTGGTGTTGCAGTTCTTGTTGGTGTTTTAGTTGGGGTGATTGAGGTTCCTAAAGTTCTAAAATTATTAATTTTTAAAAACTTACCCCACCCGTTATTTAAAGGACTGCTTATTTTTACATTTAGTTGATTGAACGGTTCTGTTGAATTAACAATGACTCGGAATGCACCTCCATCTACGTTTCCGAGCTGGCTACATAAAGTTGTACCAACAATTTGATTGGCGGCGCCATTTTGACCACAACACCCTTGGCAAATTCCGACAAACGTAGTACCATTATTTGCACTAAACGTAATCACATCAGTTGCTTGTAAAGCCCCAAACGATAATGCGATACTTGTCAATAAAGTCGAGGAACTCATGGTGTAGTTACCCGAAGTATCAGTTAGAGAAGTTAATATGTTAACTCCACTAATATTACTTGAACCTATGCATGACGAAGGTATAATCGCAAAACTTTGAGTTGACATCACTTGAGATACCGACTTTACGAATGTTACTCCACTTATAGTTACTGAGGTTGTATTTGGAATATTTATATTGAAAGACGCAGCACAATCCCAATTACTTGTTTTAGTTGGAGTTGGTGTGTTTCTTGTAGGAGTTGGAGTTGGTGTTGTACTTGTTCTTGTAGGGGTTGGTGTAGGGGTTGGTGTAGTAAAATTTTGTAAACAAAGTGCCGCATTTATCGTATTGACCATTTTCTGTTGTGGTTGAGGTCCGAATATAGGTTGTCTTGTATTATAAGACATAATTGTCGCACCTGACGCTATACATGTACCGTTAGTTGGGTTTTGTATAGTTGTACCGCCAACGCAAGCGCAATTTGCAAGACCTGAACAACAATCTAAACAACATGTACCCGCAACATTTGTGCTACCTATTGTGTAGTTACAATTCCAAACCGAACTGAATGTATGAGAACATCCATGAGTATGACCAATTTCGTGAGCACCCGCAATTACATTCCACCCATTGGCATTTCCGTAGTAAACACTTAAATTACTACCTCCATCGACATATCCTTCAGGAGGTGGGCTACCAGGACTGACAGTTGTTGGTCTTAACTGATGGAAAAGACAATTATAAAAATCGGGGGAGCACACACCCGGAGTATACGCCGAGCTATATCTAGCACTACCACCAACAGGATTGGGCCATCCGACTGTTAACAACATTCTAACATCTCCATTGAAAGTTAAATTATTATTTTTATAATATTGCCTATAATTTTTTAATGCGCAGTCTAGATTACTTGTGTTCGCGGTGCATGGTATTGTATGACCGTAAGTCCTATATGGAGACTCGCCCGAAGTCCAAAATTTAATCTCACTCATTGTTATCGACACCCCTTCAGCGGCATGGATAGCGGATATAGAATTAAATAACGCGGTGATGTAATTAGTAGTTGCCTGTAAATCATTACCAAAATATTGATATATATCGTAATCAACCTCCAAGAGATACCTCACGTTTTTGTTGGCAACCATGGTAACGTAAGAATTCAAATTCTCAAAATTAATGTTAGCCATAATCTCACCCTCAAAGTTATTAAACATTTCTTGGTTTGGGGAGATGTAGTTATCTAATTCGGGAAAATCAATATTGTATGTATTACAATCATGTTTAGTTTCCTCAAATACTTCTTGGCAGTGATGAGTAAATCCACTGATGTTATTAATATCAACAACTAATCCTTCATCTTGTAAGGACCCACTGAACCCTTCGCTTGTAATGCTTAAAGAAACTGTAGAATTTTGACTACCAACAATAATACCTTCATAATGTTCTCCTAATTTTGAATAAAGTGTCTCTCCGAATTCATTTGATATTCTAAAATCATTTTCGTAAATATTTCGTCTAGTTAGATTAACATTTATGACCCCATCTTTAAATGGTAAATCAATATTTAATTTTTTAGGTCTTTCGCGTAAAATCCTATTTAATTCTTCTTCATTCGTTGTAAAAGTTTCATTAAGGTTAATATTTTCTATTATATTACCCATAAAAATCTCACCCTCAGTTTGAGTTGGGGTGGGGGTAGGGGTCGGTAATAGACAGTCTGAACATAATCCAACAACATAGAATTCGGCTCCGTCAAACGCGTTTATTTTAGAATTACCTACACAAACTCTAGAAGATTCACCTATACCTAATTCAACAACTGGTTGTTCAATTCCACTACAATCGATATAAGAATATGAACCATTCGCTAATGGAGCAACAATTTCAAAACATTCACAAACAATTGTTTCAGTTGGTGTTGGAGTTGGGGTGGGTGTTGGTGTTGCAAAGAATACTGAATTTTGATAGTAAGTCGTATACGTTAAACCTGTAAGATTTATGGTATTACCAAAAAATAAACTTTCACGATTTAAATTTTGAAAATCATCAGGAAGAATTACTTGGGTAGTTCCCGTAAATTCACCAACACTCAAAGTTACACCGGTTGTTATTAATACAGGACTTCCAACAATCACCCCAAGTAAATTTGAGAACGACATTGTAAGTTCCTGTGAAAATAATCTATTTGATGTTAGAACATAATCTATAACAACTGACCCTGGATTTATAAATCCTTGTAGAGTTAGAGATAATTGAGAGTCAGTTACAGTAGGTGTAGGAGTAGGAGTACTTGAAGGTTGAGGTAATGGCACTGGTATAGGATTACTGCAACAAGCATAATCAACTATGTAACATGAAACGTAATCTAAATCATCTAATATAAATGACTCGGTTATGTTAACATAAAGTTTTTCACCTAATGTTAAAACATTATTACCGTACTCATTTTTTATAACAAACTCACCCTCAAATCTACCCTCTTTTGTTGTGTCGGTATTTTGAAACTGATAGTATATAAAATAGTTTGGGTATTCGCCGCCAACACCTGCAGGTTTGTTTGTTATCTTTGGGGTACCGTTTTCAACATTAGTCATTGAAAAGAATAAAGATGACAACTCTAACGTATTTAGAAAGTTGTTATAATCGCTTCTTCCATTGTCAACAATGTTAAGTTTTAATAAAGGAAGGGTCGCGCCTTTTTTAATGAAAAATTCCATCCAAAGATTTTATTCTATAAATACTTTGGTAAACGTTTTAATAAGTAAAGATTTAGACATTGTAATTATATAATTAAGTACAGAATATATAGAACGTATTAGTAAATGGCTCAAGACTCAATATAATTTCAGAATTATTTGGCTCATATAGTATACTTCCGTTAGACTTACCACTATAAGTCCCAAGTACTGATAATCCTTCATCAGTTAGTGTTGTTATGTCAATCTTAATTAATCCAAACACATTGTCATCAACATTTAGAATATAAAGTTTGTTATTATTTATATCGATTGTCATACTTGTATTAGTTCCACTGTATGGAGTTAAATCTACATAAGATGTTGCCGAACCTACGGCGTCATATATAAATAATCTTTGACTATCAACAAGTAAATACGTATAAGAATTAGTATTGTCATAAAGTAATCGTTTACCATATCCACTATAACCTCCTGATGGAATAGTATCTGTACCAACTATATCTTTGGCCGTTGGGTCAATATACACAATCGTGTCTCCAGTAGAAACAATCCAAAACGTGTCATTAAGTCTGGACCAAGCGATATCACCATTAGTGGTTGCACTAACATTAACAGTATAGTTAACTAATTGAGTTGAAATGTTTATTTGTTTATATTCATCATTAACCCCTATCATTCCTATAAAAGAATTGGTTCTGTCTACATCTATCTCAGTTGGTTCTATAGTGGTGGATATTATACCTGAAGTAAGGTTAGTTATATCATAGTAATCAACATACTTTAAATCCCCATCATGTCCAACATAAACATACTTATAAGTACTTTGCGCAAATGTCATACTAGCATAAGTTACACTTCCACCACTTAATGAATTTGGATAAGTATCAATAGTTAAGTACGAACTATCTAATACAACCGTGCCACCAGTGGTAACCACGTAAATGTAATTAGTATAATCATTGTAACCTATCCTATAGATAGGAGAACCAAATCCTTTAGTTCCAACTTGATATGGACAAATGAGTGGTGATGGTGACGCGGTTGGTGATGGCGTCAAACTTATTGTAGGGGTAATTGACGGTGTTAAACTTATTGTAGGGGTAATTGACGGTGTTAAACTTATAGTTGGTGTTATACTCTTTGTTGGTGTATTAGATGGCGTATTTGTAGGAGTTGGTGATGGACAATTAGCATAACTAATACAATAGTTTTTACACACGTCTAATTCATAACCTGAAGGACAAGTATACCCGCTTGATAAATAAACTCCCGCCATACTCTGAACTATAGTAGCCGCTGTTAATGCACTTGTACTGTAAATTATATTAAGGTCACTTACTGAAGTTGCTGCGGTTAATTGGGATAGAGTGTTATCATAAATCTCACATCCAAATGAACCTATTGAGTTGTCATTTAAACCATAGACCTCAACTGTATGCGCTCCTGAATTAACAGTTATAGGATAAACGTGCCACCACAAGAATGGTATATTTGTATTATTATACGGACCAATACTAGAATTTACAATCTGTACTCCGTCGAGTCGGATTCTAAAGTCATTATCCGCCCCAATACCTATGTAATATCTCTTGTTATCTGTTGCACTTGTAAAACAGAATGTATCTCCAATCCATATATCAACAGGTTGCCCTGAGTTTGTCCAAACTCCAGTTCTATTTAATGGACCGTTATTAACATTTGATGTATCCCATACCGGTACAGTTGTCGATGTCGCATCGTATACTGGACTAGTACCACTTAAAGTGAATGTTATAGGATAGAACAATGTTCCTTGCTGACTATATACCAAATCACTCTTTCTTGATAATACTATTGCTGTGTTTGTATTAATAATTGAAGTGGTTGCCGAACAAGCCAATTGAGTTGGAGTTTGAGTTCTTGTTGGGGTTACGCTTCTTGTTGGTGTTGAAGTTATGTCAAATTGAGGGGTTTGAGTTATAGTTACTGTTGGGGTTGGGGTTGGGAACATCGTATTAACATTTAATTGGGTCGTTCCGCTATAAAAATATGGGTCGTAAGTAAATCCACTAAAGGTACTTGTTCTATCTAAAACACTTGGGGGTATTTCAAATATTATTGATGTTGTTCCACTAACTTCACCAACGTTTATTGACACTCCAGTTTCAATTGGGAATGGTCCATAAATTGTTGTACCCAAGGTATTTGTAAAGAACAAATCAAAATAATAAGTTAGTGGTAAATTCGATACCAAATTGTAAATAATTTCGAATGAATCAACATAATAAACAAGACTTGTGCTCAAGATTAATTCAATATTTTGAGGGAATATGGGGGTATTAGTTGGGGTTATACTAGGTGTGATAGATGGTGTTGGGGTTATTGTTGATGTTACGGTAGATGTTGGGGTTGGGAAAACATTGGTCTCCACAATTGTAGTTATACCACTCAAATAAGGAGGGTATATCGAGATATTAGTAAAATAACTTGTTTTATCTAAATCATAAATACTATCTTCAAGTGTGACTAAAGTAGAACCTGAAGTTTGTCCTGAATATATTGTAACCCCAGTATCAATAGTTATTGGCTCTCCCGCCCACCAAGAATCAAGCTGGGTACCGATTACATTTGTAAAATTAACTCTAATCGCTTCTATAACAGGATTATTAGAAACCATGTTATAAGTTATTTGTATAGAACCCTCCTCAAAAGTGGTTGTTAAATTAATAATAATTGGGTCAATATTTGGCACAAATTCGGCATTGTTATCTTCCACTAATGAAGAACCTCCGAAAGATATAAAATCAACCGTACAGGGTCCCGAACAAATACAACTAAGTGGGTCTTCACATGATGTTTCTCCACATCCGATTGGGGGACAAATGAATGTCTTTTCGGCGGTTGTTAAGTCATATCTTATTCTCATATTTGCCCCCGACTGAGAAGAATAAATATTCCCATTATATTGCCATAGTGCGGTTGGGGTACAACAAGCAGGTGCTCTAAAATTAAGTTCCCCCGTATCGTAAATGTACTGCTCAACATTGAACCCTAATGGACCATTGTTTGTCCATATAAATTTACCTGTACTTGTAAACATTAAGTCACTATAATCATCCGACTGATTGAACGGTACTTGAAATTTCAAAGTCTCAATAGGGCTCGATAATGACGGGTCAATATTTATTTCAATAACCCATTGTTCAGCGCCTATTTTTCTCGTACTAATTAATGTAGTGTCATTTATATAAGTTAAACCTTTACCATATGATGAGCCAGTCAAGGTAATTGTTCTTATAAATAATGTATTATAATCTGAATTTATTATTGAATATTCATTTATTTGTGATGAATTAGGTGACTTCGTCCAAACGTATCCTGTATTAGTATTCAAATCATATGAGTGAGCCAAACCGGTTGATAACATTCCTTGAATTGATTCACCTGACTGGGATATTAGTGGTTGTAATGTGTTGGATACAAAATTATATTTGAAAACTAAATTATAATTAACACCATTAGGGACTGGTTTATATTCTGCGGATATTAGAATTGAAGTCTCGATTATTGGTGATGGTGTTGAACTTATAGTTGGGGTTGGGGTAATATTAGTTGAGGTCATTGTAGGAGTGGAACTATTAGTTGGTGTAATTGTTGGGGTTTCGGTATTAGTTGGTGTAATTGTTGGGGTTTCGGTATTAGTTGGGGTTACTGTCGGAGTCTCATTTATAAATCCTGTAGATGAAGTAACTGTCGGAGTCTGTGTATTTGTAACTGTGGGGGTAGGTGTTGGGCTACCGCAACTCTCACTAACACATGGGCCATTCGACACTACATTGATTCTAATATCCTCAACGTAATCCGTGACACAAGTTGTAAATGTACTTCCTTGAGTACCATCAGGTGTTAATAATTTTGATTTTGTTTTTTTATCACAAGTATTGAAAGTAATAATTACATCGTAATTAACAGTATTTCTAAAGCTCGTACAAAAACAATTAGGGGTTGGTGTTGGGGTTAAATTTGTTGCCGTTGGTGTTTGAGTCAAATTGGTTGATGTTGGTGTTGGTGTTAATTGTGTAGATGTCTGTGTTCTTGTTGGGGTGGGAGTTTTAGTTAATGTTGGGGTAGGAGTTAACGTTGGAGTGTCAGGATACTGGTAAAATTCAAACTGGTTGCAATTAGCGAAAGATTCACTATCATTTATATACCCAAATTCTATTGTGAATTGTGAAACCTCAGTCAATGTGTGTGGTTGGTATGGGTCAACGGTATATACTATATGAGGTCCATTAGGTGATGACTGTTGTGAAACTATATAAAATTCACCATCATAAATGAATATAGAGGTACCATTCGTATACGATAATGGTAATGTAAAGGAATAAAGAAGAGTCGTGTTAGCAAAGGTCCCGTCACAATACCATTGTTGTATTGCACAATCGGATGAATTTTGTTCTACAACCAATGCAAAAATTAAATTATTTGAACCCCTAATTATTGTTTTTGAAGATAACCCATTGGGGAAATCGGATAAATAAGTAATTGTACCGGTTAATTCATAAGTTAATAAAGAATAAGTTTCTAAATTTTCTTGATTATAACCTTGTGAAGTAAAAAATACTCCTTGTCCATTATCCATAGAAGTTATACTCTGATAAGGATTTTGTTCTATTGGATTAAAAATTGGTTCGGGTATATCATACGTTGTTAATGACCCATCTATAATTTGATTTGTAATATAATCAAACTGAAAAGTTATTAATAAATTAGTTTGAGAAAAATATATAAACAATAAATTACTTACATTAGATATTGCAATATTTGTCGGAACACCTAGAACTGGTAATACCATTTCATAGATTATGTCCCCCGACTCAACCCCATACCCATATAAAGTACCTGTTATTAAACTGAAAGAATAAACCTTACAGTCCGCCGAATAAGGATAATCGGTTGGTGTTATTGTTGGTGTGGGTGTTTTGGTTGGGGTTAATGACTTGGTCGGTGTGTTACTTGGGGTTTTAGTGTTGGTAGGCGTTTTAGTTGGGGTCTTAGATGGGCATGGATTACATGTAAATCCTTGGCTGCAATCACTGCATTCCGCGCCCAAAGTAATAATTAAATTAGGATTGTTGTTGAATGCGGTTACCGAACCAGGAACATAACAATCACTAAACGTTGTGTTACCATAAACAACACCCACCGTTAGTGTGTTTGTTTTACATCTACGATAAAAATAAAATATCGGAATAGAATTATATGGACTAGTGTTAGTTATAGTATAACAAGCACAATCGGATTTATAATCAGTTGATGTTGGAGTAACTGTTGGAGTTTTTGTTTTGGTTACGGTAGGGGTAGGTGTTTTAGTAGGTGTTTTAGTTATTGTTGGGGTTAAAGTAGGTGTGGGTGTTAATAAAATTTGGTTAGGGTTAAAATTAAAAGTGTTACAAATAGGGTTTGAAGATGTGTCCCATATGTTTGATAATGAATTATTGTTATTAAATACTAAACTATATGTAGGTATACCATTAGAATTTGTTGAGGATGTCCATAATTGATTTAATGAAACTTGATTATTAACAAACCTATAATATTTGTTACAGTTTATGAATATCCCGTCCCACCAGCCTTCCCAAGGAACATCAGGCCATGTCGCCAAATATTCGAGCTGATTTGTGTTCATGTCAATTTGGAAAATTGTATTTGAACTACCGTTCTGTGTATATGTTCCACTATATCTAGTACCAATAAGTCTATTATTAGTGGTCACTAATAAACTTGTAATGTCGTCGGCATTAGTAGTAATTAATGGTATAGTGTAAATTGTATTAACTAGAGGTACGGTGATGTCAATATTTGGTGTAGATATATCTATTGTAACAACTCTTCTTGGGTTTGTTCCCCGTCTAGTACTTAATAAAGTATTTGAATTTAGATAAGTTATCGACTCTCCAATCTCAAACTCATTTCCTGATATGAAAATATATCTATCAAAAGAAGGATTGTAGTTTGCGTCAAGCGTGTATTCTTCTATACGTACAGGGGCATCAAAAGCAATCCACATTCTTCCTGTGTTTGTGGTGTTATCGTAAATGTGAGTAAGAGAATATGGTAACCCTGTTAAAGTTAAACTCATCAAAGTTGATGTACCATTCGATGGGTTATAGATGGCCACCCCTGTAGGTCCAGGAGAACCATTCGGGAAATCATTTGTTAAAACTAAAACTTTACTGGTTGTACAACATTGAGAACATTGAGTGGTTGAGGTACATTCCCCTAATTGGTCTGCCTTGTATTTAAAAGTTCCGGTTATTTCTCTGGCACAAATTTCATATAATGATTGAGTTGTATTTGTTATACTTTGATTTTCACCCGCACAATCAATATAATGAATCGCACCTAAATAACCTGAATTATCATAAGTTAATTTATAACAATAACATGGTACATTTGGTGTTACGCAACTATAATCAGGAGGACCGCAAACTGATATTTGAGTAATATCGACTATTGAGCTAGCTGAAATTGAATTAAATCTTATACAATCATTTATTGTTTCAAGGGGGCTCAAATAATCTGTAATTATTTCATTCTCGCAAGTTCTATATTTGACTATTGCGGTTACATCTGTTCTCGTGTTTGTTAATTCATAGCAGTAACATTTGTTTGATGGTGTTGGTATTGTTGGTATTGAGAAATTAAAATATATTAATTCAGGATTAATGTATAAATTAGAGGTCACTGAAAAATCTATAGTAGAATAACCTAAGGTAAGATTATCAAAATCGACATCTCTTGAAACTGTTACAAATGTTGATGTTTCACCACTATTTAAAGTAAGTCCTGTGGTGATAAAGATTGAGTCTCCGGTATATGTTTGAAGTATGTTTGTAAAATTAATAGTAACTGCGGATTTAACAGGTTGAGTTGACGTAAAGTTATATATCATATCGACAGAACCTGGTGACGCAATTATATTTACATTGAATCCCACCACTTCACAAATTTCTATATCAATCACGGTACATCCTGATATCGTGGCTATTTTTACAGACGTATTATCACCGTTTACAATGACCCCGTCATTATACCAAGCTTTATATGGGCCATTAGAAAGAAACAAAAAAGGAGCGCCAGGGTCATTATTAGGACCGCCCCACCCATTAAACCAAAAAGATGGACAGTTACATGACGTTGGGACTGTAGAATAAAGTCTACTTCCTATCTCTACAGGATAAGGATAAACACCAAAAGTTTTTTGTTGGGTTGATGGAGTTATTGTGTTAGTACCTAAAGAAGGGCAATATTGACTTCCTTCTGGAGTTTCAGCGAACCCAACAAATGACTGACATGCCTCTTCAGTTGTACCGGTTGTAAATAAATAATAACCTAACTCTGCGGCAACACAGGTGTTATTTACTGACCAAGCTTGGGTAAAAGTTTGAACCCCAACTTGGGGAGGTTGACATGGTGACGTTGGTGTAGGTGTACTAGTTTTAGTAGGAGTTGGTGTAGGTGTAGGACACAATACGGAGTTACAAACATATTTACCATTACAAAATACACAAGGTGTTATAGAATATGTGATTGTTACTTGAGCATTAAAACTATATACTGAACCTAATTTGAAGCATGATGGAGGATAACTTGTATTAGCGGGTAGCGTATAAGTTTGGGGTATTGAAGAATCACAAGTTGTTGCTGTAAATGTGATAGGTTTGTTCTCATAGTTAGTTATATAATGACATCTACATAATTCACCCAAAGGTAATCTAGATGGGGTATTCGTTTGTGTTTGAGTCGGAGTCGGTGTTTGTGTTGGTGGTGGTAACAAATAAGTTGGGTTACAAAATAAAATAGATGATGATGAATCTTGGTTTGTTGTAGTAGCGTTAACTTGGGTAAATTGGTAGGGGTAATTAGGGTTTATCTGATATAATCCATTGGATGTTGTTGCGAACAAGTTACCTTGGTATTCGAACAAACCTCGTATATTTGCTCCTCCTATATTATATAGTACTTCTATTTCTAAATTACCGGTTATAAAATCTAATTGTAATAATCTATATGTGTTCGTATTATCTACCGTAGAAACTAATAAATTAAAATTGTTAGTTGCTATTATATCCCCCGAAACCGCTTGTTGTCCTGGTAATGAATATAAATCAACAACAGTCATTAATGGTGATGATAATGAAACTATTACTATTTTTTCCTGAGGACTGTTTTGGTTAATTCTGATTGAGGTCAATAAAGTTGTATCGTTCAAGGCAAAAAGTCCAGGACTACTACTCTCTCCAAATCTTATGGATGTTACTCCACTATCAACACTTTGGACATATCTTGTATTGTACGTTACAGAAAATGGACACAGAGATAAATCCCACTCTAACAAATACCAGTTGGTTGGGTCACTTGTGAAAAGGAAATTAGATATCCACAATTTGTTAGGGGTATGAGCAATTGCGTTGTAATTATAACTCGTCCCTGGATTAGGAAATGGGCCTCCATTTATGTATGGTAAAGTTATTGAATATTGATTTGTTCCATTATATAAAGTTATTTGTGCTAAAGGACTCAATAGAATTGGTGTACAATTATCAAAACATAAAGAGCTATCTGTACACAAATAAATAAATGACCCAGCCCATCCGCCATCACCACTGATTACAATCGATGTAAAATCATTATTAGAATTTACATTAAAAATACCCCCACCTTTATAAGGTGGATATGGTTCGGCCCCCGAATAAATTGTGTTACCAATAATCTCACTATAACAACTATAATATGAAGTTATTGTTGGGACTCCTTGGTCAGTCATTATATGAAAATTTTCATTTCCTCCCCATCCTGAACCCCATATTACAATTCTAACATCATTAACTTCTGAAGCAAAATTAAATGTTACAGTAAAGTGGGTTGACGGATTTCCAGGTGTTGGGGTGCCATCACCGTGTCCACAAAATAGAGCTTCGATGTTATAAACGTTTATACAATCTTCATAACAAATAAAACTATCTTCTGTATTATCTTGAGGTGAATACACCACCACGTCTCCAGTGTATTCATAAGTAAATGATACATTATGAACAGTACCCGTAATAGCGATATTACATCCCTCGGCATCAGGAGCACAAGGAGTGTCAGGAACAAAACTTTGAGTTTGGCAAACCAATAATGATGAACACCCGACCACAACTCGTAAATTTGAATTATATGGTTGAACTTGATTTAACTCATAAGTTTCGGTATCCACACTCCATAACTCATTAAAATTTTCAGAATATGTAAAACAATAAAATGTCCCACAACTTTCAAATATTCCTTGGTATGAATTTTGAACATAATTATTTACATCTGGCCAATAAAAAAATGTTTCATAATCGTTAGTCGTTATATCAATTTGAAGTATTGTATTGACCGCCCCATTCGCCAAAATTCCGTAATTAGTCGCAACTATTTTAGAGTCAGAAGTAATTAATATATCAACAATTTTGTTAACTCTACCTTCAGAATCAAGAGTATTTGGTAATTGTGTGGGTTCGAATGGTGAGTAAATACCGGTAGGTATCAAGTTCGCATCAGGAATATCACCTGTATTATTTATATTTAGAAGTACAAATTCTTCGTTTACCCCAAAAAGACATAATGTTAAAATTAAATTATTTTCATTGTAAAGACTCAACCCGTGACCAATTTCTCGTAATCCATTGAGCCACGGTATATTAATTCTACGGTTATATTGGACGTTATATGATGAATCAATGTCATACTCTTCAATATATTGGTCCGGTAAATTATCAGAATTTAACCCTTTAAAACTTATCCAAATTTTACCATTATTAGTGATAGGACTAAATTTATGGGCAACATCCAAAGCTTGATATGGGGGTGATGAAACAGGGTCTATTGTTAAAATGAGAGTTTGATTACCGGTTAGAGTGTTATAACGATATAATTTTGTAACATTTTCGTCTATTTCACCGGATATTCCAGTTGTAAGTACTAAATTATGAGACGCCGAACAACAAAAAGAACAATCAGCTTCGGTGGTACAAGTCGCATCTAATTCAGTATGAGTATAATATTTTTCACCAAGTCTTTCAGAAACACACAACTCAACAACAGAATCAGTTGAATTATCAGATATTGTATTATTTTGACAATCGACATACCTTATCTGACCTATTTGAGCACCATTACCTATATAGTTGTACCTGTAGCATTTACAAGGAGTACCAGCCGTAAAACATAAATAATTAGGACCGAAACATTCCTGACTCACACCGGCAATAACTCCACTTGATACATTATATTGGTTGGTTTGAATACAGTCTTGGTAACTACCATTTGGTGAAATTGATGTTTCGACTGGTGTACCATTACAATGGGTATATCTTAATTTTGCAGGTTTACCTTGAGTATTAATAAATCTATAACAATAACAATCTCCTGTAAGAACTGATGGAGGAAATGATTGTTTAATATCTATAGAATCTGGGGTTAAACTTGTAGAAGGTGTAATTAAAACATTATCAAAATAATTTGCCAGTGTTAAATTACTAAAATCACCATCAGTTACAACTTCAACCGAGGATGTGGTCTGACCTCTATTTATTGTAATTCCTGTAGATATTGTAATTGATTCACCTGTATAAGTTACTAAAATATTTTCAAATAATACCGTAGTAGTCGCATCGACAGGTTTACTCGCGGTTAGAGTATAATCGGCAATAACGGAGCCGGGTGAATAGTTAGCATTAAGTTCAAATTCATATGGAGTATTTGGACCTGGAGGTCCTATTACACAGCATTGGAATTGTCCTACAAAACATTCATTATAGTCTAAATCATCTTCTAAATTTGAATCTTTAATTGTGATGTTTAGTTTTTCTCGTATCGGAAGAACTAAAGTACCTATTTCATTCTTTAAAAGGAATTGACCTTCATATTTACCAACTTTGTTTGTTTCTCTTTTGGTAAATTTATAATAAATGTAATATTCGGGAGGAGAGTTTGGCTCAATAAATTCCTTCTCAACATAGCCTGCAAATTTGGTGTTAATTTTCATAACACCAGTTTCAGAATTTTGCATCGAAAAATAGATAGTCGAGGTCTCTATAAAATTCATAAAATCCTCATACGTACCCCTACCATCTTTAACTATCTGCATTTTCAGCAGTGGTAAAGTGGCATTTTTCCTGATTACAAACTCCATCAAAAACTTATTTGATTATAAATACTACGAGTTATTAAAATTCAGAAAATTAACTTTCTTTTCTTAACGACCCGTCGTAATGCTCAAACCTGTTATGTTCTGTTGGGCTAGCCAATAATAAAGCCGGCCTGAGTTTACCCTTTTTCAATTCTTGGTACATATAACTCATCCATGTTTGTTCATACGGATGAGCCCACTTATCGGTGAGGAACATTTTCTTATTACCGTCTCTTGATACTATTTGAGGCCAATTACAATAATATACTTCACCTGTTACATATGGTACACCGTCATATGATTTTACATTATCGTATTGCGCTCTTGGAGCATTTGGGTCGGTACCCATTTGAGGTAATTTTGAATAATGAGGCCAATATTGCTCTCTTACATTTTGAGGTACATTATACCAAGACCATTGAGTTGAATTATCTCCGTAAAATTCCGAAAAATTAAATTTCAAGAAGTCAAAATTTTCCTTATTTATAATTCTCAATGTTTTCTCGTATAAACTCTTCAATTGTCTAGGGAAACCATTCCTACATGTACTTTCGTTTCCTGTGTAGAAAAACATATCATCCTCGAAGAATAGATAGTAATCATATCCAGTTGCTTCAAAGTGTTCGGCGATAAACTGACGACCTCCACAAATTCCTAAGTTTTCTTTCTTGATATGCTCAAAATTATATCTCTCACAAAGTTCAGTATATCTTTCGAACGTAGAACTATCTGTAGAGTTGTCAATCAAGAATTTCATTGGTTTATGTATGAAGTCCGCGTCATACAATAACATCGAGTCAATCAAAGTTTCAAATTGTTTCGGACTATTAAAAGTTAAAACATATAGAGCGGTTTTACTTACGTCCAAATCACTCAACTGATTAACTTTTTCAGATTTTACTTTTATTTCAGAATTTTTTAATTCCTCAAAAAATTTACCCATCAATCCACTTTCGTCGATTTCGGAAAAACCAACCAATTCGGGATATTTGTAAACTAAAATTGTAAATAAACTCTCCTCAGTACCCATGAAACCTCTATCTAAAGTCTCATTCAATAAACTATAATAGATTGCGTTTATTTGACCGATTGTATCTTTTTTACCACCAAAGAAACCAGCTCTTGCAACTTTATTAACTTTAGCTCCATCACAATATTTTTTCATTTCTTCATAATCGAAACCATGAATTTCTGAATTTGCTTCATATGGAAAACAAACAAAATGAAAATCTTTAATTAAATCAGGAAGTTTTTTTATTACTTTATCGTGTGTAAAATAACCGGCGTGTACAGTATTAGTTAAACCCGCATCAATCCAAAATAGATAATCTGAATTAAATTTATCTAATATTTTTGCATCATTGAGTAAGAAGACTTTAGACATTACTAAAGGATTATACATCTCTAATTTAGCTTGAGTTGATTCGGTAAGCCACCCTACCTGATTATACCATTTTGGGTTGGTTCTTATCTTTTGAATTTTTTCAAAATAATCGTTTCTTTTAAACCAACTTAAATCCCTAACTATGAATTGTGTATTTTTTTGTGTTCTATGTTCGAAAACTATTTTTTGTAATTCAATATCACCAAAGACAATCATGTTATCTTCAGTCTTTAAAAGCTGTACAAATTTTTCGATATAATGCTCAAAACTTCTAGACCATCCATTTTCAAGATTTTCTCTACCAATCTCCCAAAGACCTGTAACCAAAGTTACGATTTTATTTGATGTATAATTTTCAACAGGTTGTTCAGTTTCAATCACAACTTCTTCAGGAGTGGCGGCAACTTCTTCAATTCTCTCTCCTGTTTTAATCATCATACCAACCTGCTCACATATTTCAACAACGTTATATTTCAAACCTCTTTCAGATAAAAAGTCTCTTACCGCAGCATCAACACCAGGTAAATCAGCTCTCATAAAATCATGAAAGAAAATATATCCCCCATCACTTACCTTATCGTAAATTTTGGTCAAACTATCATAAATTGAGTTATAAAAATCACCGTCTAAAAAGGCGAAAGATATTTTTTCAGGAATTTTGTAATCAGGAATATCCTTGAACCAATCCTTATGAATTATAGGAAGAGGAAGATTATTATTTTTAAAGTTACCAATTAAAACTTCTTCGGTAGTTTTAAGAGTACCTGGTTGCCATCCTGATGACTCTTCCCATTTTGTAAGTTCAGGTAACCCATCAAATGAGTCATATACGAATAATTTTTTTGTTGAATTATATTCTACAAGAGTTTTCATCAAATATTTTGATGACTCTCCTACATAACATCCTAATTCTACTACGTCACCTTCGACATTTTTCTCAATGATGTCTATCAAATTAGTGACTAAACACCCAACTTGTTCTCTGTTTATAATAATTGGGTCAACTTGATTGTTGTGAAAATTTAATATTGTTTCTAACATATTTTTACCAAATGTTTATTTTATTTTCTTCTACGCTGAAAGGATTACCATGACCTTTCTCTATTCTAAATGTAACCTTTCCATTATCAGGTACATAATTTTGTACAAAATTCAAATTATTACCTATCGCATGGCTCATTGTCCATCCCAAAGATTGTACCCCCCATCTTGTAGAGTCCGCTTGCATTGGTTCTCGATTTTCAATGATAAGTCTATCATAAATTCTACTTATAAAACCAACATACATTTCTAACCCTTGCATACTTTTAACTTCATATATTTGGTCAAAATATTCGGTTTTATGTTTCTTAAATTCTTCAAAAATATTATTCACCTTTGTACTTGAGAAGAAAACGTCAGTTGACATATTTTTGTATTCATACCAAAAGTTTCCCGCATACGCACAATCAGTTTTTTCCAATTCATCCAAAATTTGAATAATTTTATCCTCATCAAGCATCCAGCTATCGGCCGACAGTTTGACCCACAAATGAGCTCCATTGTCTTTAAGATAATCATATCCTCCTAATAATAAATCTAAATCAGCTTCGGCATAAGGACATCCGTGTTGATGACCGTCATCACCTCTTCCATTATTTGGTTGGTATACTGTTCTAAAATGACAATTAAAATTATCATCATATCCATTATAACAAATCGCATAATTTACATCAATCTTTTTATATGACTCGATAATTTGAATTAGGTGAGGAATATAATCCTCTCTAGTGTGACAAGTAATTAACATGTTCAACTTATGCCTGTAATTACCGTCGTATATTTTTTCAGGTACTACCTCTTCAACAACTTCTTGATTAACAACAACTGTAATATTTTCAGTTAAAGTTTCTTGAGGTTGTTCGACTTCTTTATAGGTATAAGCTTTGAATTGTTCATATGGATTTAAAAACTTGTGACCAAACTTAAAAGTAAGTTCTGAAAGTAGCATCAAGTCTCCGCATTCGTGAGCCATATTTAAATCATCAATTGACGCATCAAATTTTACTCTACCAAAAAATACCCATACGTTTTGTTCTCTTACATTAATCTTTTTAGATTCCGTACCGTCACTATATTTTTCCCAAGTTGATAAAGCAAGGCAAGTATTTCTTACCTCCTCACTCGGATTAGAATAAAACTTCAATATCTCTATTAAAAATTTTTCATCAATTAAAACGTCAGGATTACATAGTATATTAATGTCATTGGGATACACATTCATGACTTGAAAAAACTCGGCAAAAGGTGGTGTATTATGACCTTCCCTAATAAAAAAAACATCGATTGGTAAACTTTTATGTTTATCTAAACAATAATCAACTTCTGATTGTTTTTTATTTTTTCTATAATTTTGTTTTGAGGTAAATAAATTTATATTCATAAAGGATTATTTTTAATGTATTCCTCTCCGTTTATTTCTGGCTGGGACTTACTTTGTCCTTGGTATCTTTTAGATGCGTCTGTGTGACCTACATAAGGACCTTCACCTATGTTACCGTACAAGTAGGTACCCCAGTTATCCTTGATATCTCCCCAAACATTTTCTTTTATTTGATTTCTATAATAAGGTATCATTGTTTCCTCAACATTATGGCTTCCTTGGTGAGATGTTCCGACATGGTCATTTTTGATTATATTGTAAAACCATTCTTTCATCTTTTCCGTTCTGAAAATTGCGGGATTATTTGACCAACGACAACTTGTAACTAAATTACATTCACCTACTCTTGATTCAAGCTCGAAAGGAGTTATTGCTCCTGTAACATCATCAGCAATCTCAAATCCTCTCATTTGATTATCGTCTTTTGAAAACCATACGGCGTTTATGAATTTGTGATTATTAAATGCCGATAACAAGGAAGAAAAATCAATATTTGTCTTGTCAAGAAAAACCCAATCATGTTCTAATAGTAGGAAGTATGGAGTTTTAATCTTATCAATAATATAATCAATAGATGATATTAAACCTCCGTGACTATATGATATTGATGCATTCAAGTTAGGTCTAGTGTCTCTAAAGTAAGCCGATAACTTTATTTTTTGGTCGTTTATATCAACACCGTGTTCATCATAATGAACAAATATCTTACACTTGTTTAGAACATTTGGTAAACTGTGAAGAAGATAGTTTAAATAATATATTGAGTTCTCAACAAAATGACCGGTAATTATTACAGTCAAATCTTTCTCAATAATATTATTTGTAAAATTATTACTTGGGTAGATATCATAAAGAAACTTATGATATGACCCTTTTATCCATCCGTCATAATTTACAGGTCCTGCCGGTTGGAGAGTTGAAACCAACCCAATTCCGTGATTTATTGTTAAAGGTATTGTTGTAAGTGTAACAAATCCTTTATCATTTAATAAAGGTAACCAATCATCAATCGCGGTAACATCCCTTTTATAATTTGAATTTTTTAAAAGATATCTGTAAGCTTTCTTTTTAATCAAATACGCCCAAGCACCTGTACTTTTATTGGCAACCGCCAAATTATCGGTAATAGGAATTAGTGGTCCTTTCGGATTACAACCAAAAGTTAAAACATCCCATTCTACGTTTTTTAAATCTTCACTAACTCTTTGTAAAACATCGTTGAATTTTTGTGGAGAACCATTAGGATAATAACACAAATCCTCAATCATAAAATCATCTTCAGCCACAAAGATTGTTTCATAATCCTCAAGTAATGAAGTTTCAAAAACTTTTAAATGACTTTTAGTGCACGAAAAGTGTCTCCATTCATCGGTTAGTGCTGGAAAACGATTTAGACCCTCTATATCGTATTTTTTTATTTGATTAACAACAAGTCTAAGTCGGTCAGTACTACTATCTAAATTGATGAAAAATCCTCTGTCGGCAAATTTAATACCATTAATTTTAAATTCTTTTTCCTCATTAACAAAATGAATAGGTTGTTCAGGAGCTCTTAATTCAGTAATTTCAGGTTTTCTCATTTCTATATCTTCAGAAGGGACCGTGAATTCAAAATTTTTTTTTTTAGATATTACTATTACATTAACATCGTAGTTCTTATAATTAATCTCATTTTCATCGAGATAACTACAAACTTTTTCTCTATTAACTACATCTTCTATAATGTATAACCCACCATCGTGTAACTTGTGATAAAAGTTTGTTAAAGTTTTAATTTGGAAGTTTGGGTCATGGTCACCATCATCAATGATAATATCAAAAGTGCCGTCCTCAAAAAACTCATCCGCCCTTGATTTGTCTGTAGAATCAAATAAAACAGTTTTAATTCTTTCTTCCTCAATCAAACAATCAGGTTGAATGTCAACACCATGGATTTGGCTGTTTGTAAAATAGTCTCTTAATCCCCTAAGTGATGCTCCTGGTTCGTAACCTAAATTTCTTTCTTTCCATCCATACATACCACTTGGTACGTGACTCATTCCATCTAAAGGAGTTTTTGAGACTGTACCTACACCGATTTCTAAAATGTTTAAATTACCATCCTTTAAAGGTTTAAATAATGACTCATAAATTAATGTATATTTGCTTTGTACTTTAGGAGAAAAGTATTTAGACATTAAAAATGTTATAGAATTTTCGCTATGAGTACTTTGATTGGAATTCAATGTATTCGAAGATGGTATTCCAAAAATATAAGGTTCTGATTTAGTTGACTCAACCATAATATTTTCCACATTAAATAAATCATCACTTATTTGTGGTTGGGTGTTTGGTATATTTTTTTTAATAAATAGACCATCAAATGTATCTTCTTCTACAGGAGCTAAAACTTCTTCTACATCTTCTTGAGAGTTTATATGCTGATTACCATAAGTGTATCTATCTTCAGACACATGGTCAGCATAAAACGGATAGGCTTCTGATTTTACTCTAAAACCTGATATCGGAATACTAAATGATAGATTACCATGAAAGTTACTTTCGTACCCAAATCCAAATTCTTTCTTATAACCAAATTCGGCAAACTTGTGCCAAACTTTTGTTAACTCTAATATTTTTTCAGGATTTTCCCCGATAAAAATCATGCATGGCCCGTCCATAGTATGAAGCTCTTCATCTTTAAACTCTCGATTTAAAACCTCAAAATACTTGGGGTGTAAATGAAAAACTTCTGATGTTGATTCTTTAGAGTAGTAGAAAACCGCAGCATTTGTTTTAACAGTATTAGGCTCGTGATTTCTAATTATAGTATTAACAATTTCTTCAGTATTTACATGTTTGTGAAACACAGTATCTCCATCCACATATATGATATAATCAAAACCATCTTTAGCCGCTTGCTCAATCACAAACCTCCTCAAGTTCCAAGGGTACCTTGCGGGATATATTCCAGTAGGGTCCTCAGGAAGTAATTCATATTGTAAAGAATAATCATGAGAACTTCTCAATTCATTTATATCGAATATTCTAACATTTTTAATATTATCATACTTCTCTAAATCTTTAGGACGATTAGTAGAGATATAATAACTAACATCATATTCATATAATTTTCTATCCAAAAAATCTTTTAATGTGTTTCTTTGAATTCTTTTTGTATAATTTGGATAATTAACGTCTGTCGCGAAACAAATTTTCATATATATTAAAATAAATTACCGGTTATTCTTTCACACCATCCTTTTGATGTTGAGTAAGGCCATACAACCCAATACTTTGGTTTTGTAACAGTTTGGAATTGTCTCCATACTTTACAATATCCGTCAGGGTCATTTTTCATTCTTGAAATTTCGCCGGGGTCGGCATCTAATCTATACAATGTTTCATCGTTTTCCCCGTGGAATGCAACTACCCAAAAATCATAATCAGTTTCAGGTACTTGAGAATAACCAACATCAATACAGTGTTTGAAAATTGATGAGAATGACTCCATATATTCCTCTTCAGTTTCAAAATTCTGTGGATTTGGTGGATAAAGTTTATCTAACGTATATTGTTGTACACCTCTCTTCTTGAAATTGATTCCAGCATATTTTTCATAATCGGCCAAAGTTCTTTCGGTACCAAAACCGTATATACCCATATCAATCATTTCCTCACCATCCATTCCGAATAATTGACGATTCTTTTTGTGAGCATGGTTATTTTTCAGGTGCCATTCTCTGTCGTCATCCCACTGCTTGGTTCTTCCTTTACGAGTATATTCGTGCCATACTAAAACTTTATGAGGGTGGAATAAATCATATCCGTGAGTATGTGCTCTTGCGGCGATTGATATCTCTTCTCCGTGGAAATAGTATTCAGGGTCGTGTTGCACTTCCGTACTGAATTCCCCAACGGAGAACGCAAAGTGAGCGGAATAGAAACGAGCGGTTACTGGCTTCTTCATATCTTGCCAACCCGGTAATGTTTCAGGTAAGAAGAATACCGCACCTTCGGGAATAAAACGGTCGAACACCATTCTCCATGGTTCTTGGACTCTAGCTGCCGGGTCGTTATCAGGGTCAAATGATGAAACATAGGCGGTCAGCAATGGTTTTTTGTGACCATCTTTTTGAAGTTGTTTAACCATCTTAATAAACTCATCATCCCAATTCTTTTCGAATCTCATGTGTGAGTCAATCTGCATGGTGTATTCTTCACCCTTATAAAGTTGTTGTACTTGGTGACGAGCCCAACAAACACCTTTAGAATCACTATATGGAATATCTAAAATTCTAAATCTTTTATCCTTTCTGTATTTATCGAGATTATCGAAACCATCTTCTTCATGGAATTGTCTTGCAATACCAAATACTAAATTTTTAGGTCTTTTTGCGTTCTCTAACGCACTTTCAATAGTAGGGATAAGTTGTGGGTCCCTGTACGATGCGATTTGAATAAAAATTTTCATTACAATTGTTTTTATAGAAAAAATATTAATTTATGTTAGATGGTAAATAGTAGTTTTAATTTACCAACAAGTTATTATTACAATACCTTGACCTCCCTTTCCACCAGTCCCTCCTGTTGTACCTGAACCTCCTCCCCCACCACCTGAACCAGGTCCTCCTGGGCCACCATTACCGCCATTCGACGTTTCAACACCTGCACCACCACCGCCCCCCAAACTATAAAACCCTTTTAGTCTATAAAATCCACCCTTACCATCAATACTTGTTGAAGTACCTCCAGCAATGGTTGGAATGTCTGTACCTAGCGCGGGTATTACAGAACCTCCGTTAGCGGTCCTTGCTCCACCTCCAGCTCCACCAGACACGGGGATAAATGGTGTTAAAACTCCTAAACTTATACTATTACCTGGTGAATTAGCCGTAGGTAGACCTCCTAACGCACCAACCATACCTACAGTAAAAATAGGGTGACCTAAATTTGAATATAATGCCGCTGCCGCACTTGATATTGTTCCTGCTAATCCGGCAGTACCTCTAGCCGCCGCGGTACCGGCTCCTCCACCTCCACCCCCATTTGCAACTAAAACATAAGTTTGGGAGGCGTTAACACTGTTGGCAACCTCAACTATTGTTTGACCCCCACTTGTACCCGCAACTGTTGTTGCCCCTCCAGAACCTCCATTACCTACGGTTATTTCTAATACATCAGGAATAACAATGGATGGTAAATAAAGTCTTGATATACTTCCTGAACCCCCTCCTCCACCTCCGGCTTTATTGGAGCCCGAAGCGGCACTAAATCCTCCTCCACCACCTCCTCCGCCTCCTATTGCGGTTATTAAAATACTACTTACCCCCCTGGGTTTTGTCCATATACCCGAGGAATAAAAAATTTGAAAGTTATTTTTTTGAGCGAGATTATTTACGTCTATCATTTGTATCTACCAGCAATTTATTATTACAAGACCGTCCCCGCCTTTTCCTCCGGCTCCTCCTGTTATTCCACCTCCACCACCTCCACCTCCACAACCAATTCCTCCGTTTCCACCTATTCCACCTGTACCATTCGCATTACCCCCACCTCCGGTTCCCCCTATTTGTATTAATGGGGCTAATGTACTAATTTGACAATCAATTCCATTACCTCCGCCAGCAGTACCTCCTGAAAATGTAGGTACAACTCCAGCACCTACTATACTTCCACCACTAAAACTATTATTTGATGAATCCTTAAATCCTCCACCAGCACCTGGTGTTATAGGTAATGGACCTGCGGCCGGTAACGCTCCGTAAGTTACATTGGACGCAAGAAGACTAGTACCGGCACCTCCGGTCCCTCCAGCCGCAGATAAAAACACGGAAGCCCCTGCTAAATTTGCCGATTGTAGAGTCATTGCGGCGCCACCTACTCCTCCACCTCCACCTGTTGACCCACCTGTTCCAGCACCATCAGAATAAACTAGTGTTGATAGGGTGGATGGTACTCCATCAACAGTTGTATCACCTCCGGCAATACCCGTTACTCCGGCGGCTCCACCACCACCTCCTAACCCTATAGTTATTTTTAGAGTATCCTGTACCAAATCCGCAGAAATCATTAATCTTGTTATACATCCTGAACCTCCTCCTCCACCACCAAGAGCATTAACCCCTAAAGCCGCGGACACTCCCCCACCTCCTCCACTACCACCACCTATTGCCGTAATATATATCATTGTAATACCTTGTGGTTTTATCCACTGACCACTTTGATAAAATATTTGAGTTCTATACGATGTATCCGGTAAATTATATGACATAAAAAAATATTAAAACCATGTTATTATTACAACTCCATCACCTCCTTTTCCTCCAGGGGCTGCAGTTGCGGGTGACCTACTACTACCTCCACCTCCACCACCTGAACCATAAACCCCATTACCGCCAGTCCCTCCTTGAACTCCGGCAGTTCTAGCCCCACCATGAGCTCCTCCACCTCCATATGACTGAAACGGGGCCATACTGTAAACACCTCCAACACCGTTCAACGAAACAGTTCTAGGGTTTGGGGGTGATGACGGTAGGATAGTTCCATTACCGTTGATGGTTCCTGGCGTCCCAAAAATGGAAACTGAGTCTCCACCAGCACCTCCCGAACCACCACCTGTAAGAGTAGTGGTTGTTGAGACCGCCGCGGCCGTTCCCTGCAGAGCACCGGCACCTCCGTTTCCTCCCGCAATTGCTGTGAAAATACCTAAATTGTGATAAACTGAAGCGGTTGCTGTGATGACAGCAGCTCCTCCCCCCGCGGTTCCTGCGGTTCCCACAGTTGCACTACCCCCTTGGGCTCCACCATTTGCGATAAGAAGTCTGGTAGAAACAACATTTAACCCATTAAAAATATCAACATAAGATGACCCTCCAGCGGTTGCTGAATTACCACCCTCACCAACAACTACAGTCACACTTTCAGGTATAAAAATCGCCGGAATTAATAGTTTTGTAACGCCTCCACCACCGGCACCTCCACCACCGGCAATACCTATTGTAGTTCCACCAACACCACCGGCACCTCCACCACCTCCACCACCAACCACAAAAAAATTAACCATAGTTATGCCCTGTGGTTTGTTCCACACATAGGTTCCCCTTGAATTATAAATTTGTGTGTTTGGAGTTTGAGGTAAATCAAATAAATCGTATGCCATTATTCAGCCCAATCAGGTAACTCATTGGGGTCTGTGCAGAAATATCCACACCCCCCAAGTGATAATGTGTTTCCACTTAAATCGGTTATTCTAACTTGATTTCCTTGGTCATCCACAATCAAATATCCAAATTCAACTGGGGACCCATAAACGAATTGTATTTTATTGTAGTACATTAGTAGTCCCCTCCTATAACTGTTGCTTGAATATTGGCTCCTGCCGTAGGTGCGGTACCTAATGTTACGTATATCCTATAGTCAGGTGGTAGCGCAAAATTTAATGGTATCTCATAAAATGGTGTTGATGCGACCTGTGAAAAAGTAGTATTATTTGCCATTGTGATTTCATCAAACAATGTATTGTTTGATAAAACAGTAACATCCGAGCCATTATTAATCCAAACACGAACAACTGTTGCGTTTGTATTACCTGATGGAGGTACATGTCTAAATCTTATTTTTTGGACAAAACTTCCGTTTGTTCCTGCGGTAAAAACTAAATAGGATGTTGCTCCCGTAACGTTTCCTGTATTAGCCGAATTCATTAGAGATGACCATTGAACCTCTCCTTTAATTGAAAATATTGGTTGTGTATTTGCTGGCATATTATTAATTATAAATAATTTAAGTTATTTCCTGTAGTGTAAGACTTTCCATAATCAAACACTTGAACAATAGTTATGTTACCTGTTGATGTATCGGCCGATAATCCATATCCTGTAGTTATACTTGTAACTCCCGCATTTGTAAATACAAGTGTGTTTGTGGACGCGGAAGTAATTGTAATACCAACACCACTAAAGTTAAGGTTTGAATTATTTGAATTCGCACCAAATTGAGTAATCCCCCCAATCTGAATATTCTTGAATATATTTTGAGAGGACCCTTTATCAGTATTGATTATTATTGTTGCGAAATTTGTTGTATCACCAGACAATCCATCAGTTGCCGTTACACCTGTAATCCCTTGTGGTCTTGTATTTGTAATTGTCACAACTCCACCACTAGTTGATGCTGATATTCCGTCTCCATTTGTAACCGCACTGACAGGTAAATTGTAATACGTGGTTGCCGATATTGTGTTTGCCGTTAAACCATCTGTGAAGATTGTTGCTCCTGACACCGTGCCACCTGTAAAATTAGAACCTGTTGTACCTGTAAATGATATTGTAAAATTACCATTACTACCTGTAATAGATATATTTTCACCTTCAGTCAAACCACTAACAGGTAAGTTTTGATATGTGGTTGCCGATATTGTATTCGCAGTTAATCCATTTGTAAATATGGTTGCCCCTGATACAGTACCACCTGTAAAACTTGACCCTGTTGTTCCTGTAAAGTTGATACCGAAACTAGGCCAAGACCCTACTATTTGAATGTTTGTACCACCTGTAATTGTGGTAGGACTAATCCACCCATCTAACTTACCATTAACATCTGCGTATGGTATAGCATTAGCGGTTGGTGTTACAGTACCTACGGGGTCAGCACCACCGAATTGGTGTCTGGTTGCGTGTGTTTGAATTGTCACACCATTAATCGTTCCGGCATTGGTAATGTTATTACTACCCATGTTTAGATTACCCGCCATCGCTCTACCACCATCTACTAAAAGATATTGTAAGTGGTCATCGGCAGTTAATCCTAACAAATTTCCGTGAACTGATGAGGCGTTAACACCACCAGCTCTAAATCCAATTGTTGGTCTAATGTCCTCAATCTCAATTATATTACTATTTCCTTGTCTTATATAAATTGAGGCGACTTGTGATACCGAATCAATGAAATATGATGGAGGTAGTGGTAATAAAGCATTTTCCGCCTCTACCAAAGTAGAATACTCATCTTGACCAATAACCAACATGAATTGTTCATCAACACCATCACCGACTACATATAACGTATGTTTAGTATAAGCAGACGCCGTAAGACCTGTTAATGTACCATTGTTATCGTATTGGGTGTTATTAACTAAAGTTGTTGCGGTTGTTACCCATGTAGAACCTGTTCCGGCTCTATAATATTGTGTAAATGTAATTCCCGTACCACCAATAGGATTAAACTCGTTTGTTGAGTAGTAATATTCACCCTGTGTAACATTTAAAGTAAACGGAGTAACTCCTTCTGTGGTAATTGACCCGTCAGCATAAATAGGTCCCAAAGCTTCTCTAAATAAATTACCAAATCTATTTGAAGTATGAGATGCGTTAAATGGAGATTGGTCAATTATTATAATTGAGGATGAATCGGTTACTACTCTACCTAATGTGATATTATATTGTGAATCAGGTCTTGTTCCCGAAGAACTTAATATCTCATTTTCATTGAAGTATATATAGGTGTCAGTATTTGCCGATAAAGATATTGTTGATGATGACCAATCAATCCTTTGGACGACCCCATTGTTACTAGATTTTTCCAAATATCCAAATCCTGTTGCAACATTTACAGTAGTCCCAGTTCCCTCGGTTAAAGTTCCACCACTCATAACACCCATAGAACCACCTTCAAAAATCAATGTGGTAAAATCGGTATGTGTTCCATCAGCGAATGTTACTGACGCCTTTCTTGTAATGTCAAATTCACCATCATCAATATCTAAAATCGACCAATATATATCACTACTTTGAGTAAATAATTTTTGATGACTTGAGCTACCGGCAAATGTACCAAAAGTATTTACACTTTCAACATATAAATCCCATTGTCCGTTTACAAAACTTGCATTATCAACATCAAACGTAACAGAACCTCCAATATTTGGGTTTCTTATTCCATACGTACAACCATCAGAAGTGATGGTTGATGCGTTCAACGAAGCGTTATCTTGTATGTAGAAAGCAGTAGTACCTGACACCCCGTTACTCACGTTATCCCCAACAAAAACTGATATAGTCGCCCCACTTCCTGTTGCATAGTTACAATATGTTATACCGGCGCCTGTTGGGAAGTTATAATAGTTTTCCATATTGGCTAAAGCCAAATATCCATTATTACCTATTACTTTTGTGCCGTAAGTGTAGTCACCATTAAAGTCCAAGTATTCTCCGAAAAATTTGGTGTCTTGAGTGGAGGACTCAACCCAAACATTTGTATGACAATCATAAAAAGAAACTTTATGAGCTTGTGCGAAATCACCAATATCATAACAATACAATGCGGAATAACCTGAAGGAGCCCCGCTCAATGTCAAAAACGAAACTTCGTTATTAACACCAATACTAATTATATTTTGAGTACTTCCTGTTGGTTTGATTAATGTTGTTTGAATATTACTACCAACAATACTAACGTAAGGTGTGTTTGTTAAATCAATTTCGTCTTCTGCGAATTCCCCAGGACCAACAGAGATTACATATCTATTAGTACTTGATGTGTTTCCCGATGATATCAAATAATCTACCGCACTTTTTATAGATGTGAAATCACCACCTTTTTTGGCTACCGTAATTTCTTTTGGGTCTTGATTAACTTCATACAAAGGAGCGTTTTGATTGATAATAGTTTTTAAGAAATTATCAGTACCTTGTATTTTACCAGTGGCCCCCGAGTGAGCAATATTTACGTCAATTGTATTGTTTTCAAAATTCAGAGCAATTGCGTCAATACTTGGTGCCGAACCGATTTGAGGTGCGTCAATACCGACTGCCCATCTTTGAAAATTAACTGCCGTTAATCTTAAAAATCCACCGTTCTCTACATAAAATCCTGTACCTGCCGCGGCTCCGACTGCCTTGGTTAATAGACATCCATTAACTATAAATCCACAACTTGCGGCATCGGCTTTGGCAAAAATTAAACCTGATGTGGTTACAATACCCCCATTTGTTGAGGTAACATTTCGTAACTGCATCCTACCAATACCATCAGTATTGTTTGTTGCGTAAAAACCTATAGTGAAAGGATATCCTCCATACTTGACGTTAGAACATTGCATGATAATGTTCGCATTTCCATACGCAACTACTTTAGCGTGAGTGTAGTTCGCCCCAAATCTAACATTCTCAACGTAAGAAATTGCCGATGATTGTGGTGTTGTTGATGAAGAATATAAAACCGCAGAAACACCTGTACCAGTACATCCTTGTATTTGACAATCAAAAATTGCCGATTGGTCACTTAATCTAATTAAAGTTTGGGATGGGTCGTTTGCCTGAATCACAGTTGATATGGAGCTTTCCCCAACAACTGAAACCCAAGAAGGTATTGTAAATGGGTCTTCATTATATAAACCACCGGCAACACTAACCGTGTAAGTATTTGCCGATGTTGCCCCTGTAATACTATTTACCGCATTCTTTATTGAGTTAAAATCAACATTGGTGTCTGTACTACCAGTTAGAGCAACGGTTAGAGTATTGTTTATAACTATTTGTGGTAGATTATAATATGTCGTTGCCGATATTGTTGTTGTGAATATTGTATTAGCATATAAATACGGGGTAGTAATAGTATTAGTCGCATCAATATTTGTAGTATAAATTTCTCTCCATCTAAATGACGGTTCACCCAAATCATATGAGTTATTAACACCTGGCTTTATCGCAGCCGACACAGGTATGACACCATAAACTGTCGTTAAACCACTTAATATTGTATTACCCGTAACATTTAAACCTGCAGTGAAGTTTGTTGCACCTGTTACAGTACCACCACTTAATGGTAAATAATCACCGCTAACAACAACCGTACTACCTGTACCTCCTGTGTATGCCGATAAACTTATTGTAAATGCGGAATATTGGTCTACTCTATTTTGTGATAGAGTTATTATATTGTTATTTAATGAAAAACCTGTAACAAATGTATCTTCAGTTGTTCCGCTACTGTTACCACCAGTTCCTGCTGAAAATATTAAGGTGTTGTTGGCTCCTGAAGTAATTGTTAGATTAATACCACTAAAATTAATAAATGTATTTGTATTAGCGGAAAATTGTGGAGTACCATTAATTTGTACCGACTTAAATACGTGAGTTAAACCACTACCATTACCGAAAATTGTTGAGCCTGATATCGCTCCGTCAGCCCTTATAAATGATGTTACAGTCCCACCACTATTTAAACCTTGTAATAATTGTGTTGTGTTATCAGGATTAGTTGTTCCATTTTTAATGGATAAACCATCTAAAGTTGCATTAATTACAATTTCAGGGTCACCTGAGTTATCGTAAGCTTGTTGTAGTGTTGTTGTTGATGTTCCACCAGCTGCACCGATTAATTCACCAAATTTAGAAACCGAAAAGAATTGTGCCTTTGATGTATCAGTCAAATCATCACAACTACTTAAAATAGACAACACACCAATCAAAATACCATTATCTCTAAAATTAGGAAATGTAACAAATGTTTCATTTTGTAATGCCGCGACTGCCGCCGCTAATTGATTATATGGTTCTTGGCCATACTGAATTCTTATTTGACCATTTTGTAATAAATAAATTCTTTGATTGGTCGCCTTTGTTCCTGTTATAGGTTCAATAACCCCATTAAGGTCGTAAAATCCTGGCTCAATAAGAGTAGTATTTACCGCAGTTCCACCAGTTTGAGTTCTATACTGAAAAGTTGCAGGACTCTGACTGTTAATTGTTAAACTATTTGGGTTTAATTTGTTTGTAACATACCCAATTCCAAGTCCATATAGTACACCCGCAGATGTATTAATATTTAAATTTGCTGCGTTTGGTGAAGCAATAACTCCGTCATTAATTAATTTAACCGCCGTGAACATATCTCTTAATTGAGATACTGGTGATAAGGCTGAGTCGGGCTCATTAAACGCATTTATTAAAAATTGTCTATTTCCGTGACCGAATTTTCCAAGATATAAATTTTGTCTTCTTTGTTGTGGTGTTGGAAATGTTGTTTGTTGGATAAGTGTTAATCCACTTGTAAGTAAAATGTATGTTTCGGTCGCCGATGAAACATATAAAGCCGTATTTCCTGTTGAGCCAGGGTATATAATAAGTTGGATTGTCGGATTTGCCGGTGAGGTTGTATTATCAATAATCCACCCCTCTACCGCTCCAACATTAAATGTTGTTCCCGATGGAGTAGTAATTGATAATCCACTAAATTGGAAAACACCCGTAGAACTATTATTAGCCGCTAATATATTATTTTCCTGAGTTGTAATAATAGTACCTTCAATCTCATTTAATATTGTAACTTGTAATTTTCCTGAAGATGAATTATCTAAAACGTGTCCGACTTCACATGTTCTACCAGTAAAGGAAAGTTCAGAATAAGATGCAAATGCCCCCGGAACTGTTTGGGATAAATAAACCTGTTCCCCAACTGTAAAACCTGTTAAATTCACATCTCTAACAACACCAAAAACTGTCATAAATCCATATGATAAATTTGGAATGTCGTGAGTTGCAATACCTGATATTTGGAATTGAACCGCATCACCTCCAGTACCAACCGCTAAAGAAACTGTCGGTGCCCCTGATGTTGCCCCTGTAATGTGAAGAGCTTGTCCGTTATTAATTTGATAACCTAAATTATTATATAATCTAATTAAACTTTCTTGACCTAAATTAACCGTAACATCATTACTAGGTGTAATTGGTTTATAAGATAATGCATTTTCAGTTGAGTCAAAATAGACGGTCCCACCAGTTGGTGCCGGTACATTTGGAGTTGTATCAAAATCAATATAGTTGACGGTTAATCCACTTGTAAAAGTTGTATTACCGTATACCGTACCACCACTTAAAGGTAGATAATCTCCACTAATATCTGTATATGCCGATAAACTTATTGTAAATGCAGAATATTGGTCAGGTCTATTTTGTCTTAAAGTTATTGTATTACTACTTAATGAAAAACCTGTAACATATGAATCGGGATAGTTAAGATAGGTAGTTGCGGATACAGTGCCAATATATGCATTTCCGTCAACTTCTAAATCGGTATACAATTTTACATCATTAGCAAAATAAGCAAGTCCTTGTACATCAAGTCCATTTAAATCAGCTTGAGTATTAACTGTTATATTATCAAAAATTGCCGTAAATGCGGTTAATGAATTAATATCAACCCCTGAGTTAAAAAAAGTTAGTCCCGTAACTGTACCGCCACTTAAAGGTAGGTATTCGCCAGTAATTCCTGTTGAGCCTGTAAATACAATTGTGACATTACCTGTCGATGTATTTGCCGACAACCCTTCACCTACTGTAATACTTGTAACACCTGATGATGGTGTTGCTGCAGATACTGGACCCCAATATGCATAGCCCGTTCCATCTGTTAATAAAGCGTATCCAAATTGCTCACCCGCCCCTGAATATGTAAAACCACCACCAACCGTTAAACCTGATTGAAAAATTGGATTGACTGGTATTAAACCACCAATCCTATAAACTACACCTGTCCCAATATCAGACTGTAAAACGTAATTATATGAATCTTTAATTAACTGATTTGAAATATCAGACATAGTATAATTTTACTAATTTTATAGTACTAATAAATAGTGCTAATCATTAAATGGATTGAACATCAAGAACAATCCGTAATGTTAGTGATTGTACTATTATTAACTCTTATGATTATTGGGGGTCCTTCGGCCGGTGTATACCTGTTTTGAAGTGAGTTTCTACTAACCCAATAATTTAAATCAGCCAAATTAGAACATGCAGAATTAGGAGATTGGGTTGCGGGGTATAATCTCATACCAATTTGTAACTGAGTCCAGCTAGTTATATTAGCTCCAGGTGCCTTGAAATTAAAATCTCGACCACTAGGTGCTGTTGAAGTGACCCAAGGATTATATTGAACGCATCCCGCTTGTCCGTTGAAGTCTATTGATGCAATATTTACTTGAACACTGGGGGTGGTACAGCTATAGTCAGCAGAATAATAAGTACTACTACAGGCTTTATATATTCTATTTACTGATTTTATCAAAGATAGCTCATCAGGTGCAACACATTGACTACTAGGACATGAATTGTTAACACATTGTCCACTAATTGTGTAAGACATTTTAATATCATTAGAAACGGGTTGAGAACCACATACTTGGTAGGTTAACCCACTTGTTACAACACCTACAGTTAATATTCCATTACAATCTAAATAACTGTACCCTATGTCAAACCCACTACCTGTATTATCAAATGTGATACATTGGCAACCATAAATGAGTCTTGTTGGTGATGGAGTTGGGGTAGGCGTATGTGATGGAGTTACTGTAATACTAGGAGTTGGTAATAGACAACTGATAGGGGTAAAAAATTCACATTGATTTGAGTCAATTATTTTTACAATGATTTCTTTGGCCCCGTATAAAAACGAAGGAAGTTCTAAAGATTGTGGTACTGTGGTCACAGCCGTTGCAACCAAAAAACAATATGTAATTGTGGTATCGCACACGTATATATCATACGGTGCGCTACCTGATAAACTTGTTATATCTATAATCTGCATCATTGAAAAATTAACATAAGTTTCAGGACTATAAATAGAATAACTTTAACTTTATATATTTTCAGTTATTTATATTAAATGGCGACAATATGTTATGCTTGGGATGACGCACCCTTTAAATGGTTAGAAACACCTTTTACTTGGGTTGAAGGGTGTGTCATTGAGAAAATCATTATAGGTGGAGCTGGAGGTATGCAATCCCTCAAACGTGTTCGGGAAAGATTAAAAACTCTTACCGAAGACGAGAAAATGGTTCTCATTAATCTATTTGTTAGATTAGATGTTGATGAGATTGTCTTCGAACAAAGAATGAATAAACAAAAAAACAAAAAGGTTAAAATAAAATTGAAGGATATTGAAGTTACGACGAGACAACAAAAAAATATAAACGTAAATGTTAATTTCAAAGATAAAGATATTTATTAATATGATTTATAATTTATATACCGATAAGCCAAACAAATTCAATTGTAATATTGAAATCGAAGGCACTTCTTTATCTAAATCTAAAGTTAGATTAGTCGTAGAGACAGATGAAATATCTTACATGTTTAACGGTAGAATTGAAAACACCGGAATATGTGAAGTTAATATACCAAAGACAAAACATTTTTTACCTGAAGGAACACAAGGATTAATGAGATTAGAAGTAATCGCCGATGATGTTTATTTTGAACCTTGGTCCTCACAGTTTAATGTTAAAACAAATAAGAAAGTTAATGTTGTTGTTGCTGAACAAGTGGACGAAAAACCAAAATTAAGAGTTCAGGTTATGGAACAACAAGAGGACGAAAAACCAAGAGTGGTTGAGTCCAAAAAATCTCAACCAATTCCCCCAAAAAAGGTTGAGATTACCAAAGAAGAGTTACTGAAGAAATTCAGAAAATAATAAAAAACCCTCACAAATGTGAGGGTTTCTTTTTAGATATCCATCAGTGGGAATTTTTTCCATCCTGCTCCCGTCTTTATATACATAAAATTATCATCGAATACTTGGTCACCTTTTTCACCATATGGGTCACTGATTGATGTTGGTGTATATTCTTTTAACTTTGTTTTTTCGTTTAATTCTTTAACCGCTTCTACTAGTAATGCGCTTACACTTTCATAGTGTACTCCTTTATAATCTTCTTCAGGGTTTGGAACTTCAAAAGTTAATTCAGGGACCACTTGCTCAACTTCTTGAGCGATGAAACCGATTTGATTACCAACTTCTTCATTACCAATCCAAGTAAAATTAACCCCCCTCAAATTTAACACCTTACTCAACGCCGAATCTATTGTTGACACGTCCTTTTTTAACCTAATATCAGATGTGTTTTGATACCTTAATTCTCCTGTAGATGAAATTCCTAAACTCAAACTATAACTTGCACTAAGTACCGTTCTTACTCTCAAATTGCCACCAACATCAAGTTTTTCTGTAGGGTTTAATACATTAATTCCTACATTACCTTCTTGATATGTTTCAGTCCCATCAGCACCATTTCTACCACGTATGGTCATGTGAGGGATTGGGGTTTCGTCAACATTAACTCCGGCATAAAAATTAATGTTATCTGTATAAGTATTTTGCGTGTCCATCCTTTTTACAATATTGAGATTGATGGTTCTACTTGACCCAACTAACGCGCATTCACCTGGGTCACACATTTCCGCAGCGACACTATTCCCATCACTTATACCTCTTACAAATATACCAATACTTCTAGTTCCTAGTCCATCACCACCATCAACCACCATCTGTGTACCTATAAAATTAGATGTCGTTCCCGAATGGATAACTTGTAACCAAGAATCAAATGTATTACCTACAGGGTAATTGTCCCCCCATAAAAATCTTCCTTCTCCAGTATTTGAAAAAAAATCAAAAGTGTATTGAGGTGTATTTGTATGTAAACCTAATCTTGTTCTACCCGCAGCATCTATATCTAAATCTATAGTAAACCCGTCCTCGGCGGTGTTTTCTCCGAAATAAATATTACCTTCATCAAGTGGTTGTACAAATAAATTACCCGTATTACATCCGTGAATGTTCTTTACATAAAAATCATTTACACAACAACCACTCAAAAGTTGACCAACCGTTGCTTTATAAGAAGACCCTGCCGGATTTTGAGAAGTATCTGTGGTTTTTACAATGTGTAGTATATCATTACACGCTACACTCGATGCTTGGGTTCTAGTTGTTAAATATGCCATATTTTTTACTTTTAAATATTATTAATCATCCATAAAATTATATGAATCGTTATTCATAAATTCGAAACAATCGTCATTTTGGAATTGTTTATAGTCACAACCCGGAGAAGGTGTTGGGGTAGGTGTTTTAGTAGTCGTTTTAGTCGGGGTCGGAGTCTTTGTTCTTGTTGGAGTAACTGTCGGAGTCTTTGTTCTTGTTGGAGTGGATGTTGGGGTAGGTGTTTTGGTTGCGGTTACTGTAGGGGTTGGTGTCGGTGTTGCACATAAACACAGTGGGTCGGCGGTCGCGGTACCATTACCTTGTACAACAGTTACTCTCAATGCACAAGATAAGTTTACTTGAATATCCCTTACAACAGTAAGTACTTCCGTTGATAAATTACAGTATTGAACACTAAATGTTGTTCCTGTAGATGTTGTTCCTCCATATAAGAACCATTCTGTACAACATGGCGTTGTATTACTTGGTGTCATTGTTTTAGTTGTGGTGACAGTCGGAGTAACTGATTTTGTGATAGATGGTGAAGGTGTTATACTAGCGGTAACTGAAGGCGTCATTGAAGGTGTCTTCGTAACCGTGTTTGTTGGGGTAGGGGTTTTCGTAGCGGTTCTAGTCGGTGTGACCGATTTAGTAACACTTGATGTCGGTGTATTACTTGGTGTAATACTGATAGTTGGTGTAATTGATTTTGTCGGTGTTTTAGTTGGTGCCGGAGTATCAGTAGGAGTTACTGATGGTGATAATGAAGGTGTAATCGACTTGGTAGGTGTAGGTGTTTTTGTCATACTAACACTTGGTGGTGGTGTTTCCGCCGGAGTCTCAGACGGTGTTATAGAAGGAGTAATCGATTTGGTAGGTGTAGGTGTTTTTGTGGTGGTTTTGGTTGGTGCTGGAGTGTCAGTTGGTGTACGAGTCAATGTTATTGTAGGGGTGATTGATTTAGTAGGAGTTTTTGTAGGGCCTCTTCTTTCAGGAAAGTCTGTTTGAGTTGGGGTTGGTGTTGCGTCAATAGTTGAAGTCATTGTCGGAGTTTTAGTCGGAGTTTTTGTAGCCGTTTTTGTTGGGGCGGGAGTACTAGTTTGAGTTGTAGTTTTTGTTAAAGTTGGAGTTAAAGTAGGGGTTGTTGTTTTTGTTGGGGTTACTGTTGGAGTTGGGGCAGGTGTTTTAGTGGTTGTTGATGTAGGTGTTTTTGTTGGGGATAAAGTTGGGGTGTTACTTGGGGTTTTAGTATTAGTCGGTGTTGATGTTTTAGTTGGCGCTGGCGTATCAGTTGGTGTTATACTTGGAGTTACACTTGGGGTATTTGAAGGGGTTTTGGTAGGGCTAACCGTATTTGTTCTAGTCGGTTGTGGAGTTGATGAAGCGGTTGGGGTTGGTTTAACTGTTTTTGTTGGAGTTGGTGTTGCGGCAGGTGTTCTTGTTGCCGTCTTTGTAGGTACGGGAGTGTTAGTTGGTGTAGGAGTTGATTTAACAGTTTTTGTTGGTGTAGGAGTTGCGGCTGGTGTTTTAGTAGATGTCTTTGTTGGGGCCGGTGTACTTGTTTGAGTTTTAGTAACTGTTGGTGTAACGGTAGGTGTTTTAGTTTGAGTTAAGGTTTGAGAATTTGTTGGAGTTTGAGTAGGTGTATCTGTTATAGTTGGAGTTTGAGTAGGTGTATCTGTTATAGTTGGGGTAATTGTACTTGTTGGAGTTTGGGTTGGACTTTCGGTAGGTGTATTGGTTGGAGTTTGTGTCATTGTCATTGTTGGTGTCGGAGTGGCCGGAGCAATGATTAATGAGAAATCGTTAGGAGTACAAGCCGAAACTTTACAGTCAGGACAATCAGGATTAAACATCTGAAACTGAGTCATTCTTAACTCAAAATTATGCTTAACTTCAGGTGCCGATAAAGGTTCTACGTAAAATCTAAACTGTGATATACCACCCTCAAATGTGCCGGCAAAGTTTTGTTCTAAAAGTATGTTAGTGGTCAATCCACTTAATGATGTACCTGAAAAATCTATTGTTGGTAAATTTTCTGGGTCTTGGATGTATGTACCATCTAGTACATAATTGATTTTTTTAGGGGTTGGGGTAACGTATATTGGTAATGGTTGTGTTGACGAAATAATGAAAGAACACGTATAATTTATTCCGGTAAAATCTAAATTATATGTTCCATAAAAATAAGAATTGTTATAATCATATGGTATTATTTGAGTGCCGAGATTTATAGTTCCCCCGGTTTCAGGAAGAAACGTAATATTCGCGCTCTGACCACTATAATTATAACTACCTATTTTTACCTTTGCTCCCATTTATCTTATATAGTTATATAGTTACTCATTTTATAAAAACGGAGTTAATACACTCCATGTTGCACCATTGTTTGTTACAGTTTTAGGGGTATTACTTGTGTCATCAGTAAATGTACCCGAAGTTTTAGATGCTAATAAAAGTTTTGTGTCTGTTGATGATATTACAGGACTTGTAGGTACGGTATAGGTCACTCCTGTGTAAATAGCCAATCCTTTTGTAAATCTGAAATTAGTAATTAAACCGTCCCAATTATCGTTGAATGGGCTGGCAGGATTATTACAACCAACATAAAGACTTGATGAAGTATCACTTATGTTAGAAGTATCTGTAAATGTGTCAATCCTTGTTCCATTAAAATATGTGTTATAGGTACCCGATATTCTTGAAATCGCTATGTGATACCATGTATTTAATACTGTTGATACCGGCTGATTAGAAACTTTACTACCTCCAAAATAACAATTTAATCTATTACCTCCTGAAGCCATAGCTAAACCAAAATTAGACCCTGTACCCAAACTAAATATGTAATTTTCGTTACCGTTAGAGGTTTGTTGTATAAAAGTTTCTACAGTAAAGTCACCAGTACCTACCGCCCAGTCGCTACTACCTGACATCGATAAGTAGTTATTTAATGTGTAATCAAAAGAAATACTTCCACCATTTAATTTAGTTGGGGTTGGGGTTTGTGTTGGTGTTTGAGTATTTGTTACTGTAATAGTAGGGGTTGGTGTTGATGTTGGGTCTGGTGATAATCCAGGCGTTTTAGTTACGGTTACTGTTGGGGTATTAGTAGGTGTGTCTGTAATAGTAGGTGTTGGTGTTGTAGTATTAGTAGTCGTATTAGTCACTGTATTTGTTGGTGTATTTGTTATTGTATTAGTAACTGTATTAGTCGGAGTGCTAGTAGGTGTTGGTTCTATGAAATTTTGAGTATTCGTCGGAGTGTTAGTAGGTGTTAAACTTGGTGTTTGTGTTTGAGTTTCTGTTAATGTTATAGTGGGAGTTATAGTGACCGTATTTGATGGAGTGGTAGTATTAGTTACTGTATTTGTAATTGTTGGTGTTGGTGTTAAAGTTTCAGTTGATGTAATTGTTGGGGTAATTGTTTGTGTTAAAGTTGGGGTTACAGTAGGAGTTGAAGTTGGCGTTTCAGTTACAGTACTGGTAGGGGTTTCAGTCACGGTACTTGTTGGACTTTCTGTAATAGTAGGGGTTGGAGTTAATGTTTCTGTTGGGGTATTTGTTGGAGTTTCTGAAGGTGATACCGTTATGGTAGGGGTATTTGTTGGAGTCGGACTATTAGTTGGTGTGTTGGTTGGGGTTGGAGTTGGGGAAGGCGTAATGAACATTGTATCCGAACTCACAATAAAATTAGAAGAGATGTTTGATGGTGTAACGACCGCATTTTCTATTAAACTAACCCCATCTAATTCATAGAAATCATCAGGTAGAGTAACAAATCCCTCTCCGTATAAATTACCTGATACAATTGTAACGGTGGAATTAAAAGTTATGAACTCACCATTTGTCTTACCTAGTTTGTGAGTAAAACTCAGAGTTATATTTTCGGCAAAAACAAACCCAGAATCTAATAGATATCTAATATTTATAGAACCCGAGGAAATGAAAATACTTAAATTGATGTCCACCTCAACCCCAAAGGCAATGTCACATTCAGGTTTAGGGTTGAAGGTTAGATTTTCTCTTAATCCTTGCGTTCCTCCACCCCATGATATATTAAACGGAACACCAACTTGTTTTTCTTTATCTGTGTTGAGGGCTCTTGGTATTACTTCCTCAAAATCATCGATTGTATAAATGATTCTACCATTCACATAAATTTTTAATTTACCTTTTCTGTAGTAAGAATCTAATAACCATTTTTCGTTTAACTGTACAATATCAATTTCTAAATCCTCGGTACCTCTTGTATATGGCGGGACAATTAAAGCTACCGAATTATTCGCCAATGATTGGAGTGACACAGTTTGAGTTATATCCTCTAAACCACCTCGACTCCTCAAATCACAATAATCTAACCATGTATTTCTTTCCCAAACAACGTCGACTTGGAACCAATGTTCTGAATCTAAATAAGCGGGATTTATTGCTTCGCAATATGGATAAATCGGTGGGGAACAGTATTCAACTACTGTATATCCAGTTGCAAAGGTAATACCTGAAGTTTGACAACTTCCGGTACTTTCACAATCACCAGTAAATCTCAAAACCTTAACTCCGATACTTGGGTTTTTAGGGTCGCCACATAACCTTATTGCCAAGTTATTTGATATCGCATCCCATTTTGGGTCCTTTTCACAAGTATCCTCAATCGATGTAAACCCCTCAAATTCACAATCATTACATGTATCACAAGTTTGACAAGTCGTACAAACTTCACAAGGTGTTGCCGTTATACAATTATAAGGTCCAGGTGTGGGGGATGGTGTAGGTGTTGGGGTTGGTAATATGACCGTACCACAAGTGTGTGTTTGACATTCCCACCCACAACTTTCGCACAATGTTAGGTTACATCCACATCCACAACTTGCAGAAGCTCTGGCATCCCCGTTACAAATATTGCAACCATAATTAGCGTGAGGGTCGTGAACACCATTAACCGAACGAGGGGGATATACATAGATACATCTACTGTTAGTAATTGTTTTATTACAACAAGCACAAGTCTCAATTGATGTTAATGGAGATGTAATTCGAGTATACCCTGTAAAGCAATTTGGGGTCCCGTCCGCATAATGGTAGAATTTATTTTCAGCCCTGGTCCCTAAATAAAAGAATATGTTTTTGTTTTCAGGGTATATTTGATTTAATGTAGTTTTACCCGAAACCGGCGTATATTCATTAACCAGTCGAGGTTTCAATATCATCTCGACCGTCCATCCCTTATTTACCCTTTCAGGAAGAATATCATATTCATATCCATGTAATTTATAAAATCCTTGGTAAAAACCACCGTATAATTCATGGTAGTTACCAATATACATGTCGTATTTATTAACAACTTCATAAGCAACACCACCCGAAAAACCTGAAAATCTTACATTAGGTGAATCAGTATAAGCAGTAACCTGAAACATCTTAAAACGTCTGTCATAGAATTGCCTATTGAATTTTAGTCCCGGGCCAAAAAGACCATTGGTGTAATAGATAGTTTGACCTGTCATTGACGAAACTAAACCATTATCAATACCTGTTAGTCCAATATCACAAGATGAACCTTCGGGCTCACAATCTAAATCAACGTTATTGGGATTATAATAATTTTGTGATATAAAGATATTGTATGGGTTATATGTACCGTATTGTAACTGATAATCTTGTACTGTATTTGGGTCGTTAGTATCAAAATAAATTGGTAATTTATTACCGTAAGTTTGAGCAATTAAGTATGGGGAGAACACTACCTCCTGATTGAAACCCGTATTATCGGATGATAACGATATATCAGTAGTACCTACCGCAAATTTTGGGTATGAATTGGGAGGTACGTACTGATTAATATTTTGGCTCGCCATACTTTTTCAAATAAATACCTTGTGTCGAAGTATTTATTGATAAAAAGCTATGATTAGTTACAACAAAGAATACTTTAAAAACAATTTATATTTCTTCTTGAAAGATAGAGGGGATAAAATTTCATTGTATTATTCTGTAGCAGATACTTTATCCGAATCAAGAAAAAAAGATGAGAAAAAAGAATTTAGTAAAAAACATGAAAGTAAGTTAAAAAAAATCATACATAAATTTTTGAACTCGGGTAAAAAGGTAACTAAGAAAGAAATTGATAATAATTTAGATAACGTCGAGAAGAGCGGTGAAGTTGATGAATTGATTGACACTGATGGTACATTTTTGAATTCAAAGATACCATTCTTGAATATGGCTTTACACCCAAGAAAAACTACTGACCAAACTGTTGCCATGTCAAGGGTAACTAATGACCCTGTTACGAGAGGATACCGTGTATATTGGGGCGAAAGTGAAGAAAAGGATGGTAAAGTGGTAAATGAAATTGACTATTCGGATGCTTTTGGTTATGAAGAAACAAAGGATAAAGATTTTGAAGATACTGTTAAGACATTAAAACAAATGGGTTCTGATAATGCCGAAGAACGAGCATTAGAACAAGGGAAAGACCCTAAATTAGATAAAAAGAAAAAGAAAGGTGCTTTCACAAGACAAAGATTATCTGAATTAGAAACTATAGAAGAACAACAAAGAAAACAAATGATTAAAATGGTTGAGGATATTTTAGCCAAAAAATCAAAAGATAATTCTGATGTCGTAGGAAAGGATACGGGTGTTAGCAAAATATTAAATAAGAATTTACAAGCCATAAAAAAATTGGCAGAACGTGAAGGAATTAGTATAAACCAACTTATAAAAGCATTAAAATCAAGTGAATAAGGACCTATACGGAAAAAAAGTACCATTACCTGAAGATGTTCTAACTTATTTAGAGCAGTGTAAAGAGGCCGCGATTGGGGCCGATGACTCAACCGAAGGTTTCAAGAGAAATCAAGAATTGAGAGATAGTAGAGAAGTGACCTACCAACAATTGAAAAGAATGAAAAATTTCTTTGATAACTTTAACGGACATGAGAACGAACTTCCATTTATATTAAATGGCGGTCATTATGTTAAAGGTTGGGTGGATAACACATTAGGGTCCATGAGAGATGGGATTGAACTTGGTAAAGAAGTTAAATCAGAAGTATTACCAAACCAATACAATCAAGAATATGAACAGGATGATTTATCCGCAATGAATAGACCCTCACAATCACATAGACGAGTGGTAGATAATTATAATGTAGAAATAACTGAAAGCCTGAAAAGGATAAACGAATTAATTAAAAAAATAATTTAATATGCCAGCAAGAGAGCCATTAAATTTTGACCAACCAAGCAATGAATTATCACAAATTGCCGATTTGGAAAGAAAAAAATTATTACCCAAAAATGATTATACAAGAACCGCAAATGAATATTCTGCGGTAAATAAGGACGCTATCGCCGATGGTGATTTGTTAGGTAAGGGTACCGGAGACTTTTTAGATGTTTATAATCAATCCGCAGGTGCGATACAAGACATCATTGAAAGGAGGGCCGAGATTACTTTTAATGAATATAAAGCCAATAATCCTTATACTACTCCATCGGCGTAATGAAACTTTACAACATCGCTAAATCACTTATTTTGGAAGTAGCCTCAATTGATGCTATTGTTGATGCCATTAAGAAAAGGCAAAAAGTGGTGATTTATTATGATGGGGATGAACCAGGTGGTAGAGGATTAAGACAAATAGAACCTGTTTGTTTTGGTTACAGTAAGGCGGATAACCCTGTTTTACGAGCTTGGGATGAAGAAGGGTCCTCACATACAGGATACAAGGGGGAGCAACCCTTACCAGGGTGGAGACTTTTCAGAGTTGATAAAATACTTTCTTTCAAACAAATGGGGGAAAAGTTTTCAACTGTGAGACCCGGATATAACACCACAGGAGATAAAGGTATGGTTAAGGTAATTATAAACGCAAGATACGACCAAGAACCAATTTAATTGTTATTGATATGACTAACGAAAACGAACTGTTACAAAAATTGATGATTTCTAAAAAAATCATGGATAGACACAATGAAATCCCAAGAAGCCATAGTGAAGGTCAAACACTTTCAGCTCCTATGGTAGAATCATTTTCACCTATTCAAGCAAGTTATAACATTCCCCAAGAAATAGTACAGGAAAATGTTGCAGCAAAAATACCACAATATAATAATTCGCAAGACAGAATTATGTCCTCTAAATTACCTGATGCTATCAAACAATTGATGATTGAACATCCAATAGCTCAACCGAATGCAATGGCAGGTCCAACTCTATCTAGTGAGTTGGTAGAAAAGGCGGCAAGATTAATGAATAGTAACAATGGTTATGTTCAAGAAAGTCATACAAAAAAACAAACAACTCAAAAAAGTCAAACACAACCATCAATAGATGATAAAAATTTAAAAGAGTTGTTAAAGGAAGTTGTTCGTGAAGTATTGGCCGAAAATGGAATGATAACCGAATCAGTTTCAAAAACTAATGATGTATTTTCATTTAAAGTCGGAAAACACGTATTCGAAGGTAAGGTCACGAAAGTAAAAAAGATACAGTAAAATATGGAAAATAGTTACAAAGATTTATCTATGAAACATCAGTTTATAACTGATAAATTAAGTTGGCAGGGAGATTACAATGTTAATGCCCATACCTATTCAGTAATTTATGATAGACTATTTGCACCTTTTAAACACAAACCAATAAATTTTTTAGAAATTGGAGTTTATTTGGGGGGGAATATTGCAATTTGTTCTGAATATTTTGAAAATATTAATCATTATGGAATAGATATTGTAGACAATTTAAAGATAGATAAAAATTTATTCTCTTTTTATTTTGGGAGTTTCGATGACCCAAATATAATATCACAAGTGTCCGAAAGAAAATATGACATTATTTTAGAGGACGCCTCTCATATATTAGAACATCAAATGGAGGCGATAAAAATTTACCTTCCTCTTTTAAATGAGGGAGGAATAATGATAATTGAAGATATCCAAGACCCGTCATTTATAGGTTCAATATATAGTGTTATCGATATGCAAAAATATTTTGTATATACAATTGATTTAAGAGTTAACAAAAATAGATGGGATGATTTAATTGTGGTGATTGAACACAGAAGTGAAAAGTACAGGTAGAGTTATTTAAACCAACCCCTCCAAGTGAGGGGTTTTTATTTTACCATCGTTGATATTATGTGATTTTTAACTTATATTTTCCTCATATAAAAAAATTATGAGCGAAAAAATTAAAGTTTTAGTTCTCCCATCAGATAGAACCGGAGTTGGTAAATTTAGGTCAACAGACCCTCACGTATATCTTCAAAACATGTATTCGGATGAATTTCATGTGGATATTGATTACGAACCAAAAGTAGATGATATTAATTATTGGAAAAAGTATCAGATTGTCCATGTCCATAGAAACATTGGACACAATTATGACAATACACCTAACCTAATTAAATTTTTAAAGTCTTTAGGTGTTGTAGTAATTGTAGATTTGGATGACTATTGGTTACCAACCATAGAACACCCAATTCATCATTTGATTGTTCAGAATAAAATTCATGAAAAAATCATGGCTAATTTACGTGAAGCAAGTTACGTAACTACGACCACTACCGTATTCGCGGAAGAAATTAAAAAGTTGAATAAAAATGTCGAAATATTCCCAAATGCGATAGACCCTCAAGAGACTCAATTCAAACAAGTAACACCTGAATCTGATAGAATTAGAGTTGGTTGGTTGGGTGGTTCATCCCATTTACATGATTTAGCATTGCTCGATGGATTTGTTCAAAAAAATGGGAAAGAGTTAAATGATAAAATTCAATATGTTCTTTGTGGTTTTGACACTCGTGGAACAATGACCGAGATTAACAAAGAAACAGGAGAACAAAAACAACGTCCTATCTTACCTCACGAAACTGTATGGGCTCGTTATGAAGAGATATTCACAGACAAGTATTCAATCATTAGTGAAGATTACAAAAAGTATCTAATGGAATTTACCGAAACCGAATACAAATTAGAGATAAACCTACCGTATCAAAGAGTGTGGACCAAACCTGTTACAACTTACGCAATGAATTATTCAAAGTTGGACATATCTTTGGCACCAATTAAAAACCATATCTTTAATCGAATGAAATCACAACTCAAAGTTATTGAAGCGGGGTTCTACAAAAAGGCATTGATTGCTTCTAACATTGGTCCATATACCATAGATTTGAAACATAGTCTTAAGAATGGTGAGTTTGTTGATGGGAATGCCTTATTGGTTGATGAACACAAAAATCATAGCGATTGGTCAAAATACATTAAGAAATTGGTCAATAACCCAAACATGATTAAGGATATGGGTGAGCGTCTTTACGAGACAGTTAAAGATACATATGATTTAAGAAACGTTACAAAAACAAGAGCCGAGTGGTATAAAACTTTGGTAAAATGATAAAAATACCTATCACAAAAATATTATTTATCGACATTGAGACCGTTGGATGTTGTCCTGACTTTAGTAGTTGCCAGTCATTTAGTCCAAAAATCGGAGACCAATTTTTAAAATATTTTGATTGGTTTCAAAAAAGGTTTCCAGAGGATGAAGGTTTGTCTCATGATGAGGTTTTTGAGAAAAGAACGTCTTTGGTTCCTGAATTTGCCAAAATAGTTTGTGTGAGTGTAGCCTTTGTAACTGATAAAGGTGAAACGAAGACCCAAACTTTTTCAGGTGATGATGAAAAGGAATTATTAATGGGGGTACAAAAATTACTTGATAGGTGTGGCAAATTAGATTTTCACTTGTGTGGACATAATCTAAAGAATTTTGACATACCAATGTTGGCAAAAAGAATGATTATTAATAATCTACTACCCCCTTCAATCCTACCATCATATGATACCAAGCCTTGGGAAATTAAAGCAATAGACACAAAGGAGATTTGGCAATACGGAGCATATAGTTCAATAGGGTCATTAGATTTACTTTGTTCTTGTATGGATATACCAACACCAAAAGATGGTGAAATAAGTGGGGATAAGGTACATAATACCTACTGGATTGATAGAAAATTAAAAGAAATTAGTGAATATTGTGAACGTGATGTTCAAGTCTTAATTGACATAATAAAAAAATTAAAGGAATTAGAATGAATACTGACTTAAATTCTTTGAAAGAACAAGCAGAGATGCTTAACAAATATTTGGATGAAAATTTTGATGATGAAACATTCCAAATGATTTTAGACGAAACAGGATTAGATATAAAACAACTTGAGGATGAAATGACATCCTATGTCCCCAGATTAAATTTGAAATATAAAAAACTTCACCCTGATGCTGTAGAACCAAATTATAATTATCCATCTGATTCAGGTTTTGATTTATATGCCACTGAGACCGTCTATTTACCAATGTTTGGTAGAGCCTTGGTTCCAACAGGACTTTCTTTTGACATTAAAGATGGATATGAAATCCAAGTTCGTTCAAAGAGTGGTCTTGCAATCAATCAAGGTTTGTTTGTTATGAACTCTCCAGGTACTGTTGATAATGGTTATACGGGTGAAATTAAAGTTATTATTTTTAATTCAAATAATTTTGCTTATACCATAGAAAAAGGTACAAAGGTAGGTCAAGCGGTTCTTTGTCCTGTGGTAAATGGAAAGTGGATTGAGTTAGAGGAAACTATGGAAGAAATAAAAAAGGATAGAAACGAGAACGGTTTTGGTTCAACTGGAATATGATTACAATAGGATATAGCACAAGAAAATCTAACCCACAATATACAGAGATTTTAAAAAAATCTTGTGGATTAAAAAATGTTGAGGTTATCGAAATCGTGAATGATGGGATAATGTCATTACCCCAAGCTTACAATAAAATCCTTAATGAGTCATCAAATGATATTGTTGTTTTGTGTCACGATGATTTAGAATTTGATACCAATAATTGGGGTAGTAAGTTACTAAAACATTATAGTAAAAACCCCGAATTCGGGGTAATTGGTCTTGCCGGCTCAAAGTATTTACCTGACTCGGGTAAATGGTGGGAGATACCTCAAACAATGTACGGAATTGTTAATCATAAAAACGAAGGTAAAAAATGGACCAGTACATATTCTAAACACATAAATAACAATATTGAGGAAGTTGTTTTAATTGATGGGTTATTTATGACTTTGGATAAAACCAAAATCAAACATAGATTTGACGAGGAGTTCAAAGGGTTTCACTTTTATGATTTGTCTTTCTGTGTCCCAAATCACATGGATAATGTTAAGATAGGAATTGTTACTGATATTAGAGTTACTCACCTTTCTATCGGTATGACCAATCAATCTTGGGAGGATAACAGAGTATTCTTCTCTGAAAAATTCAAAGAAAATCTACCTTTGGATATTACCAATAATGGTATTTGTGAGACATTCATATTTTGTCATGACCAAAATATAATTTTGGATTATGAGAATTCGGGTAAATTTAAAAATCTTAAAAAATACAGATATGTATTTTTAGGTAATGGTGACACAGATAAAATAGAAAATAATTCTAATATTATAGTTGCCAGAAATTTACCTCACAACATCGAGGAGTATCCCAATATAAATGCTTATACAGGGTGGTACGCTTTATGGAAAAATAATCTAATAACAACCCCATATGTAAATTTGTTTGAATACGATGTTATTCTTAATCCTAATTTGGAACAGACTATGGACAAGTTTATGTATGATGGTCAAAAAATGATTGGATACATCCCATTCCCTTGTACCAACTACCATTTTATAGATAACAAAGATTGGGTTGAAGAGTTATTCAACGCTATTAAACAGGTATATAAAATTGATTTGGAAAAAACAATAAGATTATATATCAAACAAAACCCAAAACTTGCTTGGTCAACCACAAGTAATTGTACTATGGAGGTTTCATTCTTTAATAACTATATGAAATGGTTTGAGCCGTTGGCTAATTTAATAAAACATTCCAAAACCGCAGGTCACGGACATGAAAGGTCTGTTACATTTTATTGTCTGATGTTTAAACAACAACCAATTCTTACGCAAGGATTTATAAAACATCTCCAAATGAATTCTCACGGAACCCAAGACCATTACGTTGATTATGATAAAAATATGAAGGAATTAGTCGAGAATTAGTATTTATCGTAAAAGTACTTTTAATATGAGAATTCAATCATTTATTTTTTGTCATGACCAAAATCTAATATTAGAATTTTTATCTAATGGCAAATTTAACCATCTACCTAATTTAAAATTTGTTTTTTTAGGTACTGAATTACCTGTAGACCAAATTGAAAATTTAGAAAATGTCATTATATGTAGAAATTTACCCATCAACATAGAAATATATCCTAAATTTACCTCATTCACCGGATGGTACGCTTTATGGAAAAATAATCTAATAGACGCGGATTATGTAAATTTATTTGAATATGATATAGAAGTTGCAGGACATTTCTTACCTCATCTTCAAACTACATTAGAAAATAAACCTGATTTTATTGGATATCGAGCCCTCCATGTTTCAATGTATTTTATAAACGACTCTACATGGATTGGCGAATTATTAATACCTGCAATAAAGAAACATTATGATATTGATATTCCTGAATTAGTTGAAAATTGGAAAATAATTGGTGATGGTCATTGGAGTTCGGGAAGTAATTCTACAATTTCAGTAGAAAGTTTTTATGAATACATGTCTTGGTTTGAAATATTAATAGATGAGATTAAATACACTTGGAATAGTGGTCATGCTTTTGAAAGGTCAATTAGTTTTTTCAACTTTATTAAATTGAAAAAAATACTATACTTATCAGGATTAATACAACATCACCAAAATTGGTCTCACAATAGACACATGACTTGGCCAACTAGTTAAATATTACTATGAATAAAATAGCAATTGTAACTCTATCTCGAGGATATGGAGGATTATCGGACTATAATAGTTTGATAGAAAGAAATAATTCAATATATGAAAACATTGTCAAAAATTCAAAATATAACTTTGACAATATAATTTTTCACGAGGGGAATATTTCAGTAGACCATCAAAACTATATAAAAGTTTTGAGTAAAATCGAACTGACTTTCGTTGACGTAAAAAGCAGTAACAGTAAAAATGGGTTCAACGACTCAAATGTTAAAACTGAATCTGAATTTTGTCACTCCACACCAGAATCAGGTTGGTTTCCTTTAGGGTATAAACATATGTGTCATTTTTGGGCGATAGATTTTTTTGATTATTTAGATGGATATGATTATATTATTAGGATAGATGAGGATTGTGTTGTACACAGGTTTAACCAAGATTATATACAACAACTTAAAGACGGAAAAAAAGTTTTCCTATCCCCACTTTTTCAAGGAAAAGATGAATCGTATGTTACGGTTGGATTGGAAAACTTATGGAGTAAGTTTTTAACCGATAATTCTATTATAGTTGATAAAAAATTTGATGACATAAAGTGCCCATATACAAACTTTACTTGTTTAAACCTCAAATATTTTAAAGAAAATATCATGGTTCAAAAATTCTTACAATGTGTAAATGATTCTAATTGTATATACATAAACCGATGGGGTGATTTACCTATTTGGGGATTGGTTTTATCTTCATTTGTTGATGAGAGCTTATTTGGTTCGGCAAACGGAATTGGTTATTATCACCATAGTCACAGGTCACAGGTTAATTAAATATATGGATAATAGATACTCAATTGTACTTGTTCACCAAGGAAATGAATTTGTTGATTATATAAACGATTGTATAACACAAATATTAAAATTTAACAACTGTAAAATTTTTATAGCATCTAACAAAATACATCAAAATAAAATTATAAATGATGATTTAGTTAGTTTTGTTTCTATTGAAGAATTAGAAAAAACAGAAAATCATAATAGTTTTAATAAAACTAAAGGTTATGATGTTAATTTCAGGGATGGGTTTTGGAAATCAGTTACTGAGCGTTTTTTGATTATTGAAGAGGTTATGATTAAATTTTCTTTATCTAACGTATTTCACTTCGAGAACGACAATTTAATCTATATTAACATATCAGAACATTTGGAAACCTTTATAGAGAATTATACTTTTGCGTCGGTATTTGATAATGACTCAAGATGTATTCCATCTTTTATATACTTTAAATCTTTAGAATCAATACGTAAATTAAATGAATTTATTATTGGGTCTTCGGATTCAAATGATATGTCTCTCTTATCTGAATATAGATACCATAGTGGGGGTGAGATATATAATTTACCTCTATTCCCGGATTTCTATGATTTAGATTTAGTTTCTTCTATGGGGCACAGAACAAATAACCCATCTCATTACCATAATAATTTTAATAAATTTAATTCAATTTTCGATGCGGCTTGTTTAGGACAATATTTGGGAGGAGTTGACCCTAGAAATATTGGAGGGGACACTACGGGGTTTATAAATGAAAGTTGTTTAATTAATCCGTCTTCGTTCAATTTTGATTTCAGAATAGATGAGTTTGGTAGAAAATACCCTGTAACCATCTTCAAAGGTAAAGAAGTTAAAATTAATAATTTACATATGCACTGTAAAAATTTAAAAAAATTCAACTAAAATATGACAAAACATAGGGTTATTATTTCTATTATTTCTTCAGAATTTGTACCATATGATTTACTTGAGGACACCATTAGAGAAACTTGGTTAAATTTGAACTCTAATTCTGTTCCTGTTTATTTTTACTACGGTAGTAATGAATCTGAAAATAAAATTATTGATGATAGGATTTATATTAATACTACCGAGTCTTTTGAAAATGTTGGGATTAAAACTTTAAAAATGTATGAATTTTTGTACAATAATTTTGATTTTGATTATATTTTTAGGACAAATTTATCTTCCTATATTGATATAGATAGACTTTATTCTTTTTTGGATAATAAATCAAAATCAAATTTTTATTTCGGTGAAATGGGGTGTCATGATGGTATAGATTTTTGTGGGGGGTCCGGTTACTTTTTGAGTAAAGATTTAGTTAAAATAATTATTGAAAATAAAAATTTGTGGGAGACAAGTCACATGGATGATGTTATTGTTGCCAAAATACTTAAGAGTTTTGGGGTTTACCCAATTCGAGGTCATAGATTTGATTTTCCTTCAGACAACCCTCCTATGGACTATTTTCATTATAGAGTTAAAGAAAATTTTAATAATTACTGGGAACCCGACCGTAGTGTGGATGTTAGAAATATGAAGATAATATATAACTTAAAAACTTCTTAAATTTAGTTTGATAAATTAATTAATTTTACTATTATAATAAAAATGAAAGTCATCGTATCAATATTAGCAATGGAGGCGAGGCACTATCCGAGATTGGAGGCCGTCGTAAGAGAGACATGGTATAATTTATATAAAGATAAATATAAAATTTTTTTCTATTATGGTAATAGAGAAAAAAATGAAATTGTTGATGAGAAAATTTATACAATATATGACGAAGGTTTATATGGAATTGGTTATAGAACTTTAGAAATGTTAGAAATTTTATATGAAAAATTTGATTTTGATTATATTTTTAGAACTACTTTATCGTCATACGTTGACATGGAAAAACTAACCGAATTTCTTACAGATAAACCTAAAAATAATTTTTACTGCGGTGGATTTGTAAGTCATGACGGTATCCCTTTCTGCTCAGGTAGTGGTTATTTCCTGAGTCGGGATTTGGTTAAATTAATTTTAGATAATAAACATCTTTGGAATCATAACTATATTGATGATGTTTCTTTAGGTATTTTGATGAGAGATTTTGGAATTCCTATGGTTGAGGGTCGCAGGCAAGATGCGTTATCAAATAGTCCTATGCCTATTGAGCAATTTGATTTAAGCCAATATCATTTCAGATTAAGGTCCGCAGATTATAATATTGATACAGATATTACCAATATTATAAATATACATAATTTAAAATTAAATAATGGATAAAAGTTTAGAGACTTTGTTAAGTGAAATTGGCGAGTATTTAAAATTAAATGAGCCAAAATATCTTTATAACAAAAAATTTACTCCAGGTAGAGACCAAGTTCTTTATTCAGGTCCGTTTTGGGACGAACGAGAAATTGTATCCGCAATTAAAACTTTAATTTCAGGTAAATGGATTGTTGCCGGGGAAAATGTCCATAAATTTGAAAGTAAGTTTTCAAAGATGTTCGGTGTTAAGTTTTCTCATATGGTTAATTCCGGTAGTTCGGCCAATTTAGTCTTAATCACCGCTTTAAAAAAGTTTTTTGGTTGGTCGGATGATGATGAAATAATAGTTTCACCAGTTGGTTTTCCGACAACTATTGCCCCAATAGTTCAGAACAATTTAAAACCGGTGTTTGTCGATATCGAATGGAAAACTTTAAATTTTGATATTACGAAAATTGAAGAAAAAATAACTAAAAAAACAAAGGCTATTTTTGTTTCTCCTGTTTTAGGTAATCCTCCTGACATGGATTACCTAAAAAATTTATGTGAAAAACATAATATTCAGTTAGTTGGTGATAGTTGTGATAGTTTAGGCACTAAATGGGATGGAAAACCGATAAGTGATTATTATGTGGCATGGTCATGCTCTTTCTATCCCGCACATCATATATCAACAGGTGAAGGTGGTATGGTTTCCACTAACATTGAAGGTCTTAAAAAATTATTTGTGAGTATCTCTTGGTGGGGTAGAGATTGTTACTGTGTTGGTTCAGCAAATCTATTGTCTTGTGGGACTTGTCAATTGAGATTTGGTAAATGGTTGGAATCATACGACGGAGTCATTGACCACAAATATGTTTTTACAAATATGGGTTATAACTTGAAACCTATGGATTTACAGGGTTCAATAGGTATGGAACAATTATTAAAATTTAAGGATATTGACACCAAAAGAAAAAATTCTAAAAAAATAGTTGAGTCAATCTTGTTAAGATACGTAAATGGGATTAAAGGGGTTAGTTCGTTAGACAAATCCGATGTATGTTGGTTTGGAACTCCTTTTATTTGTGAAGATAAAAAATTAAAAGATAAACTAGTTTCATTTTTAGAGGAAAACAAAATACAAACTAGAAACTATTTTGCGGGAAACATTTTATTTCATCCGGGGTATTCTTATTTAGATGATTTAGATAAGTACCCCAACTCTAATAAGGTTTTGGATAAAGTTTTTTTCTTGGGGGCTGCCCCTCATTATGACGAAGTTGTTTTTAAGTATATTGAAGACATATTCAAAAAAAATTGGAAAAATTAAATCTCTAATTTAATGAAAACATTGTTCATAACAAATGCGGGGGGAATTGACTATATGTCTGATGTCATATTCCATGGAGGTAAAAAAATTCATGGTAAAAATTTTTACGAAACAAATAAAATGTGGTATATGTACGACAATCTTGATATTGAGAGTAAAAAAAAACTATACGGTCGTGGATTTACTATTTCCGGAAAGATAGACCATTCATTGTATAATGAACTTCCTGGAAGTGTTGAAGAGTTAATCAGGGATAAATTTTTCGACAAAATTATTTATGGTTCAATTTGGAGGTGTCAAGATTATTGGGAGTTAGTTTCGAGTGTTTACGATAAGGAAGACATTATAATTATTGATGGCGAAGACGATTCAGAGATTATATTTAAGTTTGTTGAAAAAAGTACTTATTTCAAAAGAGAACTATATGAAAACCATCCTTACGTTTTCCCAATTAATTTTGGTGTCCCTGAAGAAGTAATTTTAAGTGAGGTTTCTGAAAAAAAAATATTAACTTCAGATATAATACCAAATTTCAGCAGAAATTATCTATATGAATACGAATCGGATTATTTTCGTCATTATGCCGAATGTTGGTTTGCCATTACTAAAATGAAAGGTGGATGGGATTGTATGAGACACTATGAAATAATGATGAACGGTTGCATCCCATTATTTGAAAATTTGGAACAATGTCCTCCTTTAACTATGGTTGATTTACCTAAAGTTGAATTAATAAAATTTTCAAAAGAAAAGGAAATAAATTTAGATAATAACAAATTTGTTTTAGACTATGTTAAAAATAATCTTACAACAAAAAAAATATTTAATAAAATTATAAATTAAAAAAATGGAAACTTACTTATTAGTGGAAAATGTAGTGGCAGGTCAAACTCCTGGAATTCAAATCCCATTTTTGAATATTCTACAAGAATTTAATCAGATAGTCGAGATTGGGTTTCACCGAGGAGGATTATCTCTTTGGATGCATAAAAACAAAAAATTAGAAACTGATTTATTTTGTTATGATATTACATTTGAATTTTTGCAAGTCCAAAATGAAAATATTAAATTCATAAAAGGAGATTGCTTCAGTGAAAACATAAAAGAAGATATTAAAAACATTATTCAAAGGGAAGGTAAGACATTACTCCTTTGTGACGGGGGTAGTAAAAATCAAGAATTTAATCTATATTCTCAATTTTTAAAGTCAGGTGATGTTATAATGTGTCACGATTATACTGATAATTTAAATGAATATCGTGAAATCCAGTCGAGAATTAACTGGCCTCATCCACCAGAGTCTAGTTACGGTGAAATAAAATTATCTATCGAAATAAACAATTTAGAACCTTTTTATTATGAAGACTTCAAAAACGTATTGTGGGGTAGTTTTGTAAAAAAATAAATAATAAAACATATACTTTTTAATTTAATAAATTTTACAATGATAATACTATTATTTTCAGTAATTAAAAAATGTCATGAATTACATTAGAGGAGAAAAATTCAGAACCATTGGTAACGGAAGAGTTTTTTATAGGGCAACTCATGAGGTCAATGAATTTTTTATGAGTCCACCTGATTTTGATTTTGTGTTAGTATCTCATAATAGTGATGGGAAAATTGTGGATTATGACCAACAATATTATGCAAATATAAATTATATTCCAAAAAATTTAATAAAATGGTTTGGTCAAAATGTTTGTATAAAACATGAAAAAATAGAATCGATACCTATTGGTTTAGAGAATTCAGAGTGGTTTGTTCACGAACAAAAGTTAGATAATATAATTCATTACAGTAATTTAAACTTATCATATAAAAATTTACTTTATATAAATTTTAATGTAGAGACAAATCCGCCTCAAAGATACGAACCATACAATATTTTTAATGACAAAAAATGGGTAACTATCAAAAGGGGAAGTAATGGTATTGATTTTAAGAATTATATTGAAGATGTAAAAACACATAAATTTGTTTTGTGCCCTGAAGGTAATGGTACTGATACTCATAGAACTTGGGAAACTTTATATGTTGGCTCAATTCCGGTAGAAAAAAGGAACATCAATAATTCATTTTACAAAGATTTACCAATTTGTTTTGTGGATTCTTGGACAGAAATAAATGAGGATTTTTTGAACTCGGAATTCGATAGAATAAAAAGTAAAAAATGGAATTTAGAAAAATTAGATTTTGAGTTTTGGAAAAATAAAATACTTAGTTATTAACATTTTTTAAAATATTGTAATATGATATCAATAAGTTATGATGGGAGATTAGGAAATAATTTGTTCCAAAATTTTACGGGTATTATATTATCCGAAAAATTCAAAGAACACATTCAAAATCCTATTGATAATACTATTTTGATAAATCCAATTTTCGAAAAAAAAATTTGGTCGGAAACTAATAGAGTCGACAATAATAATTTTTTTGAAATCCTTAATAAGGACGAAATTAATTTCAATCTAAATCTTAATGATTTTTTTCAAACAAGAGAAATTGTCGGTTTGATTAACGATAAGAAAAATTTTATTAAAGAAATTAAACACACACCAAACAAGGATTTATTTGTACATGTAAGACTTGGTGATTTATTATACGACATAAATCCTGTTAAAAACAAATATGCTGACTATGATTATTACGAAAACATCATCGACAAAATCCCTTTCGAAAGGGGATTCGTATCAAGTGATTCTCCAAACCACCCAACCGTTATTAAATTGATAAATAAATTCAATTTGACTTTATACGAAAATAATCCTTTGGGTACAATAATTTTTGCCAGTTCATTTGAATATAAGGTACTTTCACTTGGGACATTTTCTTGGTGGATAGGTTTTTTGGGGAACCAAAATAACATTTTTTACCCAGACCCAAAAAAATATACTATTTGGCATGGAGAAATTTTCGTACTTAATCATTGGAATAAAATTTAAAAAATTATATAATGAATCAAATTTATAAAACTCCAGAATTGTTTTTAACAAAAACTAATCACAATTACCCACCTAATAATTTCATGGTATTTGAGGAGTTTTTTTTTAATAAATTCAAAAACGAAACAAGGGTTACGAATATAAAATATTTACCCGTTCAGTGGACTTGTTTTTATATTAGTAGAAATTACTTATCAGACCCTACAGAAGATTTACAACAATTTTTGAACGAGGTTCCGTCCAATGAAAAATTATTTACAGTGGTACAATGGGATGATGGTATACGACACAATATAAGTAATTTAAATTTATATTCTTTTGCCAGTGGTGGCATTGGGGATTACCCCATTCCGTTAATTTGTTGTCCGGTCGAAAAAATAGAAAGACCTCGAGACATTTTCGCCTCTTTTATTGGTGTTATAGGAGGAAGACATGATATCAGAGAACAACTTTATGGTGCGGTTCACAATAAAGAAGGTTTTATCTTAAAAGAAAGAACCAATTATGAGGATTTTAAACAGACCATGGAAAAAAGTATTTTTTCTTTATGTCCTAGAGGTTATGGTAGGACATCTTTTAGAATTTGCGAATCGCTTAATTTAGGCTCAATTCCTGTTTATATTTATGATACTCCTTGGATTCCGTTTCAAGATTTAGTTGATTTTAATAGTTACGGAGTTTTGGTTCACCAATCAGAAATAAATAAAATTGGTGAAATTTTACATTCATACAATGAAGATGATATTAAAAGATTGCAGGAAAATGGTAAGAAAGTCTTCGAAGAACTATATACCTATGAAGGATGTTATGAAAATATAATAAAAAAACTAGTTAATTTATAAAAAAAAATGGAAATTATAGAAAAAATAAATAAAATTTTAGACTTTACTGACGGTTTTTACATTGAATGTGGAGCTCATGATGGGAAAACCCAAAGTAATACCTTATTACTTGAAACTGAAAAAAATTGGTCGGGATTGTTAATTGAACCTTCTCCTAAAGCTTTTGAACAACTGGTTGAAAATCGTTCTAAAAAAAATATTTTTTACAATGTGGCACTAGTATCACATAATTATATCGAAGAAACTGTATTGGGTGATTTTGACGGTACTTTAATGGCGTCCGTAAATGGTAGTCGATTAGGATTTAAAAATTTGATTTCAGTATCTGCCAAAACTCTGACCTCAATAATACAAGAAAATAATATTAAAAAAATTGATTTTTTTTCTTTGGATGTTGAAGGGTATGAATTGGAGGTATTGAAAGGGCTAGATTTTTCAATAGTAAGTCCTACATATATTTTAATTGAAGTATATAATTTTGATAAAGAAGTTTTGTTTAATTTCATGCTCGAAAACAACTATGATTTAGTTTGTAATTTATCTGATTTTAAAAATAGTGATAATTTAATTTGGGACGGTACTCACGACGACTATTTATTCAAATTACGGGATTTGAATTTACAATATAATTAAGTTTGATAAATTTATTTAATCAAACTAAAAAATATTATTATGTTAATAACAAATTTAAAAAGTTTTTTTACAACTAAAATCAAAGGGGCTGTACACATTGGGGCCCATCATGCAGAAGAAAAACAGTGGTATACTGAAAACAATATTGAGGATGTAATTTGGATTGACGCCAACCCAAATTACTATCAAATAATAAAAGAAAAAGTTGGGGAAGATTTAGTAATAATTTCAGGAGTTGGCTCCGAGAACAAAAAGGTTAAATTCAATATATCTAATAACGGGCAATCATCTTCAGTTTTAGAATTCGGCACACATTCGGGAAGTCATCCCGATGTTGTTTATATTGATTCAATGGAAATTGATGTTAGAACTATGGAAGAAATATATAAAGAAAATAATATAAATCCTGGTAATTTTAATTTTCTAAATATGGACATTCAAGGGTATGAGTTGGAGGCTTTAAAAGGATTTGGGAATTTATTAGAAAACTTTAATTATATTTATACTGAAGTTAATACTAATGAAGTTTATAAAGGTTGTCCTCTTTTATCTGATATTGATGAATATTTGTCTAATTTTGGTTTTGAAAGAGTTGTTACAGAAATAACCGGGTGGAATTGGGGGGATGCGTTATACTTAAAAAAATAATGAATAAAATCACTTTAGGTATACCAACTCTAAACCGTTTTGATTCTTTTCTAAAAAACAATTTAGAAAAATATTTACAGAACAAATTAATTGATGAAATTGTAATAGTTGATGAAAATGGGCAAGATTATGAAAAAATAAATTATTACTTCGACCACGAAAAAATAAAAGTGTTTAAAAATGAAAAAATTTTAGGTCCTTTTTTAAATAAACTTGAGGTTTTAAAAAAATCCAAAAACGATTGGGTTGCACTTATAGATAGTGACAATTTTGCCGAAGAAAATTATTTCAAAACTTCAATTTCCCTTATTAAAGATTTTAATTTTAACACTATTATATGTCCTAGTTTTGCGAAACCTGATTATGATTTAACTTTCATGTCCAATTTATTTTTTGGGGAAAAAAATTTATATGAGTTTGATTTTAATAATTTAGCTTTTTTTATGAATGTAGGTAATTATGTCATCAACAGAAAAATAATAGAAAATATAGATTTTAATGGTGACTTAGAATTAATACTTAATAGTCCGTGCTGTGACGTAAAACTTTTTAATACAATACTTATGGAAAATACTGAAGTTCAGTTTTTTTGTTCTTCTGAATTGAATTATAATCATGTACGTCACGATGGAAGTATATATTTACAAACTATTTCTGATAAAATAGAATATTGTAAAATTGTATATGATAGATTCAAAAATTTATACAATAATTCAAAATTATGAAAAGAGCATTAATAACAGGAATAAATGGTCAAGATGGGTCTTATTTAGCCGAGTTTTTAATAGACAAAGAATACGAAGTTTATGGAGTATTGAAAAGAAATTCCGTGGCCGAGAATCAAACCGCTAGGTTGGACAATGTTTACTCCAAATTAACTTTAGAATATGCCGACTTGACTGACATGTCTTCGTTGGTAAGAGTAATTCAAAAAATAATGCCTGATGAGATATATAATTTAGCCGCACAATCTCATGTTAGAATATCTTTTGACCAACCAATATATACCGCACAAGTAACTGGTTTAGGTACTTTAAATCTACTTGAAGCCGTTAAATTAATAAAACCAAATACTAAAATATACCAAGCCTCATCTTCGGAAATGTTTGGTAACTCTATCGATTCAGACGGGTTCCAAAGAGAAACAACGCCAATGAATCCAGTTTCCCCATATGGATGTGCTAAAGTTTTTAGCTATAACATTTGTCGTAATTATCGTAACTCATATGGAATGTTTATTTCAAATGGTATTTTGTTTAACCACGAATCACCAAGAAGGGGAACTAATTTTGTCACAAATAAAGTTTGTAAAGAAGCGGTTAAGATTAAACTTGGGTTATCTAATGAGTTAAGATTAGGTAATTTAGATGCCACCAGAGATTGGGGTCATGCTAAAGATTATGTAAAGGCAATGTGGGAAATTCTACAATTAGATAATCCTGATGATTTTGTTTGTTCTACAGGTGTTTCACACTCTGTGAGAGAACTTGTTAATTATGTTTTTACAAGACTTGGACTTCATTGGTCTGAATATGTAAAACAAGATGAAAAGTTTTTAAGACCCGAAGAGTTACACGATTTGAAGGGTGATTCTTCTAAATTAGTTAAATCAACTGGATGGACTCACGATTATACATTTGAAACCATGTTAGATGAAATGATTAACTATTGGCAAGTATACTATAGTGAAGGTAATAATTATTAAAATTTATTATTAAGAATGTTAAAAAATTACGAAGAAGACAAAAATGGATTAATATTTCAAATTGAGAAAAATAAAATAAACTATAATGTTGATTACGTAAATAATAGCTATAATAACTACGGACCTAAAGTAGATAATATGTCTTATTTAAGGTACGGTTTTATGAGCGGTGTTATACAAGAAAACATAAATTCAATTTTAGACGTTGGGTACGGTAATGGTTCGTTTCTAAATATTTGTAAAAAAAATATAGATAAGTGTTATGGAACTGATATTAGCGGTTATGAAATCCCAAAAGATTGTATTTTTTTAGATATTGATAAAATTTATAATCGTCATTTTAACGTTGTTTGTTTTTTTGATTCTTTAGAACATTTTGATGATGTTTATTTTCTTGAAAAATTAAATTGTGATTACATTTATATCTCTTTACCCGAGTGTCATTATTTATCTGACGAATGGTTTATGGGATGGAAACATAGAAGAGAAAATGAACACTTATGGCATTTCAATAGAACGGGAATGAAAAAATTTATGAAAGAACAAGGTTATGAATTAATTTGTTATTCAAATATTGAAGACATAATAAGGAAACCGGTTGATTTATTACCAAATATATTGACTGGAATTTTTAAAAAAAATAAATAATATGAAGTTAATAGAGTTTAAAGGAAAAAAATACCCCGAATTTCAATCAAAAGGGAATGGGTCTAAATTTTCAATTCCCTTCGCCCAAGAGTTTTGTGAAGGATTTGGATATGATATTGGCCCTAAAAAAATTGAGTGGTCATTACCCGGTTCATTTCCAATAGATTTGGATTTTGATGATGAATACCATGCTTTAAATCTACCTAAAAAATGTAATTACATATACTCTTCACATTGTTTGGAACATGTAGACAATTGGGTTGAGGTTATGGATTATTGGTACGAAATGATTGAGTCAAATGGAATTTTGTTTTTGTATCTTCCTGATTATTCACAAGAGTACTGGAGACCATGGAATAATAAAAAACATCGACATATTTTCTCATCTGAAATCATAAAAGATTATATGATACAAAAGGGATACATTAATATATATTCAAGTGGAATAGATTTAAATAATTCTTTCATGGTTGTTGGACAAAAAATTTGATTCACAATTATAAATGAGAATTATTAATTTACACAATGATTGTCGTTTAGGTGATAATGTTTTTACAATTCATTTTTTAAACAAATACCTAGATTCGGATGTTTTATTTAATTATTATGTTCATTCGCAATATATAAATGAATTAAAAAAACATATAATAGGTGAAAATATACAGATACATCCATATCATTTAGTACCGTCAGATTCGTATAATACATGGATTGGAAGAGATGGTTTTTATTACCGTAAAATAAGTGAATATAATTTTAATCTTGATTTATTTTATGTTGATTTTTTCAATTTAATGTCATCTAATTTAGAATTATCACCAAAATTTTTTAGTAATACCGATTTATTATTTGACAACTCAAATTACGAAATTTCTACAAATAAAACATATGACTATTTAATAATTAACTCCCAGCCAATGAGTAATCAATTTAATTATCAAGGAAATCAATTCTACTATTTGTGTGACTTGTTGACTAAATTAGAAAAAACATTTATCACCACCCAAAAAATAAAAAATTACGAGTGTACGACAGACTACGGTATGTCATTAATTGATATTGGTAATTTATCAAACTATTGTGAAAATATAATAGCGGTCAATACCTCACCAATAATTAGAACTTTTACAACTCAAAATATAAATAAAATTAATAAAAGATTTGTATTAGATAATGAGTTAAGTTATTCTTATAATGAAAGAATATACTCATTTAATTCACTTTCTCAAATTTTCGATAAATTATAAAAAAAATGACAAGAAAAAAAACCGTTCCGGTTCAAGATGAGCCAAGAAAAAATGTGAGTAGGAAAGACCAAATCACGGAAATAATAAAAAAGAAATCAAAAGAAAAATTTTTATCTGAAAACCAAAAAAAATATTACGACTTATTAGTAGGAAATCAAATTACAATATGTTCAGGGCCAGCTGGTGTCGGTAAAAGTTATATTGCTATGAAAGCGGCACTTGATTTATTATCAGACCCTGAAACTCCTTATGAGAAGATTATTATTGTAAGACCCGCAGTAGAAGCTGAAGAAAAACTTGGTTCATTACCAGGTAATGTGGAAGAAAAGTTAGACCCCTATATTTTCCCATCTTATTACTTGATGAATAAAATCATTGGTAAAGAAGCTCGTGAAAAATTAAAACAAATTGATGTTATTGAGGTATTCGCGCTAGCATATATGAGAGGTATGAACATCGATAATTCTATTCTTATTTTCGAGGAAGCACAAAATTCAACTCCAAATCAGATGAAACTTTTATTGACAAGAATAGGTTTTAATAGTAAATTTTTCATATCGGGGGATTTAGAACAAACTGACAGATATAAAGATAAAAGACAGTCGGGGCTTTGGGATGCTATTGAGAAATTCAAAGAGTTACCTGATGTTGGTGTATTCGAATTTGATAATAAAGATATTGTAAGAAATCCTCTGATTAGTAAAATACTTAAAAGATACGAATCATGAGAATTGGAATCGAGATAAATGGTGTCTTGCGGGACACTATTGGGAAAATTACGCAAGTTTATCAAAAAAATCTAATCGATACTATTGATGAAGAGCGATTTGAAAAAACTTATGAATTAGATGTTTCGGGTAATACTGAAGAAATAAGTGAGATTGTTCCATTTGAATATAAAATAAATCTACCGGTAGGCAGCTTAGAAATTTCAAACCACTTCATTTTTCAGAACAAAGAAGAGGAATATTCATTTCTATTTGAGGATTATGTTATGGAAATATTTGGCCATGCGGCGTCTTCAGAGTATACTACATTTAACGATTTGAATGATGTGTATATTAATTTACGAGATAAACATGACTTTATTGTAGTTTCAGATGAGATTGGTAAATCGAAACCAGCTTCATTATTTTTCCTATCAAAATTTGGTTGCCAATTAGAAAAAGTGGTATTTTATAGTAATTACACAATTAATTCTATGTGGAATGAAATAGATATTTTACTTACATCCAATCCATCGTTATTATTAGAACATCCGTCAGATAAATTAGTTATAAAATTTGAAACGGAGTATAATAAAAAAATAGAATCAATTCATACTATTACAACTATGAAGGAGTTCGAAGAAAAATTAAAAGAAATTATTCCATGCTAAAAATTCTTAACGAATATTATTATTTGGATTTGGACCAAATTGATGAATACATCAATATTGAGCCTTCAGTTGATTCAACAGGTTCTTCAGAAAACCATATAAGTGTTGTTAAATATGAAATGGTTAAAACATTAATTGAAATTTTAATGACCGAAAATGAAGGTGTTGATGAAGCGTTAGGCCCAAAAAGCTCCGAATTGTCAATCCCATTTAAAATCTCATTCAATACATTATTAAATAAAAAATTATTAAACAAGTATTAATATATGAACCAAGAACAAATTAAAAAATTAGAGACATCTATAATAAACATGAAGGACAAAAAGTCTCGAATTTATCTTCTTGTCCAAGACACTAAAGGTAATGCGAAAGCTTCAATTTCTTACATTTACCATTTAGGTATGTCATTATCCAAAGCGGGATATAATCCAATTATGTTACATGAAAAACCAGATTACGTTGGTGTTGAGTCATGGATGGGTGAGGAATTTATGAAGTTACCTCATAAATCTATCGAGGGACAACAACTCGAGGTTTCACCTGAAGACTTTATTGTTCTTCCTGAATTGTATGGTTTTGTAATGCCTCAGATTGCTAATTTACCTTGTGGTAAAATAGTATTGTGTCAAGCTTACGACCATATTTTGGAAACATTACAACCAGGTCAAACATGGCAACAATTTGGGTTCTTCAAATGTATAACAACGTCTGAATTCCAAAAAGAATATGTCTCAAATATTATGAGAACCGCTTCTTTTGATATTCTCCCTCCATTTATTTCAGATAGTTTTACAGAACAACAATACCCACCAAAACCAATTATTGCGATTCATACTCGCGAACCAAGGGATACTGCAAACATTATCAAATCATTCTATTTGAAATTCCCTCAATACAGATGGATTTCTTTCAAGGATATGAGAAATCAAACCGAAAAGGATTTTGCTAAAAATTTACAAGATTGTTTTCTGTCAATTTGGGTTGATGAAACTAGCGGGTTTGGCACGTACCCTCTTGAATCAATGAAGACAGGTGTTCCTGTTTTAGGTTTGGTACCTAACTTGCTTCCTCATTGGATAAATGAGAACAACGGATTTTGGGTTAATAACAAAAATCAGATTACGGATTTTGCCGCCGACTTCTTACAAAATTGGTTAGAAGATAATATCAAAGAAGAATTATATTCTGAAATGAAAACCACAGTAGAGTCTTTATCCACTAAAGAAACTTTTTATAAAAATGCGGTAGAATTATTTGAGGGTTATTTGAATACTCGTCTCGAATCTTTTGAAGAACAACTTAATAAACTTGCTGAAGTAGAAACAATTGAATAATATGGAAAACACAAATAAAGAAACTTTTAATGTATCGGTTATTCTTCCGATTAAAACCTCATCGGTTCATTCATTCGATGATTATTTTAAAAAATGTATTGATTCGTTAATTAATCAAAGAGTCGGTATTCATGAATTAGTTATTGTTCATACTGAAGAAACAAATTTAATTGAATTTTTAAATTCGTATGACTTTGGTGATTTAAATGTTAAGAAATATTCATGGGGTGGAGAGGGGAATTACTCACTTCAAGTGAATTATGGAGTAAGTGTTGCGGAATCCGAATGGATTTCTCTTTACGAAATTGACGATGAATTCTCCAGCATTTGGTTCAAAAATGTTAAAAAATACAGTGAAGTATACCCTGATGTTCAGGCATTCTTACCATTGGTTATTGATGTGGATGAAAAGGGCGTATTTGCCGGATTTACAAACGAGGCAACATTTGCTTTGAATATCTCATCTGAAATGGGTATTCTCACTAACGACACTCTTCACACATATCAAAATTTTCAGATATCAGGAATGGTTATGAAGAGGTCGGTATTCCAAGATTACGGAATGATGAAACCAAACTTCAAATTAACATTTGGTTACGAATTCTTTTTAAGAATGACTTACAATTCTGTAAAGATTATGTCAATTCCTAAAATTGGTTACAAACACGTAAATTTACGTACTGGCTCAATCTTTTGGAATTACAAAAATGGAGACAATATGTTGACCGAGCAAGAAGTTAAGTTTTGGATTGAGTCTGCTAAAAAAGAGTATTTCTTCACAAAAGAAAGAGACATAAAATACGAGCCAGAAAATATTTGATGACTGAAACCAGCACTTTGTCAGGAGACACAAATGTTGAGTTAAAGAAGAAGGGTAGAAAACCAAAACAAGCAAATTATTTTGATGTCAGAGAAGAACAGGCGGTTATAAGATACCTTAACGCACAAACTTTTGATGAAAAAAATAAAATCTACAATGAGTTTTTACGAAAACCCTTAGACAAAATGATTTCTTCGATTATTCGAAGATACAAATTATATAGAAAAGATATGGACTTCTATGAAATCCATATAGACACTCACTCATTTTTGATGACCAAAATAGATAAGTTTAAGCCTGCTAAAGAAAAGAAGGCTTATTCTTACTTTGGTACCATATGTAAAAACTATTTGATGGGTCAAATCATCAAAGACCAAAAAGATATGAATCGTAAGATTTCTTACGAGGATATATCTTCTAATTTAGAAAACAATACTGACTTTTCTTATAGTATTGACAGAGAAGTTTTCGATAGTGAGTTGGTCATTAAAAATTTTTTAGGTGAGATTAATGACTTTATAAGTCAAGATGGGTTATCTGAAAATGAAATTAAATTAGGTCAAGCTCTTTATGACCTGTTTGAGAATTATGACAATATTTTTATTGGTACCGATAACAATAAATTCAATAAGAATATAATTTTATTGTCTTTGAGAGAAATGACTAATTTAAGTACAAAAGAAATTAGAAGTTCTATGAAGAAGTATAAAACTATATATTTTGATTTAATTCAAAAAATGATTAAATAGTATTTATAGTTATGCCTAGACCACAAAAAAAAGAGATTAATCTCACCAAAGAATCAATGTTATCATTGATGCAGGAAATCTATAATGAGCTTGTAGAGCAAAGAAATACCGCGATACGAATCCAAAATAAAATGTTGTCAATGATGAAAGAGACCGAAGATATGACCGTATTAGGGCCAATCATCAAAGAACAACAGAAAATCATCAATGATTGTGTAGAGAAAAAATTAACTCTTTCTAAATTACAGTCCAGTATTTGGGAAAAATCAAATTCAAAACAAGAATCGTTTTCTATTTCTGATTTAGATGTTGATGATGACATTTTACAAAATTTAATCGAAAAAGACATTTCTAAAAATGACGGGTCATATAAAATGAAATAATCAATGGCATGGCTTTAGATTTAGAAGAAAGTTACAAAAAGGCTAAGGATAAGATAAGTTCAATTAATTCTTACAAAGACCTCAAAAAACAATACGATGAAGCGGTAAAAAAAGCTGGTGACTCTCAGGAGCAGGCCAAACAAGATATTACTGAACAACTTGATAAGGCCAAAGAACAGGTAAAAAGATATCAAAAAGAAGTTAAAAATCAACTTGAGGAATTATTAGATATCAATAATGTAACTGGAGGTAAAGGTAGTAATAGTATGAGATATATTAAAAATCTCATGATTAAAGCTATTAAAAATATTCAACCAAAAATCAGGGAAATATTATTAGAAGAAATTAATAAAACAACAGGATGTGACCAACAACAAACATATATCGCTCAAACCGTATATGTAAAAGTTGCCAGTGTTGATTTAGGAGGGTTGCTAAAAAAAGACCCTATTTCTAAAGTAGGTAAAGCATTATACGAAAAAGACAATGTTTCAATTCAATCGAATCCGTTTTCTATGAATAAGGAGTTGTACTATAGAGTACAAAATCCAACACAATCTTATAGTTCAGCAAATGGTCAATTATATAATGGAGTATCAGGACAAGAATTATTTAATATAACTTTTGAAGAATATGATAATTTTGGACAGTATGGTCCTTGGTTTAAAGTAGACCTACCTAATAGGCTTAATAACGTAAACGTTGTTGGTGAATTTTTAAATGATTACTACCAAACAATTAGTGTTGTTAATTTTTCATCTATTATGGCCAGTATAATGGATTCTTTAAGTGGGGCTGTTTCAATTCAGGCAAACGTAAGTATAAACGAGGTTGAAGACTCATCAAAATTCCAAAGATATTTGGCCAGAATATTAGGTTTATGTTTTGATAGTAGAAAAAAAATTGACGTTAGTGGGGTTGCGAAAGTTGCGGAATTAGATGGTATTGATGACTCATTTTATGAGTTAACTCAAGTTGAATTGAGAAATGTTGAACAACAAATAAGTAATTTTAAACTTGGGGTTGTAGAATATTTAGATTGTACCACTCAAAAATTACCTGTAAATTCTGAACAAATTGTAAATGCATTATCGGAATTAAATAGATATGAAGGGTCTCAATTAGAAAAAGCAGCGAGTGAATTAACTGATATTTTAGCAAACAATCCACAGTGGACTGGTATTGAAATTGGTGGGAACATTAAAGCCGCCATCGATTTAAATTTTATTAAATTAATTACTCAAGGATTAATTATTTCATTATTGGGCCCAAAAGTAATTTTACCAATTTTAGTGATGTTAAAAGCTATTGGTCAAGAATTGTGTGGAGATATAAAAGGATTCGTAGAATTTTTCTTATGTTTTAAAGAATTTGTTAAAAACTTAGTTTCTAGAATTGGGGCCATCTTTGTCCAAGAATTATTCAAATTAATAAAAAGAGATATATTGGCATTAATTCAAAGTGTCATTAAAGATTTACAGAAAGAACAGGCGAATAAAAAAGTTATAATGATTTTAAAATTAGTCCAACTTCTGATTGTAATAGCTCAATTTGTTTCGGATTGGCGGGAATGTAAAAGTGTAATTGACGAAATACTTTGGTTATTAAAGATTGCGGTGGGGGGATTAAAGCTACCATTACCATTAGTATTCGCATCTCAATTTCTTGACGGGTTTTCAGCGACTAGAGCATTTATTGGTACAATAGAAGATTTACAGAAATTAGGTATACCAACAGGACCATTACCTGACGGTAGTCCTAATTTAGAAGTGTTAAGTGTTTTGAGTACCATAAAATCATTAGTAAATGAAGAGGCGGAAAATGGTAAAGTCCAAATAGCTATACCTCCTTTAACAATTACTCCTGCTGGACTATCAATACCATCTAATGCGTTTGGGAAAAAAATGTAATTATGGAAGATAAACATAGAGCCGAAAAAGTAGTTCAAATCATAAAAGAGTATAAATCTTTACCTAATAAGGATTTAATTTATGCGTTAGACTTCTTAAAAGAAGATTTTGACAGAACTAAAGACAACATTATCAATTTAACCAAACATTTAGATAAATTGGAAAATTCTTATAATTTAATTTTGAAAGAATATCAAAATAGAACTGTTACAAAATGAGTAATCCATCATCTATAGATAGTAGTAACGAACATCAAATAATATTTCCAGGGTTTGTTTATGATAACCAAGACCCTATGATGTTAGGTAGGTTAAGAGTAATACCTGAAACAAAAATTTATTCTGCGCTTATAGCTTCAGTTGAAAATTGGAATGAAGAAAAAGATAAATGGACTAGTAGAGACCCAATAATTTTTTTACCATTATTACCATTTTATTTGAATCAAGTTCCTGAGAAGGGGGAATATGTCCATATTATATATCAAAATAAAAAATTCCAATCTCAAAACCAATTCTACATACAGGGTCCGTTTTCTTCTCCGGTAAATACACCTTTTGAAAATTATCAAGGAGCCAAGAAATTTTTAGCATCTGGTGATAGAATAGAACAATCTTTGAGTATTAAGGATAAAAATTCAAACAATTATAGGAAGATAGAGAGTAAGGGTGTTTTTCCTGAACCTGGTGATAATGGGTTTTTAGGTAGAGGCACATGCGATTTAATCGTCAAGCGAGACGAATTACTATTAAGGTCAGGTAAGGTTAAAAAAATTAATATACGAGAACTCCCAATTGAAAACCCCCAAAGGGCCTTTTTACAATTGTCAAACTTCCAACAGAAAAGAGTAAAGAAACCAAAAGAAACAAAAGTCAATTTAATCGAGAAAACCAAAAATGTACAAAAAATGGTTATGTGGAATATTGATAATTTAGAAAATGATTTTGATTTGTTTAGTGGTTCAATAGGTCTATATTCTGTTATACCAAAACCTGTTGGTGATAGTAACCCTGTTTCTACCAAAAATTTTAAGCAAAGTACTATAAAAAATATGACAATTGGTACTGATTACCAAGGTCCTTTAGAAGAAGTAATAATTACAAATAAAAGTTTTTTAGAAGTTGTAAACATTTTTAATTCATTCATTATAGGGGTATTTAACGGACTATTAATTGTTCCAGGATATGCAACAAGGAACCAACAAAATGTCTCAAAAGATAAGGTATTTCCATTTGTAGTAACTCCGTCTAAACAAACTTTAGAAAATGGTGATAGATTTACAAATATTATAGACGCGGTTCAAAGAACGGAAGGTAACAATTTTAAGAAATTTTACTCGGAGATAAAAATAGCATCAGCACCAACCAAAACAGGGTTTTTTGTAGTATCTGAAAATAAAAATGAAACACCTGTATTTGGCTCTCCAAAGGATATACAGTTAAAAACGTTCGCCCCAATAGATTTCCAACCTAGCCAAGTGACTTACGGTGTTTTAGGGGCTCAAAAAATTTATCTATTATCCCACGATACAAAACATCCAAGTGGAAAACAAATTGATTTGAGAAATACTTTATACGGTATTCCTCAGGATAAATTCATCGGGGATGAAAGAAGTATAGAATCACTGAGTTTTTCAACAATCAGGGGGGAAAAATTAATAGAATTATTAAGAAAAATGTTCGCTTTCGTTAAAGGTCACGTACATCCCAAGGCAATTATGAAACCAGTACCTGTAGCTTCAGGTAACGGTCAAACCACCGTAGAAATAGATGAATTACTGGCAGATGCTGAAAACACTATTCTGAATCAAAATATCCGTATTAATTGATATTTATAAATAAAACTATAAATGTCGATTCACAATTCTTATTTCAAGAAGAATAATACGATAATATCAAACAGTTATACAAACACAGGAAGAAATCCTGTGACTGAATTATTTTATGGTAATTTTGTATATTCCACATTCCCAAATGGATATAGTAGATTTATATTCGATTTAGATTTAACTTTATTAAATGCCAAAGTTGCCGATGGTACAGTCTCTACAACTTGCGGTGGCTCATTAACTCATACTCTACGTATGACAAATACCTCGTCATTTGAGGAAGAGTTAAAGAATACCCAAACATCTAATGGTAGAATGAGGGCAACTTCCTTTGATTTAATATTATTTAGAATACCATACACAAATGCCGAAACTCTTACACCACAAGAATGGGACGAGGGTGTAGGGTACGATTTTGCCGATTTAATATATGAATACTCCGAATACGATAAAAACTTCTCGGATAGACCTTCAAATTGGCTCAAGACAACAACAGTAACTTCTTGGACTCAAGAGGGTATATATAATAATAAAAACACCGGTACTGTTAATTACAATGATTTAACCATTGTAGATACTCAACATTTTGAATTTGGTGATGAGAATATCTCGTTTGACATGACCAATGAAATTAACAATATACTTAATGGTTCATTGGTTAATACAACAGGATGGGGTATTGCCTTCAAACCTCAAGTTGAAAACTTAACAGGATTAACTCAACCATATGAAGTTCAATTTTTTACCCGTCATACTCAAACATTTTACGAACCATTTTTAGAAACCAACTATAATGATATTATCGATGATGACAGAAACAACTTTTCATTAGGTAAAATAAACAAATTGTATCTTTATTTATATGAAAATGGTAATCCGATAAAGTTGGATTCACCTCCTATAGTTGAGATACAAGATGGTAATGGAGACCCAATACCGAGTGCTTCGGCTATAACGTCTTGTTTGAGAACAAAAGGTGTGTATGAAGTAACGATTCCTGCTTTAATAGGTTATAAGACACCTTGTACATTTTCTGATATTTGGAAAAACATGTCGCTAAATGGGATTTCAATATCTAATTTATTTAATGAATTTACTGTATACCCATTAAAAAAAGTATTGAGTGTTGGTACCGATTCATTAGACCCAAAAATATATGGATTTGATTATTATGGTATCAAACAAGATGAAAAGATATTGAATACTGATATTCGAAAGGTTGGTGTTATAATTAAACAAGCCTATAGCACGGCTAAACTTTTACCAAACGTAGAAGCCTACTATAGAATTTATGTTAGGGAAGGCCAAATTGAAGTACAGGTGCAAGATTGGACTAAAGTTAATAGAACTCCTAATGAATACTATTTTATATTTGATACTCGTGATAAAATACCAAATGAATATTATGTAGATATCCAAGTAAAAAGCAGTGGTGAAATTAATACTTATAAAAGACAAATTAAATTTCAAATTGTAAGTTATAAGTAAAATAAAAGATATTTATAAAGAAAAACTGAAATGGCAAATAGATTTATGACAGGTACAACCTGTTCAGGTGGACAAGTTTTGACGTTCGTTGCTAGTGACAATGGAGTATCGGTAAATGACTTTTTCCAACTCGGAGATGGCAGATGTATTCAAATAACATCAACTGGTGCAACAACTGAAGGAGCGGTTACCGTAAATTTGGCAATAGAATTTGCTAGTTGTGCAGCTTGTTTAGCCCCATATAGTGCAAATACAGCTCAATCAATACCTATTTATTTGAATAGTAGTTTAAGTCAAGGTACTGCTACCGCATCCACATATAACCCACCAAATCCAGTGTGGTTAGATAACCAACACCACGCAGTAGTTCAATTAAATGCGGTTACTATAGGAGGTAATGGATTAAATTCTTAATACTATGAAAAAAATTAAATTGACCGAATCTGAATTGACAAATATTGTTAAAAGAGTTTTAGAGGAGCAGGGGTCCGATAGGTATATGTTTTTCTCAAATTTAGAACAGATGAGAAGACAGTGTGATATATTGTTAAGTAAAAATCGTGATGAAATTGATACTATTTTAGATAACGGTCACGATTGGGCTCAAGACCATATTGCCGAAGCAAAAAATAATATGGACCAAGTGTTTGATTTCTTGATGAATGAATTTGAAAATGAAGAAAGTTTAGATGACCAAACAGATGATGAGGAAATGGTAATGATGGAAGGTCGTAAAAAAACAGGTACAAAGCTTTGTGCTAGAGGATATGCCGCCGCCAAATCCAAGTTTAAAGTCTTTCCCTCTGCTTATTCGAGTGGTTATGGAGTACAAGTATGTAAAGGGAGAATGCCTGGATTAGATGGTAAAAAAAGATGTTCACCACCTTATTGTGGTTCAAAAAATAAGAAGTAATTCTTATTTTTTTTAATTTTTTTTGTTTACCCATATATTTATAAATATGGATACACAAAAAAAATGTAAAATTTGTAATGAAGTAAAATCCTCGGACGAATTTTATAAATCACAAAGAGGTTTAAGATGTAAGATATGCGTATTAGAATCAACAAGAGAATATAAAAAAAATCGAAGAAAAGATGCGGAGTTTAGAAAAATAGAAGGACAAAAACAAAAGGAAAGAAGAGTAAGACTTTGGAAAAATACCTTGATTCATGACTCCAAACACAGAGGTATTGAAAATACTTTGACTGTCGATGAAGTTAACGAACTTTTTGAAAACCAAAAAGGTCTATGTTATTGGTTCAAAATACCGTTAATACCGTCAAATAAGCCAAAACATCCCCAACAACCTTCTTTAGATAGATTAGATAAAAATAAGGGGTACACTAAAGATAATGTTGTCCTGTGTTGTTATTCGGCTAACATAGGTAGAAATGAAAATGATTTAGAAACTTGGGTTGAGTTTTTGAAACTACTGAAACCAGATATTTATTAATATGTTATTTTTAAAAAAATACTGGTATTATTCCGTTATACTAGGTCTGTTATTATATGTAATAACCGTACCTAAAAAAGTGTATAATGTCTATCCAAAAGAAACTGAAAAGTTTAAGAAAACTATCGTGAGCCTATCCGATAGTATCGAGCTATTGAATTATGAAAAAAAATTACTATTATTAGAAGACACGAAAACGATTGAGGTTGATACGGTTTTCATCACCACACCCTCAAAACCAAAAGAAACAATAGTAATTGAGAGAGATGAAGTTATTAAAGAAATTGATTGTACTGAGTATTATAATGACCCTAAACGTGATAGTCTATGGTCAAAAAGAATTACCAAAAAGGATAATCCTTAAGGGTGATTCAGGTATCTTCTTCACAAAAAAGCAAGAAATCAAATTATTAGAAAAGTTATCAAGATTAGAAAAATGTTCTGCAGAGAATGATTCTTTAATCAAGTCTAACGATAAACTTACTGACCAATTATCACAAGCCGATTACGATTATAATTTATTGTCTCAACGTTATTTCCAGCTTGTAGACACATTACAAGTATCACAATTAAGAAATGAAGTTACTTCTATAACTCAAACAGAATCAATAAGGAAATGGAAAAAAAACACATTATGTGTTAGTGTTGCCGCGGTTGGTATATTATTAGGAGGTGTAACTGGTGCTTGGTTACCCGCAATTGCGGTTTTAGCGGTTACCGAATCTGCCATCATATTCACGAAAAAAAAGAAATAATTTTTTTGTAGATATAGGTTTTATTTGTACTTTTGTAGTAATAAATCAAACACTCATGAAAAAAATTCTTAATCGTTGGCTTAAAAAACTCTATGTAAAATCAGCAATTTGGCTGGCAAAAAAATCTAATTATAATTCTGCACCTGCGGATGATAATGTACGGATTTGTAGTACAATCTGTAGAAAGTTGATTAATCACCCTAGTTCTAAATTCCTTATAGCCCCCATTTCAGGTAAAAGGTATATTAAGAATTCCGAACTTGGATTGTTTGTTATCTTGGATGGTGGAAAGATTAGTGTAACAAATCACGTATATCACTATGATGTGGTACTCAGTTTTAAATCGTGGGAAAGATTATCACGTATGTATGATAATAGAACAGAACGTGAAAGACAGACCTATGAGACTGAAATTACATCACAAATTGAGTATTCATTGTCATCTATTCTCAAAAAAATTGATAATAATGAAAGAATTAGTCCTGAACAATCTCTCTAATTATTTTCTTAACCAATTTTTCTAAAGACTCATTTTGGGTCTTTTTTTTTGGTTTGTACGAAGTCATAGTTGGTGAATTACCTGTTCCTACTTTTGGGTCACTTTTTTCGGCTCTTCTTTTTTGAGCACAAGCCGCTCTTTTTTGTGAATCAGTCATTTTAGAAGCGACACCCGCTGCTCTACATTTTGGGTATCCTTTTGAATCGGCTTCAGGTCTTCCACATGGGGGATGTCCACCTCCTTCTTTTTTTCTACATATATTAACCCAAGGACCTTTTGGTTGTTTACTACCCTTTGGTTTTTTCTTTGTACCAAACCAAACCGCCAAATCTTCAGATACTGTTTCCTCATTTATTTCCACCCATTCTTTAATAGGTACAACATTTAATCCTTTACCTGGTGTTTGATTTATATTGTTACCGTCCTCATCACTAAAGGTTAAATAAGGTTTTTTTTTCATCTTATCTGTGATTTTTTCAGCCTGTTTTTCTATTTTTTTTATTTGGTCCAATCTCATACTCATTTCACCATCATAACTATCATATTGTAACAAAGGACTATCATAATCAGATACGGCTTGGATGAATGGTTGTAATTGAGTTTTATCAAAATTTCTTAATCCGGGTTGTAGAGCCGTAATGTACGCACCGGCACCTCCAGAATCACCAGACGCTTCCCTTAAAACTTTTTTTATTATCTCACTTAACATTATGAAATTTATTGTCTATAATTATAAATATCAAATATTATGGAAAATCAAACAGACGAATTATACGGTAAAATTTTTGACGAAGTACCTCTTCTAAGCGAAGAACATTTAGAGATAATCATTGAGTCGATGTCAAATCAAGAAGCCATTTATTTTTTAACAATGGCCTGTAAATCAGCCTTTCATAGAGGTGCGTTTTCTCTTGGGGAAAGTGAAATAATATCTAAAGCAATTAGAGTTATTTCTAATAAAGAAACTAAAAATACCAATGAATCAGAAGTGAATTAAACGGTTGTTTTTGTTTCTGTCCCTTTTGTTGCCGGAAATGCATTACAGGCGCTAAATACTGATTCATCTCTTACTAACATATTATTCGATATACAACTTCTTAATGCGTCACACAAAGATTGACTTGCAACTTCTTTTTTGAATGGGTTGACAGGGTTTATGGCTCTACCAACTTTTCTACACATCTCCTGTGTTATTTTCCCTTGTTGTTTAATTTTTTCAGCCTCCAACTTAGCCGCTTGTATTGCCTGGTCCGCGTCTGCAGGTGTTTTAATATCTTTGTTCGTTTGGGATATTGGAGAAGCCGTTGAAATTGGTGCTAATGGTGCGGTGGTTGTACCAGTTGTTGTGCCAGTTGTTGTGCCAGTAGTGGTCTGAGTTGCGGTTGATGTGGGTATCGATGTTACTTGTTTACTTTGCATCGGTTTAAAATAATCAGACGCTTGTCCACTTTTTACCATATCTAAAGCACTGCCTATAGCCCCAGCGGTTAAAGGACCAAATTTATTATCGGCGGTTAATTTAGCATTATATGGTGCCCTATTTAATATAGTTTGTAAATCTTGTACTGTGTAATTTTGTTGTACTGGTGCTTCTTGTTCAATAATTATTTTTTTTTCTCTATACAAATTTAAAATATTGTTTTTATCTGATTCGGATAATAAATTTAGATTTTTCATATAAAACTTTTTATAATAAATATCCGTTAAACAAAAAAAGGAGACCTAAGTCTCCTTTTAATATTAGTCATTTTATTTTTTAATTAACAGAAATCTTCCTAATTTCAACTGTTCCATCAGAGTAATGAATGTGAATAACATTCAATCCTTTTTCGAGTATTGCCTCATCCAAAGAATTATATCTTAAAGGTTTTTCATATAGTTGACTAAATTGTCTAACTTCAACATAATCAACCTCACCACCACCAAGAACTCCATCATTGTTAACAGCCGTCGCAAGTCTTGTTACAATACAATCAACCTGATTGTTATTTAAATTACCATCGCCAGTCCCACCATTTACTGTGAGAATTCTCATTCTCATTGTATTAGTTGAACCTAGTGGTAGAGCACAACTTGTTGCACTAAAACAAACATTTGATGACATCCAAGATGCTGAAAATTGATTTGTTATAGTTCCACCTTGGGGTAATAAAATATATTGACCCGGTAATAGTGGTCCTTGCCAAGATGTTGATGTAGGCCAAGTTAAAACAGGTGCGGTTTGTGTAATCCAATTTCTGTCCCAAGTAAAGGAAGTAATAGGAACTGAACCTGTGTTTGTAATTTTCCATTGGAATGACACCGCAACCTGTGTTGGTGAAATTGTAACACTAGATGTTGATGGTGAAGTAAGGGTTGCAGATAAGTCGGCTCCTGAAATTGCTGGTTGACTTGATATAAAACTAGCCTGTCTTGTATTATCTGTAGATACGGTTTCTGAAATAGACCCCATATAATTAACTCTACTAATAATATATCTTGTCCCTGTTATATTTCCAACAGTATAAATAATTGTTTCAACATCAGTTGCAACTCCACCACCAAGATTACCACTAGTTGTTCCGATTACAATGTCATCAGCATCACCCCAAGTTGTATTGGTTGATAGTCTATGTTGGGTCATTACATTAACCGATGGATATGTAGGGTTTTGAGTTGCAATCGTCGCCGTTATAGTAATATTGTTACCAGCGATAACTGATGTTGGATTAACAGTTAAAGTGTTAATAACAAAATTATGAATTTGTGTAGGAGGTGGTGGAGGAGGTGGAATTACTCCACCAGGGTTTGGTGTGGCATTAATAGCGTCCTTCAAGTTAATTCTACCATATCCAAGTTCGTTACTTCTTGTTGAGAGTGGCCACGTAGGATTGTTGGAGTAAGTATATCCTCCTACTTTCTCGCATGTTTGAGCAAGTATCTGTAATACTTGGTCGTCAGTAAGTTCCCAATTTTTATAGAATATAAATGCCGCTGCGGCGGCTGTTATCGGGCACGAAAATGATGTTCCACTAATACTACGATAATCACCAGGGTCGTAACCTGCAGCTCCCAATCTATCTGTAGTTCTAATACTTACACCAGGTGCTGAAATGTCACAAATTTGTCCGTAGTTTGAGAAAGAAGCTCTTACATCTGTTGAAGAAGTTGCTCCAATTCCCCAAACATTATTGTAATTTGCGGGATACTGAGCCGCGGTTCCTGAGTATTGATTACCTGATGATGCCATAACCACCATACCTTTACCACCTCTTGCAGTTGTTCTTGCAGCGTTAAAAGCCGCTTCAAGAGACGCCGAGTATGATGAACCACCATAGGACATCGCAATTGCAACACAAGTTGGGTTTGCCATTGCAGCATTTACTCCATTAATTTGAATAACGTCTGAAGTAGCAAAACTACCTCCATCATAAACTTGTGACATAATATTAACTGGCATTACTTTTACTTTGTTGTTACCAACACTACTAACACCAATACTATTATTTGTTACTGCGGCAATTGTTCCTGAACAAGCTGTTCCGTGTTTATCAAAAGAATTCACATAGGGGATTGACGTTGTACTATTAACTGCGTTAAATGGGCTGTTAGTATTACCAACTAGGTCAGGAATAGTTAAATCCAATCCCCCGTCAAACATTGCAACACTAACAAATGGATTGTCGGTCGGAACTAAATCCCAAGCTTCGTCCGCATCAATATCCTTATCGGTAGATTGTTTAAGATGCCAACAAGATGTGAACTCGGCGTCGTTTGGAATATAATCCAATTGCATCTGTCTTGCCTCGTCTTTGTAAAGATTTTGAACGAAACTTAAACTTTTGTTTTGATTAATAAATTCATCTTGGTTTACACCATTCGGAATCAGGACAACATACCATCCAAGTTGGTCAAATTCGACTACAACTTTTGTATCACCTTGATTAAAGTGATTCTTTGCTTGTGGTTCCATTCCTTTTTTCGGAACCACAATAATTTGTCTGTCAATATTTTTAGATAAGTCGTATTGACTATACCCGAAAATAAATGAGAAAACAAACAGTAATGATAAGATTACTTTTTTCATTTTTTTAATTTTATTTTATTTGTTTATTAAACATCAATTAACCCTATATAAATTAGGGTCAGATGATTTCGGTTCTTCATTTTTGAAGAAATATTTTTCTTTTTTATTATTATACATAATTGTCTTAGTAAAAGAATCGGGAACTGTGGCCCCTGTTGACAGGACTTTTGAATTTTTACTGTAATTAATTCTTATTTCAACAGATACCTTATATTGTTTTGAGAGTTCTCTCTCACGAGATTCTAGTAATCTCCAAACCCCTCTATTTAATCTTTCGTGTTGTAGAACACAATTCAAGTAAGAAAATGTTTGTTTTAGATAGTCTTGATTACAATTGAAGTCCGCTGCGGGTGCTAGATGGCCCTTATCATAAATATTATTTTCATAATCTTCATTTGTAGAAGTAACTATTCCCTTTATAGGATAAAAATCTAACCCTTTTCTAGATATTTTACCATCGTGACATATCACGTTATATTCAACCCACTTAGGTTGTTGTAATTTTTCAGAATAGACAATATTAAAAATTTCAGTCTTAACATAGACCGAATCTCTTAACTGTGAAAAAACACTAATTTGTAAAAATAATAAAATCGAGAATAAAATAAACCTCATATAAAAAACAATTCATATATAAATATCTTAATAAATATTCATATTCTGTTTCTATAAGATTTTATGTCGAAGGATTAAATATTTTTGTCTAAAAAAAAAGGAGGGTTATACCCTCCTTTAATCAAAAATCTTATATCAGATTAAAATAATATCTGTAGATTGGCCGTAATAGGTCTATTAGCAACCGTTGAGTTTGGTACAATTGCCGTTTTATACATAGGATTTACCATAATTGTAAGTCTTGTATTTGCGTCAGTTGTTTTAGAGAATTGTAATGTTCTTTTAACAACAACACCGACATTAGTGAAACCCGCCTTTTGTTGGAAATTAACTTGGGATTCTCCTGTCACGTATCCTACGAATAGGTCCGCGTTATAATCCAAGTGGTAGGTTGCTTCAAAATATGCCGCTCCTTTTTTGTAAGCTTCGTTTTGGTAGAACACATAAGTTGCTAAAAAGTCAATTCTACTTTTAGCATCACCCTTATATCTAATAGCCGCTTCTAAAAAGTGGGAAGTTGTTTTTTTATTATAATGGAAATAATTTGTATCACTCTGTAAAAAAGTGTTTTGAGTAAAGTAAATGTCCTGAACGCCTAAAGAAGTGTTATAGATATTGAACATTGCTTGATTCTTCACTGTGTTTCCATAACCATCTTTAAATTGATTATACACCACATTCGCCTCTGAAGTTAGTGTAAACCAATCTACTGGTTGATAATCCGCAATCATTTTTATTACGGGTTGCTTACCTACATCAACACCTCTCCAAAGATTAGATGTGGCAATACCAAATTCACTTGTGAACGGACTTTGTTTTTTAGCCGGTTTGTAGAATAGACCACCGGTTTTTGTCGTATCTACAGGAACTGAAGTTTGGGCCATTGTAAATAACGACATAATCATTAAGGTTAAAAATAAGATTTGTTTTTTCATTATTTGTTTTTTAAAATTTATTATAATAATGATAAATATAGTCTAATTCACGCAATTTGTAAAATAAACTTATTATGTGATGTTTTTTACAATATATTTATAAATAAAAAAGGGACGATTTCTCGTCCCTTTTTAATTATACTATAGATAAGATTATCTAAGTTCTTGTAAGTCAAATGTACGTACACCATCAACTGTGATACGTCCGTAGAAACGGTTATTAACCATTTTCTTCGCGTAACGTGTCATGATACCCTTGATAGGTGTAAAGTTGAATGGGTTGTACATAGTTGGAGTTAATTGAAGTGGTACATACGGTGCGTAAATGTAACCAGTATCAAGTAACGATGTACCTTTATGACCAATCAATACTTGGTTTGATGGGAAGTATGGGTCACGATATACTTGGTAACGACCAGCAAGTGTACCCACTCTCTCAATACCCATGTTGTATTGGTCTTGTTCAGGTGACGCATTTGAAACGTGGAAATATTCCAAGTCATCAAAGATAGCTGAAACTTCGGAAGAAACAACAATCCAGTTTGCTCCACCACGAAGTGTTGACTTGTGAATTTGAGCAGATAATTGGTTGATTGCTGTAATCAAAGTTTGGTTCCAGTCTTTTTGAGTGTAAGAAGTTGTATTAGCAACTCTTCTCCATCCGTTGTAATCCCAACGTAAATTCCAAGCCGCTCCTTTACGAAGGTCACGAAGAATTTCACGGTCAATTTCAGCCGCAACTTGTTCTGACAATAAAGCTGTCAATTCGGCTTCAGCGTCGATGTTGTGGAATGCCGCAACGTCTTGAGCAAGTTCTGGTGACCACTGAGCTCTCAACTTTCTTTCAGTCACAGAAACTGTTACTGACTCAAGGTCGAAAGAAACTTCACCGATTTTATCTTCGAATTCGAGTTCTTCATAACGTCTCCAAGCTACGTTAAATGCTGAACCTGAGAAAATGTTAGTGATAGTTGCACCTGTGTAACCATCGATAGTGTCACTACCACATGTTGGACATGTAGGACATGACAAATCAACTTCTAAATAGATATAACCTGTCTGGTCACAAACTTTATCATAAGTACCACCACCACCATCGGTAGGCCAAGTAGTTGTTGTTGGAGTGTAGGTAGGACTAACAATACCCTTACCATACTGTTGAGTTACAACTCTATACAAAAGTGGTCCTGTAGAAATCGCACATGGTGTTGTTGACGCGCTAATACCTGTACCAGTATAAACAATCAAACTAGCCAAGAAAGTTTCAGTATCAATCTCATTACCATCAGGTGCTATTAATTTACCTACACCAGTGTTAGTGAAACCACCAACTCTGATAATAACTTTTCTTATGTTGTTACCGATGTAAACTGACTGAGCGGGTTCTAGTGTACCATTAGACCAAGCAACAACTGTAGCTGATGTGGTTACTGCCGACCAACGACCTTTTGAATAGTCAAAAAGACCTGCTGGGTTCAATCCAGGTTCAGTGCCTTCATAGAATAAATCATAAAGGTTTTTAGCATAAGTACCGTTGTATGAACCATTTGACAAAGTGTAACCAGAATTTGGGTCACCAGGGTAATTACCAGGTGAACCTACAGGTGCGTAGTGCTGACCTGAACTTGAGTCAAATGGTCCGGTTGAGGAACCACCAACACCATTGTTATAACCTTGAATCTTCGGTACGAAGTAGAACAATTTACCAATTGGTAAGTTCATAGCTTGTACAGATACAATGTCGTTAGCAAGTAACTTAGAGAATACACGTCTAACGATTGGGAATACAACAGTTTCAAATGAACCTGAAGAACCGTCAGAAGTTGCTTCGTTAATCAAATGTGACGCTTGGTTTTCATATAACTGCGCAACATTTTCTTTTAGGTGGCCCTTAAGACCTTCGAGGAACCCTAATTTGTCCCATTTGTTGATAGTATCTTCTTTGATAACTTTAAGGTGCTTAAGACCGATGTTACCAACAAGACCTGATTCTAATAATGCTCCCATTTTGTTTGGTTTTTTATTAATTTAAAGTTTATTTTAATTTATTCATCAAATCTTTCATTCTCAGGAATTGAGGGTTTTCATATGTTTTTGACTCAATTAAGTTGATTGCTGAACCTGTTGATGGTGCCTTTTCGATTACTTGACCGATTGACTCATTCATTGGTTGAGCAGAACTTCCTGACAACTCATCTTTGATTGATTTGTACAAATTCTTCGATTCTTTCAATGTTTCAACAGAATCAAATCTTCTCAAGATGTTAATTTTCTCTTGTTTAGATGTTGAGTGTTCAGTAAATAAACGAGTTGCGTATGCCAAATTTGAATTAAACACGGCAACTTCATTTAATTTGTTTCTGAATACGTTCAACGCTTTTCTGTATTCTTCATTCTTTTCACGAAGAAGTTGTAACTCACTGCTATCCACACTTTCAAACTTCAAGTTTCTGTTAGGTGTGATTCCTTTTCTTAAACCACGTCCTTCTTTAGAACCATTTCCGTATGTACGTGCAGCTTCTTTTGTTTCCGCCTTCTTAACGCCTTTTGGTTTAATTTTAAATTCGCCGTCAAGATTTTCACCATTCTTGTCATAGGAGAAGCCTTTTTTAGCACTTCCTGTTCCCATAGTTTTGTTGGCGGTTTTCTTAACAACTTTAAACCCTTCGCCTTGATTCGGATTTTTACGATACTTGAATTTTGAAGCCTTACCCATGCCCATGCCTTTAGCCCTGGTGGATTTTTTACCTTCTTCCAAGTAACCTTCATTTTCTTGGTCATATGATTCATCCATGTCCTCTTCGATTTCTTCATCCATTTCGATTTCATAGACAATACCTTCAGATTCCTCATCAGTATCATCCTCATCATCGTCAGATTCTTCATTCATGTCGATTTCATAGACGTAACCTTCTTCTTGTTCTTCATTACCTTCATCGAATATGTCATTAACGATGTCTTCAACACTTTTTTCAGATAGATATTCTTCTTCTTCCATAGGAATAACGTCGTCATCTTCCATCATTGTGTCATCCATCATTGTGTCATCCATCATAGCATCACCCATTTCTGAGTCGTCCGCCATGTCATACATGTCTTTTTCCATAGATGTGTAATCAGATTCTTCTCCTTCACCAACAATCATGTATTCTTTGTCAGTTTCAGTATCTTTCACACTAATGTTACCGCTGTCATCTTTAGTAACAACGATATGGTCATCAGGACCCATTAATTGGAAAACACGTAAAACCTCCTCATCTGATTTGTCAGTTAAGTCGATAGGTTCGTCATCTTCGATGTTATCAGTGTCCATTTCCATACCCATATCCATTTCGTCTGAGTCCATTTCGTCCTCATCTTCCATTTCGGGTTCTTCCATGTCCACTTCCATGTCAACCTCTTCTTCGCCTTGTTCGTTAAGAGATTCTTTTACTAATTCTTTGATTTCTTCCTTCATAGTCGAAGCAAGTATTCCTTTTGCATTTTCCGCAACCGCTTCTTCCAAATTTTTCATTTGGAGGATTGCTTCTTCAACAATAGATTTTTCTTTTGCCATTCTTTGTTTTTATTTTTCTATATAAATATGTATCAAATCATAAAAATTTTTTATTATTCGTTTTGATACTAAATATTTTTTATTATTTTTCTCCTGATTTTCCTAACTTTTGTTTTTCAAGCTCAATCATTTTTTCGATTTCCGCTTTTCTAAATTCTAGATTTTGTAATCTTCTTTCTCCGACTTTGAATATATCGTCTTCGACAGGAGTGTTTCTATATGACTTAACTTTTGTTTGACCTTCAAAATTTATATTGCTTAACAGATACGGTTCGTCATACCTTGTTATTTCAGTTGTTACTTTTCTAATTTTATTTTTCTTATTAGCGAATGCAACATATCTTTTTCTATCTAAATCAACGAATAAAAATACTTGTACATTTGATTCAGAATATTTTGTAGAGTCAAAACCCCTTGATGTTACTTCAAAAAAAGTATCACCATCTTTATCAACCAAACTTCTTATGTAGGTAAATGGTTTTACTTGTACGTGAAATGTTTTACCACCCGCAGTTACCGCAATATCCATTCCCTTTCTAGTGTCTCTAATATCACCAGAACAAAATCTTACAATTTTGGCGTTCTCACCGAAAAATTCTTGTAATATTTGAATTGCATAATCTTCATTTTGATTTCCCCTCTCAATTGTGGTTTTATTCAATTCTACTAATTCATCAGTGATTGGACCCTTAAATAATCTTTCTGCGTTCAGAGTAATCCACTCCATGAATTTTTTAGGAGTTAATTCAGTATCAGGTTCATCCTCATGAAACAAGGACTCCATTTTTCGTCTTACTTTGGTATTGGTGTCAAATCTGTTAAGTATCGACCATTCATCTTTACCAGGTATATGCTGATAAACCCCAATGACCCCAAAATCGGTGGCACAACCCTCATCAGGGTTTTCAATTTTACCCCAATTAGATGGGGAATAAACATCTTTCAATGTTTTCCTAATATGAGCGGCAATAGGGTCTGTTGGTCTTTTGAAATATTCTGATAGTATCTTATACTGACCCTCTGAAATTGTAATTTTCATATCTGATAAATATATCAGAATAAAAAAAAGGAGGGTTTCCCCTCCTTTTACAACTATTGATAATTTTTTGATTATCCTATCACTTCATCAATTTTACTTTCTACAATAGCTGTTATTCTCCAGTCTTCCGAATAGTTCTCAAAAACCTTTGTCACTTTTGCTTCAACATCAGTCGGTGAATAACCTTTAACTAATTTTTCCTGTCTTAATTTTTTAATTTTACCTGTTTCGGAGTCAGGCATGTCTGTTGTAATTTTTGCTACAAAATATTTTTCGTCCATTTTATTGAGTTTTAGTAACCCAAATAATCGTTCAATTTCTTCATTAAGTCAAGCGATTTGTCGGTTGGGCCACCAAATTCTCTTTCAGCTTTCATTTTTTTCTCCTCATCCAAGTTTTCTTCAAACTTAAATCTGTCATCAGGTTCAGTGAAAAGATAAGCACCAGGAGTGGATGGAGACCATACAAGGTCAAAACAAATCAACTCAAAGTCATCCTGTACTTCGTTTTGTTCCCCAATTTTTTTAAGCGACCCTACACCACGAGATGATATACCAAGTGTAACACCTTGTCTTAAAAGATTTGCCGCTTGGTCTCCTTTGGTTGATACAATACCTCTCTCATGAAAACCTGGTGAAGTTAATAATTTTAATTTACCCATAAGAACAGGACCTTCCCACCATATATCACTAATTGAATGAGAAACTCTGTCCAAGTCAACAAGTGATGACTCAGGGTGATTAAGTTCGGATAAAGCAATACCCTTGTTAATCATTTTCTTATAATTGTCGGCTTCTCTCTTTAATACTTTTTCAGGATATATTCTTCCGTTTCTGTTTGGGGTGTTAAATTTCTGAAGTACTGCGTAGAATTCAAATGGTTTTGAATGGTCCAACATTCCTTTGGACTCATGTATCAAATCAACATTACGTTTTTCAGTTGGTGATAAGTATCCAGCATCGTATTCGATTAGAATGCCTTTGCCTGATTGTCCGGGTTTCAAAACTTCCATATTCATTTTTTATAATAAATACTTTGTTTTTCAACTTTGTAGTATAGTTTCCTTTGGTTTGACGGTTTTACGTAAATAAAATTTGAAGTATTCGTTTTTTGTGAAGTGTATTGATATTATTTCCTTGGTTACTTTTTTCAATATATCCTTTAATTTTTTTGATTTAAAATCTAAATCTTTCTTTTTAATATAAAAATTTATCTCTAGATTTAAAAACGATTTTTTCTTTAGAGATAATCCACTTGACCTTAAATCTAAATCCACAATAAAGTTTTCCTCAAAGACTAATCTATCTAATATTTCATGTACCGTATGTTTAATCGACCTTGTTAGATTTAATACAACCCTTTGCCAGTTATCAGAATCAACAATTGGTTCTACCCAAGTTTGTATGTTTAAATATAAAGACTTAAATTCAACTGAATCTACCGTGCCATAAATCACCTTCGCATTTTTAAATCCTGCGATTGGTGAAGTTTTCCCTTTTTTCATCAACTTTTCATTTTACCGATGTTTATTTTTAAAAAAATAAGTATATTTGTATCGGTAGTCAAAAAAAATTCAATTTAAGCGTTATTTATTATATATGTTAATTGTCAAAGTAGATAAAAACGGTATTGAGAGAGCATTAAAGTTACTCAAAAGTAAAGTGATTAAGACCCGACAGTCAAGTCAACTCGTCGAAAGAAAGGAGTATGAAAAGAAGTCGGTTAGAAAAAGAAAAATGTTGAAAAAGGCCAAGTATGTTCAGAAAATGAAAAACAAAGACTTTTAAAGATTCTCGTTAAGATTCTTTAATTTGAAATAAGTAAATTTGTCGTATTTTTCTGAAACCACCTTTTCCAAAGTTTCATTAATCCTACTTTTAGTTTCTGTGTCAGCATTCTCTTTAATTGTCTCCAATTTTTTGGTGACACTTTCTTTTAGTTGCTCAAAATTACCCTCTAATTCTTTATCGTCAGTCTTAAGAAAATCAACTAATTCTTTCTTTTCAGACTCATTCAAACTTTCAATAAAATTAGAAATTGTTTTATTAGCAACATTTACCATAGTACTTAATGGTAAATTAACAACTTCTTTTTTATCTGCAGGTTTTTTCTTTAACGACTCTTTAATCAATTTTTTGCTAGATAATCTAGATTCAATTGTGAGAACATCATTAGAGAATAGATTGTCGATAGTAGAGTAATTGTTATCTGACTTTACATTAACCACCCAATTAGATAAATCAACAAGGGTTGAATTTTTAATCTTATTGATTGTATTTTCATATATCGTTATACATTCGTAGATATAATCATCCACAATAGATTCATTCAAACCTTTATTAGAATTCAATTCATCATATAGATAAAAAAGTTTTGAAATGTTTTTATTTTCCAATACATTCTTTTTGAAATTTTTCATTTCAGTCTTGAATGTTCCGTTAGAATAAGATTCTAACATCAATTTTTCTATCTTTGATTTTAATAAACCGAACTTTACCATGTCTTTTTATTTATAAATATCAATCCCTCAAGAGTTTTGACAATTCAGACTCAATTTCCCCCAAAGAATTTTTAGCTCTTGATAAATCGATAAAACTATCTGATTCAGTTAGACTATCATTCTCTAGTAAAATTTTCAAATTATCCCTCTTAAACGACTCGGGAATTGGCGGTTCTTCACCTCCTGCCGGTGGAGATGGTGGGGGAGCTCCTCCCATTTCTTCACCTCCTGGTGGTGGAGGTGGTGCTCCTCCAGCCGCAGTACCTCCAGTGATAGAACCATATAATTTATCGATATTATCAAATATACCTGTATGTGTAATGATTGTTGCGGTGTTAGTCAATTCTGCACCAACTGCCTTTTCAATTCTTTGTTGTTGTAAATCAAGTTTAATTTCTTCATCAGAAAAACCAAGTACGTGTTTTTTAGCCCAAGAAACTGACACAGGTGCAATACCTTCGATGGCGGTAACCGCGTCTTTATATAATAAAACTTTTTCTTTCCAAACGTCAATTTTAAGTAAATCTGCTTGGGTTGACGGATTGGTTAACCCTAATGTAAAGTTTGATAACTCATCTTCAAATCCCATCAAGAACAAGTGAATGATTGCGATTTTATTTAATTCGGCAATCATACATTTTTGAATTCTATTGATTGTGCGAGCAAAACGAATATCCTGTAATGATAAATTTTTACCTTCACCAACAACTTCTTCAAACCCTAAAAATGCTTTTGGTACGCGAAGTGCGGTCAAAAGTTTCTTTTGGATATATTCAATATCCGCAATTTCTGACAGGTTTTGAGCACCAGGTAATGTATCAATTGGGTTTGGAGCTGCCGCGTCTCTAACAGGGATAAAGTAATCTTGGTCAACGGCCATTTGATTAAATCTCATATCAACATTACCTGTTTTATTGTCAACAACTTGGTCACGTTTGAATTTGTTGGCGACACGTTGTACATACGCCTCCACATCTTTATCGTCCATATTACCAACAAACACTTTGAATACCCTTCTTTCAGGTGCTCTCGATGTTCTATAAATCAACATAGCATCTTCAGATAACAATAATTGTTTCCAAATACGACGAGCCTTTTCCAACATAGATGTACCGTATGGCAGCTTTCTGTCATCACCCATCAATCTAAAGTGAGCAATTTCCCATGAATTAAATTCCATGTCCTTTGCTTTCCACTTAAATCTTAACCCTCTATTTTCTTTTGGTTCTTCTACATTCTGTGATTTTGCCGGCATACCACGTTCCAAACGCTCAATCTCAATGTTCGGTAACTGCATACACCCAACAACACCCTTTTCAGGGTCTAATTTCAAATACACAAAGTTATCACCATACTTACAAGTGTTTCTAGTCCACATAGGTAAGTTGGTGTTAATATCTAAAACATTGTTAAATAAATCGGTTAGAATACCCTTAATTCTTTTTGATTCAGAATAAATCTGAAGCATATAACCATTCTGGTCAACGGTTGTTGACTCTTCACCGTAGATATCCAAAGCCGCTGAAATCTCGGGAGTATATTCCATAGATTCATAATCATAAAACGAAGCCAATCTTGTTGGTTCGTAATAAACCGCTTGGGTATAAAGATTACTTTCTATTTTAGTCCATTGATTTGCTAAATAAAAAGTTTGTTGAGCTTGTAACAGCTCTTTATCGTATTCTTGTTTTGAAGTTGTGCGAAGTAACTCCTTCTTATCGAATTTGTAGGTTGGATAATCCTGGTTGAGTAACGCATTTGGACCAAATGCTCTCGTTAACCTTTGCCAAACCGTAATTTGATTATTGTTATTCTCCATAGGGTAATTTTAATCACCACAAATAATAACTAAATAGATATTATTTTGTTGGTTTTATATAAATATTATCTACCTCCAAATAACCAACCGTATTTCATATAATCATCTTTGGTTATATTATTACCGTTAAATTGATTGGTTCTATCTGTATAATTTGGTATTACCGGATTAAATGCGATTTGAGCACTTACATTATCGTTATTACTGACAGACCAAGATTCTAACATCGCTTTTGTCTGTTCTGTAACTTTTGTTAATTGTGAGAATGAAGATTCCGCAACATAACAAGCCATAGCGATTGACATGATTAAGTCATCGTGGTGACCTTTTTGGTGGTCAGGTCGTCCGTTTATATAAACAAACGTATTCATCTCGTTAAACAAACGATTACTGTAAATCTTAAATTCGTGTCTCATTGCTTCCTCAAAAGCCGCAATAATCTGTACTCGTTTATTGTTAAAATTTATTCCCGGTATTTTTTCAGCAGCCTTTGGGTCCCACTTCCATTTGTTCGCGGTATCAACACCATCAACATATAAGTCCTTATATCCTATTTCTTGCATTTTTCTTGCGGTAGAAACGCCCATTCCACCAGTGATATCAATCACAACAAAACAAGAATACATATTTGCCCATTTGTAACAAACATCGGCCATGGTGTCAGGAGGAAGTTTTCCAACAAACTCCGCAACTTGTTCTCTAGTATCAAAATCAATTATTTGAAACGAACTAAAATCTTCACTATCACCCCTACTAACATCGACACCCATCACATACTTATGACCAATAACAGGTTCTTTCCAAATCCAAAGGGCGTTACCCATCATTTTATTTTGTGGTTCTCGTATATAATTTTCCCTAACTTTTTGTAACAAATTTGAGTCAAATACGTTATCACCTGACCCCAAAAAGTTACATTCCAATTCCTGTGAAACCTTACGTTTGTCGTACTTAAGTTTCTTAACCATCCCCTCAAACCAAGCAGAACATGGCTTATAACCTGTGTCCATAATTGATTTTAACTCAACGTAATCTCGTTTTTCAAATGGTATATTTTCCCAACTTATAATATCATCAGGATTATATTCTTCTTTATTTAATAGATAATGAATAATGTCTTTTGTCTTAACAAGATATAAATCTTTTGTATATCTTGGGTCTCTAAACCAATACATTTCAGAAATTTTGAAATCGTTCATATTCCTTAATGCTTGGTCGTAGATTTCATAATAGATTGGGTCATATCCGTTAGGAGTTGATACAACTATTACTTTACCACCCGTAGACAACGACGCCATACAAGCCGCCCAAAAATCACTGTCAGCGTCTATAAATGCCGCCTCGTCAAATATTAATATCGTTGGGGTAAATCCACGTAATGCGTCTTTAGATGTTGCCACGGCTTTAACCTCACAACCATTATTTAATTTATAATGTTTCTGTGAGTCTTTTTCTGTTGAAAAATCAATCCCAACCCAAGACGGCCATTGTGTCATAAATGCCCTAATTTTATTTGCCATTTCTTGAGATGTATCAAGTTTGTTGGCGATTATAAGAATTTTTTCAGGCTTAATTTTTTTAGCGAACGCCAGTTTTTTTGATATCCAAGCGGCGGTCACCGTAGATACCCCCGCCTGTCTATATTTTAACGCAATGTTTTCATTAAAGTTCTCATAATCCTCAAGTAAGGATATCTGGTCAGGGAATAATTCCAAAGGAACGTATTTTGAAACTGTATTGTCATAGGTTTGTAGATATGTACGAAGGGCATATGAAGTATCCTTCATACACCTAACGTATTCAATCATCACTTGTTCTTTTGTCATAAGATTGTATTTGTATATAAATATTAAACCCCCAACAATGTGGGGGTTTTTAATTAAAGACCTAAACTACTTAAATCTACGTCATCGATATCATCGTCTTCCCATTTGGAAGCTTCTTGTTCATATTCTTGTTTCTTCAAATCAGAAACAATCTCATCAACCATTCTTTGTATCGCTTTTGTTCCTGCCGGGTCTCCGTTTAATACCGCTTTGGCAAATTTGAAAAAGTCCTCAGCCGGTAATTTAGAAAATCTCATGAACAAGTAATGTTGGATATGTTTCTTATCATCATCAAATAATTCAATTGGATATGCCGCGGTGAATTTTTCCCAAAATATCGGACCTAATCTCATATCCCATATTTCCGCAGGTAATGTATCTTCAGACCCCATAACCATTTCGGCTTGACGTGGGTCATCAGGTAATCCGTGAGTACCAAATATTTCATAAACACCCTTAATCAATTCGTGAATAAGGAGTGGAAAAGTTGCGGCTCTTGCTTTAACTGTTGGGGGGTCTGTTTCAGGGTCAACACTAGTTTGCCCCATTTGACCTCCACCGCTAGCAGCCATACTTTCCATATCAGGCATTACCCAATATAAATGGTCCATAAGCGATTGATTAACACCATATAAATTAACCAAATTCGGGTCAAGACGATTTAGTTCATCTCTAACCAACTCAAACATATAGTGTCCTTTTTTAGACGCACCTTGTATCAATGAATTAATAAATCTTCTTTTTGACTTCTCCAAATTAAATTTTTCAAACTCATCGGCAAAATCCTCAAGTTCTTCTTGGTGTTTGAAAGCCTGTTTTACATCTTCCTTACTTGGTGTTTGAGGTTCGGCTCTCATTCCTTCAGCCGAAGACATTGGACCTGAAACTAACTTCGCATCAAACTGCATTGCTCCTTCAGGAATTCCCATTTCTTTTTTAACCAAATCAACTGCCAGTCTTTCGAGATATTCCCTGTTCTGGAATTCAATTCTCATAACTTGTTGTAGCGATTGCATCGCCATTCCCATAAGTTGCATCAAAGGATTACGACCTTGTAAAGGTGCGGTAGTTCCTAAATAACGACCAACATTCTCTACAGAGTTTTTAAATCTTTGAGATGAAACCAATTCAACGAAATCACGGTCACCTGTTGGCATTGCCGGACTAGATGAAAATGGAGTTTCTCTACTTGTAATTTTTCTCTCGATATTGGGGTCCATTCTTTCAGGACCTTCATAATCGATTGGAGCTTCATTAATTTTTGTTTTCAACTTTTTCAAAGTATCTTTTTCTTTTTTTGTTAGACCTTCAGTAACTAATTTTTTTTCCAATTTAGTTTTTGTCTCTAAAGTTTTTTTCATATTAGGATTAAAGCTCATTTTACTTCAAATTAATACCAATAGCGTCAAATGTTATCCACTGTGGGATATCCTCCGCTTTTGGGGCTGGTTTATGTTTTGGTTGATATGGAGTTGCCGGTCTTGGTCTTTCAGGTTTAACGTCAGGTTTGACAGGGGTTTCTACTTCTTTCTCACCCGCCTTTGGGGCTGGTTTATGCTTCGGTTGATACGGAGTTTGTGGTCTTGGTCTTTCAGGTTTAACATCTGGTTTAACAGGTGTCTCAACTTCCCTTTCCGCTTCAGTGATTGTTTTTATAAAATCTTTTTTGGTCATTTTTGGTGTTATGTGTTTGTTTACCATGTTCATAATACTTTCTTCCAATTTACCTTCGAATGTTGGTCTTAATGAGTTTGGAACCTCTTTAGCAATATTTCCCGCTATAGTACTTCCAACCTTTTCTAAATAATTTTTGAAGGAAAAATCTTCATTTGTTTCATCTTTTTTTTCAGGTAATTTACTAAAGTTTTTGGTAGAATCGGCGAATTCTTTTGCCATTTTACACCATTTTTTTTGTTCTTTAGTTTTACCATCACCACATTTAGCAAAAAAATATTTCTGTTGTTTCTTGGATTCAAATTTTTCTTTTAAGTCTTCACTCATCGCTAAACCTAAATCAGGGTCTTTCTCACTTACCGCTAAAGCAATATCCTCGGTTTCAGTGTCATCTATTTCTTTTAATGGAGTTATTCTGGTTTTACCTCCCGTAGTATCAACCTCAAGTCCATTAACCATAGTTTTACTATTTGGTTTAACTTCATATGATGTGATTGTTTTACTTGTTGCGGTTGTATTTTGGGGTGTTGACTGTTCTTTATTTTCTTCTTTAGCCTCAACCAATCTATTGTATAACGCTTCAATCTGCTTTGGTTTCAGGTCTGCTAATGTAGATGTATTGAACCCATGTTCCAATAATCTTAATATCTTTTTTTCAATGTTCATAAACCACTTTTTTTTCGAACTCTAATACTAAATCTCGTTCGTAAAGTTTATTTTTAACCGTTTCTTCTTTTTCTCCGAAACGAAAAACTAATCTTTTTTTCGTATCGAAATTAACTTCTTCACTATCGTTCTCCCAAGATAGGGCAATAACTCCGTCAATTGCGTCTATCATAGAAAAAAAATCGGAGTTCTGAATAACTGACATACTAATTGTATCGTTTTTTAGAACTCCTACCTTTTTTATAAATTCCAAGTCCGGTGGTGATGGGTAACCGTTTGACGGTTTTGATTCCCAAGAGTCACCCCAAACTCCGTCTAAACTATCCGAGAAAATAAACTCATAAATGTTGTCTCCCTTATAGTTTGGACCTAACTCATTTACATAAATCAAATAACTCATAGAATTTCACCTTTTGGGGTTACTCTAACTTTTGATTCATTTATTTCAAAAACTAAATCTTTTTTCTTTGTTCTGCCAAGTAATTTAGCGTCAGAAAATTTGTTAATCAATTTACGTGAGATAACTTCTTGTTCCACATTTTCACTCAACTGATTAATTTTCCAAATCATTTCTTTTTTTCTATCTTTCTTTTGTTCAGTGATTACTTTTTCAGTTTCACTTACATTGAAATATTTTTTCAGGATTTGGTCAACTTTCGACTCACTAAACAAACCTTCAATCATGTCCTCAACCCCAAACGAATGTTTGTCATCAAGACCTTTGATTTTAGCCATTCTTGGTTCTTCAGGAGCTTCTGATTCATATTCATCAAACATCTCCATCATTTCCGCAGGTATTTCTTCAGCCCCCATTTCATCCGCAGGCATTTCTTCATCACCCATATCACCCATATCTTCCATTCCCATCTCATCACCTGCCATTTCTTCACCTTCGAATTTACCCATGATTTCATCTCTGTCTTCTTCATCCAATAAATTCAAATCAAATGCTGATAAAACAGAATTAATTACATACTTAATGTCTTTTGATGACATTGGGTTTTCCTCGTCAGCCGCAAGTGTTCTAATTTTTTGAGCCAACTTACCTGTTAATTTCTGAATGGTTTTGAAAGTTACAATCTCTTCATCTTGTTCATCACCCATTTCAGTCTCCGCATCCATTTCAGGTTCCATTGGTTCCTCTGGCATTTCAGGAGCTGGTTCTTCAGCCGGTACTTCCGCAGGCGCCGGAGCAGGTGCCGGAGCAGGTGCCGGTGCGGGAGCCGCGGTGGGAGGAGCTTGTTCCATTTTCAGGAAATATTTTGTTTTATCCTTCTTCTCATCACCTTCATTGAACAATGAAACATTTTTTTCGTTACCCACCAAACTATTAACTTCTTTGGTGATTAAGTTCAATCTCTTGAATGCTTGCGAGTATGAAGAATAATATTTTCTATTTTTCATTGGTTCAATATAATCCATTTCAGACTCATTAAGTCCTTTAACGATTACATAACCATTCTTCTCCTTATCAATTCGGTAAGTATGTCCGTCAGGTAAAACTTTTTTGTACTCAACAGAAGCATCTTCATTGATTGGATTTGGTATGTTTTCTTTGTATCTAGCAATCTCAATCATACGATTGATTTTGTCCATACCCTGAAGTTTTTCACTTCCAATAGGCTTTAATTTTCCCATGTTATTTTTTTGTGTAAATTATTTTTATATAAATATATCAGTTTTATGAAAATTTTTTTACATCTTACCTCCGTATTGACTGTAAAAAGATTTTAATATCTCGAAATTCATGTGAGTACCTCCTTTATTGAAGCATACTACTCGCCCAGCATATTGATTTTTGTTCGCACAATACCATTCAAGTCTTTTTCTAGTTTGACCATAAAAACCTGAAGTTCCCCAATTTTTAGGGTCACAATAAAGAATAGTATTTGAACCAAAAGTTAAACCTGTCTCATAAGTTGATGGGTCAATCAAACCAACCAAACTCAAAGTACTGTCGTCAGCATGTTCCCAAGCTTCCTTGCCTCCTTGTGAAAATCCGGCGATAGACGTAACAATTCCACCAAATTTTTCTTTAACATATTGTCTAACATTTGCCAAAGTGTTTTGGTGATGAGTTACAACAATAATAATATTATTTGCATAAGGTGTCATTACACCAATATATTTTCTAATATTTTGTGGTTTAGCACTATTTGGGGAATAACCTGAAGTGTGAGCACCTCCAAATAATACGTGAACTCTATTTCCTTTGTATCCATTAGGTCTAATTATCGCATACTCATTATCTGAAGTAGATGATACTTCAGAAGGTGACATTTCATTCGGTTTTGGCCCATCAGGCATAGTTTCCACCTTAGTTTTTTGTACATCACCAACCGCATCTGGATTCTTTTCTATTGTAGTCGATACCAAAGAAACCAATTTTTCAATATCATATGGTGATATTATTCCTGTTTCTTCTAACCCAATGGACTGTTGATATTTTTTAACAGCCGCTTCTGTTTCATTACCAAACTTACCATCCACACCCCATTTTGGCAGTGAAAAACCTAAAATTTGTAAAGCGGTTTGTAATGTTTCAACGTTTGAATCAAATGGTATCGATGACCCCTCAGATTTTAGGTTTTTTAGAGGTTTGATTAAATTTTTCAGTTGAGATAACTTATCTACAAAATTTTCAAAATTTACTTCCTCAGTTCCAGATAATTCTTTTGATGGTGTTATTTCTAGTCCGGTGGAATCTTCCTTCGATGGTGATGAAGACTCGCTTCCCGTAAATATTTTATCAGAATTAGTAAGTAACTCTCTTAAATGTCTTCCTTTTGGAAGTCCTAAATGTACGTGAGTTCCTCCATGCATTTCCTTACATGATTCGTCCTTACACCATTCTGTGACTTCACCAATATAATCACCTAATCTTACTGTATCACCAGGTTTAAGTTTTACATTCTTTAAGTGAGTGTAAAATATATCAGGATATTCTCCAGTGCCTTTAATACTAACTTGGGTTCCGAAAACTTTTCCTGACCTTTTATTAGTATTTCTTATTTTAGTCACTTTACCTTCAGTGTAAGAATTTACCACACTACCAGGAGGGGCAAATATGTCCCAAGCGTTATCTGACTGCCAATTACCAAATGCTCTTTTGGAGTGATTTGATGGACCATTCTCAATATCTGTTTTGAATGGTCCTCCAATCGATGTGGAAGCCTCTTTTAGAGTGTAAGTTTTGTCGATAAGTTTGTCTTCAAAACTGTGTAATTTTTCAATATACCCATTTCTTCTTAAAGCCTTAAAGACTAGATTTTCATCAGAATATTCACCCTGTTTTTCAAGACCGCAAGTTCTATATTTTTTAAGTTTGTCTTTATATTTTTTGATGATTTGTTTTGCCTTATCAATCGGTTCGTCAGATACATTCTCAATAACTCCATCGATAATATCCATCCATTGATTTGTTTTTGTTTTAATCAATGATGTATCAATTTTTACATTTTCTTTTTTTGGTTTGTTTGACCACTCATCAAATAAAACGGAATAAACTCCACTACTAAAGTGAGATTCGGTTTCGTTCTGAACATATAACTCAACGTCATAACCAAAAATAGTTATATCATGTTTGTCGTTGTATAAAGTTTTTTTTAGATTAAAAAGTTCTTTGTAAAGGTCCAATTGTTCTTCAGGAAATTGACTGAAATCAGCAACTATGTGTAAATCAATATCAGAGAAACTTGACCAATTAAAATTAGCCAAAGACCCCGTCATGATTACATCCGTAACCACAATTTCAACTTTAAGGTACTCTATAAAATCATTAGCAATATCCAAAAGGGCTGCCCTAACTTCTGGATTCATTTTAACCGTACCATCAATTTTTTTCCAAATTTTAGGATTTAAAGATTCTCTAACCTTAAAACTTGATAAAATCTTTTTTAAATTACTCATCACTCATAAATATTTGAGTTGAGTTAATTGTTAGAATTTTTTGTATTTAAACGCCTTTGCAATTTTTCCACTAAAAAACTTACCTTGTGACTCGCTCATCCTAAATTGAGTATAAAGTTGGTGAGGTACTTCCTGATATTCGTATATTGCTCCATTATTGAATGTCACCAATAAATTTTTAGTTTCAGTATCATATTCGGTCTTCTTAATATTACTTGACTGAATCTCGTTGATAATCTTTGTACCAATAATTTCTTCTTTGAGTATTGCCATAACTTTTTTTTTAAAAAATAATGGTTATTATTAGAAAAAAAACAGTTATGATAGAATCTGCGGATAATGATGGAAAAAAATCAAAACAAACTAGTGATAGTGGTACCCCTGTACTAGATAATTTTAGTAGGGATTTAATTAAACTTGCAGAACAAGGTAAAATTGACCCTGTGGTCGGTAGAGAACGAGAAATAACAAGGATAGCTCAAATTCTTTCAAGAAGAAAAAAGAACAATCCAATTATCATTGGTGAGCCAGGTTGTGGTAAAACCGCAATTGTCGAAGGATTAGCAATTAAAATCTTTGAAGGAGATTGCCCAAGAAATCTACAGGACAAAAGAATTGTATCTTTAGATATGACTTCAATTGTTGCCGGTACAAAGTATCGTGGTCAGTTTGAAGAACGTATGAAGGTGATTATTGAGGAGTTACAAAGTAATCCAAATATTATTGTCTTCATTGACGAAATTCACACTATTGTAGGAGCCGGTAACTCGTCGGGGTCATTAGATGCTTCCAATATCTTCAAACCGGCACTTGCTCGTGGAGAAATTCAATGTGTTGGGGCAACAACCAATGATGAATATCGTAAAAACTTTGAAAAGGATGGGGCCCTTGAGCGTCGTTTCCAAAAGGTTGTCGTGGATGCCGCAACAAAGGCCGAAACACTTCAAATTCTAAAAAATACAAAGGACAAATATGAAACATATCACAAAGTATCATATTCAGACCCAATTTTAAGTTTGTGCGTTGATTTGGCCGAACGATATATTACAGACCGTGAGTTTCCTGATAAAGCCTTTGACATCATTGATGAAGTTGGTGCTCGTAGTCAAGTTGAGATTAAGATGCCGGAGATTATTGATGATTTGAAGAAGCAGGCTCAAGATATTAAACAACAAAAGTTAGATGTTGTTAAAAAACAAAACTATGAGGAAGCCGCAAATTTGAGAGATAAGGAAAAGAAAATCCTATCAAAACTTGAAGATGAGAAAAAGAAATTTGAGAGTGATTTGTTGTTATCAAAACGAGATGTGACCGAAGAATTGGTATATGAGGTTGTATCAAATATGACCAAAATTCCAATCTCAAAACTAAACTCCGATGAAACAAAATTACTGACAGAATTAGAGAAAAATCTTTCAGGAAAAGTTATTGGTCAAGAAGAAGCGGTAATCAAAATTTCAAAATCAATCAGAAGAAATCGTTTGGGTATCAAGGACCCTAACAAACCAATTGGGTCATTTATATTCTTGGGCTCTACTGGTGTTGGTAAAACATTACTCGCAAAACAACTTGCCAAAGAAATATTTGGTAGTGAGGACAGCCTTATCAGAGTTGATATGTCTGAATTCCAAGAAAAACATACAATCTCTCGTTTGATTGGAGCTCCTCCCGGATATGTTGGTTATGATGAAGGAGGACAACTTACAGAACAAGTGAAAAACAAACCTTATTCTGTGGTATTGTTTGACGAAATTGAAAAGGCAAACAAAGATATTTTTTCAGCACTGTTACAAGTATTGGATGATGGTCATATCACCGATGGTTTGGGTAGAAAAATCAACTTCAAGAATTGTGTCATTATTATGACCTCAAACATTGGGGCTAAAATGTTACAAGATTTTGGTACGGGGATTGGATTTAAATCTGGAACAAATACGTACATTGAAGAAGAATACAAAAGGGATATATTGAAAAAAGAATTGAAGAAATTCTTCGCACCTGAATTCCTTAACCGAATCGATGAAATAATTGTCTTCAATAATCTCAAGAAAGAACAAATTGCCGAGATTGTTAAAATTGAATTGAATAAATTATCTAAAAGATTAAGTGGTTTGAAATATCAAATTAATTTCACGGATTCAATTATCGATTTAATATCTGAAGTTGGTTTTGATGAAACATATGGAGCTCGTCCACTTAAAAGGGCAATCCAAGATAAAATAGAAGATTATATTTCTGAAGAAGTATTAAAAGGAAACATATCCGAAGAAAAGGAATATGAGTTAGTCGCGGAAGAAGGTAATGTCAAAATTATCGAGACTAAAAAGGTAAGAAAGAAGAAGGGGTCATAAGACCCCTTTTTTTATGCTAATTTTTGTGATGCTAACTGTTCTATTGTATTAATCAATCCGGAATAGGCGTTAAAATGAGCTATCGCTTTATCTATTGTATTTATAAGATTTTGTTTTTTATCGGTTGGCATTTTTGAAACGGTAACCTTATTTTTCAAATCGGTTAATTGAGTCATTATTTTAACATTCGGAGCATCAAGTTTTTTTAACTTACGAGTTAAACCTCTCAATGAGCTCAAATATTTGAAGTAGTCATATCCTTCTCCTCTCCAAACGCCTTTTAGACCTTGAGCCGCATTAACCAAAGGGTCAAAAACACCTTCTTGGGTTTCTTGTTCCTCTATTACTTTTCTTACAATATTTTCTAAATCCGCTTCTGTGAGTTTAATAACTTTTGCCATGATATTTTTTTTTAATAAATATCCTAAAAAAGCAAAAATTGTTTTTCTTTTACAATTGAGGCCTTGTGTTTTTTGTTACCCAATTTTTCAATCATTTTTTTACCAGCATCAATTCCACTGAATACATCTTCGATTACAACATATTCTTCAGGTGTGTGATAATCATAATATCCGATTGAGATATTGATACAAGAAAAATCAAACTTGCTTCTCAAGGCATATACATCGGTGTATGGGTGTGACCCATATTTTTGTCGTCCTTCAAATGATTCATTCAGGACTTCATCACATTTCTTGAAGAAATCGTCTGACTTATCAAACAATTTAACTCCCATGCTGTATTCAGTGACCATCCAATTGAATGGAGCATCGAATTGAATTGCGTATCCTACGTTTTCAAAGAAATTTGGGTCCGCCTTTCTTGAGCCGTGACAACCTGTTTCTTCTGATACAAAAAATGCCGCCTTTAATACGGGAAGTTCTTTTAACAATTCCAAACAAGCAAAAACTCCACACTTATTATCACCACCAATACCAGTTGGTTTTCCAAAGTCATTATACGCCTTCAAAGATGGTCGAATCTGACCTTGTGCGTTCTTTAATTCCTCCTCACGTATATTGATTACATCAATGTTATGTACGGTATCTGTGTGAGCAACAACGCAAGGATAGTAAGAATGCTCATCAACTTCACCTTTGGTCGCATAAACATTCCAATGTTCGTCTACCGAATATTCAATGTTGTTTCGTTCTAACCAATCAATCAAAAACTCAATCATCAATTCCTCTTGATAAGTTTTGGTTGGCACAGATAAAACTGATTTAAGTAAATTTAGGTCTCTTGTCATAATGACAAAGATAGGTCAAGATTGTTTATAAATAAAATTTATTTAGAATAATTCTGGGTGATATAAGAAATTGGCAAAATCTTCTATAGGAATTAACATTTTTTCCACACCGTAAAAGTTACCTTTATCTTTTTTATAAAGAACTTTTATTTTACCATCTTCAAAATCAGAAACTTGAAAAATCTTGTTTGGGTCCGTTTTACCAAATGTTTTTTGTTTTGGGAATGTACTCCAATTTCCAATTTGAACATTTAATTTATCCAACATAACATAGACCTTTTTCATGTTTTCCAATTCTTCGGGTTCCATGTCTTCGGTTAATCTATCATATAATCTAACCAAAATTCTATCAACCTCTTTATTAAATGAATCTCCATCCCAATTATTACTGCTCCAATAATCCCAATAGTCCTCCCATAAATCTTCATCAAACTCCAAATTATTTTTAGATACAAAATTTTTAAACATTTCTATAATACTTTCATCATGTGGTGTTCCTGTAGAGTCCCAAAAATCAATTAAAAAATCTACTGTTGTTACATAATGTTCTCGACAACTTTTTTCCATAATACCATAATTGTCAAACTTTCCACATAATTTTCGATTCACATAATCCAAACACCCGGCCTTAAGCGCCTCATCATAATAATCCGCATAGTAATCCGCAATATCATCAGATTCCCTTTCAAAAACTCTAGAAAAAAAAGCACCAGCGTCTTCTGTATTACCAAGGTTAAAATTAGCGAGTGATGGATTAACTAATTTTAAAATATTTCTTAATAACTGCATATTTTCTTCATTAAAATAATGAAATGGATAACCTCCTTTCATTTCGTCCCTACCCCAATATGAGTCGACAAATAAATTACTTGAATATTTATTTTCACAAGCGGCAATTACCGCACTATTATTACCGTATTCATTTTTATCGTCAATAAAAATTTTCATAAACTCCTCTTCGGTAAAACGTAGCTCAACCAAAGATTTACCTCTATTTTTAGCAACTTTGATTATTTTAACAACATTGTCATCATCCGCCTCCCTAACAAACATAGGGTCAATATCCGAATCACGAAATTGTACAAGTGCCTGATATAATTCCATTAAAAACTTTTTATATAAATACTTGGATTACCAATAAACTATGTATATATTTGTAGAACGTTATTTGAAATATGGGGGTAACTTGGAATTGACTAGCATAGTTAATTACTCGGAGCATGTCGAGGCTGAACTAACCTTGTAAAACTGGTTCACACGATAAACGGCAACGTTATCAACAAACTCTCTGCAGTTGGTCTTATCCGTACTGAAGAGAACATTTCAGTAGCCTAATCTAGGATTGGGATACAAAACGGGTCGGTAAGCATACAACCTTGGAACAGAAGCTCGTACTGTGGTGTGGTTTCTACCCGAAAAGAAACACAACTCGTTTGTGGTTTTGAGAGCTCAAAAACCAATATTTCGGAACATTGAGAAGCGATGTTGACCTAAACATGTAGGGCTTAGTAGTTAAGATGAGTAGGAAGGGGTTCGACTCCCCGTACCTCCACCGTAAGAAAAAACCCCTCACTCGGAGGGGTTTTCTTTTTATGAAAAGTATTTTGTCCAAATTCTTTCTGATTTCAGTGAATACCACCACAATCCTAACTTATTGAACACTCTTGTGTGTGGATATAACAACGCTAACCTCATTCTTCTAACAATACTATCAACCTTTGATGGGTTGGCATGGAACAATCGACTAACCCATGGTATCTCTTTTGACACAACAACAGGTATATTGTTATTTACAAAATCAGCGGTTACAATGTTAAAAGTCTCCGTGAATGAAACCTGCATCCCCAAGTCCATAGATTGTACAACATCAATAAATTCATCGTGAGTTAACCAGCTATATTCAATTAATTCGTGTCTTGGGTTGTTCTTAAAGAGTTCTCGAATATTCTTTAATACCGGCTCACCCTTTCCTTCAATTCTTTTAACATTGATGTGAAATTTTAATTTTTTACCATAGGTGTCAGCATAATCAATAGCTGCAACCGCTTGTATCAACTGATTTTTAAGTGGTCTTACAGCACCAAAACAACCAATATTTAATTCTTTTTTGAAGAATGGTTTTGGTTTATTTTTGTTAAAAAATCCTACAGGGTAATAATTTGGTAGATATAAAAAAGCTCTATTTGTCAGGTCTGAAAAATTTTCATTAGTATCATAATCATTTGCTGATATAATGACATTCGGATATTTTGTGTATTGATATATCCAGTCAATTGCAATCCCTTCATTTGCCAAAAATGATATATCACTATGTAATCTTATAATCCACTTTACATTAGGATGTAGTTTTGTTAAAACTTCAAACTTTGATGGGACAACCCAAAGAGCCTCAATAATTACATGAGTTGGTTTATATTTGGTAACCTCTCTGTCAATACAGTTGTTATCATTTACTTCGACTAAATTCGATTCGATACCATTTTTGTTTAACATATCTGATACGAATTTAGCGGAGTTTAACAATCCAGACGATACTGAACTATAATTTGGGTGGGACGATTGCCTTTTTTTCAATATAAAAAGGACTTTTTTTTCTTTTTTCATAATTGGGTGGGATTATATCTATAAATAAGGTGAAAACCTCAAATGTGTATTACTTTTTTGTAATATTTTAATAATAAAAAACCCCTCACTCGGAGGGGTTTTCTTTTTAACTTTCTTTCTCTTTGTATTGATAAATAAATTTATCAATTCTTTTGTCCGTGTAACTTGTACATTCTTGGTGAAGTTTTTCAAAATCTCTGTAGAAATCCGAGAATCTTTCTTGAGTTATTCTCTGTTGTTCATCAAAACGACGATGGTTATTTTCAAAATCCCATCTGTACTGTTCTCTGTAACTCTGCATTTCTCTTTGGAGCTTTTGAACTCTACCCATTCCCAAAACTACCACCCCAACTAATGTCAGAGCAATAACCGTAAGAACACCTAAAGTGAAATAAAACATTTCCATAAAATAAAAGAATTATTGTTTATACCTGAATGGTATAAGAAATATAAGAATAAAAAAAGGTGAGACAAGCTCACCTGTAAATTTGTTGCAACTGAAGGATTCGAACCTCCGACCTTCAGGTTATGAGCCTGACGAGCTGGCCTCTGCTCTAAGTTGCGATGTAAGATTAAACGAAGCCTGAGATTACAGCTTTCTGTGAGAACCTTTTGAAGGATTATTGTTTCCCTTCGTATCCACTTCCTTTTGAGAAGTATTTCTCAGTCACGGTCTTTTAGGTTTACCACTCCTTGAGGTTTAAGTTACTCTCTTATTACTTAACTCTTTCCGAGGTTGCCACCCCAGTTCATCCTTGCGGGATTAAAGGTTTTTCGTAAAACTACAGTCGGACTTGGGGTCTTTCTGTACCACTGACAGCCAGTGATTAGGTAGTGACCTTTCACTTAAACCTGATGGACACTTTTCCTTTAATTATTTTTTAATAATTTAAGATTGTGTCGTGGATGTGTCAGAGTAGTGGTCCACCGTAAGTTCCGTCTCCTTTTGAGCGACAGAATACTAAACTACTCCGTGAGATATCCCTATCTCCATACTTTCAGATTACTTCATAAAGAGACCTTGGTAGGTCTTCCTTAGGGGTAGTAGCGACACCACTCGTTCTCTACCTTACCTTTCGGTTTTAAGTACCCTTCTGTATTGGAATCCGCAATATTGTAGTTGGAAGCCACATTTCTTACTTGATTCCTATGGGTTATTCTTGTTGGTGTTCCCACCTCAACTTGACAATCCACTTTGCCAAGTCACCTGACCACTTTCCCTACAGTGTTACCCTCGGTACTAAAGGTCTTGTGATATCCCACTTGTGTACTCGAGTTCCTTTCGAAACCGCAACCTCCTCAACACGGGGGAGGTCACTTTATCCTACTTTCGTAGTTTATTTAAGGACCATACACGGCCCATTATCTTTTACAGTTGTCTCAGAATCAACCCTAAGGTCTCATCATCAACATCCTGATGGATAATCTAATTTTCAAAGAACTTCTTCGGTCATTTCCGAATTGTTTTACAAATTTAAGTCAAATTTTTCGTTCTGTCAAATTTTTCTTAAACTTTTTTTTAAAGATTCGAGACTTGTATCTTAATCGTTGTCCGTCTCAAATCTTTTACAAATATATGGTGACTTTTTCATTCTACCAAATTTATTTGTAAGTTTTTTTAGATTTAACTTCCGAGTATCTTTCATCACCTGTAGGTGTCAAATCCTCTACAAATGTAAGAATAAATATTGCTGGAACAAGCAAAATCTGAAATTTTTTTTATTTCATCAATTGTTTGATTCTCTCGACTTGTTCCTTTAAGATTTTTTCCGACTCCTCAACACTTTCTTTTGTTAGAGCTTGGAATGCGGTAAATGGGGCCAGTGCCACGTCTTTTACAACTCCTCGTACTAAAGCGTAGTCACTTATTTTTTTACCATCAGTAACATTTGTACTTTTATATAATTTACTACCAGTCGATGAACCTGTCTTATCATTTCCTGTAGTAATTGGTGCGATTTCACCTTTTAGATATTTTTTTACATCCACTTTAGAATTTTTGTCATTAAAAATTGTAAGCTCAAGAGCATCGTCTGATTTGGTATATCCTACTACAGTTCTTTTTTTAAAAACTCTGCTTCCATTTGTGACCGACGCTCTACCAACTTTATCAAAAGTTAGTATATGTCCATCATCACCTTCTATTTTAATACTTTCACCTCTTTTGTCTATTACTGTTCCGTCTACAGGAGATAGTATAGTACTTTCGGACCTTGGATTAAATTCTACTGTTTTTGAAAACGTTTTTTCTTCGGCTTCTACTCCGTTTACTGGTGAAAAATAGTCCATATTAAAGTAAATTTTTTATTCTTTTTATATCTTCGGTCAATTTTGTAACATATTCCGTTGATTCATTTTGTATTGCTGAACTTAAAATATCCGCCAATCCTGGTGATAATTGTTTAACAAGTGGCATCAAAGCTTTGTTTTTTTGAGCGATTGTCATGTCCTTACCACCAATCAAATATTTTATAAAATTTTCAATATCTTCATCACTCGATTGTGAGGTAATTGGTTTGGTTGGTTCAGTTGTGGTATCTGAATCGGTTGTAGTTTCACTATCAGATTTTAATCCCACTGATGAACCCTCATAATACGGTTTTGGATTTACAGTTTGACCGTTTTCATACACTTCAAAATGGATATGAGGTCCTGTTGAGCGACCTCTACCAACATCACTTTTACCCCCTCCAGAAATTGCAATTACCTCACCCTTTTTAACATTATCTCCTACTTTTTTAAGTAATTTACTATTATGACAAAATCTGGTTTTAAGTTTTTTTCCATCAACCATTCCGTGGTCTATAGCAATTGTGCCACCACAAGCATTATTCGCCATTTCACTTTGAATAACAACACCATCGGTCATTGCTAGTACTTCAGTTCCTGTTGGATGAGCAATATCTAATCCAGAATGTTTTTTAACCTTACCTAATGTAGGATGTACCCTATTACCGAAAGGGGATGTTATTCTACCTTTAGAGGTATTTGTTATGTAAGAAAAATTTGTCATTATACCAATCTTTGTCTTAATGAATGATTTTCGGCTCGAAGATTTTCGTTATCCCTTCTTAAAAATTCAACTTCCACTTCTAATTTGGATACTTGAGCAGTCAATAATACAATGTTTTCTCTCATTTTATCTTTTTCTTTAGCCGACTCATTTAACAATGTCTCCAACTTAACAACTCTTTCTCTCAGGTCATCTCGATACATTTCGCTATCTTTATGTACATCCTGTTCTTGTTTAGCCTTTAACACCATCCTTTTTTCATAATACCTCCACGCAGCGGTAGAAGTTAAAACAGTTAACAATGTGATTACCACAGTATAAATTTGTTGTTCCATTAAGCAAAAAATATATCTATAAATATTATGAAATAAAAAAAAAGTGTGACATTTAGTCACACTTCTCACACTCATCCATAAAATACTTTCTCCACCATTTACTATAACCTGTGTTAGGTAGTTTTCTACTTATGATTTCAGATATTATAATGAAACCATAAAAGCTTAAACAGAAAACCACATACAGTTTAATTAAAGTGTTCAACATTGTGTTCTATTTGTACTCTAACACAATCTTGTGGTTGAGCTTCGTTCATTAAAAAGTTATTAATATACCCCATAATATTTGCCGAACCGATAGGATTTGCCGAGTGAGTATAAACTTTTGGAAAAGTAATTCCATTAATTTTTTTACTCTTCCTTGAAATTATGTCCTCCGCGAAATTATAATTATCATAGTAATAATCAACAAGCCATTTGGCACAATCCATACCTGTCTTTTCGGTTATATGAGTATAATCCAAAGTATAGTTAGGACTAACATTATTGAAGTATTCATTCATTGCGGTATCACCCAAATCGTGGTCCAAAGAAATTACTTCGATGCTCTCAAATCCAAGTTCCCTTACTTTTTCAACAAATTCATCATAAGAACGAACCACAACCCAATCAGGGTTGATTGGTGTTCTTACGTCATCGAGATATATTTTGTGTTTCATCAGACAAATATAGTTACTTTATTGTACTTTGACAAACTTTTTATACTTATTGTCTTTTCCTTTGATAACTCTCATTTGTAAATCACTATTAGGTAGTATTGACTGCCAATCAATAATTATTTCCGTACAAGGACCGAGATAGTCACCGTGAGCAAGGTGAGCCGGTACCGCCTGTGGTGCCACGTAAATAGTATGATAACTACCATTACCTTCAGCATGACAGATAGCAACTAAATTTCCGCCACCATTATTACCATCATCATCGTCATCATCGTCATCATCGCCAGGCGGGATAACAACATCAATATGGATAATTTGCTCAAAAGTTGATGTATTTCCACAATAGTCAGTAGCGGTGTAAGTTCTAATAATGTTGTTTCCTGATGTTTCAACATCTGAATAAGTAATGACCGGAATGACACAATTATCAGTTACTGTAATAAAAATAGAATCTATATTTACACTGTCCGAAAATTCAAGGTAAATTTGACCAGTTATAACAGGTGGAGTTAAATCTTGTGAAGTAATTGTTTGTGATGAAATTGAAGTATTACCACAAAAATCAATTGCTTGCCAAACTCTAATATAGTTAGTCGTACAACTATCTATTTGAGATATAATGTCATAACTTGTTAAAGCAAAATCACTACAGTTATCTGTAACTTGGGGGTCGTCGAATACTATCGAATCACTACAATCTACAGTACGAGCTTCAAATGGGATAAAAAGTGGTGATGTCTCGTCAACAACGTGAATCATTTGACTCTCCACTGACTGATTTCCAAAGTTATCGAAGGCTCTGTATACTCTAAAAATATCATAATTGTTTTCACATATACCAGTAGAAACTTCCTGATACCATGCAATCTCTACACTGTCATCACATTCATCTAACGCAACAGGAAAGATAACACTCAAATCAACATCACAAGATATGCTGATTTCAGGTTCAAAATTAACAAAATAAGGGTTAATCGAATCATTCTCACATTGTGAGAACGAAACTATCGAGAATAAAAAAGCAATTAAAGTTAGAGTTACGTTTTTCATCAAATTTAGTTTTTAGTTTATATAAATATCGTGCGCCTTGTAGGAATCGAACCTACGACCTACTGATTATGAGTCAGTTGCTCTAACCGATTGAGCTAAAGGCACTAAAAGTACTGGGAGCGGGACTCGAACCCGCACAGACACAATGTCCAAGGGATTTTAAGTCCCTCGTGGCTACCGTTACACCATCCCAGCATTTCAAATAACTTATGCAAATGTAAGGCGAAAACCTTAACCAATCAACTTAAAAACCAAAATAATTAAGTTTAAAACTACCACGGTTACTCCGAAAGCCACCGCAAAACGATACATAAATTCTTCGAAAGGTGTATTGTTATTGTATTTCATTTTATTAAAAAATTAGTAGTCAAGGAAGGGTTCGAACCTTCACGGGGTGTCATTATAGTAACCACATCGAAACGATGCTTTTTAACCCACGCTGCTATAACCATGCGTCGCGTCTGCCTGAAGAGTACTCTTTCATTTCCGCCACTTGACTATATTGAGTTACAAATATACTAACTAATTTTACTCAATCAACCGAATATTTATAGTAAATAAACTTTAATCAAAAAATAATGGTACAAAAAGAACAAATTTTGGGTTTAATTAGACACGGTCTAACTTTTATCGGTGGTATTTTGGTCGCTAAAGGTTTAGCATCTGAAGGTCAAATCATGGATATTGTTGGTATGGCTGTAACCTTTGTAGGTGCTGTTTGGTCTGTATTATCCAATAAATAATACCTCATTTTTGAGTATTAAGGGGAGTTTTAACTCCCCTTTTTTTGTGTATAATGATTATATACCTCCTCAACCGTAAAACACATTGTCATCTCTTCTGATGTTTTTGGGTACCTATATTTCCAATCATGCTGCCCACAAGGTTCATACACCGTTGGAATCCAAAATGCGAAATCTTTAGCTTCTTTACTCATATTTTTACCTTTAATATTGGTTGACTATCAAATTTTTCAATAATTTCATTAACCTCATTAATTGTTTGCCATCCCAAAACTTGGTCGTTTTCTCCAAGTTTAATCATATCTCCCACTCTATCAAACACAGCAACTTCGAATGTTTTTTCACCATCCCCGTATAAACCTTTTCCACCACCAACAACTGATATTTTGTATCCATTACCCAATTCCATTTGGGCTAATTTACCACCCATTCCATTTGGGTGTGGTTTGAATTCTAAATCAATAAAGTTCTTCATCGGTTTTAATTAATTTTTTACAATTTTCACAAAAATCATTAACATCGTAGTCATCATTATAAATTGCCATAAGACAATTCATATTATTACAGTGCTCAAGTCCTAAAGTATGCCCAATCTCATGGAGAATTGTCTTTTTATTATATCTACCAGACTCCAAAATAACTGTATTACTTCGGTAAGTAGTACCTCCACGTAATTCCATATCACCCGCGACTAAGTTTTCATTGGTGATGTAAATCATTTTTACTCCATCACGTCTGAGTTGGGGAATACAGTTTGTAATTTCCAAACTATTTCCATTCGAACTGTACATCTCGGGATTGGTTTGTACGGGAGATTCAATAATACAGTCGTATCCATAAAACTCTTCGATATTTGATTCAACCTGCTCCAATACTGATTGATTGAAGTCACCGAGCCCCCGAATTATAACTCGCTTAGGTCTTGGTTTTAAAGATTTAGGTTTGGTGACAGGTATCTCTGATACACTAGTATAAATTTTATCGCGTTCTTCATTATCTAAAAGTGGGAAAGTGTGGTCACCTTTTGATTGACAAGATGAAAGTAAAATTGTAATAAATAATGTTATTGTTATTGTTTTCATTTGACAAATATACGGTAGTAATTTGAATTACACAAATTTATTTATCTGTAGTATCCTCAATCATCCACTTTTCTAAAATTTCGGGGTTGGTTTTCCACTCTTTCCAGTTGTCAAAATCTAACAATCTTTCAAATGTTTTATTAGGTATTAACTTAAATCCATCGGGGGCAATACCCTCAAATTTATAATAATGAGAATTTTTAATTTTGTATTTTATCGGGTCTTCCATATAATTTATCAAAATATTCTAAAATATGTAATGTATAAGTCACTTGACCAATTTTAACTAAAATATCCTTTAATTTATCAGAGTTTAATGAATATTTTTTATCATGACCTAATCTATCGGGGACCGATTTAATTTTAACCCCTTTTCCGCCAGTTTTTTCATAGATAATATTGATAATTCTATTGTTTGAGTATTTTATCCCCGAACCAATATTAACCACTTCGTTTTTAATATCAGAAAACATTAAAAGAGCGATATATCTTGCGTTATCTTCAGAGTGTATCCATTCTCTTACGTGACTCCCATCACCATAGAGTGGAATTTCTTTTCCTTCTTTAATTGACTGATATATTTTAGGTAGGAACTTCTCAGGATACTGGTGTTCTCCGAAATTATTACAAGTTCTTGTGATAAGATATGGGAGTCCGAATGTTCTATGGCAAGCTTGGACTAAAAGGTCGGCTGCCGCTTTTGATGCCGAATAATATGAACTCGCCTTTAATGGGAAAGTCTCATCGGCTTCTACTCCTACACCATAGTCAAACATATCACCATAAACTTCGTCCGTCGAAATTTGAATGAACTTAATGAGGTTAGGATTTTTCCTTGCAACCTCCAAAAGATTAAATGTTCCCTCTATGTTTGATTTAATAAAGGGCATTCCGTTAGATATAGAGTTATCTACGTGACTCTCCGCCGCAAAATTCACAAGATAATCATAACTTCCCAGGTCATCGGCAGTTATATCGCAGATATCTTTCTCAATAAACTCGACTTTATGTTTTATGTTATCTTTATTTGCACAATATGTCATTTTATCAACACAAACAACATCCAATTCGTAGTGGTCAAGTAAGTAGTTAATAAAACTCGACCCAATAAAACCGGCACCACCTGTTACAATTACTCTCATATCATCTATAAATTATACCGTAAATAATACAAACATCATCATATTCAATCATTAGAACATTACCATTCCTATAATATAAATAAACTTTACATCTCTTCATTTCCTCATCAACCGCATACCAATATGAACCATTACCGTCATCAGTTTTATATTCGGGATTCAAGGTTTGATAGAACTGAATTTCTTCAGTATATACTATAACATCACTACCTTCTAACTTAATTAGAAGTTTGTCAGATACCGGTTTTGTTTCACCCCAAGCAAATTTAGAATACTCGTTGTCTCTAATACCAATTGTAAGATTAACCGCGGCGGCCCATGTTTGGGCAAATGTTAGTGATGTGAGTAAACATAAAACTAACGTAATTAGTGTTTTTTTCATTTTAATTTTTATAATTTTTCAAATATCTTTCTTTTCTTGCCGAGTTTTTGTTTTTTCTCTTAAATGTATCGAGCTGTGAATCACAGTTGGGGCAAACCAATCTTAAATTATCTCTCATATTGTTCGACGCATTTCCATCAATGTGGTCTAAAACAAAAACTAACTTCTTTTCATTCCATTTATCCTCCAAATCACAAATCGCACATTTGTGGTTTTGGTCTTCGAGAAAATATGGTTTTAAATAACTAATATTCCTATCATAACAATAATCTTTTTGATTATTTAAATAGTTTTCGTAATTAAACTTTGTTCTGTCTTTTACCGAACATTCAAAAGAACAATATTTCTGCTCTTTAGGGGCATTTTCAGATATATTATTACTACAATACTTACAATTTTTTTGTTCATTTATCCCTTTATTATGGGGGACAAAATCTTCAGGGAAAACCTTTCTTTTTTCTAAAGTTAATCCCATTTTTTTAGATATTTTTTTTATGTAAGTATCACTTACATTGTACATCCTACCAATTTCTCTGTAGGATTTTTTTTCTTCGAAGATTAATTTATATAAATCTTCTTTTTTAAATTTTTGTTCGGTTTCCATATTTAATAAATATCACAACTCGAACCAATAGTCAAAAAAAATTAGTACCCCCGTCTGGATTCGAACCAGAAAAATTTCATTAGAAGTGAAATAGTATATCCCTTTACTTACAGGGGCAAATGTTGTTGTTCCTGAGTACAAATATACGAACATATTTCAAATAACCAAATAAATTATTTTTTTACAAGTTATTTTTTATCCGACATAAATTTTGTATATTTGGATAGATGGAGAAAGTTTTAGTTTTAAACTCAGATTTTACCCCCATTAATGTGACATCCGTTTATAAGGGGTTCAATTTGGTTAATAAAGGTAAGGCGGAGATATTAAAATCTCACGAAAAGCCAATACTTGCTGGTTTACAAACATTTGTTAGACCTCTCATAATACGCTTATTCAATTACGTAAAATTCAGATACCACAAATTAAAAATTAATCGTCACCGGCTTTTCAGACGAGATGATTACCAATGTGTTTATTGTGGAAGTAAAAGGAATTTAACCGTGGACCATGTTGTCCCCAAATCTAGAGGTGGTGGAAATGGTTGGACCAATTTGGTAACGTGTTGTTCAAGTTGTAATAGATTTAAAGACAATCGAACTCCTGATGAAGCCGGCATGAAACTGTTAAAAAAACCGTATGAACCCACAATATTTTCAGATGTTGTAAATCCTCAGGTTGAGTTCATTTGGGAAGAGTTCAGAAAGAGTTTCATATAAAAAACAAAAAGATGTCTCTCGACATCTTTCTGTTAGATTTGGAATACCCCCTTTCTTTAATTGGTTTATCCCATTCGGAGTCTACTCCGAGAGGTTTCTTAACTTAATCCAATTTTTGATAAAATACCTGAATCTTCTTTAGCCCCTACCGCATTATCCGTAATGCTAGCAGCGGCATCTTTCATTTTACCCGATATTGAACTAATTAAAGGACATATCACTGAACCCAATGCCGATTCAATCTTTTGACCTAATTCAGTATCACTTAACACCTCAACTACGGTATTTCTTAATATATCCGCAAGTGGGCTATCACTAGCATATTTTTGTTGTAATTGTCTAACCGTGCCTTCAGCCATTGCCTTTGAAATCACTTTAGTTGCAAAATTACAATCACTAAATAATTTTGGTATATCCATGATATCAACATCGCCTAGTCCTGTAACTAAAACGCTACCTAACCAGCTATCAGGATTTAATCCTACTTTTTCTAATAACCAAGCAATTCCTCTTTCCTTGAATGTGTCAAATATTGAATCTATTCCTTTTGGAAATAATCCAGAAAGAACTTCCCAAAACCCTTCGTTAATTACTTGTTTGTCAAAACCTTGAGAACTAAGGTAGACCATTTCATTGATTAATTCATCACTTAACTTAATTCTATCTTTTTTACCTTTAATTGTTCTACCTTCACCAATAATTTTAAATCTATTTTTAACGATTTTACTTTCTTCAGTTAAAACTTTTTTCTTGTTTTGTTGGATTGAGATTAGATTTTCACGTATAATATTTTTTAATTCTTTTTCAATTCCTTCATTACTTGCAGTTCTTTGGGATGTTCTCCAACTGTCGTACATAGATTTTATACCATACATTCCTTTATCTCTAGTTAATTGTCTAACTTGGTCATCGGTGCTTACCCCAAATACTCCTGCGTCGTAACCTCTTGCAACAGTAAATCCATCAATACCTTGTTGAGCTATACAGGCCATTACGATATTTTTTGCCTCCTCAATAGCATATTCGTCAGTGAGTGGTGTGAATTTTCTTGGTTTTTTTGTTGCCGATGGTGAATTATAATAAAGGTTTTCAATATTTGTCTTACATTCTAATGCGGTATATCTTGGAGCATTTTTGTATGATTTAATCTCTTTTTTTACATCTTCTTTCTTCTTAGGCCCCAAATCAGTCACATTTAATCTATATATTCTTGTAGTTAAATCAGTAATACCTATTTCAGTAATATCATATTGGGTAAGCACATCAGCTAAAGTCTTAGGGTTGCTTTTCGCATACTCATAGTCAGGTGTTCCATAAGCCGGGGCTTCTCTAGTATATCCCTTCTCAGTCAATACTTCATCTAGCTTTGTAATTTGGTCTGGCCTCATGTTTGTAAGAGCGGTTTGCTTGTAAAGAGTAACACCAGGGATTGATGTAGTATCCGATTTCCAACCTGTCATATCTTCAGGTTTTGTGGTAGTTATACCTTTATCTTTTGACTGGATGACCTTAAGCTTAATGCCTTGGTCCGGAGTTAAATTTGTAGTGTCTTGAGCCACACCGGCGGTTTGAGCGATTTCTGTACAATCCCAAAGTTTCTTGTTTCCTGTTGTTGCGTTAACTACTGTTTTGTCAGCTAAAAAATAAATGTTTTCATTTACCCCCTCAGTTTTAGTAAATTTTATTTTAAATCCTTTGATTGCGAATCTACCATCTTTCAATTTTACAGGTTGGGTATGGTCAGTATCTAATTTGAACCATCCGTATTTTCCTGAAATATTAGTATTAGGGTCAATTTTGAAGCAAGCATTCAACGAATTTTTCAAAAATCCCTCATCTGATTGCGTTTGGGCCGCCCCTGCCGCTTGTTCTTTAATATTTTTTTTCATTTTTTTTTGATTTTAAGGTGCTATATTATTATCGGCAACATCACGTCCTGTGTCAACCGACATATCAATTGCGTCTTTTTTAGGTTCTGGAGACGCTTGTACTTTACAAATCTTATCAACATCAGCATCTGTAAATCCACCGGTAAAACCTTTAGCGGTGAGAGCTTTTTGAGTTTTAGGTCCAAATTTACCGTCGGCAACTAAACCTAAACAACCCTGAACTTTTTTAATTGCTTCTGATTTACATCCTTGAGTGTATGTACCAGTACATGCTTTATATGAACCTCCAGTATATACGGTTTTTTTACCATCTTCGGTTTTTTTACCATCTTCGGTTTTTTTACCATCAGTCGTTTCAGGATTTGCTTGGACTTTGTTTAATTCTTCTTCCGCATCAGCAACTTGCGGGGCTATTGCCGACCAAACATACTTTCTAAAATCTTCCCCATCAATATCACTATCCAAATCATCATATAAATCACCATAGGTATTATTATAGTACTGGTACATAGCACAAATGTCAGCTACGGTTGTCATTTCAGAAAAGGCCGATTTTATATCGTTAAGTGTTGTTCCCACCCCCTCAATTGCATTATATATTTTATCTGCGGCGGCCCTGTGCTCACTTTTACCCAAAGTGGGTTTTAAATTTTTAGTATTTGAATTACATCCTTGAAAAAACGCTTGAGTTTTTGCAAAAGCATCTCCTCCACCAGAAGTGTTGTAAATCCAAGCACCTATTGAGCTAGCCGCGGCAATCCCATACGTGGTAAGCCAAGGTATCGTAAGAAAGGCGGCAGGAATTATTTCGGTAATTAATTGATTACTGTTAATATTTTCAGTTAAAGTCTTACGACTATCGTATTTCATCATGAGTAGAGCTCTTTTTAACTCTTCCTCAGCAATTTGTCTTTTGTTCATTTTAAAATGGTTTTTTAATAAATATATCTTTCTATAATAAAGTGTTTGCTTTACCTCTATTTATTTTGACGATTTCGGACCATTTGGTAAGACCTATTTGATTAGCCGGACCCGTTCTGGCAACACCTGATTCCCACTTTGTTACCGTGGGGTATACGGGTTTAGCTCCACCTCCGGATGATGCCCCACCACTACTTGCCGGCGCCGCGTCTTGTTCCCCAAATTCTTCTTTTGAGGTGTCAGTACTGTACTTATTAAATACTAAAATTAAATCATCAATATTCATTGACATAATGATAAATATTTTGTAGTATAGAAAATTTAATTTATATTTGCCCATTATGAAGAACACACTGATTTTATTTTTTGTCGTATGTCTAACTTCTTGTTATAGATACGCAGAACAAACCACTCCAACTCTATCAGGTGAGTATGTTATTGATAAAATTACGGTTTTGAATAATGAAAGTTTTGGGTCACCTAACGATAGTATCTATTTACCAGGTGATATATACTCTGATACGTTGTCTGATTTCCCTACCGATTTTATTGAAGTCGGTTCTTCTCGTTGGCACTTTGACTATAGTGCCGTTTGTTTTAGTCCTACTCCCACTCCATGGGGTGAGTATGAATGGTCTGAAAAATATTTCTACGATTTGATTCCGTCTTGGTCCATACATGACCCTGGTTATGTTGAATTTAATATACCAGGTCGTAGAGTTTTATTCAAAATTATAGACGATGGTCTTGAAAGCTTGACCTTGAGAACAACAGGTCAATGGTATTATGATGAAACGGAATTATCCCAAAAATCGATAACCTTACAGATGACAAGAATTGGTCCTTAAAACAATTCTGCGTTTGGTAAATTTCTTGAATTAACTAAATAATATTCAGTCAAAAAAGAAACCACTTCTCCTTCGTCGATTGATTCTTCAAGATATTCATCTTCGTCATCGAAATCATCGAAGTCGGCATATTCTTCATCTTCCTCAAATAAGTCGCTGAATTTAATTGAATCGTTATCTAAAAAAGAATAACCAAATTTCTTTATTTCATCTAAACCAATTTGGTCTGTTCTGATTTCATCATCGCTATCCTCAATTAATCTGAATGTAACATCCAAAGTTTGAGTCGTTTCGTTCACACTATATGAAACTAATTCTTTGATTTCCATAATATCCATCTTTTCTTAACAAATATTAAAAAAAAAATTAAAATACAGATTATCTGCCAATTATTCTTTTAAACATGTCCAATGTTTTATTAACTTGTTCTTCAAGTGGTTCCAATTGGTCCATGTCAATATCATCTGATTTTGACAAATCAATCTTGTCAAATTTTGGCTCATCCCATTCTGATTCCATATCCTCGTCATCAAAGAAACGACCTCTCATTGTATCCATATCCTCATCGTCATCATCAACAAATATTTCCATTTCACCTTCAGGGCCTACCAACATTTCTGTTTCATCATCTTCAAATGTCCCGTGGTCCATATCTGTTGGTCCATCACCAATCATATCTTCATGTTCTTCCATATTAACGGCCATGCTATCAGGACCACCAAAATCAAAAGACACTTCTGGAGCGGTTTCGGCATCTACACTATAATACATCTCATTGATATTCATATTTGTGTATGATTTAACATCACCTCTATTATTCACAGTTATACCACCTTTGTCGTTAGCCAAATCTTGTACATATAATGGTTGTTGGTTATTTTGGCCGTATTGGGTGGCGTATCCATCATATACTGTTTTATGTTGGTCAAGAATATTATTCTTTTCTGCTTGGGTCATCTTGAAAAAATATGAATTCATAGTTTTGTTTTTATAATAAATATATTGATTGATGTTAAATTGTTTTTTATATTTCTGTCATGAAAACTCCGAAAAAATTTACTCAACCAGTTTACAAAGATAACAGAGGGTCGTTCGTACCAATTAAATTAGAAGATAATTGGGTGCAAAGTAATTTAAGCATTAACGACAACCCATATACATGGAGAGGTCTCCATTTCCAAGTCGGTCCAAGGAGACAATCAAAATACATCACAGTAATCAAAGGTAGAATCATCGATGTTATTGTATGTTTAACAGGTGATAATATAGGTGAGGTTGAAGTTTATGAGTTGAAGGAAGGTGAAGGTCTTTATGTCCCCAAGAATTATGCTCACGGGTTTTTAACTTTAGAGTCGGGTACAATTGTAAGTTATTTTGTGGATGAGATTTATTCAAAAGAACACGAAGTTTCGGTTCATTGGATGAGTGTTCCTGAAGTTAAGTCGGTTGTTGAATCTCACTTGGGTAATAACCAACTTGTAATAAGTGATAAAGATAATGTTGCTATAGAATTTAACGAATACATACAAAAATGACGATAGATATTCATGAATACGCCGAAGATGCGGTTTTACTAACAGGTTTAGATAACGCAATCATCGGAATTGTGGAAGATTTCACAGGTAGAAAAATATTATACTCTAAAACCAAAATTATAAACATTTTGATGGTTAGAGATGGTATGACCGAGAGTGAAGCACAAGAATTCTATGATTATAATATTCTTGGGTTATACGCGTCCGACTTAAATCCTGTTTTTTTAGATATTGAGATTACTCCGGTTCCTGTAAATGGTGAATGGGTCTTTAATCTAGACTAAATGCATGTAATTCTCAAGTACTTTAGTCGCAAATCTAGGTATAAAACGATTAATTGAGCTTAATTCGACTTCTTTACCGTTATCTTCCAAATATCTGATGACACCAGAAATCATTTCGGCTTGAGCTATGTTAGCCATATCCAAAACCTCATCACAAATTTCATTATCCGTTCTGTGGTATCTAAATTCTAATTCCATCCTATCTTTTCCCATATATAAAAATGGAGCCGCTTGAAACATATTAACAGCACTACATTCTCTCAATTTAAGTAAGTAGTTTTTGAAAAATTTCATTTTAAAGTAACTGAATACGTCAATGTTTCTCATGAAAACTTCATTTGACCCGTCTTGTTCGTCGACCCTTTCTTTATCTAGTTTCCAAGCGTCACAAGATGAAATCAACGCCAATGTTGAGCCGTTTTCCCAATTTACTGAATATTGAATATCACCAAATAAACTACTTTTACCAGTTACGGTACCCTTGGTACCTGGTGGCACACTGTTCCACTCGTCTTCCATGTGGTAACAAATTACTGTATCGCCTTTTTTTAGTTCAGGATTTAACATCTATAAAATTATACCAATAAATATATTCGAAGTATTTATTAGTATATGAAAATGTCAGTATTAATAACAGAACATCAGAGAAAAGTTCTAATTACAGAATCTTTATCTGATGATTTTGCTGAAACCATTAAAAAAAATTACCAAATGGCCTCTGAAATTCTAAAGGAATCAAAAGAACAGATGGGACTTAATCTTCAGTTTATGATGACTTGGGGAGCTAGTATTGGTGGTTTTGTTGGTCCTCTGACAGATTTTATCGAGGGAAAATTTCCTGAATTAAATTCGGCTCAAATAACTTCAATATTAATTGGAATCATTTCAACATTTTATTTGGACAATAAAAAAATGATTTCCTCAATTCTTGAAAAAATTAAAGAGAAGGGGTTATCCGAATATTTTAAGGAGGTTTTTACAAAGGCAAAAGAATTAAAGGATAGTTTTTTAACTTTTATTGAAAGTTTAAATTTGACATTTCATAAAGTAACTAATATGATGACCTACACATTCATCATTCCTTTGGTTGAAAAACTAATCGGTATTGCTCAAACGGGTCAATTGGATGAAGCCGATTTAAAACAGTTGGCTTTGAGAATTTCATCCTTTGGATTATTGACCGTATCTTCTATTGGTATCGTCAAACTTGTCAAAAAAATGGTAAATCGATTCAGAGGTAATTAAATCGTTTTATTATAATCCATAATTTGGTCAATTACTTGTTCTTTTTCATCATCACTTAAATTGTGAATATCTCCGTGAGTATCAAACCAATTTCTAACAATTTGTTCAAATGGTTGTTTTCTCAAACTTGATAATCTTCTAAAACCTTTCACTTGAGCCGGAATTTCGTGAGATTGGGTATAATACTCCAATGAATTTTCAACATCGTCCTCATCGTGACCGTCAAATTCACCTTTGTAAGTTTGCACCCCATGTTCTAATTCGTGAGCAATAATTTCATTAAGTTCTCCAATGATATCATATAGATTTTTAGACAAATTGGCAGGATTAAACATAATGACTATTTCAATCACATCCTCATCAGGAACATAATTCGCATTGATTTTAAAACCATCAACTTTTTTTGTTCTTTTCAATGATAACTCAACTGTAAATCCAATAGGGTATTTAGAAAAAATATACAAACCAGATTCATCTTCAGGTAAATAAAATTCACCTGATTTACCTAATTTTAAAGCATTTACAATGTCTCGTACTACTTGTCTGGTTGCTTGTCTGCTCATTCTTTGTTCTAGTATTGGTTCGTCACTTTCAAACTTGTCTCGTATTTCAACATCATCTATAACCACATTTTGATTATTTTCGGGGTCGAAGAATTGTAGCACCGAAGATAAGTAATTTTCTAATCCATACTTCATGGATAACGCAGTTTTCATAAAATTAAATTTATGATTAGGGCCAACTTCCTCCAATCTTCTGAAAATCAATTTACTAACATCATCATTAAACTTTGTAAAAATAATTTTGACTCTCATATATGGGTATTCCGTACCCACTCTTATCATATTTCGATACCCTAACAACTCAATTTTGAAATCAATATCACAATCAATAGTGCTCAATATTTCTCCAGTGTAGTTGAATGTTTGGTCCTTTAGTATATCATTAATCCTATCTATCGATTTTTCACTTAACATATCAATAAATACTCTTTGACCAATAATAATTTTTCACTTATATTTTAGTGTTAAACAAATAATATGGATAAAAAGTTCGATTTCAAAGATATCACATTGGTTCCTGAAACCATCTCATCAATTTCGTCTCGTAGTGAGATTGATATTTTGACAGATTCTAAACATTTACCCCTTATGGTGTCACCAATGGATACTGTTATTGATTACACAAGTTCTATCGATTTTTGGCAAGAAAACATGGTTCTATGTTACCCAAGGGGAATGGAGCCGACTTATACAGGTTTCAAATCTATATCATTAGATGAATTTGAGAAATTGGTAAATACCAAGTGTTCGGTACTACCAAAAATACTGGTTGATATTGCCAACGGTCATATGGAAAAACTATATAATCTATCCAAAAGATTTATGGAACAATACCCATATGGAGAACTGATGATTGGTAATATTGCCAACCCAAAGACGTATGAAAAATTTGCCGAGATTGGTGTAAAATATATTCGTGTTGGTATCGGTGGTGGTAGTGGTTGTTTAACATCGGCAAATACTGGTGTCCATTATCCCATGGCGTCTTTGATTAAGGAATGTTTTGAAATTAAAAAACAGTGGGGTTATAACTCTAAAATTGTTGCCGATGGTGGTTTTAAAAATTATGATGACATTATTAAAGCCCTTGCTTTAGGTGCCGACTATGTGATGTTAGGAGGTATGTTGAATAAAACTTTGGAATCATGTTCAGATACTCTGTTGTTTGGTAAGTTTAAATTATCCAAAGAACGGGCTACTAAAATTTGGGAAAAATATCCATTTATGAGAAAGTATTTCTACAAAAAGTTTAGAGGTATGAGTACAAAGGAGGTTCAGAAAAAATGGGGTCGAGGTAAAATTAAAACATCCGAGGGTGTCCATCGGATGAATAAAGTCGAATACTCATTAACGGGTTGGACTGAAAACTTTAAGGATTATTTGAGGTCGGCAATGTCTTATACCAATTCAAAAAATCTTGAGTCATTCAAATATTCTGATTTTGTGTTCATAACAGAAAACGCCCGTAAAAGATACGATAAGTAATTACCAAGTACGACACGCCCAATATCTGGCCTTCCATCTTGGTCCAGGATTGTCACAGTTGTGTCTTGCTCTGAATGATTTACGTCTTGCCGGATTATTTTTTTTAATTACCATTCTTTTACCTTTGGCCGACGAGCCCCCAAATCCAAAATTAACTTTAACCACATTACCTTTATCGTTTTTAACATAAACTTTGAATTTCTTTACGTCACCCTGCATGATTTTACCAAGTTGTACTTTTCTACCTTTATATTCAGCTTCACTTAATAAATCACTGACCACAAAATCAGTTTCCTCAACGCTACCATATGCATCTTCATAGATAATTCTTGATTTTGACTCAACAGATTCAGTTAAGTTTTTTTTCATCTCCAAAGAGACCATTTCGATAATTCTTTTTAAATCAGATTCTGTCAATCTTACAATTTTAGACATAATATTAACTTTATTAATAAATACCCTTATATTTGTATATAAACCTAAAAAAATGAAATTACTTAAATTTATAACACAGGTATCAGTATCCTTCTTATTTGGTTTTGGATTTTGGTACTGTATCGGAATTCTATTATCAAGTGAGTTTAATCCACTCGTTTGGCCAATATACGGAAAATTACTATATATAATTTTTTCTTGGGGTACCGCTAGAGCAGTTCAAGAAATCATACAACATTACTGATTTTCTATTTAGAATATTTGCGAAACAAAAAAGCAAACCCAAAGGACAAAACCGACAAACAGTACAAAACGAAATTTGCTTTCCACAAATCTCCTGTCAAAGATAAAAGGTAGTACTGAATTATATCGAATCCAAACGGGTTGAAAAACATCCCTAACATTAGAAATTTGACTGATAGATTCCCCACGAAAATTTTTCTCCAAGTTGTTTTTACTATCTCCATCTTCCATGTTAGGACATTTACTTTTTATGTTTCGACAATTAACATGTCTAACATCGATAAATATGTCGTTAATGAAATAAATTGGTAGTTACGATATATTTATGGAAGAAAAGTAACCCAAAAATGGAAAGAATTAAAATAGACGAAGCTCAACTACGAAAAGTAATACGTCAAAGAATTTTAGAAGAAACTGAAATTAAAGAAAAAGAACGCAAACCAATGTGTTTAACTAATAACACCATTCCTTTGGATGAGATTGTCGGTCAGGCCGATAACTACGTTAATTACACTCCAGGTGTTATGAGAAGGGGTATGGGTGTCAATTCTATGGTTGATACCATTGGTATCCTTAATAATTTGAGATTATTTAAGGACGTTACCGATGGTGGAGCTCATTTATCTTATGAAATGATGAATCACCTTAACAAATTTAGAAACAAAAACTACTATGATGAAACAAGTGGTGAATGTAATAAAGCTATGGATAAAGTCATAGAATTATACAAAGAAAATGAGCACGGTACCGAACTTGTAAAGGACATTGAAAGAGTTTTGGCATTACAATCGAGAGATGACGAGTTCACTCCATCACCAAGAGCCAAAGAATATTTGAAAAGATGTATAGCTTTAATTAAAGAAAAATAAACCTCGTAAGAGGAGTCTTAGGACCGTTATGTTACATAACAGGAAAAGGGGAAGTTCGCTACTGTCCCCTTTTTTGTTTTATGAAAATATTTATAAGTAATAAAACAAAAATAAAATAAAAATTATGGCAAAATCATCATCGGCAGTTGGTGCTAAAGAAACTTTCGGTACTAGAAAAAAAGGGAAGGCGAAAAGAAAGTACGGACCAAAAGAAAATAAACCCAAATCTTACAGAGGACAAGGAAAATAAAAAAACAAAACAATGAAAAAACTAATTGGTGAAATATTATTCTGGTTAAAAGGAATTTTTAATGATGAAAAGGGAAATCCATCATCAAAAAGAATTGTTGGTATGGGTTGCTCCGTGGCCCTTTGTTTAACCATGTATCACAACAGTTTTTCAACTGTTGATGTGGCTCCGGCAGAATATTTGGTTGATGCGGTTGCGTTATTAGCATTCGGATGTCTTGGACTTGCGAGTATTGATAAATTCACTGCAAGAAAACATAAGAAAAAAGACGAAGAAGAATCATAATAAAATTAACCCCCTTTTTAGGGGGTTTTTTATTTTCTTTTTTTCTTAACGGGTTCAGGTTTCTTGTCAATAGTTTCAACTGAAACTGGTCCATTTTTAAACTTATCCAAATCATAAGTCCAAATTGAGATTGTGTCCTCGTCTTCGTATTTTCTTACAAATTTACTCATTATGTTAAAAGATTTATTATGAACAAAATTATTAAAACTATGGGAATGCTCCAAAAAAAAGCATTAATTAATTTTATAACTTCCACTTTTATAGACACCCAATTCTCATCACGTATATGATAATCGGAAAATCTACGGCTAAAAGTGTTTATCAAACACAAGATTATAAATGAATACATTTGACAAATATAAACAAAAAATCCCACCGAAGTGGGATTTTTGTCTTTTTTTTTAACTTGGTTTTACTTCTTCAAAATCTACGTCTGAAACTTCAGGGTCGCTAACTTGACCTTCGTCTCCTTGACTATAAATTCCTTGAGTAATCGTTTGAGCGACCAACGCCAATTTACCAGTACCGTTTCTTACCTTTTCAATATCCTTTTCAGCGATTGATGTCTTCAATTCTGATATTGCTTCAGCAAGTTGGGTTTTTTGTTCTTCGGTCATCTTCTCCTCCAAATCTTTCATGGTTTTTTCGGATTGGAATACCAAAGAATCCGCTTGGTTAATAGCGTCGGCATCTTCTCGTGATTTTTTGTCCGCCTCTGCGTTCATTTCCGCATCTTGTTTCATCTTTTCGATTTCTTCTTTTGAAAGACCTGACGATGATTCAATACGGATTGATTGTTGTTTGTTGGTTGCCTTATCCATCGCCGATACATTGATAATACCGTTGGCATCGATGTCAAAAGTAACTTCAACTTGTGGAACACCTCTCATTGCTGGTGGTAGTCCGTCCAAAATGAAACGACCAATTGTTCGGTTGTCTTGAGCCATTGCTCTCTCCCCTTGTAGAACGTGAATCTCTACTGATGGTTGATTATCAACCGCCGTTGAGAACACTTGGGACTTTTTAGTTGGGATTGTTGTGTTTGCCTCGATGAGTTTTGTGAATACACCACCTTGAGTTTCAATACCAAGTGATAGTGGAGTCACATCAAGTAACAATACATCTTTAACATCCCCTGCGAGTACACCTCCCTGAATTGCTGCACCGAGTGCCACAACTTCGTCAGGATTAACTCCTTTTGATGGTTCTTTACCGAAGAATTTTTTAACCGCTTCTTGGATTGCCGGAATACGAGTTGAGCCTCCAACCAAGATAATTTCATCAATGTCCGCAGGTTTCAAACCGGCATTTTTGAGAGCTGACTTACACGGTGCGATTGTACGTTGTACCAAACTGTCAACAAGTTGCTCAAACTTTGCCTTTGTCATTGTGCGAACAAGGTGTTTTGGAACACCATCTACCGGCATAATGTAAGGTAGGTTGATTTCTGTTGATGGTGAAGTTGACAACTCAATTTTTGCCTTTTCAGCTCCTTCACGGAGACGTTGAAGTGCCATTGGGTCTTTGGTCAAATCAAGTCCGTTTTCATCTTGGAATTCTTTAACGAGCCAGTCAATGATTACGTTATCGAAGTCATCACCACCGAGGTGAGTGTCACCATCAGTTGCCAATACTTCAAATACACCATCACCCAATTCAAGGACTGATACGTCGTGAGTACCACCACCACAGTCGAACACCACAACTTTCATGTCTTTACCTTGTTTGTCAAGACCGTAAGCAAGTGCCGCCGCAGTTGGTTCGTTAATTATACGTCTAACGGTAAGACCCGCGATTTCACCAGCTTCTTTAGTCGCCTGACGTTGAGCGTCGTTGAAATACGCCGGTACCGTGATAACCGCCTCTGTTACAGTTTCGCCCAAATAATCTTCAGCAGTTTGTTTCATCTTTTGGAGAACCATTGCCGAGATTTCTTGTGGTGAATACTTCCTGTCTTCAATTTGGACACGAGGAGTATTACCGTCACCTTTAACTACCTTGTAAGGTACTCGTTTAATTTCTTTTTTACTCTCATCAAAACTGCCTCCCATGAAACGTTTGATAGAATAAACTGTTTTGTCAGGATTAGTAACTGATTGACGTTTAGCCGGGTCACCAATCTTTCTCTCACCACCATTCGCAAAACCTACAATTGAAGGGGTGGTTCTTTTTCCTTCACTGTTTGTAATCACAACAGGTTCGCCGCTTTCCATAACGGCAACACACGAATTTGTTGTTCCTAAATCAATACCTATAATTTTACCCATATAACTTTTATTTTTAAGAAATATATGTTGTTTATTTTATGGAATCAAGTCCGACAACAAAATATTAAATAATGTGCCAAAAATAAAAGTATGACAAAATGTCAGGATATCTGACAATTAGATTTCCGGTTCTAAAGCATACAACCTCATATATTTTTTTAATAAGGTTTCACCCGCTTTATTGATTCTTGGTTGGAATTTACTAATCAAATCTACCAAATTTTTTGAGTTATCGATGAATCTTGCTGGTTTTTCATTGTGAAGTTTCATCCATTTGTAGTAATCAGTTAAAAACCACTTATATAGATTATTGAAAATACTGACTTCTTTACCTGGTGATAATTCACCTATTTTAGATAATAATGTTTCAATAAACACATCTGAATTGAAATTCTTTAGGTTATTAGCCCCTCTCCAATACTTTGTATTTTTGAATTCTTCAAAAGGCATTCTAGACCTCAAACTAAATGCTTCTTGTACTTTGGCATTAACCTCATACGGTTCTGAATTATATACATAATCCATAAAATTTTGCCAAACACTGAAAATTTCCCTTTTTACATTAACATTTTTGTTACCAGCCCAACTTAAAGTTACATTCATCTGTTTAGCACCCCTTTCAGCTCTTTTGTAGAATTCATACAAGTGGTTACATTCATGTGTAATCGTATCTCTAAAATCAAATAATACCGATTCACTCATACTGTCATCATAAGAACTTCTTATTTCTACAGACAGGTCCATTCTGGCAACAATAGTTTGGTCAACTTCCTCTAAAATATATTTTGGTAATTCAAATGATGGTTCTTTTAAATAAGACCCTTTTAGATATTCTTTTTGTATTGATTGGGCCGCTCCACCAGTTGTGAATGGAACATTGGCTTTTTTTCTGGGAGAGCTCACAAAAGTTAGAGTAATTTCAATCTGTTCAATAGGTAATTCGATAAAGTCATCCATACTAGATTGATAGATATATGACATTTCATCTACTGAAATCGTAAATTTGTATTTGCCACTTTTTTTTGTGTCTAAAAATTCTTTTACTTCAGATTCTAATTTAGAATAGATTAAATTGGTATATGCTAATGCCGCTCTGGACACTCCCAAATCCTCTTTTATCAACTTTTTTAATTGTTCTTCCGATAATCTAACTCTCATACTAATAAATACTCAAAAAAAATTTTAAGTGATTACTTTATTTTTTCAACTTTATCTCGTATTTATTTCAAAATGAACAAGAATTTAATAAATAATAAATAAACGTAACCTCCTTCGGGAGGTTTTTTTTTACCCTAAAGTAATATGAAAAACACAAAAGTTTATCACGAGTTGGTCCAAAAGATGAGGACCTTTTTTCTAAACAAAGGTTTTCTTGAGGTTCCGACCCAATCAAGATTATCAATTCTCGCAGCATGTGAGAATCCACACTCAATCACAACGTTTGAGTACCAAGGTCAAATTTGGCCATTACCACAAACAGGTCAAATGTGGTTAGAGTATGAATTGTTACAAAATCCTGAATGGCCAGGTGTGTTCTGTATCTCAACATCGTACAGACAAGAAAAAGACCCAATCCCAGGTCGTCACGAATTAATCTTCCCAATGTTTGAGTTCGAGTCAAAGGGTGGTATGAAGGAATTACTTAAATTAGAATCTGAATTACTTGCGTTTTTAGGTTTTGATTCACCTGTTGAAGTGAATTATGACGATGTTTGTGAAGAATATGGTGGTGTACCGATTTTGGAGAACGAGCACGAAACAAGAATGTGGAATGAAAAAGGTAGTGTAGTGTCATTACAGAATTTCCCCGTTAGAACAAACCCATTCTGGAATATGAAGTCGGGTGAGGGAGATAAATTCAACAAAGTGGATGTTATTCTTTATGGTCAAGAAACAATTGGTTCGGCCGAAAGAAGTTGTGATGTTGATGAAATGAGAGAAATGTTCTATACTATTGAAAATGGTGGTTATTCGGCCAAATTGTTTGAATTGTTTGGTAAAGAAAGGGTTGAGAAGGAATTGGAAGAATTCTTGTCTCACAAATTCTTCAAAAGATTTGGTGGCGGTATCGGAATGACTCGAATGGCTCGAGCTTACGAAATGATGAAAGCCGAACACGATGAATTACACATGAATTACGGTGATGTAAATAAGTTTTGAATGAAAAATTTTGAGGTCAAAAATAGATACACCAAAGAAATGTCGGATAAGTTCTTATCCGAATACAAATCTTCAGGTGAATGTTCAGTTGAAAATCCCGACTTTTACGGGAATTGGGAATGGAAAAAATTTGGTACCGAGGAGTATAAAAATTCTTTCAAAAAGTAAAAATTACTGAATTTGACTCAAAGACATAATGGTGTCATTCGAAAGGGTGACACCATTTTTTGTTTCGTAAGAAACATAACTTACAGATAGAACTTCTTCCTCTGTTGGTATAAAAACTTCACCATCCAAATTAGAAAAATATACACCCTGATTAGTTTCAACTTTAACACCTGTCAAAGTTTCGTCCGTTTGTGAATCTAAAAAAATGATTCTAAAAAATACTGATATAAGAATTGTTTTCATACACTAATATGTATGTTAAATTTTTCGATAGTCAAAATTGTTAATATTACTTAACATTTCCTTAATCTATTTATAATATATCCTTAATATTATGAGACAGATTGTTTTTTTGGTGTTTATGTTCCTACAGGTTGTAGGTTATTCACAAGTAGAAGAAGTTTTATTTAGAAATGAGAAGGGTCAAATCGAACAGAAAGGTCATCTATCAAATAATCTAAAAACCGGTGAGTGGACCGCATATTACGATAATGGTAGTATATTTTCTGTGGGTCATTATGATGAGGGTAGAAAAGATGGAATATGGGTTACATATTCACCATTCGGTATCAAAATATCACAAGTCAAATATGTTAAGGGAAGAAAATACGAAGGGTGGATGTATGATATGGAAGGTAATCTTGTTGAGAAAAGAATTTTCCAAGATTATATGACTAATGACTAATTCTTCTTTGGTTTTTCTGATGCGTATTTAACACCCATTATTGTTCCGACTATACTAAACGCATTAGTAAGTAAGATACCAAACATATTACTCCAAGTTGAACCTATTATTTGGGTGTCTTGGTTTGTAAATAACGCAACAGTATATAATGCCGTGGTAGTAATACCAACACCGATTATTACAAATAATGCCACTCTAACAATTGTATTGATTAACTCAAATTGAGTTTTCTTTTGAAGTACATCCAAGTCATTTTCAGCATTCTGTTTTGCCTTTTCGGCATCCACTCTCGCCTGTTCGGATTTAACCATCTCAACTGTTAGTTCTTCGGTTAATCTTATATTATCGGCTTTCCACTCGTTTAATTCTCTGTTTTGAACCTCAAATGTCATCTTGGAGTCCTCAACTTCTTTTAGGGTTGACTGTAACTCCTCTAATATTTTTTGATTCTCGTCATTTAAGTCAGATAGCTCTTTGTTTTGTGTCTGAATTTGTTTGGTAATATCGAGCCTTTTCTTACGATTTGCGGTATCCCTTTCCCCACACTTTTTAAGGTATTCTTTAAAATTATCATCCCCATCAGAATCAATTACCTTAACAATGTTTCCTTCCAAAAATAAATTTTTTGTTTCAGATAAGGTAATTAATTCTTTTTTTATTTCAGGGGTAAATTTTATCATTTGTAAATCTTAAATGGGGCTGTTCTATTTTTATATCCTTCGTAATCCTTCTTAAACTCCTCTAATCGTGGTTCAATCTCGTCTGATTTTATAATCCAAAATTGAGCACCAGATTGAATTGCCTTTGCCTGTTCTTCAGGTTCGTTTGATGATGAAATGATTCCAATCACAACATTATTTCCGTATTCAAAGTTAATCTTTCTAATAAGTTCAATACCATCAAAGGAAGACCCAATGATATTCAAATCAACAAACACACATTCAGGTTTGTCGGCACTGTTTGATTGCCATTTCTCAAATAATTTGGCTGCCTCATCTGAACTATTTAAACTTTTTAAAGATAATGTTATATCAAGAAGTGAACAACTATCTTCAAACACTAAATGGAATAAATCCTCGTCATCTACCAGTAAAATTGAATCAATCATAGTTTTTTTTATTTTATTTTTATTTTCAGTTTAGTTCCTATCTCATTTTTCTCGCATCTTACCAAAAACTTGTGTTCTTGTAATATCGCCACACATATGTTTAATCCGAGTCCAGTTCCTGACTCTTTTTGTCCTTCTTTTCTTGTGTATGGTTTTGATAAGTGGTCGAAATCTTCTTGAGTTATACCTCGTCCATTGTCCTGAACCATTAACTCATCACCTTCCATGTATATTTTTACAAATTTTGATTCAGAATCATTGTACTTCAATCCATTCCTAATTAAGTTATCTACCGCAGTACAGAATAATGCTTCATTAACTTCTATGGTTGGTAATTCTTCAATAATAACCTGACTATGATATGCGGTTGATGATAGATAATCATTTAATATGTCTCTTAAATTACATTCAGCTTTATTTAACACAACATCCTTTTTAACCAAATTGGTAAATTCATAAACACCCTTATATACTTTTTGTGAGTGTCTTAATCCCTCCTTAATCATTTTAATCGGAGCTTCAATTTTTAAATTCTCAATGTCTTCAGTTTTTAATCTTCTCTCCAAAGAACTTAACCCCCTCGGCATGTAAGTGTTAATACCCGAGTGCATGTCGTGTCTCAATATTTTTGCGGCATGTTCCAAATAAGTATTCTTTTTTTCTATCTCTTGGGATTGTAAAACTTTGTCAGTAATATCAATCGCAATTTTCATAATTCGAATAACTTTACCATCATTATCAAAGATTGGGTTATATGTGGCTTGTAACCAAATTTCATCACCATTCTTTTTAATTCTCATAAATTGAGCAGATATGAAATCACCACTTCTTAAAGTATCCCAAAATTCTTTATACTCCTGTGACTTTGAATACTCCTCATTTAAAAATATACTATGATGTTTTCCCACAATTTCTTCCATAGTATATCCCATAGTATCACAGAAATTTTTATTGGCATACATTATATTACCACTCAAATCAAACTCAATAACCGCATTAGATTGATTGATGGCATTCATTCTGTTTCTAATCTCAAGTTCTTTTTTCTTAACTTCTGAAACATCATATCTTATTGACATAAAACCTTTTAGGTCTCCATTTTCTTCAAATTCGGCTTTAATATATGAATCAACCCAATATAGATGACCATCCTTTGCTTTGTTAGTTACGACAGCATTCCATATTTTTTTATCTTTGATTGTTGTTTTATACATTTCCTCCCACATTTCTTTGGGATGAAATCCTGAGTTAACTATTCGGTGGTCTTTACCTGCGGCGTCTTCTAAACTCCACCCTGACACTTCACTGAATTTTTGGTTAACATATGTTATCTTACCATTCTTATCAGCCTTACTAACCAGTACTGAGGTATCAACAAAATTTTCAAATTCTTTAAACTGATTATATAACCTATTAGTTTTAATGTAGTGTCTAATTAAATTGTAAAAAACAGGAATAAAAAATAAAAAACAAACATATTCCGTTCCTCTTGTTAATTTTGAGCTAGATATAATTTCGATTAAAACCGCAGTTTTAACCATGAAAAATACCGACATTATGACCAATGACGATAAAATTAAAATTTTTATTTTTTTATCCATATATTGATAAATATCATTATACTCTTTATAAAATTTTTTGATTTACTATAATTAACCGACAATAAAAAACCCCTCATTTCTGAGGGGTTTCAAATTAAATAAACTCCAAGTTATTCGTTACAGGGTCCCACTCTACTGTTAGAGGTTTTTGGGTGTATTGATACTGTTCATCCAGCACTGATGCATTTATGAAGTGAGTATCTCCGTCAAAAACATAACCATACCCTGAGTGTATATGTCCGCAGACATGAATTTTGGGTTTAATTTTCTTAATCCGCTTGGTTAGTAATTCACAACCAAGATTATCATACTGACCCACCACAGTATCCAAGATACCAAACGCAGGTCCGTGAGTAATCAAGATGTCCGTATCCTCAGGAATGTCGTTCCACTTCTGCTCAAGTTCCCATCCATTCTTTGGTAAATTAAACGCCCAATTATGAAACTCAGGTTGCCATGGACTACCATAAATTTTAACAAGGGTTTCCATATCAGGACCAAAGGACAAATGATTGTCTTGAAGGTATGTAATCCACTTGTATGAATTAACAATTTCCATAGTTTCTTCGGGTCGTTTCTCAAATCCAAAGTCGTGATTACCGGCAATGAAGACAACCGCAGAATAATTAGTCAAGCCATCAAACCACTTACAGAATTGTTGAATCTCGTGTTTGTGACCCATACTTGATATATCACCAGCGTGAATAAGCAAGTCACCGCCAGGTAAATCCTGTATTTGTTTGTGCTTATTGTGAGTATCGCTGATGAATGTTATCTTCATTTTCTTATTTGTGTGTCTTCGAGTTCAACTGATGTTGGTCTACCAAAAATAAGGACATTTACCTTAATTTTACCTCTTTCTTTGTCAATATGTTCAATATTCCCCTTGAATGATGCGAATGGGCCTTCAGCGACCGTAACTTCATCACCAATACTGAAAATATCGGTGAATTCTTTCGCCTTATTCTCTTCGTGAAGTCCAATCATACGACTAACTTCATTTTCGGGAATAACTTGGATGTTACCGGCTCTGTCAGACAATAGTCCTGTGGCTCCATCAATCTTTTTAACAACCTGTTTGAGTTCCCCAATTGCCGAGGTCTCAACAAATACATAACCAGGAAACAATACTTTTTCTCGTTGTGTCTTTTTCCCGTTTTTTGTGGCAAATACCTTCTCCAACGGTACAACAACTCTACCCAATACTCCAGATAATTCCCCTTTTTCACCTTCTTTAAGAAGTCGTTCTGAAACTTTACGTTCCCGATTAGCTTGTGCTCTTACAATATACCATTCCATATTATTAATTTTTAATCCCACCATTTATCAATATTCTTCGCGATGAATTTATACGCTTCTTTTTTATCTTTTCTATAATCCTTACGAGCTTGTTTCATTGTGGCTCTAAACTCGGTTGAGTATTGTTCCTCATCCTCGGGAGTTTTTACATTCTCATGTTCAATCTCCATAAACATTGAGCCGGTACCATCATTTGTCGGAATCCAATTGAATGTACTCTTCCCCCACTTCTTCTGAATCTCCTCCATGGCCGGGTCTTCATAAAACTCCCAACTATCACGGGTCATGTGAAGACGGTCAATTGCCTCCTGAATTTCGGCAGCAACCTCTTTAGCATTAAGGATGTGAGTATTATCAGACAAGAAGAAATCTCGGGTATGTTCGAGTTTTTTGATTAATATTTCATTAATGAAGTGACTATCATAGTCCTCATCCTTCCAAATTGTGGGAAGCCATCGAAAAACGTTCTTAATTTTTCGAATAAATCGCTTAACAGCGTATTTTATGTCTTTAAAGCTTTCCCCAACCATTTTTATACTGTGTTTCATCGATACCATCTGATACTGTTTTAAAAAATTTAACTAATTTATTCCAAAATTTTCTCATCGTATTAAATTATGTGGATTTATGTCATGTTCTTCCATCAATTCACGAAGTTTTTCATAAACCGCATCAACTCCTTTGTGATATGAGTCATCTTCGTCATATCCGTTGGTTAAACCACGGTATGAATTGGTCATAATCTCCCAAAGAACTAATGCCATGTCGGTTGACTTAACACAACGCTCGTGAGCCATCTTATCATCGATGTCATCTAAATCAAATGTTAGTTTTGCTTTCATGTTACAAAGATAAGGCAAGTTTTTTAATGAAAAAAGGGACTTAACAAAAATTAAGTCCCTTTTTCTATATATAGGCTCTCTGATGAGAGTGATAGTTTTGATAAATATTGTAATTTTGAGAAAAATAGTCCTAAAACACTTAAAAATCAACTTTTTCTACAAAAAATGTCCTATTGTTATCATTTTTTCTTGTTCAAATGTAAAACTATACTCCTTTAATTGGTTTTCAGTCATATGATTTCTCCATTTGTGAGTAAAAGCCTCAAAAAGCCTATTACTAATCACAATATGGTTAAAATTTTCACTAGATGACACGATTTTTACCACCCATTCGAAGTCTTTTTCAATTTTTTTACGTTTGTCAAGTTTTTTTAATAGAGTAATAGTGGATTCTATCATTATTTTTTGTTTAAGTTAGGTTTATTTACTATTATAATTATAAAAAAAGATGAAAGGGTGCCTCATTATACTTTTAAACTATCTTTACTACAAAGATATTGAGCTATTGTTTGGTAAAGACAGTATTGTTGATGTCTTATCCGTAAAATACTGTACAACCAAAAAATCTTATATGGTTGATTGTAAGTTGTATCTATCAGACATTAAATTATTTGAGGAATCTCAAATTACTTCATTAGATTATGTCATTGAAGAATGCTGGAAATACACCGGATTTGACGGAGAACGACTGATTATTCAATCATCCTATGATTTACTCGAAAATTACTCTTCATCCTGAAGTAACCCCTCTTTTCTCATAGCTTGAAAAGCAAGTGGTACTGCGGTTGTAATAGGAGCACTATATTCTTTTTGAATTTGTCCTGCTCTTTCATGTAATTCGTTCATAAGACCGTGTCTGTAGGCAATATGAAACATTTCTTCCATTATTTTTTCGCTTGTCATTCCCCCAAATGAATTAGAAAATTATTATATATTATAAATATGTTATTTTTACAAATATACTACGATTTAGTCATCACACAAGTTTTTTTTATTAAAAAATTTCAAATAAAAAGTTTGTTTAATATAAAAAATACCTTATTATTTAAAAAAATACAATATGAAAACAATACAAGATTCAGATTCAGTATCGGTTAACTACACCGGTCGATTGGAAGATGGTTCAGTTTTCGATACTTCACTTACTGAAGGTCGTGAGCCATTGAAAGCTAAATTAGGTCAAGGACAACTAATCAAAGGTTTTGAAAGCGGTTTGATTGGTATGACAATTGGCGAAAAAAGAACCATTGAAATTCCTTGTGAGGATGCTTATGGTGATGTAAACGAAATGTTGGTTAGTGAAATTGCAAAAGAGCAGGTTCCGGAAAATGTTTCAGTTGGTGATATGCTGCAGGGAATGGGTCCAAATGGACCAATTAATGTTCGTATTGTTGAAATTAATGAATCTACCGTTAAAATTGATGCTAATCATCCTTTGGCGGGTAAAAAATTGATTTTTGATTTAGAAGTTGTTAGTATCGACTAACATTCTATTCATACATCGTATCTTCAAAGTTCGGGAATTTTTTCTCGAACTTTTTTATTAATGAGCCGGATAGAGCGTTAGCTTCATTTTCATTCTTACCACCAATATCTTGACCTCTTTCCCTTTTCATAATATCCATCTGATATTCATGTACCCACTCGTGTGCCAATGTGCGAAGAATATCTCTATTGATTCTATTTTTGGTCAGAACTTTAATAACGTGATTTTCACTTCTGGAGCCGGTACTCATTTCACCTATACGATTTTTAAGGAAAAATATCTTTAAGTCATGTTTTAGAGGATATTGTGAAAATAAAAACTTTATAAATCTATCGCACACCTCTTTATTTCTTGAGGCTCTGTCTTTATCCTGATGCACTACCGTAACTTTCATTGTATCACTTTATCACTATAAATATATTTATAATAAAAAGGTTGTAATGAGAAAATTATTAATTACCGAAGAAGAAAAAAGTCATATAAAAAAACTACACAATATAAATGAGCAATCTTTTATTGAAAAGGCACTTGCTTTATCAATAAAGAAAATGTTTGAGAAACCCTCCAAAACCCCAAGCTCATCAGAAGAAAAACCATCGGAAACAGGCACCACTAAAAGTTCACCTGTAAACGGTGATGTGAAAATTGTTGGTAATTTTGATTCTGAACAACAAAAAAATATAAATTTTTTAATAGATAAAATGAATGAGGCGGGTATAACAAACCCCTATACTCAAGTAGGTATTTTATCAGTTATTAATAAGGAATGTAATTTCAAACCTAAAAGTGAGGTTTCATACGCAACCACGGCCAATAGTAGAATTAGAAAAATATTCGGTAAAAGAGTGGCCGGATATAGTGATAGTGAATTAAACGCATTAAAAAGTGATATGAGAAAATTTTTCAATGTAGTTTACGCTAAAACAGTTGGTAATCAAGGTGGAGACGATGGTTTCACGTATAGAGGTAGAGGGTTCAACCAACTAACCGGTATTAAAAATTATGAAAAATATAGTAGAATGATTGGTATGGGTGATGAGTTAGTTAAAAATCCAGATTTAGTTAATGACCCTGAAATCGCAGCAAAAATCGCAATCGCATTTTTTACTAAAGGTAAATCCGCATCAACTTTCCCAAACTTTACAGACAAAAAAGAGGCTGCGGAATATTTTGCCGATATAAATGCGGGAGGAGGTACTAGCTCACATAGAGCTAACGCGGTTGCCAAAGTTGATAACTTTGAGATTAACGTCGCGTAAAAATATTAAATATTTTAGTTAAAATAATATTTGTTATGTGATAAAAATAGAATGGTATTTTTCTCATGATAAATAATATGTGATACCTTTACTCCAGTAATCACCATATTCTTTAAATACTTCCAAATCAATTTCACCATATCTAATTTTGGTGATTATTTCAATCCCATCGATAACTTCAGTAATTACCGGCTTTAATTTATCAGAATCGAATTCTTCATCAAGTTCAATCTCATAATTGAAGAATTGTCCTTTTGTGTAATCTTCTACAATAAGGTAATTTTCTTTTCCGATTATAAACTCGTACTCGTCTTCTTTGAATTCATGGTCATTTTCTGATGACCATACTTTAACCTCATTTTCGTTGAATACTTCGATTATAAAATTTTCGGGGTCATTGTAAGGACCGAGATAGATATTATCGGTTTCGAAGATATCATTTTTATTTAATATTTCAATAATTTCTTCGTGTTCGCAATTGTCATTCTCGACATCACACTCAAACAATTTCGACTTTTGATTTTCGTCAATAGAATGGACGTAGCATTCTGCGCCACGTCCACTCACAATGATTTTATATTTCATTTCTCAATAACCATGTTTGTATTAACAATCGGTACTCGTAATACGGGAATTGCTGAATACCCTGATGGTGCGGTTGAGCTATCAACTCTCTGCATTATTTCATAGTAACCGTCCAAAGGTTTTACGGTTGATATGTTTTCGTAATGAAATACTACTTCATCCGGAATTGATGCTGAAAAAACTCGAGCGGTTTTGTCTGTTGTGTTAAATACTAGTTTCTGTAATGACATATAATTATTAATTTGACATAAACATACTAAATCAAATATGAAAAATCAAATGTTTTTACCTAACAACTGTAACATGACCAAAAATTATTTCAGGTTCTCGGTCAATACCCTTCCAAGTAACCTTATATTCGTAGACATCATTTTGAACGTAATATTCTCCACCTCTAAAGTTACCAATCCATTGTCCTTTTGGGTCAACTGACTTAAATACAAGTACCCCCCATCTGTCAAATACTAATACTTCTATACTTTCCCATCCTGTTCCTTGGGGAAACCAAGTATCGTTAAACCCATCATCGTTTGGAGTAAAAGCATTTGGAATATAGATTGAAGAACATTCCCCAATGAAAACTTTAAACTCCATCGGGTTTGACCTACATCCATCACTTTTTCCATAAACTTTAATTGTATGGACTCCAGGAGAATAAGTTTCCCAATTGACGGTCAGGGTTTGTCCAAAATGATAGATACCATCTACGTACCAATAAAATGTTGTATTTGGTGTATTAGACTCTATCGAATACGTATATTCTGTTTTAGATTCGTCTTCGCATATGTCTATCTTTTGGTCTTGTCCTGAAACAATCATGACCAACAAAAACAACAAAAGTGTTTTTATTTGTTTCATTATTAGTCATGAGAAATGTTGTCCAAGACAGGAATTGGATAGACGGTCATATCAGCTGTCGCAGTAAATGTGCATCCCGCCTCAGTTATGGTGTAAGTCACCGTTTCAGTTCCCGCAGTTTGCGGACAATACTGACCGTTAACAATATTTGGTCCTGTGAATACTCCACCAGCTGGTGTTGCCACCAAATCTTCACAAGGGTCACCTTCACAAAAATCAAGTGGTAGAACAATTGGTAATATTTCCAAAATAAAAACATTCATTGTAATCGGAGGTCCGTCACAACCTGCCGGCGTTGTTGCATAAACACTAATCGCATCTACTATAGGACCGCCAGCAGGTGCTGCCGACCAATCAACGGTAATCTCGTTTGTTCCTTGACCTGCAGTTAAAACACCAGGTGCTGAAACAGTCCAATTGTAAGTATAGTTTGGAGTATTTGGAACCTGATAAGTTGCAAACGGAGAGTTAATACAAACCGTATCAGGATTAATAGTTGTAAATTGAGCCAGTAATGTTACTGGAAGTAGAACCAAAAAAAATAGAATAAGTTTTTTCATAGTAAAGAATAGTTAGAGTTTATTCTACTATAAATATCTTGAAAAAGACTAATCGTGACTAATAATTCCAGGAATTACAGGAATATCGAAGACCTCAACCTCGCAATTTACAATATCCGTGCAGTTTGTATTTAATACATTTGCGGTCATTGTTACATTATAAACACCTGGTGACAAGTACTGGTGAGTTGGTGATATATCATCAGATATATTTCCGTCGTCAAAATCCCATAAAAATTTTACATTATATCCTTCTATGGTAGGAGTAAGATTAATAAAATTATTAGAATCAGGAAAACAAACATCCTCACAAATAATATTTGCAAGAAGTGGAATTGGGTCCAAAATAATTTGGAGAGTTAATTCACATCCAGTAACAGTTGTAACATTTAAATTTAACGTATCATAAACTAATGGGGGAATTGTTATAACCCTTGTTGTGTCACCAGTTTCAACCCACTCATATGTTGCAAAACCTTCAGGTCCCTCAATCAAAATAGAGTCACTTGCTTGACAATAATAAATTTCTGTCTCAATTGGTCCACAAGATATTGCGTCAATATATGCGTAACCATAGTGAGCACCTAAATCACAATCACCTGTCTCAAATTCAAGTGTAACACTTTGTCCAACATAAGAAGATAAATCAATTGAAATAACCCTCCAATCACTATAAGCAACCTGTACTGGATTTCCAAAAATATCATTTTCCATACAATAATTATAACCAGGAAGGTTAGGTCCCGCAGTTACAACATATTCTGTGCAAGGTATAATACTACCATTAGATAATCTAACCCTTGATTGGAATCTTGGTTGAGCTCCGTCATTATGTCCAGGGTCTTGTAAAACAACAGCATAAGCATACTGAACTAACGTTGTTGCGGGGCTTACGGTAAATGTATAATACAACCCTTCGGCTCTTGAATTGTTTTGGTCATTACCCAATCTTGCCGAAAAATTACCTTGATATACTCTGTTTAGTCCCCCACAAGAATGGGGGTCAAGTCCGGCACTTACAATTGTTTGTCTACCTGCCAATATACCTACAAATGGTAGATTAATCGGACAACAAGTTCCTCTCTTACCAGTCCAGTTAGTAAAGGTACCAAATTCAAAATTTGCGTTAGGACATTGGGCGAGCGACACCAATCCACTTAATGTGAGAATTATTAACCAAATAATATTCTTATTCCTCTTCTTCAAGTCCGTCCATTAATGTTCCGTCCCACTCTGATATTTCATCGTCAGTATATTCAAACGCACCATCCGGTCCAATCTGAAAATCATCTGAAACATATGGTTCAATGTTTTCCTCGGCACATTCCTCTGCCATCTTCATCGCATAATCTTTCTTTCTCGCAAATGGTTTCTCGGGACATAGTTCTTCTTTTCCTCTATAAACCGCCCACCACCATTGTTGCTCCTCCATCTTTTCAACTCGGAGCATCATATCACGATATTTGGCAACATAATCGTCCTCGTCAATTTGTTCCCATCTATGTTTGAGGTCTTCCATCATTTGTTTTGAGCAATTACTTTGGTTTTTATTCTTGAGTCATTATCGCAGTGATATTCATACCAGGTCATCGCCTTATCTTTTTCATAATAGGTTGCTCCCCACTCTGAATGTTCTTCAAAATACTGAGTCCACCATAGACCTAGTATTTTTTTTTCAATAACCCAATATGGTCTTCCGTTATAAATTAACTTATCTGTGATTTCTAATACTCTATAGCGTGCCATTGGTTTTATTTTTAGTAGTTATTTAATGATTGTTCCAAAAAACTTTTAAATAAATTATACACTTCTCCGGCATCTTCAATTAACTCTCCTTTATAACTAAATCCTTTTGAGTCAATAACAATGATTGTCTTTTCTTCTAGACTAAATGTAAAAGAAGGTGCGTCCACTGGTTCTGATTTTAATAATAGATTTTCCATAATTTATATTTTTTTCCATTTATTATCTGAATCAAGTTCAAACTCACCAATGAATTCTTGTTTCCATTCGGTTGGTTTTATTAAAGATAAGAAATATTCTCCACTATTTCTACGATAGAGAAAGTAATTTTGACCGATTATTGGTTGAAAATTATAAGTTGCGTTATAAACAATATTGTTCCATTCAAACTCCTCAATGAGTTTTTGGTATTGTTCTTTTATCTCCTCGTATTTTCTATTGAAGTAATGGTTTGTCTTTAGTATCTTCTCGTTCTTCCAAGTTGATACATTGTCGGGTTTAATGACCGGAGCTCCGATGTTTGTCGCATATGGTAGTAGGTGAGCATAATATCCACGCTCTTCACTCCATACAACATTGTCGGGATATTTCTTTTTTGGTTGTTCGTAACTCATTACACTTGGTAGGTCAGAATAATTACACCACAGGTCATCTTCCATTTGTTATCGGTAAGTATTAAAAAAATAGTTCGGTATTTTAAGGTGAGACATATCAACCCTTACCGAGTTGACAGGTTTTAATTTGGTTGAAAAGTTTTTTAATCTTGAGCTATTACCCCCATCCCATACCGATGGATTGTAAATCATAAAGACATTTGTAATACCAAATGGGGTATCATATTTTTGTGGTATAAGGGGGTCAATTAACCAAACATATTTAACTTTTCCTATTTCCATAAAGGCGTTATATCCACCCCTTGAAAATCCATAAACTTCAGTAACAACCCCATTTGGTGAAACCTTTTTTATAATTTCATCACACTTTTGTCTTGATAATTGGTAATCGGCGTAAATAACATTATTACAATTTAGGTGCAATGAGGCCTTATCAACCATGTATTCCGCACCATAACTAGTGCTTGGTTTTCCACCCCAAACAATTACCCACTCATTAGATTTTGTGTTATTTTGTGAGACAATATATTTTTGAGAATGTGAAACCAAACTCAATAATATAAAAAATATTATAATAATTTTATTCATTAGTTGGATAGTGGTGCCTTAATTGCTGGATGTGATTGATAGTTTTCTAACTTATAAACCAATTCAACCGGCTCTAAACTACTATGTTCTATTACTAAATTTGGTAATTCAAATGGTTCTCTACCAATCTGTTCTTTTGCTTGTTCAATATGGTTGAGGTATAAATGGGTATCACCCAAATTTCCAATCAATTCATCAGGTACCATATTAACTTCTTTGGCAATTATTGTTAATAGTAATCCGTATGATGCTATATTGAATGGGAGCCCCAATAATGTGTCGACGGAACGTTGATTCCACATTAATGAGATTGCTCTGGTTGGAATCTTTTTACTTGCGTAATTATTGTCCCAATCTTTCTCTGCGTGATGGGGGTCAAATTTAATTTCTTCAGAATTTGGTGGTAATGGAGACGCTGTACCTCCATAACTCATTGGGTCTGAATTATAAATGTTTCTTTTTTCATCATAACTCAACTCTCTTGTATAAACTTGAAATCCATAATGACAAGGTGGAAGAACCATTTGGTCTAATTCACCTACATTCCAAGCTGAAACCATTAGTCGTCTTGAGTCTGGGTTTGTTTTGAGTTCGTTAATGAGGATTGCTATTTGGTCTATAACTGTTTGGTCTGCCTCATCATAAATGTTTTCATATGAACCATCTGTTGATAGATACATTTTCTTTTTAGTCCATCTTCTCCATTGTTTCCCATAGATGGAACCCAATTCCCCATATTTTTTAGCAAACCCATCATCCGTTTTTATTTTGTTGATGAATTCTTCCATTGTGTCCGGCCAATCACCTTTGAATTCATTAGTTTTACTGATGTAGTTTTTGAAAGCGTCTCCGTCCCAGATATGACAATTATTGTCAACAAGGTATTTGATGTTAGTATCACCTCTCAAGAACCATAACAACTCGGTTACCATTGTTTTAAACGCCATCTTCTTTGTTGTAAGAAGTGGGAATCCGTTTTTCATATTATGACGGATGGTGTAACCAAAAATTGATTTGGTTCCAGTTCCAGTCCTGTCACTCTTCGTACAACCAAAATCCAAAATTGTTTGGAGTAGGTCTTGGTATTGTTTGTCTAATGTATTAGTCATAACTTGTTTTTTAATATAACCTCTATTTTCTTTATAGACATAAAGAATTTCATCATCTTGTATTTCAGGAAACCCATGTTGATATGTTTCAACTATAATTGATTTCCAATTACCTTCCATTGGCACATAACTAACTTCTGTCGGATTATCTAAATTGATTAGAAATGTTGGTTGTGTTACTTGTATTTTACTCATAACTTTCTATTGTTTCGTTGAAATATATTAAATCTTTACCAATAGTTTTTTTGAAACATTTTTCTATTTTAGGCACAGGATTTGATTTATCCATCACGCCATTTTTAGCCCATCCGTGGTCACAACTAAAATAATGAATATTTCCATTATTTTGATAAACCTCATAATCATAATCTTGCCACGAAATAGTATGTATATCCTCAAGTTTATCAGGTGTACCTTCCCAAGAAAAAGCCTTTGGTATAATAACTTCTTTTCTAGTATATTGTTTTCCCTTATACTCTATATAATGTGTGTATTCAATTTTTTTAATTAGCCTACGTATTTCATTCATAACTTTCTATTTTAATCTAATTTCAACAGCATTATCATTATAAACCATTCCCATCCAAACCTTATCACCATCTACTTTGGTATAAATCTTCAACCCCCACTTTTCAGAGAACTCTGGGTCTGTTTTACATTTGTTGATGAACTCTTCTTTCATTAGTGTTGGTAACTTAATTGATGTAGGACCAATCCCATCATATTCTGAAGTTTCAATACTACTCCAATATCTCTCATACACCTCATCAATAATCTGTTGTTGTTCTTTATTCATGACTTTGATAGGTTGTTCCGTTTTCATATTTTTTAATTGTATTTTCTAATTCGTGAAACATTTGTTTTATTCTCATCCCAAGTTCATATGGGTCAGCGTGTTTAACGCTTTCAAGTGTTATTTTATGATTCGCTCTGAACCATTGTGGTGTCTTTGATTGTTTCTCCTGACCCCACATCCCTTCATATTTTCTATATCCCACATCATGCATTGTAACCAAACAATCAAATCTGATTTCACATACTCTTGTGGTGTCGGCGGTGATTTCAGGTACCGGTGTTATTTCTGTATTATTCATATTAATTCTAATTCGTGTTCATAAAAATAAGGACAGCACCACTTTGGGGTATCACATTTCAGTTTAACCATTGTTCCTTTATAACAACCAGTTTCAACTACCGTTGCCATACCTGAGTATCTTGTCTTAATTCTGTCCCCTGTTTTGAGGTCGCCAAATGTTATTTTCATATTCGTAATTATTAGTTATTAATCCTATAATCAATAATCCCGTTTCTCACAAGTTTCTCTCTTTTGGAAAAACAATTACCTTCACCTCTAATATATCGTAATGAATAACTGCCATTGAAAGTGTCAATGAAAAAATCTGCGTCTTCAGGTAATGAATGTGATTCGCGTATCCATTCACCATTTATTTTCTGCATACTTATATCAAAGTTTTTTTCATTGACTGATTCTCCACAACCAGATAAAATAAAAACCGTTAACAAGACATAAAAAAAATGCCGAGTTATATTCATATTAATTTTCATCTTTTTCTTCGTAGTTATCAATTTCGTCTTGTTTCAATTCATATTGAGTGTTCACATAGTTCTCAAGTTCCTCGGCAATTTGAATGTACTTCAACCTGAGTTCGTGAAACTTCTCATCCTTAATTTCTTCAAATGATGAATAATGACGGAAACAATAATCAAATCCCTCATCTCTCATCTTTGCGTTAAGGTAAGTCAAATCATCAAGTTCTTGGTGAAGGTCGTTAATATCTTTCATTTTACAAATTTAAGCCTTTTTTAGTATTCCGTCAATAAGTGGAGTGTGTGATTCAGCATCATAATGTATTGAATTAACACCAACATCTAAAACATTCTGAACAAGGTGGTCACACATATAAACATCGTGACTATATGTTTTAACATAATCATCCTCTTTAATCTTGAGCTTGTCGGTCACCTTATCTGATTCATCAAGAATTTGACTGACGATAACATCTTGGAGGGGACTTTCACCTTTTAATTTTCTAATTGATTTTATTTCAATCGGATTATCATTGTAATCAAGTGCTCCTGTTACAGGACGAAGCCTATGCGTTTTTGAATATCCAATTGTTTCAATGTCAACTGATAATACCTCATCTATTATTTTATCTTCATCAATCAGTGTCCCATGACTAGTTTTTTCAACCTCAAAAGTTATGACAGCATCCGCCTCTACGCAGAATTGAGAACCTACTTTGTCGGTTGTTTTCGCCTCGTTATTTAGGACCTCACCCAACCCTTGCGATATTGCTATGTCAGACCCGGATGTTGTTTCCACCTCGTTATTTAATACATCGTCCACCTTCCACTGCCTTGGGGTGAGATGCATTTCCGTTGTTTCTATCTCGTTATTTAATACCTCATCCACCACAAATCTTGGTTTCCATCCATAACCATCAGTTGTTTCTACCTCGTTATTTAGGACCTCATCCACCTGATAACGACGGTCTAACCTTCGATGAAGAGTTGTTTCTACCTCGCTATTTAATACCTCGTCCACCTTATCCCCAAAATTCATAACACTTCCAACGGTCTTGAATATCTTGTTTGGATACTTTGATTCAAGTTTTTGTTTCTTGGTTAAAATCATATTAACCAGTTCACCTAATAAATACTGTTCCTTTTCAGCCTCCATTGAAAACATTGTTAGAGCCGTGGTAAAATGAGACCATCTCCACCAAAGGTGTTTGTCCACTTTGTGATATTCAAAATACCAATACCGATTCTCTCTGTCAATAAACCATACACTGTCGCGATAATAGATTATCTCAACTTTATAGATTTCATCTAAAAGATATTCGAATATTATATTTTTAATTTTATCTGATAACATTTTAATCTCCGATTTGGCGCTCGGGTACGCTTGTTGGTTGTTTGTAATCGTTAGGAGATTCGATGTCGTCAGTGTCTATTGTTTTTATGTTAGACAAACTTTGGAAGACATGAACCTTTACTCCAAAAATTTGAGCAATTTTTTGGATGACCTTTGTCTTGAAGTTAAACCATTTATTTTCCATTGATGTAAATTTTTTCTTTTAGAAACATTAGTAATTGTTTTGACTCACTGATTGTTCTATCCTCCTTTGTAAAAAGTTCCAACTCATCGTCGGTTGCCAATTCACAAATCTTATCAAGTTCATCATCATTAATCCGAAAAACTTTCATCATAACTCCATCCATGAGACCAAATACCCCGCGACCTGCGTCCATACTGTCCTGTTCTTGAAAATTGCTTTTGCGTTCTAACCTTGTCATATAATTAAATTTCAAATAGTTTCTTTAGACATTCCAATTGAGCTTCCTCATAGTTATCATAAACATAACTAGAAAATACCAATCCTTTATTTTCACTAAAATCTTTTACAAAAAATTTATATGTGTGTTTAGTTATTTGTTCTACAAACCCAAATAAATTTTTGTTTTCTCTAAACCATCTAAATGCTTGTTGATACAAAACATCATCAACATCGGGTATATCAAACCCATATTCTATGAGCCGAATTTTCAGCTCATCCGATATAAAATCTTTATCCATTTCTAATAATTTTACAAAGATATATCAAACATCCTTTTCAAACAAATAAAAGTCAGGTAAATTACCTGTTCTGTTGTGAAATTCAACGATTGACTTAATATCATCATCTGATATTATAAAATCCGGAGTTAGTTCTGACGAGCTAGATGAAATCATTTTTTCATTCTCATCAACAACAATTATATGTTGTGGGTTCGAGATTTTAGTTCTGTGATAAACATCTTTGGAATAAAAAGATAATTTTTTACCCATGAAGCTAACTCTCGATGGTGTATCCGTTTCAACTAATCTAATCTTCATATCTCTTCAATTGTACAGTCAGTTTTTTGTGCGAATGTCTTAATACCGTTTCCGTATTCTCTCACCACAAGGGGAAAATCAATCAGAGATAAAGTATCACTGCTGATATTATTTAAAATAATTTCCCCTTGTGGTATAATAATTTTTTCACCCAAAACAATGTCGGTCAAATTATGTTTTAGTTTTATAACATATAATTTTTTATCCATAATAATTTACTCCGATACTTGATACAAATTTAATAAGAATTTTTCCATTTTTGACAAATTCATCGAAATATCTTTTGGTACGTGTGGTGGTGAAAATATTTCTTTAACATCTTCTTTGGTTCTTTTGGCCAGTTGGTAAATTGACTTTTTTTCTGTACCAACATTATACAAACCACTAGCACCTCCTTCAATTAATTTAATAACTAAATCAGAAATTACTGGTGTATAATCGGCGTTTGTCATCACATCAGTCCAAGCACTATGATAAGGAAATGGATATGGTTTATGTGACAATCTACAAATCAAATAATTTTTCGCATGTTCTTTCAAATATTCATCAGCCAATAATTTAGTGAACATATACCAAGTATGGTCAAACAATGGTTCGTCTTCTTCGGTTGCTTCTGTTACCGAATTTTGATAAAGGTAATCGGTCGATATATGAACCAACTTCTTTCCGTAGTCATCACAATACTCCGCCAAGTAAGTTACTAACTCGTAATTGGCTTTCCAATGTTTGTCCTTGTCATCCGAATACGTATCGGTGTTTGCAATACAATTAACAACCACATCGTAATCGTCCATTTTATTTTTCCACTCATCGAAATTATCAATTGTAATTTCATGTTCAGCCCTACACAAGTAGTCCCATCCCGTTTGTTTAACAATTTCACTTCCCAACTTCCCTTTTCCTAACACAATCGCTTTCATATTAAAAAAAATTATTGTTAATTTGATGATAAATCCAAATAAAAATTATTCTCTCTTCTTTGCTGTAAAAGAGCCCAATCCTCATTTCCATGAGACCTATTTGTCATTTCAACTTCATCCCCTTGTATTAAACCATGATTATGATGAAATGGGTCAATGCCGGGTACAAAAACATTTCTACCTAATAATTTAGAAACTTCGGTGTATTCGTCATCACAAAAAAGAGCCTTATAAGACGGATGATATACATATCCAAATCTATCATAATATTTTTTACCCATCACACAATATATGTCCAAAGAATCGGACCATCTTGGGGTCTGAAAATGTATCATACAATCCAGACCATACTCCGATTTTTCAAATTGGTTTGCAATCAAATCATCATACCCATGAATAATTGGTGTCAAATCATCCTGTATATAGATTAAAATATCAAATTTTTCATCGTCCAAATCTGTGTTTATCGCATCTACTTTACTTTTATTATTTCTAAAATTTATCTTCTTCTTGATGGGTAATGACATCATAAACTCAATAATTTCAGAATTATTCATAGTTTTATCATCTATATCAAGAGAAAAAACAAATTTAACATCGTGTTTAGCTGATAATTTATCTATAAATTTTTGTGTTGTTTGTTTAAACAACTCGGGTCTTCCTCTCGAGGGGTATTTAATTAAAATGTTCATAATCTTTTAAATTCAGGTTTTATATATTTCCATATCATTTTATCATAATTCTTATTGTCCCATATCGCAAAGCATAATGCTTTCACCTTCGGGTCAATATTATTCAATGTCAAAAATTCCGCAAATTCTTTTTTGGTCGGCTCGGGATATCTATCGTTAAATTTACCGTAACGGAATTTGTCATGCATTTTTCCCGCGTATTCACTATAAGATAAATAAGAATATCTCAAATCTAAAACATACATCTTTATTCTTTTATAGAATTCATCAGGAACATCTTTCAGTATTTCCAAGACATCACGACCCTCACTTAACATTTCCCAAACCGCAGTTGTTGAGACATTTGTCATCAGTTTATGTAATCTTAAGTATTCTTCACCTTTGATTTTTATTCTTTCGCCGTTAGAAAATTTTATAACATACCCTTCTTTATTGTCGGGTATAAAATCTTTCAAGTGAGAAAAATTTTTAAGTTGGTCGTATTTTTTTACCAATTTAAACCCAAGATTATGTATCATATTCCTCAACCTGATATCATTTTCTCCATCATGTAAATCAACTTCGTATCCGGTTTTGGTTTCTATCACACCAATAAGGATTAAGTCATCATAATCATACTGAACCACTATTCTGTTTTCCTTATAGATTATCTCAAACAGGTAAGTGTAATTCTTGTGAAGTTTTTCATAATCATAATTCTTGAGAATCTCAAAACCTTTGATTGCTTGTTCAGATACAAATGACCCTCGGGTAGCCATAACCCATTCACCTTGATAATTAAATAGGATACCTAAAGAACCGTCCATTTTTTCATAAACATCAAATTCTTCTGTCGGAGTATGTCTTCCTTCAGTGTCATTGAAAAATTTACGAAATGGTCTTGCGATTATATTACCCTCGTCATCAGTTACAAGACCTCGAGTTTGTAAAGTTATATCATCCCATAAATTATCATACTGAACCTTTTCAGAATAATTCCAAATAGTCAAAGGAAGGGTCGGATGTACTTGTTTATACACCAATCCTTCCTCATAATATCTATTCAAAACCTCATTCATACCGCGAATATACGGCAAATTATCTATTGTGAATCGGATTACTACAATTTCCTTTATGACTTCCCCAAGTCGAACTACCTCCGTAAAAAATTATATACTCACAACTATCAATTATATAAACGGAGTATTCTGTATCTAATGTATCAACATCATATACACTAATTTCTTTTTGTTTTTCTCTACTCGTACATCCGACCAATAATGTCATTATACATAACAATATAATGAAAACAATGGACCAAAATAATCTTAACATAACTTTTCTATCGTACATTACCTAATAAGTGTTACATAACCGGACTCTTGTTTATTCTGTCCGAATTTATCTTTATATTCAATTATCCAATTATAGATTCCATTGTCACAATAGTAACCACTTCCACTATCACCAGTCCACCAAAGATTTGATGATTCATAAACTACCACACCCCACCTATTGAATACTCTCATCATTGGTCTATAAACTGACAATCCTCTGACTTCAAAAATGTCGTTTGTTCCATCACCATTAGGCGTAAATGAGTTTGGTGCGAAAAATCTCTGACAGGATTCGGTTTTTACGGATATTAATTTTGGTTCACTTTCACAACCAATCTCGTCGTAAGCAATCACCTTAACAATATAAGTTCGTGTAGTATCATACCATTCGATTGTCATATTATTTTCGTTCGATAATTGTTTAACTTCGTCGATAAACCATCCGTATGTTACACCAACTGTATCTTCAGCAATATATGTTTGAACTCCCGAATCAAAACAAAGGTCAATTAACTCGGCACTATAAATAATATTTGGAGCTTCGTATTTTCTTTTAACAACAACCTCAACTTCTTCTTGGATGTCACATCCGTGAATATTAGTAAGGTAGGATGGATGATATGTTCCAGGTTTGGTTCCAACAAATGTGTTTCCATTCATAAACTCTGAAGACCAACTTCCACCTTGCGGAAACGGTATAATCTCATCCGACGAATTTAAGCACATTGAAAATGAGTTATGATTGAATATAATATCGGGTATGATAAGTTCAACTTCACAAGTTTTAATTACTCCGACACATCCTTCCTCCGTAGTTTCTTGTACCGTAATTGTATATGTTCCAGGAATGTCCCCCCAAATAATTTCACAATCTTTTGTGAGGTCAGTAGTTACAAGTCCTCCACCTGAAACTTGCCAATCATATGTGGAAGTAATATTTCCTGTAACTGAATACATTACCTCTGAACCAGTACAAGTTGTGTCAGGACATGGGATAAAATTATGGGTTATGTCCCCCATACTGAAATAGTTACAAGTTCCGTCATCACATCCCGCAAGTGGATTGAAGTTACAGGCAATTGGGTCGGTACATCCACCATAAGTACAACTACCGTCATCACAGGGTGCGTTTAAATCAAAGTTACAGGCAAGTGGGTCGGTACAACCTGGTAAAATACAACTACCATCATCACAAGCCGCGTTGGCATCATAGTTACAAGCCGCAGCGTTTGTACATCCATATGTGTTACATCCAACCTCTCCAATAAAAATACTAACAGGTGGGTCTTGACCTACACAATCGGCATTACCCCAACTCCCCATAGTACCATCAGAAAAGTTTTGTACCTCAATATTTAAAGGGTCACCACTATTACCCGATGAAGTAAGTTCGACACAGAAAGTCCAAACACAATCTCCATTCATACAATAGTCACCCCAGTCATTACCGGGGTTACCATCTGTTGGGCCTGTCGGACCTTCAAAGAAATAACCAGGACCTGCCACCAAACCTGTGGCATCAGAAGTTACAGTATTCATCCATAACCAAGTTCCGCTTGCATCTGCGTCAGCATCGTCAGGAGGAAGTGTTGGATTCACAACTACCCATCCCGCTCCCAATGTTAATCCGAAACCTTCCATCCAATTAGACCCTTGGGCATTACCATTCCATCCGGTCATTGTAACACAAAGTTCTATGGTTGTGTTGGGGGGGTATGTTCCGTCAGCGGCTGGTGGGGTACTTAAATCAAATGTAAGAGCTCCACCACATTGTGAAAATGAAGTTAGAGACGATAGTAAAATTGATAGTAATAAAATTAAATGTTTCATTCGTAATTGTGTCTATAATGTCTAATTAATCCTTCTTTAGCGTCGTTTCTAAATATAACAAAATCTTTTATAATTCCAAGCCACCAAATAGCATTTATACCGTGGAAAGGAGTGAATGGGTGAATCCCATCCTCATCGTAGGGAGCAACATATCCGTAAATAAGACTCCCGATAATTGCTAAAGTCATTAACCAAAATATTGGTTTTCTTCTTAACCACCAAAAATAGTGAAACAAAAAGTAAAATGGATTACAAGTTTTCTTTTTCCATTTTCTATCCTCAAAATGTAACTCATGAAACCCCAAATATGAAGCCGACCCTATTTGAGCGGTCCTCCATAAAAACTCATGAAACCAAAGTGGAATCATGGTTGAAAAAACAAATATCGGTAGAGTCCATTCGGGAACATAATCTGAATATGTTGTAAAACAAGCAACAGGAATGTAGAATGACAAAAAACAAATTACACCTACTAACCACAAGAAATGTATGTTCTTAAAATTACTTAATATTTTACTCATTACAGTTCTTGATTTTTATTGGTATTAATAATTTCCGCAGGTTTAACCATAGCCAATCCTACTTCCCATATAATAAACTTAATAGATAAGACGATAGTCCAATCGTTTTTCCCCATTACTTTATCGTAATAATGTAATTGGGGTGAGGGTAACAAAACAATTTCTTTGTGAGATTCACTCAACAATACTTGCGAGAAAGGGTTTAATTGTATTTTCATTTGAACAAATGTAAGTGAAAAAATATATGGTATCAAAAAATATTTTTTATTTTTTTTCTGTTTTCAATCGATTTGTTTCATATATTTGTACCATCAAACAAAATTAATAATTTTATATAAACATGGCAACAAAAGGTAATTCACGAGGTCGTTATATGACCAAAGTAGGTCACTACGACATTTATGGTAAAGATTCATTCCGTCCAAAAAAAGATGGGTCATCCAAACACATGGGTCCCGAAGTAGCATCAACTGACTTTCAAATCTATCACGCCAAGAAATTGGTAGAAAAAGGATTTAAAACTCAAGAAATGGCAATCGAACGAGCTCACGTCTTGGAGAAGAAACGATAAAATTAAATTAACCAAATAATTAAAAACCCCTACTAAAAGGGGTTTTTTTATATATTTATCTGAAAAACTATGCTAATAACTATCTTAATCTTTATCTCACTAATTTTTATTGGTTTTCTAATTTCTTGGAAAAATTACAAAAAACTTCACAAGGATGATGAGGATGGTGTTGAATTAACTGAATTATCTATTAACGCCCCGACGCCAACTCCAGTACCTGAAAAAAAGAAAAGGGGTAGAAAACCAAAAACTCAATCGTAAGGATTGTCCTCATCGGCTAATCCCATTACCACACCTTCGAAAAAACTTACGATGTGGGGGACATTGTCTCCCGCGTCTTCTAATAAATCTTTTTGTGTATTTAAGTTTTCAAACTCAATTGATGTGAGTTCTTCATTCTCATCGGTAGTTACAAATCCGGTGTATTCATTTTCCATAAACACAACTTCACCCAAGTATTCATGACCATCTTCAGTTTCAATTGTTTCAAGTAATGTAAATGAAACAGTGGGTTCTTCTTGTGATTCAAATGTTACACCTGGTCTATCTCTGAATTTTGGTTTATCATATTCTAATGATTTACCCGAACTAAAATCTTGTAACTTTTTCTTTTGTGATGGAGACAATGATTCTTCCCCGTGTTTTGAAATTTGGTCAAGAATTCTATCAATAATGTCCTGTGACGTTGAATCAACTTCCGACAATAATTTAACTATTCTACTTAATTGTTGCTCTGTAACAACAATAGTTTTTTGTTCTGTTTTTAATTTCTTTCTCAATTTGATTAATACTATGTTGATTCTTTCCTGTAGTTTTTTAAACTCGTCAGAACCTGATTTTATTTTTTTATCTTTGACAAATTGATTAACTTCTTTTACCGCGTCCTTTAACTCATCTAAATTTTCAGAATTGACGATTTTCTTTTGAAGTTTCAAGTAATCAAGATTTTCCATACTAATAAATACAAAATTATCTTTTTCTGTAAATAAGATATTGATTTGGTCTTGTCATATTAGTTCTTACAACATCTCCATTTGCGTTAAATAAAAATTTAACTGTTTCTCCAAAATCATTTACATGAAAAACATTTCTACCTTTTATTTCTGAAATTTTATATTCTAAAGTGTCGTTATCATAAAACTGATACAAGGTTGAGTCGGATACGGTCCAAACTCCTGAATGATTTTTTTCAAGTCTTTCCTTACCATTGTAATCAATAACCAAATTATACTCGGCATTAAATTTTTGTCCAAAAGACATAATGGACATCATCAAAAAAACCAAAGTAATTATCTTTTTCATTTTTTTTGTTTGTATATTATTGTATAAATATCAACAAGCGTGCCCATAGACTATTTATTAATATGGAAAAAAATAAATTAATTTCGGTTGTAAAAAAAATACATCAACCTAATTTCAGCAACATACAACCCACAGACATCTATACCTACTTTCATTCTACTTTCCCTTATAATAAATTAGCAGAGGGAATGACGGCTAAAGATATTATAATTTCTTCTTTTCTTTTACCGCTCGTAGATACTCCCGAAGTTTTAGATAAAAAGTATGATGAAATAGTTAATAATTTATTTGCCTACTCATTAATTGAAATAGATTTGGATTATTCAGAGACCCAATGTCCTCAATGTGATGGTGATGGATATGAAAATTGTGATTACTGTGATGGTACTGGCCGCGAAGAATGTAGTGATTGTAGTGGTAGTGGACGAGATGAGGAAGATGATACTTGCGGGCTTTGTGATGGCGATGGTGATTTAGATTGTGATTACTGTGCAGGCGATGGACAAGTAAATTGTAATGAATGTGGTGGTAGTGGAACTTACGACGATTATGATAAAAGAGAGATTAGTCAGTGGTTTTATGCCTCATATGATACAGAGTTAATGAATGAATTTATGGAGTTAGATGAATGGGATGAAATGGCACCTGACTCAATATACCCAAACAATAAAACTATAAGTTTAATGAGAGTCCAAACACCTATTGTAGAGCCTATGAATCAAACATTAGAGAAAGACGATACGTATTTTTACGAAGCGATAGATGAACCAAAGTTTGGAAAAAGATTGAACGGTAGAATAAATGTGGATAACTTGGGAGAGTTGGATTAAATCTCTTTGAAACTTCTTTTATCTATTCTTATCTCATTAGTTTCTGAGTCGTTAATATCGGTATAACCTTGTCTTCCCTCCCAATAATCTAAATCTCCGTTATATTCCATGGCTCTCGCTATTCTATATGGATTTCCATATGATTCTATTCGATGTGTCCATGAACTTGTCTGATAAACCGTCTCACTTACATCAATATCAAATTCATATTCCTTAATTTCTGGCCGTTCTAAATTTCCCACCAATCTATCATCAGATAATTTATTCATGTTCATTTTCAATACTGTCCATAAGAATTCATCATCAATATATTTTGGATTATCAATTATTCCAAAAATTTTGAGAGTTTGGTCAATAACAGTGATAATTTCATCACCAAATTCAGATTCTAACGAAATACTATTAGACTCACAATTTTCATCGATTTGTTTTATAATTTGAAACAATACTTTATCAGACAGTCTTTCTAATTCAGATGCCATATTCCGCTTCTTGTTGTGATACGTTTATATCGTTTTCACCAATATAATCGGTTAATCCTGAAGATAAATCATAAATCAAATCTTCATCAGCATATGAGTAAATTCTATTCATATGGAATATCAAATCAACGGACCATATACCTTCGGACCTTCTGATGTCAGCAATCTCTATTTTATCTATGTTATTTACAAATGCTCCGGTAAAATATTCCAATTCACCGGCATCATCCAAATCCCTATATTCTTCTAGCTTACCATCGAAGAATGATTGTAGGACCGACAATAAAGCCTGTTTTTTCTTTTCAGTTATTGTAAAAACCATTTTTTAGAAATTTTCTGTGGTGTCCTCAACTACATGGAATTCGTCAGATGGAAAATCTGTTGTTTCCTCAACTTGAGGTTCTTTTTCAATTATTTGAATTTGCGCAGGCTTACTACATCCATTCTCACCACATTTACATCCATCTCCAATGGTCAATGTACAACCAGCAAATAAAAATGAGAATAGTGATAACATAACTAATGACTTTTTCATATCTTTGTTTTTTTATAAATATCTTTGTACTATGAATATTTTCTTTTTAGATTGGGATGTAGAAAAATGTGCTAAAGACCATTGTGATAAACATGTGGTCAAAATGATTCTTGAGACGGCTCAACTACTTTGTTCGGCACATTACATGACCGACCAACCGACCGACCAAGTACCGTATAAGTTATCCCACAAGAATCACCCCTGTTCTATATGGACCAGGTCCTCATTATCGAACTATCTTTATCTTTGCGAACTTGGACTCGCCCTTTGTAAAGAATACACCAGTCGTTACGAAAAACGTCATAAATCACAGGATGTTATTGAGTGGTGTTTGTCAAATAAACCAACAATTAATGATGTTGGATTTACTGAACCACCAAAGGCAATGCCTGATGAATATAAAGTATCCGATGTTGTGGAGTCATATAGGAATTATTACCGTGGTGCGAAATCAAGTTTCGCGGTATGGAAACATGGATTAGTACCTAAATGGTTTTCTGTTCCATCTTTTTAACACCTAACCCCAATTGATAAAATGGGAGTTTGTCTTCCGTATTAGGAAACATACTGTTCATCGTATTGAGATATAATTGAAAATTACTTTGATTTACATCTACCGAACCAGTATCTCTTTTTTGTATTAATTGATTACTCAAATCAGTCATTTGTTTTCTTTTCTCGACATCATCGGTTAATCCACTGAAAGAAACATTTGATGGGTCTTGGGTTAAACTTTTTTGAACAACGTCATTTAGAAAACCGAGTAAGGTAGTTTCTACTGTAGTTAAACCTGAAGTTACACCGCTAGTACTAGTTGTGCCTGTTGTTTGTTCGGAAATAACCACACCTCTTTTATACAATGAAAGGTATCCAAACTTTCTTACTTCTTCATTTAAGTTAATCACAATATTATTTTATAATAAATATTGTTTTTTTTAAAATCTTGTTCTAATTACTTCGGCAACAGTATCGGCTAATTTGTCATAATCGGCGAATATTACTCTTTCGTCCGTATCATAACTAGTTTCACTCACAACTATTTTACCGGTACACATCCAAGGAAAACATCTGATTTGTTCAAAACATTTAAAATCTTCCGCATAATGTACGTTAACCATAACTTTGCTTTTAGCAATAATTCTGTCTCTATGCTCACCCCAACCATCCTGTCCATACATAACCCTCAATCCTCTACTTTGTAATTGGTACATCATATTGTATCTTCTTTCACTCATCCAACCAAAGAAAGATACATCATAGTCATAAGTGTTGTCAGGATTGTATGAAAGAATTTCCGCCCTATACTCATCGGTAGGTTCTAATTTAATCAATCTCGCTTTAGTAATCCCCGCTTGATTCATTAGATGAATGTTGTATTCGCTAAATGTCCAAACTTCATGGACCGCATCCCTATGTAGTGGGCCTAATACCATAGGGTCTTTCACAATATCTTCGGTTAATTGTTCAATCATAAAAGTTATGTGTTTTTCATCCCCATGAGAATGTCTTACTTGTATTGGGTATTCGGAGACAGGACATCTATCACTCCTCAAAAAATCATCAAGTTCTTTAACCACCGGTCCTCCTGGACTATGTACTATGTTCATAAGTTTTTTTATAAAAAATATTTGTAGATTTAAAAAAGTGAAGTATATTTGTACCACAATTTTAAACCCATACAATTATGAAAAACCCATTCAAAGCATTTGTTCTGTTCGCAACAATCATTTTGTCAATCCTGTTTCTCGGTTCTTGTTCATCACCTCAACGTGGTTACAATTATTCGGCACATGCAAAACGAGGACAAAAGCATTCAAAGAAAGTTCAGAAAATGAATAAAGGAAACGACTTGGTTCATTTCAAAGCTCCGTGTAACCGTCATTAAAAAAGGGGTCATAAGACCCCTTTTATAGTTTTAAAATCCAAACCACCTTAATACTTTATCAATAATATCCGAATGTTCATTTATACATTCCTCTAATATTTTAACGTCAGATTGTGGCATTTTATCTTTTGTATCGGGGCCCAATATCCCATCAGTAGGAAAAACTCCAATGTTACTTTGGTATTTTTCAACGGCTTTACTTGTATTATCACCGGCTAAACCATCAACTACTAAACCCGCATTCATTCTTTTATTTAAAAAACACTGAATAGATTTTGTAATATTTGCTTCCTCAGTTTGTTCCCGCAACAATGGTTTAACATCACCAAGTTTGGTATTAACAAGTTTATCGAAATTTTCGATTACAAGTTTCTTACCGCCAGTGTGTTGCTCACGAATTCTATTTTTTTCCTCTTCGGATAAGTCATTCAATAAATGTTTCATATCTTTTGTTTTATAATAAATATAAGGTTTATATCGTTTTTGTTATTGTAACCAAACCTGTTTTGAAATCTCCTACCGGTTTCACACTCAATATCAAATTGAGATTACCAATTTTACCTTTAGCAGATAAAGCTCCCGTTCCGATATTATACCCATCTGTTTGAATATGGAATAAATTAAGTTGGATTGGTGAATTATTTAACTTCGATAAAAAATCGTCAGGAGTAAATGTCTTATTATTAAGTTTAATCGTGTTAAATTTTCTGATATACTCTGAAAAATCCTCGGTCTCTTTAGGTTTAGTCAATTGCTCATCAATCAACTTTTCCATTTGAGATTCTGTTAATACAATCTTCATGTATATAAATATACAATAGATGATTACTGTGAGAGCAGTCTATTAATGTAATTCATAATTCGAATTTGTTGGGTTTCCAGTCTTCCGATTTGACTCAACTGATTTTGATTCAAATCAATACTTTGTCCTTTAATTTCGTTAATCTGATTACCCAATCTTGTGTGTTCGTTCAATAACTCTCCGTATTGTTGTGCTTTTTGTTCGTTTGTCATAAAAATAATTATAGTTTATATGAAAAAAAAGGGAAGATTACTCTTCCCTTTGTTCTGTTTAACGTGTTTGGGAAATTATTTTCCACAACCACAACCACCACCGTTTTTCATAGTACTATTTTTTTGTTAATGGTTTATTACTTATAAATAGTACTATAATTCAATTAATCGAAGTAACATTCTTGTTCTTCACCTGTAATCTTTTCTCTCATTACGTCGGATTGACTACATTCGTCATAAAGGGATTCGTACCATTCCTCATTCGTTGATTTCATGTCAGACCAATTCTCTTTAATGTAATCCTTAATTTGTTCCTCTGACATCCCGTTTAGTTCGGGATAATCCTCAACATTGATTTCAATTGGTTCGTGTACAACCATGGTATTATAATACTCTACCATTTTAACTGAAATTGTTTTCGGAGCGGTTACAATTGTTTTTTCGGCAACCTTTTTCTTTTTTTCTTTCTTTGGCGCGGCCATTTTTGCTTTTTCTTTTTTCATAGTTATAAATTATAAAGAATCATAAAAACTTTTTTCAATAGCATCAAGCTCTTCTTGTGTGAATTCATCGTCATCAGTTTCAATATCTTCCACTGAATCATAATCATCTCCTGAACGAACAACTATAGCAAATGTTCGTCCATCTTCCATTTCACCAAAATACTTGGTGAGTTTAAACATTAGTTGGGGGGTTTCAAAATTTATATTCATAAATTAATTATAGGAAAAAATTTTAAGAAAAAAAATTGGATATGAAAAAATTTAGTATATTTGTAGGAAATAATGAAAAATATATTCACATATATCATAGTAATTCTACTAACATCATCTTGTGTAACAAGAAAGAATGTTCAGTTGTCTGACGGTTCTCGTATTAGTAAAAAAAAATACGAACGTATTATTGATAATTCATTTGAACAAAGTTTGTCAGAAGTAACTGAAGATGATGTAAAACTTCTTGAGAACACAAATGTTGATGTAGAATTTATTATCGTAGATAGTATTTTTATCGACACCTTACCCAAAAATCGTTTTTTGGTATTAGATTTGCGTAATAATTTAACATACGAACAAACCATTCCTGTTGGGAGTGAATTTTGGGATTATAATACTGTAGGTGTTGTACAAATTTTAGATACTTTAGAATATCATATAACAAAATGAAACCACTATTAATTACCTCACTTTTTTTGTCCCTGAACATTTTTTCATACTGTCAATCCACAGAAAAAACTTTGGGCAATAAAGTAATGACAGTTGACGAATTAGAAAAAACTATGTTGGTTATTAAACCGAACGTAAAGACGTTCTCGATTGATTCATTCAATGTGTATTTTGAAAAAAATTACAATAAATACCGTAAATCAAAAGGTTTAGAATTTGTTTCATACGATAAATCAATCGTAAAGGTTGCAACTGAACAATCTTCTTACTGTTTGAAGAATGGTTACTTGGACCACAAACAACCTACATCTTCAAAAGAAGACGTTGATGAGAGATGCGATTTGTATGGTGTTAATTATGTTGACGTTCGTGAAAACCTAATGATGGGTCACATGATTTATCCCGTCCTTATTGTTTATGAAGAAGGAATGAATTATTATGACTGTTTGAGTTTGGTAGTGTTAAAATGCTGGATATTAAGTCCTGGTCATAATGACACATTATTGAGTGATGGTCAAACTTTTGCAGTGGGCATCTCATACAATAAAGAAAACGAAATGGTCGCTTGTTTTGTATTAGTTTCCTCCTGATTGATAAGCGGCACATAATTTAGGATTTATACTCAAAAATCCTGCTAATTTATCCCTGAAATTAAATGAGGATGACTTACCTTTTGGTTTTGGTCTTTTAACCGGAGTTGGTGGTGGTATAATTTTACCGTCAATATCCAATGAGTAATTGAAAACTTCAACAGGTGACTGTGTGGTTTCCTCTGTCTCTATCGTGGCGGCTAAAACAATTTTCACTTTTAAATATTTGTATTGGTTATATTCTTCAGGTGTTGCGTGAGGTTCTCCAAATTGGTTTCTTGGTTCGGTAGATGTTGTATTCATTTTAACATTACCTCCATTAACATAAGCATTTGGCTCAGGAGGATTAGGTCCTGTGGTACCATCACCATTACTTCCTAAATATTGTTGAGTTGGGGTTACGGTATCCGTCTCGGTGACACCATTTTCTTTTAATGAATTAATTATATAATCTTTGGCAGAATTGTTTCTATATCCTGATAGCTCTTGAAAAGTTAAATCGGATGCCCGCCCGGTATTTCTATATCTTGATGCAGAAGTTTGAATATCCAATGACTTCAATGATATTATCGCATTTGGGAATTGTTCTTTCGCAATATTTACTTTACTTAGAATATTTTGATTATAAGATTCAATGGCTTCTGGAGACAACTCCCACTCATTATTAACATATAACTGAATATTGGTATCAGGATTCCATTCAATTGGGAATTCTACCGTACCACCGATAGATTCGCCAGGAACGGTTTCTGTTGTTTCTGTTATGGTTAATACCATATTTTTTTTCAAACTATCATTCCATTTTTCATAAACTTCATTAACAAGATTTTGAGCTAGCTCGAAGGCTGAAATTAATGAATCTCTTTCTGAAATAGTCGCACTTGAAGATAGAGGAGTGTTAAACTTTTTCAATAATCCATTGAATTTACTTCTATCATCCGGAGTTTTAGTGATGCTTCTTATACCATCTGATAATAATAAATCAGGGTTATCGGGTATACGATTTTTTACTATTTTCCTTAGAGTTGTAGAGTTGAATGGTTTTATATTTTCATTATACCATTTTACCCATTCGTCATATGAATATTCCAAAATATTGTCGGGTATGACAACATTAGAAACATTGGTCTGTTCAGTTATCAACCCATAGAGTCCCTTAATATATTTTTTTTCCTCTTCGGTAATTATAAATTTCATAATTGGTATCTTTTTTAACCTTCAGCTTCAGGAGCCGGTGTCTCAACTTTAGTCTCAGGCATCTTTTTTGACATAAGTATTTCCATGAGCTTGTTTATAGTAGCTTGGTCCATTTGACCTGTTTTTGTAACTCCACCAGCGAAGGCCGGGTCAATCTCCTTTAATTTGTTCTGAACATTTGTTACATGTTGAGCATGTTTGTAAGGTTGTGGAGCACCACTTGTCTTACCTCCCTTTTGTTCTGGATTGGCTTGTACTCTTGACGAATTTTTGAAAAATGCATCATCACATGTGTAGGTACTATAACTTCCTTTACCATATTGGTTACCATCAATAAAATAAGTAAATTCACCTATTTTATAAGCAACAGTGCCTGAAACATTAGTATCGGTACGGGGATTGGCAATTTTTTGGGCTCCGGGATAGTTTACAACACATGGGAATTTTTGTGACCAATCAGCCACTTGTTGCTCTTCTGTTTTTTGTGTCTCAGGTTGAGCTTGAACGGTTGATTGGTAATTAATAACAACACTTTCGTTTCTATTTTGGTCGAATGTCATCGTAGCACCAAGTTTAGCCAAGTGACTCTGAAACGCCTTTAAGCTTGCTCTATCGGTTGCTTCTTGTGGGTTAAATTCATCGTTAATTTGACCTTGTAGACCAAGTTGACCATAACCACTCTTCAAAAGAGCATCAACATTTTTCAATTGTTGTAAACTAGATATTGCTTGTATTGCGGTTAAAAAATCACTACCTGTACCAGGTCCATACGATGCTTTATATATTCTACCGGCAATATCTTTATCTGCCGATTGTTCGTTAATCAAATATTGATTCTTGGTTGCCGATTCATGTAGATTGAGAATTCTTTCTCTTTCTGAGTTGTCTAAAAAATATAAATTTTTCATAATGTTATCTTTTCATTTCATCAACATAAGAATCAAGTTCGTTTAATGTTAAAAGTAAAACTTGTACAATATGTGATGCAGTTTCATTATCTCCACTATCTATGGAGGATTTCAATTGATGTAATCCATTTATCATTTTTCTTTTATTGAAGTCATACATCTCAATTGAATTGGTCATACCTCCCATTTCCATAATTGTTTTTTTAACAATTCTATTAAGGTCGGATTCGGTTAATCTAATAGGTTTTTTCATTTTCTTTAATTTTACATAAATAATTGATAACGGGAATACAAATCCTGAACTCTTTGACAATCTGGTAGATTTTCTTTTCTTTCACAATACCTTGTGGCCATATGACCTAGTAACGCCAAATCGTCTTTGGGTATGGATACTTCTCGTTTTCTTGCTTTATAATAATCAGAATCTGAGGAAACGTCCATCATTTCCAAGTCTTCCGAAATCATTTTCTTTATTAATTTGGTTAACTCAGATTCGGTCAATCGAATTTTTTTTCCCATTATAATTGTTTTATTATAAATATAATGAAAAAACTATTTTTTATAATTTCATGTTAAGATAACTCATGGCTCTATTAACCATTTCCCAATCCTCATTCTTTATGGCTTTTCTCAGCATATTCTTTACATAGTCAATCTTCTTAACAATCCCACCTGACAATTCGCCAGACTCGTCACTCAATTCAACATCCTCATCGTCTCCCAATTTAGAATATAGTTTACCTATTTCTTCATGACCATAAGCTCGGTCCGATTCGTTAATAGCACGTTTAACAATTCTTGTTAAATCTGATTCTGTAAGTCTAATTATCTTTTTCATAATATTATATTAATTAAGAATTTCTGTATTGTCCTTTATAATGATTAAGAAGGTTTGATTGGAGTTGGGAGAATGTATTGAAGAGGTTTAATGAGTCCTCCCTAGATAAAGATTCATCATCATACTTATGAAATATTTCACTTGTTTGATTTCTAACTTGCTTCAAGAATCTATTCCAATCAATATCACCTGATGATTTCAAATCGGATAAAAATCCATCCATTTTATTTTTGTAATCACCCATTTCTCTTTCAAGATTTTGTACGACATTAGAGACTGAAGATGTTTCAGATGATGTCATAAATTCATCAAAATGCTGTTCGTTAATAATACGTTTTACAACTTTGATTAGTTCGGATTCGGTAAGTCTAATTATCTTTTTCATATATATAAATATATCGGAAATAAAAAAGTGGGTATGGGATTGCCGGCCCGAAGGAAAAAATTTTAGAAAATTAATTTAATATACTAGTTTGATATTCTTCTCTATAAAGTTTTTCAAAATCATCAATAATTTTGTTTTGAGCCCTTTCACTTATTCTTCCGTTAATGGTCTTTTCCAATTTAGATAAGAATTCCTCTTCTCCGTCAGGGTTATTCATATAATCCCACTTAATGGTATTTTGGGGATACTTATTTCTTTTCCATTTACCATCTTCTGTTTTATAATTAAAACTCACTTTAGTATTCCAAAAAATATTAATTTCAACTTTGCCTGTAGATTTTTTTATATTATAAGCAATAACCAAAGCCGGTTCTCTCCTATTATATTTTGTAAGTTCAGAGGTTAATTTATCAGGATAAATAAAAAATACGGGATATTGCGTATAACCATAGTGTCCAAATCTACCTTGAAACTTGGAGTTTAAAAAATCTGTTACGTCATGTTCGATTGTAGAGACCACACTACTTTTCAAAAAACTCAAATCCTCTTCTTGTTTTTTAATTAGTTTCATCAGCCCAGCATACTGTGACTCCGTAAGAATGTATTTCATATAGATAAATATATCTCAAACAAAAAAGGGGGTAGGGGGATTACAAACCCGAAGGGAAAAAATTATTTTTTAACATTCATAAAGTTAACACCAATGGACTGTTTCTTTTCAGGGTCAACATATTCAATCATACTTTTAAAATCACTCCCAACAACGCTAATATCGGCTCCAACGGCATACTTCTTTTTTTCTTTTCTAACTTCAGGTCTATACCTAAAATCATGTGGCATATCAGGAATACTATAAACCTCGGCATAATACTTATAATATTCATATGGGTCACCATATTTTACCTTAACCTCAAACTCAAACGGCTCGGTAATATAATTATCAACAAGATACTTGTTTCCAAGTTTGTTATACACCTTCGTTAAAACATGTGATAATTCTGTGAGATTCATATAACAATAAATACATCAAAATAAAAAAGGGGGTAGGGGGAATCGGAACGGAAAAAAATTTTTTAACAATATTCCTTATTATCTTCCCAATAGGTAACAATCATTTCCTTAAAGTTTTCCTTAATATAATCAGTCATATAATCTTCCATTTTCATGAACCCTTCTTGACGTGGGTTATCAAAATAATTTAAAAGATAAGTAAATGCTGAGTTCCGACATAAAAATTCATAAAAATAATTAAAGGGGTCATAATCACACAAATACATTTCCATTCCCTCAACAACAATATCCTGAATCAAATCATGGTCTTGGTCAATTCTTCGTAGGACACGAATAATATTATTTTGTTCTTCCGTTATAATATATCTCATATAAGAATAAATATATCAGAATAAAAAAGGGGGTCGTGTTATAGAAAACAAAAAACCCCTACTCATTGAATAGGGGGTGTATTTTTAATGAATCATATTTGATTTATCCGAAAGAAGAATCAAACCATGTTTTCATTTGGTTAAATTTATAACTCCATGAAATTGGTTTGGGGTCAACTCCAAATGATACGGTTCCATATACCGTTTTAGTTTTTCCATCCCATGTAACACTATTAACATCTGTACCAGGAATAAGTGAACCACACGGACCATCACATATTGTAAACTTGTTATCACCTCCTTCAAAGTCAATTGAAGCATAAGGGTCTTCCTTCCAACCCCATTTTGTCTTTACATATTCCTCAAATTTAGCATGGTCAGCGGAAATCTTTTCGGGTTCAGGAATAGATTGCTCATTTATAACTTGTTTTACTAAACGAACTAAATCCGATTCGGTTAATCTTATAACTTTTTTCATATTATTAATTTTATATATAAATATATCATAAAACAAAAAAGGGGGTAGGGGGATTGACAACCCGAAGGGAAAAAATTATAGAAATAACCAAATAATATTAATCAATGTAAACTTGGGGTCAAACCCAAAAAGCAGTTGAAGGATGGTTATAGACAATGTTACCACAATAGGTTTCTTATATTTAATAAAGAAATTTTTCATAGAGTATAAGGATAATACACAGTTCCCAATTTATCAAATTTTTTCCAGAAATTTTTTTTCAGTATATGGGACCTTTATAGAATGGGGGGTCAATATACGGGAAAATAAAAAACCCCTCTTTGTGGGAGGGGTCGGTCCGACAATACTATCATCGGAGGGGTTAATATCTCACAATAAATTCTTAATACCACCAATCCCTGATGATAAAGGGGAGGTTGACTTTTTACCAAATCTCTTGAGAACAAAATTATTATTCTTATCTAAATAACAATATTCATTATCATCACTACCATTAAAGATTAATGGTTTGCCAATATACATATTGAAACTGTCTTGCTTAAACCCACTATATCCAATGTCCCCTTTTTTAGGGACAAACGCAAACCCTGACATGTTATGATTTGGATTAAACTCCCAATTCATACTCTTTATTAAATCTATAAACTCGGCTCTAACATTAGATAAGTCCGTTCCCTCTTCTTCTTTTATAATTCTCTTAATCAAATTAACTAAATCTGATTCTGTAAGTCTAACTGTTTTTTTCATATTAGTGTTTTATAATAAATACCCAAAATTTTCCAAAAATTTTTCTGGAAGTTTTTTTATATACATACTTTGATTAGGGGATTATCCCCCCCTTTTTGACCGTCAAAATGTCATATATGGGGGGAGGATACGGGGAGGGGAGGGGTATCCCCCGTGTATAGGGGGTAAATGAGGGAGTCCCCCTACCGTTATGACAGTCTGACAGAATAGGTCCCCCCTGTCTGTAATGGTCTCTAATGATGTCATGTCAGAATGGGGACATATACAAGCATTGTTAATAACTTCTCGACCTGAGGAACGAAGTTTATATGTTAAATTGTTTGGTGGATAACCTTGGGGGCCGTAACTTAGCATGATGCTTTATTGTTTCCCCCACACAGAAAAGCATCAACCAAAGTTACGGCGGGAATGAATACCAACCAAGAGATTTAACATTTTTATTTGTTGATAACTACTTGACTATTCCATTGTGGGAGAAGAGTTTCGCCGTATATTTGTGTCATGGATAACAAACAACTCACCAAGATTATTAAGAAGGGACTCGGTAAGCAGACCTTCCCCTTTGAGTATGGAACTATGAAGGGAACCTTTCGCTTCGTTTCCATTAGGGAGCTAGCATATAACTATGGGGAAGGTTATAGTTGGGGTGTTGTCAATGTTGAAGTTGATATCATTGAGGACTCCAAGATGTGTATCAACTATAAACAGTGGGGACGTAGTCAAGCTCTCATCACCCGTAGAAGGAACAACGATATCTATTGGTCATATAACAATACCCTCCTTCATACCTTATTAAAGTTCTACAATATCCACTCATCGAAACTCGGAAAGATAACCTATAAAAAGAAAACCAATGTACAGCAACACAAAAACCTCAACCTTATCCAAGAAACAAGTAAAGAAAGTTCTTCGGTTCTGTGCTAAATGGTGTCATGAGAATATGGGGGTTAATAACAGAAAGCGTAGCGACCTAACATATTCTTATGGTAATGATGGGGAAGGGTTCTATGGTTTCTATTGTCCATACGTTAATCACATTCGCATATGTGTGAATGAGTGTAAGACAGTTGGACGTTTGACCTCCACCTTCATTCATGAATATACTCACTACTTACAACCTGTCACCACCAAGTATGCTTCGGCCAACGCAGAGTTTGGTTATTGGAACAACCCCTTTGAAGTGGAAGCTCGAAAGATGGAGAAGAAACTTAATCGTTATCTTCTGTCTGACCTTCGAGGTAAGATGTCAAAATAGATAACGAGTGTTCCCTAATCTCTTTGGACAGGTTGTCATGGTCCCCCTCTTTGAGTGGGGACTTTTTATTTATGTTATCTATTATTCCCCCCATCTGACAGTGTGTTAATAACATCACATTCTGTCGTATAGGTTTGTTACTCCCCGTAAGGTCTAACTGTTTGTATATACAATGTCCATATGAGTCATCACCCTCATAATTAACGATGTAGTCATCCCCGTGTCTTGTAACATCGGTTCTAAAGTTATTAAGGTACATATAACTAAACATAATAACATGTAGTAAAAAGTCAATCAGGTTGGGGATGACATCATGTCAGGTGTAATTTTTCTTTGTTAATTATGTTAAAAAACTTGATTTTGTCAAAATGTCAGTCTCACTTGACGATGGGGATAATCCCCTCTGACACTTTTCTCCCACCTTTTACCACCATGTCTTACCACAATTTACCACCACTATTGGTCATGTAGGGTATTAGAATGGGGATTTTTCCCCTCTGTAGGGGTCGTAAGGACCAGTTTTTTATATGTATATAAACCCCAGCAAAAAATGTAAGTTATAGTATGTGGAGCGGGGAAACACGTAGTGTGTTAGGATAGACCCTAAATAGACCATTAATAATTCTTCAACGAGACCACTTTAGTGGGGTATTATATTCCCCTTCAACACTGACACCTTATATGGGGACAACTATATAACCCTGTTAAAATCACACTATAATATGGATTTACCATAGTTTGTTATCATAACATTACAATGTTACATATAAATCACAATATAGTGTGGGTTGTGGGTTACTCTATACCCGATAAGGTATAATACCACATGTATACCACAAATTAATACCCGATAGGGTATTCTTTTATACCTTTCAGTATTATACCATAAGGTATAATATATTGTCCCCTCATATGTGTCCTTAATTAATGGGGGAGAAATTAGGAAATAAACAAATGAACGAATACATCAGTGGAGTGAAACGCTAGTGGAACGGAACGACCCACAAAGTGGGGGATGAATGAGTGAGTTTGTTTAGTTCGTAATTTCTTTATATTTATTATCATATGAAATACCTAATCACCGAATCTAAATTGGATAGTATTATCCTTCAGTATTTGGACAATCAGGACTTTATTCGGTTTAAAAATAGAGAAAGCATATACTTTGTCAATTCTGAATCAGATGAATATGCTCAAATAAGATTTGACAAAGATGGTCGGTGTTACGTATCTTACGATTTATATAATGAAATTTCTATGTTCTTTTCTTTACAAGATTCTGACTTTGATAAAGTTATTGTTAAATGGGTTGAGAATATCATAAAAATGGAGGTCGAAAGCATCGGTGTTGCTCCGAGTTCAGGTTATGCGTTGGTAATACCTAACTAAATCATATTTATTATCATATGAAATACTTAATCACAGAATCTAAATTGTATAATACAGTGTCTATGTATTTGGATAATCAGGATTTTATAGTATATGACAACAAGAAGAAATTTGACAACTACATATACTTCTTAAACAATGAGTCCGACCTTTACGCTCAGATTAGTGTTTATCACATAAACTCTTTTGGTTTTGTTAGGAATTGGGTATATGTGAATTATGATTTAATTAAGGAATTATCTGATTTCTTCTCTATTGATGATTTGGATTGTTTAGAGATAATAAAAGTATGGGTTAGTGATACTTTGGGTATTAAGGTTGGTAAAATAGAAAACACTATCAACAGTGGGTCTTCTCACAGATTAATTGTTAAAACCGAATGAAATTCCTTATCACCGAATCTAAACTTACTAATCTTGTCTTTGACTACTTAAATAACCAGGACTTTTATAAAATGAAGTATCACTCTGGTTATGTCTTTTGGGACTCTAAGGAGAGTTGGGAAAGTGGTGGATATATATCAATCAACACAAATCGTGTTAATAAAGAATGTTTTGTAAGTTCAGATTTAGTTGTTGAGGTCGCATCATTCTTTAGTTTGGACTTGGAGACCGCTTTGAATATTATTGGTGAATGGATTAAAACCAAAATTGATTTTGATTTTGACTATATCTTCTCTGATTACGGAGCTGACTAATTTAACAATTTCCTACCTGAACGTATATATTATATCCTCTCACCTTTTCATTTCCAAACTTTTTTATTAAGTCAGATATATAATCTCTCGCCTCAAATGTTTTTTGTTTGTTTGGGTAATAATCATCGGAATGGTTGGGATAATATTTTGGTATTTCTACATATAGTTTAAATGAGTACATGGTCGGAACTATTTGATAGTTACATACATTACCCAAAACTTCAACATCATGTTCCATTATGGCTTTAACAATGAAAATCATTTCTTCCTGTGAACCTTTTATATTAAGAATACTATTCATAATATCAACTCCACCTAACATTTTGGACGTTATATAAAATCCATGTTTGGAAATCATGTCTTTTATATTGGTTTTAAGTAAAGTTTCTTCCCTTAATATTCTTCTTATGGATTCTTTAATACTCATATGATAATAAATATTACATATATTTATCTTATATGAAATATCTTATCACCGAATCTAAATTTGATAGTATAGTTTTTAAGTATCTTGACAATCAGGACTTCGTTGTAATTAAAATGGGGAATAGATTATACTATGTCAACTCTGAAGATGATGAATATGCTCAAGTTAGATATCATCCGAAAGACCGCTGGTGTACAATACACTACGACTTGGTCGACGAAGTTAGCAAATTCTTTTCTTTAGATTATGGGGACTCCATTAATGTAATTAATAAATGGATTGAAAATAAACTCGGAATAAAATCTATTAATGTGGAAGTTGCCAGTCCGATTGTTGGGTATTAATTATATTTATCTTATATGAAATTCCTAATCACCGAATCTAAATTAAACAGTATTATTTTTAATTATATTAATTCACTAAATCTTGAGGCGGTTTATTGGACAAGTTATATAAGTTTTGTTTATTCTTTAGACGATACACACGCCGTTATGAGGTATAGAAGAAGGTCAGGTACTTTAATAATATCCGAAGATTTTATAAACAGTGTATGTGAATTCTTTTCTATTGATAAGGATGAGGCCGAATTAATTCTCACCCATTTTGTTGAGGAAAACTCTAACTCCGGTAAGATTGAACCTTCGGATGTCAAAGTATACGGTGGTCTGATAGGTGACGCCGAACTATCAATGTAATATTTATCTTATATGAAATACCTTATCACCGAATCACAACTTAATCTTATATCCGAACTTGAACGTCATTGGATGGATTTTGAGTATGAGGACCTATACAATAAGTTTAAACATATCATCGTTCCTTATATTGTTGATGAGATTGAATCATATAGTGAGGATAGTAATAGAATTGTCCTATACGATTCAGCCGGTAATCCTATGATGATGTTTTCTATTTTTAGTGATGGTAAAACGGGTGATTTATACTACAGCCATAAGTATGATGGGTTTTTTGAGGAGATGTTACCTCACCCTGTTTGGATGACCAATGGTAAATACTTTATCTCTGATGCTTTTGAATCTATGCTCCCCGACTATAAGGTCTTTGATGTAAGAAGCGGACGTATCGTCTAACCTCTTTGTTTTATTTCGTAATCAACCAACTTATGCATTTTTGGTAATAACGTATTCATTACCATATTATACACTTCAGGTAAATAGAATTCCTCATACCAATTCAATAACTCATCAACACTTTCAAAATTTGTTTGATGTTTAAGTTCTTTATAAAAATTTCCTTCACCTGATGTTTCATAAACAGTTACCCCATAATAATTAAGTAATGTATACCATTCTATTTCAACAGGTGTATATTTGACTCCATCCCAAAATGGTGTTGCCGCAACTGTTATGTTTTCAATCATATCATCATGGAAATGTCCTGTTTTTACCATTGCTTCCCAATAAAACACGTCATTTGAACTTGCGTGAATATTAAAATCTTTGTATTTGGTTTTCAATTCATCGTTATTCATCATTTCGACCAAAATTTGGTTGGCGGTATCTGAATCAATCGGTATATTAGTTACTTTAACAATTTGTGATATCGACAACCCAACCATATCTGAAGTTTTAATCAAACCAAACTCTTTAACCAAATCACTTATAGTTTCTTTTGCCTTTCTATCTTCCTTTAATACCGATTCATTAACCTCTCCCGACATAATCTCATTCCATCTTTCTTCCATTACATCCGAATAATGACTCAATAAGAATTCCCATACTTGGTTGTAAAAATCCCCAGCTCCAAAACATACGTCAGAGTATTTCATACATAAATCAACAATAACATATGATACAATACCTGACTTAAACTTATCTAAGTTCATTGCGTGCCAATTATGTTGGTTCTGAATGTATCTTGTTGTCATTGTATCAAGACCTTCTCCGAATATTCCGTCCATCTTTTCGGGGTCAACCCTTCTGAATATTCTTCTCATCATTGAGCTCATTTCTTCCCTTAATATTGACTCATTAACAACATTCCCCAAGTTATCATATTTTATAAGTTCAGTGTTTATAAACACATCAGCATTTTTCTTTCTCGAATCCCAATTAAATATCCAATCTGGACAAACAACAATATTTCCTGAAGTCCATTCCTCAATATCTCTTGATATTTTTTCATCAAACCACGACTCAATGTTTGCTGCAGTATCATCAGAGTCAAAATAAATTATAAGTAAAGGTTTTCCGTTGAAAGTTGATTGTTTTATAAATGATATATTATCATATAAAGTATAGATTATATTTGTAACCAATTTTACTTTATATTCTTCGGTTTCTTCCCTTAATACGGACTCTCGTATATTCAATTTACTTTTCAGATAATCAACTAATGGTTCTTCCACTTCAATGTATGAATCCCAATAAGATTGTTCTGAATCATTGTTAAGTTTGAATTGTTTTGAAGCGATAAATTGTCTTACCGTATCGTATATCGCATCTGACTCATCGTAGCCAGAATCAATTAAACTTTTAATATCATGTATTAATTCGGCCAATGAGTCACCATTAATCCTCCTTTTAACTTGGAGTGGTATATTTGTTTCTTCTAATACTGATTCAAAAACATCCCCCCCAACAATATCATCATATCTCTTTTTTATTCTATCACCATAATGTTTAAGGAGCGGGTTTCTCACTTCTTCGATATAAGCATCGTCATTACCATAATAATATGAATTTCCATCCATGTTTATTTGGTCCTCCATATACTCAACCATATCATCAATAACGAAATTTGCGAACGTTATAAAAGAAGCTTTGTGTAACATGGAACCTGGCTTGGTTTTCAACATTGTATTACCGTCCAATGCCGTTTGAAACGCATTTTCAATTAGTTTGGGTAAAATCCTCCTTCTAATTTTAAGTGGTATATCGGTTTCTTCCCTTAATATTCTTTTAATTGATTCTTTGAGATTCATACTATAATAAATACCTAATATACAGAAAAAAGGGGACCCAAATTGAGTCCCCATTCTTATTAATGTTCTTGTTAAATTACTTACGCAAAAACAAACTCTCGCTATCCCATCTTACTTTCTTCAGAGCCGATAGATAATCATTGTCCGAATCTCTGTAACCCAATGTAAGAATAACACATGACTTCAGACCCATTTCATTAAGACCCAATACCTCATCCACCTTTGTCGGAACAAATCCCTCCATTGGTGTTGAGTCAACTTCTTCCGTTGCCGCAGCAACCAAAGCAAATCCAAGTCCGATGTATGCCTGTTTTTGAGCCCATGTGATTTTCTGTTCTTCGGTCAAACTATTAACCGTACCTTTAACCATACCACTGAAATCTCCCAACATATCAACGCTGATGTTTCTCTGTGTAGCGATTTCATTCATGTACTTATCCACAGATGATTCCGTGATTGTGTCCCATGTTGCAAATACCAATACCGCAGATGAGTCGGCCAGTTGTGTTTGACCATAGCAAGCCGGCACAAGTTGCTCCTTTAGTTCTTGATTCTCCACCACAATGATTTGGTATGGTGTTAGACCGTATGAACTTGGAGCAAGTCGTGTTGCTTCTAAAATTCGGTCTAACTTATCTTGGGGGATTTTCTCCCCATTCATTTTCTTTGTGGCATATCTCCACTGTAATGACTTTAATAATTCCATTGTATTATTGTTTAACTTTTATTTTCTGTGGTAAGGATAGTTGAAAATGGTATTTAAGTAAAGGTGGGTATATTTATATATAAAAATTATGCTATGAAAAAAGTTGTAAGATTAACTGAATCTGATTTGATTAAACTCGTTAAAAGAATTATAAAAGAAAGTGAAGAAGAACAGGATAATGATTATCTCTACCATGACCCATCATCTATGGGTAGTGGAAAGTGGTATAAAAATTCTTTTATGAATCAGGGTGAACCCGAAGAATATTCAGATGATGAACTTGATATTGAGAACATCTCTACTAGGGATGTAGATGATGATGTTATCGACCCTATGTATAAAAAGTTCTATTCCAAGAACTCCCCTACAATCAAACGAGCCAAATTAAGAAAACAATAAAATTAAACCCCACCTCATGAGTGGGGTTTTTTATTTCCTTTTATTCCCATTTTTGTCATAAAACGGAAATGATTTATCTTTGTATTTATATTATATGAGATACTTTATTACACAAGGTCAATTACATTCAATCATCTACAATTATTTAGATGAGAAGTTTTCAGAATCAGATGGTAAAAAAATTGTAAATGCCCACAATCCTGACGCATATAGAATTGAATTGTTCGCCAATACAGGTTCTGAAAAAATCGCATATTACTTCTTCGGGACTGGTGAATACGACGATTGGGGTCCAGGTGGTGAAGGGACAAAACATTACGGTCATGGACTGTTACAAGTACATCCTAATATTATCGACACAATGCGTCAGATGATTTTGATTAGGGAAACAAAAGTAATAGATATAGTTGCCGATTGGGTTAGCGAAAAGTTTGGAGTTGATATTGATGAGGTATCAATTTATCCCAAACGAGACAAACCTCCTGTTTATTAATTCTTCTTTGTTTTCTTTACGCAGTTTGGGTATCTTTTACCAAACATTGTCTTCATTCCTTTTTGTGTATAACCTGGCCAGCACTTTTCTGTTATTTCGCCTTCAGTAAACTCACCCTTCTGTTTATTAAAGAAACGATTTTTTAATTCTTTATAGTGTTCGACGGTAGTTGTTGATATATTAATACCATATCTAAATTCATCTGAAAAAAAATCTTTGATTAATTTTTTTACATCTAACCCCAATTCTTGTAAATCATCCGAGTCTTGTACTTTGAATGGTTTTTTCATTAAAAATGTGATGGTACAACCTTCTCCGTATTTTCCACCAAATGTGTCGGCAACAACACCATAAAAGTTTTCAGGTAGTTCTTTACCTTTAAGATACGCATTAATAAATCTCATTACTGATTTTTCTAATTTGGTTTTTTCTCCAAAATCTTCGATTTGTTCCGTTACTAGTGATTCATCTATCTCAACCCGTTCATTACACATATTATTGAAGTAATCTTTTAGATTTTTTCCGTGGCTATCTTTGATATAATCATATATAAAATCAACTGATTTCTCCCATTCTTCTGACGTATCATCCATCATATAAAATGTATTGAAGTATAGGTTCTCGACCACAGCCTCAGTTACAACACGAACAAACATGTCCGCGTCCTCATACCTTCCACAAATTCTTTTATCATAATATACTATATCTAATAACCTTACGATTTCACTATCAATTAAGCTAGTTCTTCTCATTGCTTTATAAGGTCTCATCTCTTCCCTTAATATTTTTTTTATTGTTTCTTTCAGATTCATATTATTAAACTATACCAATTTCACCATAGATTGATTCCCCATTTGGGCCGAGCACTCTAATATATACTTGATTAAGTTCTCTTCTTGATACATTAACAAATTTAAGTAAATCTATCATATAAAAGTCAATTAAATAATGAGGGTCCAACCCTTTTTCAAACATATTGAACGTGGTCATATCCTCATCATTAACGTATATTTTTACAGCAATATCATAAAAAGGAAGTTCTTCATCCCCATCCCAAAGCACTCTGGTTTTAATATTGTCAACCATAGGATATACCTGTTTGATTAAATCACTATTTAATAACTTATCTAATAACTTATTTGTCAGTATCATCAGAGTATTGTAACTTAATTTCTATATGGTTTAATGATGGTGTAAATGTTTCTTCACCCAACGTATAAGTAAGAACATCACTAATAGCATCTCTAACGTCATCCGCCTCTCCAACTGAAACAATTTCAGATAACAACGTAGGGTGTTCTATATCACCGAAAGATGGTTCTTTATCACGATTAAATCTTGGCCACTGTTTATCCGCCCATTCTGAATCAACCGTTAAAACCCCTTCCAATTTAACAAGCTTGGGTCTTAGGGTCATCATTCTTTTAAAGTCAACTACTTTGAGTCCTTTCCACCAATCAAACTTTTTGGGCATTTCTTTGTTAAGCACAAACTCAACTATCTTTTCATTTTGTTGTTCGGTGATTAAAAATTTCATTTCTTCTTACACTTATATACTAACTCGAATGTCACTCCAAGAACAATGGGGAATACCACAAATGTCAATAACATCTGATGTATAAAGTTATCCGCAACGCCATAAGCAATCGCCAAATAAAAATACCTCAACATAGCAAATTGCCACCAATGCCATCTATCAGTTACGAAAACCATAACAGTTGAACTGAATGGAAACCTTTCTTGAAAGTTTGGTTTATATAAACCAAAGTACCACCAATGATTTCCTGAAGGTACGAGTTGTCCGTCCTTTTGTTTATATTTGTTCTTCCAATCATCACCCTTTTGTCCTGTGTCAGCGATATGGTCCAATCTACCTTTAGCATATCCCGCACCAATCAAACATAGAATTACATGTATTAGATTCATTTCTTTTCTCTGTTTTTATATCCGTTGGGATAGTATTTTTTTATGTCCAAGTAATGTTTATATGAATCTCTGACCATTAGAATGGCTGGTACCACAACGATAAGTGGAATAAGTAAACTTACAGGTCCATAAACATACCAAAGACTGAACTCATCTTCCCAAACTCCACATTCATTAAAGATATACATTGTTAAAATAAACATACAACCTGAAAGATGATACTTCCAAGTTTTCCAAATACATGCCCACAATAAAGGAAAATCCATTTTTTTGTTTTTTAAGTGGTTTATTTTTTGGTCACCATCTTCTCAACCAACATTTTCAACACTCTATCGTTTTCTTCAATCCTTTTCAGATTTTTAACGATATTCACACGGTTACCTTTTTTCTTTGTTTCTTTTCTTGCTTTTGCCATTCTAAATACGTTTAATATAAATATTGAAAAAACCTAAATAATACTTGGGGATATTTATACGGTATGAGCAGAGTTGCCGAAAACATAATATCAATGTTAGACAAGGGTCAAAGTGTTTTTGATGTTGCCAAATTCTTTGGTAGTGTTCATGAGTTATTGAATGTAACAAAAAAATATCCTTATTTATATGCGATGATACAGACCAAACTTGGTGGTTCTATGGATTGTTCCGCCGAGGGTGAGGACGGAGAAATGGTTATGTTTTCTTTGAATTTTATATTGACTGATTTAGAAGCAATAGATGTAGACGATTTTAATCATTATAACGCCACGGTTGATGTTATAATACCTGAAATTCAAAAATCACCAGCACTCATGCAAATGTTATTAACTTGGTTGGATGATTACCTGTCAGATATGGGTGGTGAAGTTGCCGTAGGTTCATTCAATGATAATAAGTTAAACGATAAAATGGTTTGGATATATGCCGAATCAATAAATGGTAAAAGTTTTGAATACATTAAGGGTGGAGTTAGTGATGAAGAAGTTTTGAGAATAATACCTGATGAATATAAATAAGATTAAAGTTATGACACAATTAGAAATTAACAGAGTAAAAAAAGTATTCAGTGAGGAATACTTTGATTTAGGAATCTTAAGATGGATGGAGAGAAATAAAAACGTAATAAAAACTTCATTTGGTATTAGTTTTATTGCGGTCTTATCTATAGCAATAATGGGTCAATCGTGGCCTTTGGCAATATGGGCATTCGCCTTCATAGGTTTAATCACTGCAGGTGGTGTGGACCACTTCATCGTTGGTTTAAGTTTAAAAAGAATCATCAAGAAGTTAGAGTCAGAAGATATCAACATTGGTTTGATTCAATTGTTAGAAACTTGTTCTGATATTATTCCACAGTAATTTGACCATTCGGTTTTTTTTATTTAAGTTTGTTCGATGACAACGAATGAAAATTTATATCTTGCTTTGGCAATTATATCTTTTTACGTATATTTGTTCCTAGTTTTAGTAATAACAATCAAAACCGAAAAAAATAAATAATTATGGCGTCCATTTACACCACAGTCGACATTGATGTTGACATAGAAATTGATGAATTTGTTGATTCTTGTAGTACAAGAGATATTGAAAATCTTTTGAAGTACCTTTCTAATCAGGGTTATTTGAGTAAATTTGGTGTTCCTGATGAAACTAAAATGACCTCACAGGAAGAAAAGTTTGTTGAGAAATTAACATCACTTTCTCAAAAATATCATCAAATGTCAGTTGATGACATTGATACTTTAGAAAATTTGTTTAACAAGTATATTTGAGGTATGGAAAACATTACAGAAGAAAGACTACCATTGAGTAGCCATTGGGAAAGAAACCTTAAAGAGTTTAATCTTTCTAATGAAATAATTGATAGAATCGAAAATCTTCGTTATAACGATTCTATTATGATGAAGAAGTATATGGATGAAGCAAATGAGTGGAGAGTAAAATACTTTACACTTCAGCGTCATTTGAGGGATTTACTTTAGTTAACTTTTTTACCATTACATTTGTATCATGAATACAATCTACATTTATACCACTGAATACAACAGGTCACTTGGTCGATACAAAATTGGTGAGTCTAGAAAACAAACCGCCAAAAAAAGAATTGGTCAACAAAAAACCGGCTCATCTGAAGAATTTATAACAATTTTTGAATGTGAAACTACATTATCAGACCATGAAGTAAGACAATCATTGCGTCTTTTAGGTTATCATAAAGTAACCCGTGAATGGGTTGGTGGATTCAAATCTGACGATGAAGTCGTGGCATCTGTTAGTAAAATAATATCTGAATCAGGTTCAGATACTCGTGTAGAATTTAAAACTCGTTTTTTTCAATCTTTTGTAAGTGATTTGTTTCTAAACAAATACAACTCAGAAATTCAATCGGGATATAAAAAAATTGATTTTGCTTTAGAGTTAGCACCAAGATTCGGTAAAACATTATGGTCTTTAAATCTGATTAAAAATTTATATCTTGAAAAAGGTATTAAGGTTTGTATTATTCCTAGCTACGTTCTGACCGCAATCTCGTCATTTGAAGTTGATTTTTATAAATTTAAAGGGTTTTCGGACTCAATGGTATTCGTTGACGATATTACTGATTTAGAAGAATCAATCAATGATTACTACGGTGATAAGATGATTGTGGTCGCCGCCTCTCTTCACATGACCGAACATCAGTCTAAGCTAGAAACATTAAGAAATATTCCGTCAAATGAAAAGATGTCAATTATAGATGAAGCCGACTTCGGAGCTCACAGGATTAATAGTTTAGATAAGATTGAGTACTTGGATTGCCACTTGAATATTTACATGTCAGGTACCGGTCTTGAGAAAGTATCAGCCCCTCTTACAAATCTTCGTGATAACATAATCCATTGGTCGTATACCGACATGCTTATGGTTAAGAATGGGTTACATCCGTCACAAGCCAATTTGTCTAATAAAACTGAATCCATATCATCGGTAAGTGGTATCGTAACTCCTCAGTTTTTAAAGTTATCAATTGGTGGTATTATTGATAGATTTAATTCTATACCTGAAGAGTACCGTACAGATTGGAATAAACTTTTAATGGATGTTTCAAAATCTAAAGGTATTCTTACTGATTTGATTAAATCATTATTTGGTGCATATAATGGTAGAATGACTTATTTGGTTGATTTAAATACCGATGAGTTATCTCCTAAAGACGTTACAATGATTTTCGCCAGTACTCCTAATCGTAAGGAACAGAATAAGTTTTATAAACTAGTTCAAGATACATTAGGACCTCAATATATGGTTAAATTGTTTAATAGCGATGAAACCTCTAACCGCGAATCGGAGAAGGAGGCGAAGGAGATTGTGGCAATTGCTAAACGACAAGGAAAGAAAGTTGTTTTCATAAGTAAGGACATGGCTTCAAGAAGTTTCTCTATACCTGAAATCGATACGGTAATGTTAATGTTTGATAGAGGCTCATATTCGTCAGTTGCCCAAAAAGTTTCAAGGGTATTAACACCAGGTTTAACTTATAATGGTGAACCTAAAACCATTGGTAACGTTATATCATTGTCACTTGACCCTAATAGAGAAGAGATTAGTCCGATTGATGAATATTTGGTATATGAAGGTGAACGAGTTCAGGTTCAAGAATTAACCGATGGCATTTTACGAGTCCTTCGTTCTGTAAATATATTTGTTAATGATAATGGTGTTATGTCTCCGATTGTTCTAGATGAATATGCCGACAAATTAGTTAACTCTACTTCACTTATTCGTATCGGTTCAGAATCAGTTAATGTCGATTCCGTTATAAATGATTCAGAAATGGTAAAAGTATTGACAGGTGTTGAGATTAGTGATAACTCATCAAAAGATAAAATTGAAGGTATTGATTCATCTAAAGTTAAAAGGTCAGTAGATGAAGAGACTGAAAACAATTCTTCTCAAAATACTGTTGTAATTGATAACCTCAGAATTAAACTGAAAGAAGTATTATCAAATATAGTTAAAAACATTGTTGAGATATCTGAAATTAACAACTGTGAATCAAACAACATTATTGAAGTACTTGATATGATTGAGGATAAGAAGTTAGGTGAGGAGCTTATTTATGAAGTTGGTGTTAACTCTTATACGGTTAAAAAACTCATCCTCGGTGGAGCCTTGTCTGAGAAACTATTGAACACTATTATTACGTCCTACAACAAACAAGAAAACACTTTATCTTTGTAAGATGGACAACTTAAAAAAATGGAAGCCAGACCCTTCTAAAGGTGAAGTATTTACCCCTATCGAATTGGTTAATCTTATTTTAGATGAGATTCCTTCAGATGTATGGTTAAATTCAAAATCAAACTTTTTAGACCCTTGCATGGGCACAGGGACATTCCTTTCTGAGATTGTGAGACGTTTGGTTGATATTTATGGATATAGTGAGTTGGACGCTAAATCTAGAGTTTACGGTTATGAAATCCGTATAAAATACATTAACAAACTCAAAAGAAGAGGTTATGTTAATATCCATCATAAAGATTTTTTAAGTGATAAAATTAAAATGAAATTTGATGTTGTGATTGGTAACCCTCCATATCAAGAAGTTGATAATAACGGTAAAAGTAAGGGTGGTGGTAAAGGCGGTGCTAATAACCTTTGGTCCAAATTTATTATAAAATCTATGGAAATTTCCGATAATGTTTTTTTTATAACTCCACCAAGTTTTTTATCACCAAATCACTTAGTTTTGAAAAAAATGTATGAAAGTGGAGGTTTAAAATTACTAAAAATATTCGATGAATCCCCTTTTATTGGTGTGGGTACTCAAGCTTGTTATTATTATTGGTCTAAAAATTATGATGGATTGTGTAAAATTGGTGGAGAATCCATAAGTCTTAAAGATAAAATATTACCTAACTCATCTAACCCGATTGATTTTTCAATTTTTAATAAATTTTTTTCCAAAAAAGAAAAGTATACCTTTGAAAGTAATAGTCAATTACATAAAACTAACAAAAAACATTTGTTATCGGTTACTAAAGATGATGTTTTTAAATATAAAACATATCACGCCAGCAAAATAATCTACTCAAGCTTTATGACTGAAAATTATCCCAAATTAAAAGTAGTAATTAGTGACAGTGGATATCTAAATCCTATAATAGATACTAATTGTAATACAACTCAACACAGTTTTTTTCACATATTTGACTCCAAAGCGGATGCGGAATTTTTGATTAAATTGCTAAATACAAAACTATATAAACATTGTTTAAATTTGAGTAAGTTTTCAGGATTTTTTCACGGTGAAGTACTCAAAAATATACCAAAAATATCAAGTGACACAAATTATAGTGATTATGATTTATACAAAAAATTTGAATTAACTGACTTAGAAATTCAATATATTGAAAATAATGTTAAATGATTATATTAATCACATTAGAAACCGAACTTATATGTCCGGTGTTGATAGGGACAAACTTAGGATTAAGCAAACTGCCGAGGTTTTTACTCCCAATCATTTAGTTATTGAAATGATTGATAAGTTAGAAGAACAAGAGCCGTCATTATTCACTGACCCAACCAAAACATTCATTGATAACAGCTGCGGTGATGGTGAGTTTTTGGGTGAGATTGTTATACGAAAGATGGAAAGAAGTGGATGTTCATTAGAAGAAGCATTATCCACCACATATGGTGTTGACCTAATGGAAGATAATGTAGAAGAATGTAAAAAAAGATTAATGGGTCCTTATCCTACCGATAAATTGAGGGATATCGTTGATAAGAATATTGTATGCCATGATGGCCTAACATTCGACTACAAATTTTAATTAATTTGTCAATAACTTAATGTTACCGTAACCTATTTTGTTGTATATTTGCCTACTTAAAAATAAAAACTATGGAGTACGTTGGCGTTTACAAAAAAAGCAAAATGATTGGTATGATTGACCTTGATGAAATCACTGTTGAGCTTCTTGATAGAATGTTTCACGAAGGTTACGAGTTTAGTAAAATCACAAAAAAAGATTTGGTCATCTAAAAAAGTCACCATATATTTGTCAAATGAAAGAAAAAGAATTTAACGCAATTGGTAAAGTTATGGACTACTTTGACTTTGGTCGAGTTCATAAGGTAATGGTAGCTCTCGATTGGAAATGGATAAGTATTGATGACGGTATGAGGGTTCCCGATGAATGTGAAATTCGCACGGAGGCAAGAAGATTATTGACACAAGCCGTTAAGGAAAAGATGTCAATTGCAATAGGCGGATTTTACGCCACATACAATAACAAAGATGATGTTGAGTGGATTAGTTTGAAGTTTGTGGTTGAGGATTGGGATGAAGTAATTGAAAAAGATTTGGTAGAATAAAAGATTCTCCTTATATTTGTAGAAGTTCTTTGAGATACTAAAAGGTTGATTGGGATTTTGGGGCTAGCACAATAGCGAGAAACGCCAATCGTAAAAGTAGATGTCCACTCCCCCATCTTCTACTTATCCTATACTTGTGTGTTGTTCCCTTGAGAAAGGAAAGGAGTAGAGCTTAGTGACACTAGAGTCATCACTACAACACAGAGGGATTCTCATCCTCAAAATTCACAGAGTGGCGCAGGTTGATACTACTTCGCAAGTAGATTGATACAGAGTAAAAAGAGGTGGGGGAAACCACTCATTAACCCACCCAAATTGGTCAGGTAATGCGTAATGTGGAAACGGCTATCACATCCCAAAGACACCACGGTCCATAACCATTTGGACACGAGAAGTAATAGGGTTGCATCGTTGTGAGTTCGAGTCTCACCCTGGCCACAAAAATTTAACAAATTAGATTTGGTGGGATAGAAAATCCACCATATATTTGTAGAAGTTATTTGAAATAAGATATAGTCAGGTGGCGTGTTGGCATACGCACCAAGTCCGAGACACTTATGGTGGAGTAGGCATCCAAATGGGCGATATCAGGTTCGATTCCTGTCCTGACTACAAAAAATAAAATGTTATGAAAGAAAGAATGTATGTAGTAAAAATTGCAGGTCAGTATGTAGTGTTGGCCGAAGGTGAATATGAAAGGTATTTAATTTACGGCAGAGCGAAGTAAAAAATATAGTCAGGTGGCGGAATTGGTAGACGCTATACGTAGATAACAATCGTTAATATAAAAGGGCGTGTTATCATACAGGTTCGATTCCTGTCCTGACTACTCGTAGGTTTATTTGAGAGTAAAGACCTATTCAAAAATCTTAATAACTCTCGTTAGTCAGGTAGCTCTAATGGTTAAGAGCAGGTGGTGAGGGAAATGTATTGATACCCAATCCATCGGACACAGCTAATACAAGTAAAGTGTAAATACAGGTTCGAATCCTGTTCTGACTACACGTTCCGACTAATCATCGGATAGTATGTCCCATACGATGAGAAATGGTGTGATAGCCATAGGGAAGAGTTGAAGGTTTGTATATATATTACCTTCTAGTTGACTACTAAGGTCGGTAAGACCCATCACGAAGGGGAGCAAGACAGTTTATTCCTAACTCAAGTAATTGAGGACAGCCACAACACCTGTTAGTTGGATAAAGGAGGGTGTTAACATATGGTCGGTTCATCTAAGGGTTAGGATACAAGATTTTCATTCTTGTCATAGGGGTTCGAATCCCCTACCGACTACAACTAAAAAATTATAGTCTATCTTAACTCGCGTTTTGTTTAAGATATTTACTATAAAACCTAATAAATGAAACACGTATTTTTATTACTATTCACCATAGTAACGCTTAACGCATTCTCACAAACTTACAAAGACCCGGTGTCTTTTAAATCAGATTTGTGGGTAGTTCAAACATTTGAAGAAGGAACATTTATTCCTCCTGACACCATTTCAATAAATTGGGAACAGAAGAAGGTAAAGGCTGGGAAACATGCGATTTATGTTGATATTTCTAACAAGGGAACCTTGATTGGTATCAAATATCCATCTAAACTTACACTTAGTTCAGAGGGATTACCTAACAATGGATTTATTGTTGAGAAATGGTTTAGCCGTTACTCAATGTATATCCAAAGTATGGTAAAGGATGAAGAGGGATATATTTGGACAGTTGCCGTTGGTAAAGATGCGGTTTCTGATGATAATACAGGGTTAGAAACAGGTAGAATCTATGTGGTTATAGAAGACCCAAAACACATAAAACCAAGTTGGTATTTTACAATCAAAACTTTTGGTGGAAAGAAATAAGGTATGAAAGATATTTTATCAGGATTGACTGAACAAGAATTACAAAAAATTATGAATCAAACTGATTTGACAATGAATGATGTCATCAGGGAAAGATTGGGTAGGGTTGAAGGAAAAGGTTAGTAATTTACGTTATCTACGTGGGTATACCAACTCATCCAATCAAAATCTATGAATGTCTTTCTATTGGCCAATTTATATTGAATACAAGACCAGATATTGTTTTCGAAAAATTCTATATCCTCTCTCAATGTTTCAAAAATGTAATCATAGTCCGATTTACTAACTTCTTTTTTGAATACTCCGGATTCATCAACAATTTCAATTCTATGAGGTTTAAAATCAACTTGCCATATAATTCTATCGTCTTCAGTATCAAATGTGTTATACCGTTTGAATTCACCAATAACTCTGATACTTTCAGGATTTCTCCAAGCCACTTTATTGAAATTTTTAGATTCTAAACAATTATCAATTTCTTCCTTAATTTGTTTTGGTATGTATATATCCTTAACCGAATTGTCAAATTCAACGAAGTACGTTATTGGTCCTCCGGCTAAAATATTCACAAATCTTTGAAACCCTAAATACTCTTCCGCCAGCCATGTGGTCAAAGATTCCTTGGTATATGGTAAATCATTAGGATTTTCTATCGTATATACCGGAACTTCAACTTCATATCTTCGTGAGTATGGGGTGGTGATAAACTCACCAGTATGTTTAATAATAATACCTTCTACATTAATATCTTTAATAAAGTCAGGTAATAATTTAAAAAATTTCTGAAGTTTCATTGTCTATAAATATAAAGTATAAAATATTTTTTCATATCTTTGCCTCATGAGTAACATTAGCAATTTCAAAAAATATATCTTGGGTCAAGAATTTGTTTTTAGAACTCAAATATTCAAAGGAAAATTTACTTTGGTTAAAGTCAAAGAAAAAAAACTTAAGTATGTAGTTGAGGATTATTATAGTCGATATGACACCAAATACGACATTACCGTTAATTTAAACGAATGTCAGTGGTGGTCCATATCTAACGTTTGGCATTCACCCCCTAAAGGATTTAGAAGGGGTAAAATAGTGGCCAATAAACAACTCAGGGTTATTATTGAAAAGGAGGTAAAATCTATGATGTCATTTATAAATGATAAGAACGGTATTGGTGATATCACCATTAAATGGTTACACGAAAATCAGGGTTTGAATATGTAATAATCAACTCCGAGTTCTGATTGACTTTTCCCGAAGCTAGTTTCCCAAGTTTTCTTATATCCATCAGGTAAGAAATCATAAGCTTGATTTAGAGCTTTACGAATGTCTTTACCCAACTTATGTGATATTTCCGATTTTGTTTCAAATTCTTCAGAACCATACTCACCCCATTCAAATGGTACCAGTGTTGCGGGGGATTTTACTTCTTCACCCCTTTCTACTCTATTCATAAAATACCGTGAGGGTTCCCAAGTAAAAATTTCTGATAGTTTTTCAAAATCCATTATTAACTCAATATATAATGTTGTATTATACTGATACCAAGTATCACTCAATTCCCAACCAAGAATAAAGGGATATACTTTTTTGAGGGCCTTTACAGATAAATCAACTCCTTTTCTAATATTTTCGGGTAATTCGGGATTTTCCATTGTATAATATAAATATTAAGGTTTGATTTTATGTTCAGATTTGATTATATTTTGCGTATGATAAAGAACCACACACCATACGTAGGAAATATAAAGCTAAAATTTGAAAAATACCCACATTACATAGGTGGTAGTGGTGGTTTATTGAATAAAATACATCTCAATCTTGGTTTTACCAAATTAGTTAGCCGTATGATACCTTATCGTAATGAGGAAGGATGGATTGTTAATAGTGAATGTATTAAGTTAATTACCAAATATACTGGTGGTAAGATTGGAACTTATACTTCCCGAGATGGGGAAAATCAACTTCCAAATTCATTTATGTCAAGTAATGGGGTGTATATCGGTGATATTAAAACAGGTTGGTGGTATTACAACAACAAGTTTTATGTTTGTCAGGAATACCCTTCCGGTGTTGCTTTGAAATTGAAAACATATACCCCAAACATTAGATTAAAAAATTATATACTTGATGAGTATGAGCATTTTGTGACCGAGCAAATTGAAAACGATAATGTTGAGGGTTATTTTGGTTATACCCACCGTAGTGGTGCGTTGTTCAAAATAGGTGACAGAGTTTTCGATAACTATTATTTACCAAACAGAAGTGATTACACTCAACAAGAATGGGATAAATTCTATTACGATTATCAGAATTCATTGGATAAGGCAGACCCATTTGATAAGAAGTGGATGATTTCTGATGGTATCAAATCTGTTATCCCGTTTAATAAACGTGGTAAAAAGGTTATTAAAGATTGGAAGGATGCTAGAGAAGCTGCGATTTGTCTTTCAAGACATTTAAGTTAATCAGTAGATACCACAACGTAAGTCCAAGCGTAATCGTTAAACTCTATGGTAAGACCCAATTCATTTGACTCACCATATTTTCCCATATATACATAACAACGGACACCATCTTTATTAACTGCGGTCCATCGTGCCATATTTTCTTCTCTCACATCAATTTGAATGATGTGGTACGTTTGCGGTATTTCGCTGTAAATGTTTATTTCAGCAGGTTCTATCTGTACTAGTACATCACACTTGGTTGGGTATTGATTCCATACTACTTCGGTACCATCATTGTAACCAGTGTAATACATATAAGCTCTACCAAATCTTGTATCTTGTGAAAAAGAAATTAGTGTGAGAAGTGAAAACAGGATTGTGATTATAAAATTCTTCATTTTTGATTTTTTTTACAAATATATACAAATTTATCTAATTCTGTTTATTTTCAAATCAAATTTGTGAGTAAACCAAACTTTGAATCCTTCTTCCCAAACTTTCTGTTCGCTGAACATTCCATTCAATGAATCTTCTAAATCATTATCCGCTATTGTTAATAATGGCGATTCACTTCTTCTCTTGTCGGCAGTTGAGTTTGTACCAGTCCAATAATCTTTGAAGTATAATCTGAATAATAAATCGTCTTCATAGTAATCACCTATATAATATTCAATTACATTGGGGTTTTCGCCCTCAACCTCATCTCCCCACTCATCTCTATATTGGTCGTATGGATTATGGTAATGAATCTCATCACTCTTAAAATAGTCTTCCAAGAAATCGAAAACTAAATTATTGATTCTATTTTCTTCAATTTTGTATTCCATTAAAAATAACTTTCAACACTATTATTCATACACTTCTCAAACTCTCTATTGTCAGGCCATTCAGCTAAATGTGGTACTCTCAACCAATTCATGGGTCCGTAATCCATAGAATCTTTAAGTAGATTAGTGTAGGTAGCAAAATATTCAATTGTATTATCGCTGTATCCATCTCTACCTTTATTCCTATCCAACCAACCCTTAACAACATCATAAACACATTTGGTTACCTTAAATCTTTTACCGTAAGCCGTGATGGTTTCTCTTGTATTATTTTTAGACCAACCATATTTTTTATAAGTGTAAACCTCCCCTTCTTTATTATCAACAACAACACCTTCTAATTCATACCATAAACTTTTATACCACGAATCAACCAAACCATCTCCATAACAACTTGAAAATATCATATTCAAATTACTTCTCACCTCATCCAATTCTTTATTAATCAAATATTCAAGACACTCGTCATCTGACATCAAACGGGTGATTATTTCATCGGTCAATTTTATTTCATTTTCACTACCTTGTTCCTCGGCAATTTCTTTTAATGATTCAGGTGTTCTTTTATATATAGAAAATTTCAGAACTCCCATAGCTTTGAGTTCATTTACAATAAACTCATCAACCACACTTTTCGCGTAGTGGTCCAAATTATCATACACGTCTCTATATTCATCATCCGAATCATAACCTCCATGTTGATAGATATCATATTCACCGCTCAAAATATCTTCAATTGTTTTTTCACCGATGTCTCTATTACCTCTTTGAAACATGCTTGCGAGTTCGGAATAATCAGCGTCATAATAATATTCTTCTCCGACTTTTGTAATATCAGATAAGTAATGTTCTATAATTTCATATATAAAGTCAGGGTCATTTTTATAGAAAGAATATAATAACGAATTTTGAATATATTGAGCCCCTTCAGCAAAAGGGTCTAATAAATCTAACCAACCTTTCTTTTGTAAAAGTGATATGAAGTTTTCCAAACCACCCATGAAATTATCCAAAAATTCTAAATCAAGTTCGTTATTATTGAAGTCATCAATTAAACTTAACAATGCTTCATCTTTTGATGATTTCTTTGGTTCTTCTTGTTCGTACATTTTCAAACTCATATTCATAAATATTGACATAATAACATTTGTTGTGTATATTTGCCGTATGAAAAAATATCTAACACTTAAAAATTTAGGATGGCTTATCACCGCAGTTGTGGTGTTTATGCTTGGGATGAGCGGTTTTGGTAAAATTGCTCACACAGAGGAAATGACAATGAATCTAACTTTATTTTGGTTGGTTCCTCACATGACATGGATTGGTGCTTTTGAATTGACATCATTAGCTCTCTTGGTTTATCCAAGAACGTCCATCTTTGGAGCAATTGGAATTACCGCAATGATGTCAGGAGCGGTAGCTCTACACCTTTCTTATCTGAAAGGTTACGGTGTCTTCATGCCGATTTTAATCGGTCTGTTGGCTTGGTCAGCACATTGTTTGAGGACTTATAAAATTAAGGCCTAAACTGATAGACTAAAAAAATTAACCCCTCCGAAACGAGGGGTTTTTTTATTTTTGAGTATCATAATCAACATCTACACAGATTGGATACATTTTTAATCTTTCTTCTATTGAATATTGGAAATCTTCCTCCACCCAACTTGGTAAGTCGTGTATATGTGCGGTTTCCCAATCCTCAGTTCCTTCAAAACCAACTGAAACGTTGTCGACCGATATATAAACGGTGCCTTCAAAAGCACAACTAAATTGTGGGGTCAATGTTTTCCAAAGTTTAACTTTGGTGACATGATAAGTGATAATAAAATCAACCATGTCATCATTAGAATCAGAGTAAGGTAAACTATAACGACCTTTATATTCTTTGTTACCTTTTAAGTCATCTTTAATTAACTCAATTAACCTTTCAGCTGCCGTTTCTAATATTATTTGTCTGATTTTTCTCATTCACTTTATATTTTAATAAATATTTATCGTTAAATAAAACAAAAAAATAATTATTATGTGCTACACAAGAGAACAAATTGAAAGAGCGGTAAAATCAAAGAATTACAAATGGTTTGAAGACGCAGATAATCAAGGTTATGATGTTAACATTGTTGGTGTTAGAAATAGTCATCCATCAATTAAAAACAAAGTTACAAATGTATTTGATGATTGTCTTACAATCTCATACAAAGATGAATCAGGAAACTGGCAGTTTTACTGTTGGAACGCAACGACTGACCCAGGTAAGAAAGGGGTTCAACAATTCCACAATAAAAAAGGTGTTGCTAGATTGGTTCCTAACCAATACAGAGGTGTTTGGAAAATAGACAAACATCAGGGAAAATATGAGGCTCTTTGCCAAAGATTAGGTGAAGTTACCGTTTGGAGAGACGCTAACAAAGATTTAATTTTTGAAGAAAAAGTTACCGATACTGGTGTATTCGGTATTAATATTCACAAAGCAGGTCAAGACTCTCAGTGGGTTGAAAACTGGTCTGAAGGTTGTCAAGTATTCAAAAGAGTAAAGGATTTTGATGCGTTTATGTCAATTTGTAGAAAAGCCGCTAAAATTCACGGTAACAAATTCTCATACACTTTGTTGGAATCGACTGATATTTCTTAATCGATAATTAATTTTTCAACTCCTATCTCATAGCCGGTTGTTTCTGTGATTTTTTGATGTAATAATTCATAGATACAATCGGCTATTTCTCCTTCTATCTCCCATCCATACTCTTCGTTATTCAAAGCATCTTTTAATGATTGACTCTCACCTCCTACCATGATTAATATTACAGTGCCGTTTTCAATGTCAGGTTTGGCAGTTACATAAATTTCACCCGTATCTTCCTCAACCGTATAATCAATAACACTAAAATCAAAGTTATAACCACCACAATAATTAACGGTGAAGTTTTTTTCTTTCAACATTTCAATCGCCTTTAATTTCGCATTTTTACCTCCATACCAATTTATTAACATTCTATAGATATTACCCCTCCTCAAGACATTTCCACCTATTTCTAAACCAAAATTGGTAAAACCAAACAACTTAAAAAACATATCGTCAACTTTGGGTCCATTCTTATCCCAATACTTAAAAAACATTTTTTGAGCTTTGTCGTAAGCACTTAATCTATCTTGTTGTTCTTCAGTGATTATAAACTTCATAATTATGTTTTTTTAATTTCAATTTTTTTCTTTTCTTCATCATTTAAACTGTTTAAAAAACTCTGTAATTGTGTTGTATCTTTTATGTTTTCGACAAAAGCATTAAATTTGGTCGTTCCGAAATTTTGTTGTCCCCACCTAAAAAATTGCTCTACCCCTTCATTTTTTAAAACAGGTAGTCCACTTTTATATATCATTTCTAACATTTTCATAAATTCATTTTGTTCCATTCCGTATAATTTGGCAAACCTCAAATATTTTCCTAATGCCAAAGGGCTGGTTATTAATTGTACCATACCCATAAAATTATCTCCTTTTTTTATGGATTCAATACCTTCATAAGTACCTTTGGCCGCCACCAAATACGGACCGATATATGGAACAAACCATAAGGATAAATCTCTTAAAAAATTTGTTAAAGTAGGATATTGCTTTTCAAATTCTTTTTGACTAGTTTTCATAACTTCAGGATAACCTCCTGAAGAATATCCTAACTGTTCATTTATGATTTTATATTGGCGTTCGTTAATAATAAACTTCATATTGATAAATATAATCGTAATTACTATTTTTAGGTATGGCTCACCCATTACAACACGCAAAATCTTCAGTCAAAAAGTTTGGTGGTAAGGTAGAAGATTACATAGATATTCACAATTGGTTCGATGAAACCAAAGCATGGATTGGTAGTTCATATCATAGAATAATGAGACACCACTCTGAAGGAATATTTGAGTGTGAAAAGAAGTTTGGTATGTCATTCGTAAATAGTGACGGTAAAACTGTATATACTCGTTACGTTGGGGAGCAACACGTTAAGGAGGATTGTTATAATCATATACCATCGGCTCGTGAATGGATACAAGCCATAGAATCCAAAGAAAAACCAATGTGGATGTTACGAACATTGGACTTAAATTTAGATTAGAATATTTATTGGTATGGTAAAAAATTTGAACTTAAGTCCTGAACAATTAAAAACACTTAAATTGTTCTCATATTATTGTGGTAGTCACGGAGCTAAAACCGCCTTCGGGTATGTTTATCTAGCCGAATATGGTACTATAGACTACGTAGATAACTATTGGTATTCAGATAGTGGCACAAGAATCGACACTTACGATAAGATTAGTGATTTGATAGAATATATTATTCGTGGCACAGAAATGTTAGATTATTACGATTATGAAGGAAATGGAACATTAATATTCGAAATAGATGTAAATGAACGTAAATTGAAGATTGATGGATATCACAAAGAATATTCTACTAACGACTCTAAATATGAATGGTCCGATGAGGAAGGTGATTTCGAGGGTGTTATGGATGATGTATTTAATGAATTGGGTGGTGATACCGCAAAATTAGAATTCAACGGTGGTGGTGATTCAGGTTATATTGGCGACCACATGGAAGTTTTCGGTGTTGGTAATAAACCAGTTCCCGCCTCTTTAGAAGATTGGTGTTACGACAAATTACCAGGTGGTTGGGAAATTAATGAGGGTTCTCAAGGTAAATTCATTATAAATTCTAAAGAAAGAACAATCGAATTGGACTATGAAGAAAACGTTGAGGATGAATTAAGTGATGGAACAGTTGGTTACGTTGAGTTTTAAGATTTTTTTGGGTTGTGAACCAAAATTGTTCTGAAAGTATCTAAATTAATTCTTTCTTTTATTTTTTTCGAAAGTTTGTCTTTTGTTTCAATATCCATCTTACCATTGAAATAAAATTTCAAAATAGGTACAGCATAATCTTGGTCCCAAACAATCTCAATATCCATTTGTGGTTCAACTTCCTTAGCAATTTTTTCTATTTCCTTTTCATATTCATCTAAATACTCGTAATTCTTTGGAAAGAAAGCCGTTTCATACTTTATTTCATCTCCAAAAAACTTTTTTGCTTCATTCACCATACGATTTAAAAATACTCTTGAGGAAACCAATCCTGGTATTCGGTGAGCCATTCTAAGGTCAGTCCCTAAAATTTTTCGACGATAATTCGTATCAAAACTAGGATTATTGTAGTCAATTTTTGGGACATCAACGTATAGAATCAAAAACTTCTGCCCATCATGTTCTTCGATTTTCAAATCGCAATCAGAAACGTCTGAAACGGTAGAAATGTATGATAGTACTGAATTATCTAATCTGTTCATTTGTTTATAAATATCATTAAAAAATAAACCCCCACTGTTAAGTGAGGGTCAAAGATAAGAATAATTGTTTTACTTCAAAAACTTAAGTTTGTATAATGTCGAATAGATTAACTCCTGAACGGTATCTATTTGATTTTGTAGGTATGATTCTTTAACTGATTTACGTGATTTCTCAATAATCGAATCAACCTTCTCAAGATAAGATATAACTTGTTTTACGTTCTCATAATCTTGTGTCTTATCGATACTATATCCTTTGATAATTCCGTGTTTTCCTTGGTAACTTTCAACTAAACCGTCAATCAAGTCACCTATACCATCGTAGTATCCACCTAACGCCATATGTTCAGCAAATGATGATTGTGAGTCCGTTTGAAGATGAAAAATATGTACTTGAGTTCTGGAGTGTAATGCCGCCGATATAATGTCTTTCATTCCTCCTGATGGTTTTTCTTCCTGTTCTAACAATCCTCTCTTCTTAACTTCTTCGAGGAGGGCTTGTTTTAATTTAGATTCGTCTTTCATTTGAATATTTTACTATAAATATTACCTTTTGTCTAATTTCAGGGCAACATCACCTTCGATTGAGAAAAATCTTACGTGGCTCTTGAAAAACTTATAAACGTAGTAATTTATGATTTTGTCTGTGAGGTAACCGAGAGATGGTTTATCGTAATAAAACCCTTTGAATTTATGGTAAGTTGGTAAGATTGTGTCAGTGTTATCTTTTTCGTAATAATCCAAAAAAACCTCTATTGTTTCACCTTTTGGTAAAGGTATAACGATTGGGTTTTTACTGTGTATTTTTAGAATCATCTCCATCTGTTATCGCCAAGTATCTTTTTTCGAATTCATTGATGTTATCAAGACCAACTTCATTGATATGGTCTAACACATCATCTAAAAAAATATTACTTTTAACGAAACTATCAATATCTTCAAATAACTTTTTTCCGATTAATTCGGGATATTTGAAATATACATCAGAAATATCATAGATATCAAAGATTAACTCCAATCTATTAAGCATTTTTTCTACTTTCTTTTTGTTTTCTTCATCCACCAGTAGAATATCATGAACAACGTCATAATCATCTATAATGCTTTCATTTGGCACTTTTTCAGACAACTCTCTTGTCCATTTCTTTTCTTCCTCCGTCATCTTTTGATACAATAGTTTGTCTAACGCCTCTATTCCAAGCGCATACTGTATCTTTATCAACTTCAAACTTTTAGTGTCCATAAGGTTATCATTTACCTATCACCAACTCATCATAATTAAGTTTATCCATCCCTGTTGTTTGATTGTCATCAACAAATTCATCATACATATAATTCTTCACCACAGCAATGATACTCTGCTCACATTGAGCAATCTTACTTTCTTCCCAGTCTTCCAACTGTTCATTATCATCCATCGATTCCCACATTTTATAAGCCAACGTGGCAATTGTGAATAATTGTTTTTTAGTTATAGAATCTTCACCTTCGTGATTTTCCTTCACGATATTAACTAACTTATTTAATTGTTCTTGGGTAATCAGGATATTTTTCATTGTGTTCTTTTATTATAAATATAAAAAAAAGGAGATTTCTCTCCTTTTTTTGAGCCCGTTCCTTTGGGTCCACCACTTAATTTTAGGACAAATCAAGAAACCATTATTTATGTTTAACCTGTACGTCTTTAATGTGGATAGTTTTATTCAAAGTATCCAATTCTGCCTTAATTTCTATTTCATCCTTTGGTTTTTCTTTTGGTTCACCCAGTACAACCGCATCATACATTGTTTTAATTTGTACAACAAACAATACAAACATAGTAGCACCTGCGAATATCAAAAGTTTGATAAGACGTTTCCAATGTTTAGTTATGATGAAGACAGCAATCCCCGTTGCCAATAACCATCCAAATGTATTTGAATCTAATATCATCGTGTTACGAGTGCTTCAATTTTACTTTTTACAATATCTGACACTCCAAGAGTTTCAATTGAAGTTGTAATAATAGAATCAACTAAAATTCTGTGAGGAATATGTACCAAAAACTCAACTCCATTAAAGAATGACAAATCATTCTTGAGCTCAATACAACCTTGTATCATCTTTAAGAATAACTTGAATTGTATTGGGTCAACAAAATTCTCGTTGAGGATTGTGCCAAACTTTTCGTTCTGAATTTTTACGGTGTGGGTTATTGTTGTCATCAGTGATAATTTTTACAAAGATAGTCAAAAAACTTAATCCTCCAACTTTTTTTCTCTTTCTAAATCTTTTTCTTTTAGTTTTTGTTTCTTTTCGTAACTTTTGTTTCTACGTCCCAAAACTATCGTACATTTAATACTACCTCTATCATTAGTAAAGAAACTGAAAGGTACCATTGTCAAACCTTTTGTTAATTCTTTTTCCAATTTTGTTAATTCATGTTTTTTTAACAAAAGTTTTTTGTCTCTGTTAGGTTCTTCGGCGTTATTTATTATGACATTTTTAACAAAAAGTTCTCCGTCTTTGAAATAACAATATCCATCAATAAACGAAAAATGCCTTTTCTTTATTTCCTTCACCTCAATTCCTTTAAGTACTATTCCCGCATCATAGGTCTCGATGAAGTCATATTCAAACTTAACTTTCTGTAATTTTACTTCGAAATTTTTCATAATGTGACAAAGATAATCAAAAAAGAAAAACCCTAACAGTTTTTCTTTCAAAAAAATGTTAGGGTTCAATATTACCAACTATAAAGAAAGGGTTGTTGGGCGTTTGTGAAAGATAAATATATTGTAATTTTGAAAAATTCACGATTTTTTCAAAATATTTTTGATTAACGACATCAATTTATCATTTTCATCGTGTTCGGGTAAATTATCTATACCAAAATACCCACATTCAGTATGTTCGTCTCCGTCAATAGCGTTTTCCAAATCAGGTTTTACTTTCTTATTTACCTCCCATAAAAACACATACATCAACCCTTTTACTTTTTTACCGTCACGAGTTGTTCTATTAATAAACCCACAAAGCTCAATCTTATCTTTTACTTTAACATTTGTCTCTTCATGAAATTCTCTTTTAGCCCCCAAAGTAGGGTTTTCATCATCTTCTAATCTTCCGGCAGGTATGGACCAAACACCAGGTAAATCATTATCAGCGTTTCTTTTACACAATAAAACTTCATCTTTGTGCTTAACAATTATCCCAGCGTACCTTTTTATGTTCTCCATTCAGTTTTCGTTATATTTATGTTTATGATTATAAGTATAAATAATCGAAAATTCAAAGTCAAAACTGTTTTCACTCCTGAACACACTCAAAAGGGAATGATGGGTAGAAAATTCGGTCCTGATTTTAACGGAATGTTATTTTTAATGGATAATTCTGAAAATTGTTTTTGGATGAAAAACTGTGTAATCGATTTAGATATAGTATTCATTAAAGATAACCAAATCACAAAAATATTTCACAGTTGTCCCCCATGTAAAGGTGATGACTGTAAAAACTACTGTAGCGAGGGCGATACTATTTTAGAATTGAGGGGCGGTAGTTGTAAAAGGATGAATATATCTGAAGGTGACTTCGTTGAGTTTTAAGAATTTGTTATCTTTTCTTTTAACAGTCTAACAAACTCATTCTGTATCATTTTTGTAAATTTAACATATGGACTATCATCCTTATCAGGGTCATACTTGTACTTACCTTTTGGTGGTCTATTACTTCTACCCAAATAATTAAGACCTGATATGTTAGTTATACATTTATGACCCCCTGAACTCGCGTCAATTAAATCCCAAGCGTTTACAGTTACCTTATCTAACATCTCTCTATGTTCTTCAGGTAATTCACTAAAAGGTACTTCCATCATCTCACCAATGTGGACCAATTCTTCTCTACCGTTTTCTTTGGTCTTATAATTCTTACCATACAATGCCACAAAATCCTTAAATGTAAAACCTACCGACTCAGGACCAAATCCTTTCGTATTTTCAGAAATCCATTTAATTGTTGAGATTGGTATTTCTCTCTCCTTGAGTTGGCTTTCCCATTTAGATAATACCTCATCTTTGATTTTTCCTAAATCGATTCCTTTTAACGCCCTTTCTTTCTTAAAAGGATTACATGATGCTTGTACTAATCCCATTGGCCAAGCAATAACTAAGAAATCCTTATCAGGATTATTTTTAAAAGGTGTGTATCTATCATAAGAACCTGGTTTCACCATACTATCACCACCATATTGTACAATTATGTTTCCGTCGATTTTAACATTTGGTGAGTCTTTCATCTGTTGAAAATACATCTCTTTGTTCTTCTCCAATTCAGGTATTTTAGCATATCCCTTCTCAACCATTATTCTTTTAATGTTTTGAAGAATACTCATTATAGATGGTTTACACACCATAACCAATTCCTCAAGAAACCCTGGTTTGTTTTTGAATGCTAATAACAATTTGTTAGTAACAAGTCCTAACATCATTTTATTCCGTTTTAAGGAATTATCTTTATCTAAACGAAAAACATAATTAATCACATCATCAATTGAGATATTTTGAGATGCGAAATTTGCCGAATCCACAGTTGAAATCAGAAGTATGTCTTCACTGGGGAATACTTCTTTTGGTGAAACTATTTGTGATATGGTTTCAACGTTTGACCTTGACTGTCTAAACGATGTTGATTTCGTATCTTCGGCGCCCGCTTGTCTATCGTGGTGGTCTGTATGAATAACGAACATTGGTTTTCCGTGTGCGAAATCTACCAATACAGGCATCGTATCTCCTTGAGCGTCGTTCTTCTTAACGGAGAATTCTTTATCACCATATTGTATTACGTGAGCATCAACAACCTTAATACCATGTTGTTCCAAATAGTTCTTCATGGCGATTGCCGTTGTTACACCATCCAAATCTTGGTGAAAGTATATTTCTGCTTTTGGGTACCTTTGGGCTAATTTATTAATATCCCTAATACCACTTTCGTTAATTAATTTTTTCATGTAAATAAAAATCCAAAGATATCATCGCCACTTTTATTATTTGTTTCTTTTGGTGGTTCAGGCGCCGAAACTTCCTGAGAATATTCGGGAGACGGTTGTTCTGTAGTTTGGATATCTTCATTCCAATTTTGTTGAGCCTCTGGCGTATTATTGTATTCGGCCATTTTAGAATCCAAATCTTCAATTTTATTTTCAAGTTCATCAGGACCAACAAAATTAGCAACACCTAAAAAATCTAACAATCCCAAATACCATTTGGTTTTTCTCATCAAAGCTCTTGTTGCTGGATTTCCCCACAATCTAGGAACTCCGGCAGATATTTTAGATGATAAAGTAGCGTCTGACTTCATGTATTTTAACCAACTTTGTCCCCCTTTGAAGTCTCTAAACCCTCTATATGTCGTCGCCGAATCCAATGCGGCTTTTAATTGTTTTGCCTCAGCAGCACTTAATTTTGAACCTTGTTTCGCCAACTTACTTGATTTTGCAGTAAGCCTTGTCGCAGTTTTTGCACCTGCTGACATAGTATTATTAGCATCTTTAAATAATTTGATATAATCCTCAACACCTTTAACAAAACCCGGTCCTACACCTGGTATCTTTTTAACTCCTTTTGCCAAAGGTTCAAGTACTTTTGGTGCCCAAGTATTAACTTTAGTAAGAAGACCTGCTAACGGTCCTCCTTTTTTAGCAATTTGAGCCATCTTAGTGGCATCACCGGCCAATGATGCGGCTTTGAATGCTTTCGCTGAAGCCCCTCCCATCTTAAACAAACCAATAACTGGTTTAGCAATTAAGTCACCTACATAAGGTAATACGGAAATCCATGACAAAACGGCAAATAACTTATCACCTTGTCTCCAATAACTAATACCGTTAATTAAATCAACCACACCAGTTGGGTCAAATATGCCAACAATATCCCCCAAAGTATTGTACCACTTTGATTCGCTAATTAAAATTGATTTTTCAGGATATTGGATTTTTAACATCTCCAATACCATTTTTTTATCTTTATTTGACAATTTTTGCCATTTTTCTTCAATAACTTTTTTTTGTTCTTCTTTGTAGATTTGAACCATTTTTTCCTGTAACTCTGATTCGTTAAGTGTTTTCGACATAGGATTTTTTATTATAAATATCTAAACAAAAAAAAGAGGTCACAAAATGTGACCCCAATATTAAAATTCTATTTCTTGTTGTTTTTTTAGATTGATAAACGATTGTATTCGTTCTCGAGATATTTCAGCATAATTATGACTTAACTCAATTCCTATCCATCTTCTATCTAAAGTTTCTGCCGCCACACAACTTGTACCGCTCCCGTTGAATGGGTCAAGAATAACGTCATTTTTATAACTCAATATCTTAATTGCCTTTGTTGGGATATCCATTGAAAATGTCGCCTTTGTCATTGGTCTACTATCGTTGAGGTACTTCCATTGACCGAACACCAATTCCATAAATTCTTTCTTATCCTGTTCAGTATACAACATTTTAGTTTTACCTTCCTCGGTTTGAATTGGTTCTCCTTTCCATTGTGGCTCTCCCTTCACTTTCTTAATATGATGTTTCTTATAAGCAAGAATTACACACTCCTTTGGGTTATAGATATAAGGACTTGATGGACTCATCCAACTTCCCCAAGCGGTTGTCTTACTGCGGTGTGGACTATCTTCTTCCAAATCTACAATACCGAAAAACTTAAATCCAATTTCTTTCATCACCTGATAAACTTCAGACACCAAAAAGATTCTTCCACCCTTTTCTTGACGATTAATTTCATATGGAATATTAACAGCAATACGACCATCATCCTTTAATACCTTGTAGGCTTCGGCCATCCAGTTACGAGTAAAATCCAAATATTGACTTATCTCCATATCATCATCGTGGACATCATATTTAATGTTTACTCCGTAAGGTGGTGAGGTGACAATCAAGTCAACGAATGAATCGGGCATCTCTCTCATTACTTCAACACAATCACCGTTGATTACTTTATTTATATAATTTTCTATCATTTTTCTAAATTTTGAATTTTTCTGTCCAAATACCATAAAGCCTTTTTTAAATCTTGTAGTTCTTTACTTGGGTCCTTTTTACCGGCACGAGCCACATATTTAACCACATTGAATAGATATGCGTCATGGTCAAGTCCCCATGCTTCCGCAACCTTTACAACCTCATACGCATTTTCCTCCCCACCATAGTGGTCAGGATGATTAACCATTTCTTTTGACATAATTATTTACTTTTTACAACGTAATACCCCTTTCCATACTTACTCTCCTCAATCAATCCTTCCTCTATCATTTCACTAATCAATCTTTCGGTTTCAGTCATTGATGTTCTCAACAAATGTTTAGATATGTAAGTAATATGCACAGGTTGTCTTAATTTAGACAGGAGTTTTTCAATTATTGTGTTTTTTTCCATCGATAAAAAGTTTAATATTAGTATCACTTAATCCTTGTTGATAAAGTTGATACACTTCACTAGCTTTATTATCCATAAATAACAACGCATCGGCGGAAAATAATCTTTTTAACGAATCTCCATTTTTTAATGTATTAGAAATCGTTTCCTCCGATATGAATCTTTTATTAAACCCCATTTGTTATTAGTTTTTTTTCTCTCTCTAACCTTTCAATCTTCGCACTTTGATTAATCAAAGATACTATCTTTCTTTTAGCAATCGGAACCAAAGTTTCAGCAATTGGAAATTTTTGTGTGGATAAAATTTCAAACACCGGAAAACTTTTTTCTTTCTTGGTTTTATAGGTTTTAGAAAATTTAGAGATTAATTGTGTTATAGTCAAATCCTCTCCATCACCATTATACATCATTTTAACATGTGTCTTTGTTAGATTAAAAGAATTCCTAACTCTCCGAATATCATATCTCCAAACATAAGTCATACCCTCATCTCTGTAATAAAAAAACCCTGATTTAGATTTAAGATTGTTTCTATTTCTTTTGATATTAACAGTCAAAGAATCATATACTAAAGTCCATATAGCTTTAACCATATTGAAGTAATCAAATAACTTTGGTTGGACATTTTTTAATATTTTTTTGAATTCTACCTGTTCTTCATCTGACATTACCGGTAAGTCATGTACAACTAAATCAGTAACCACCAGTTCGTCATCGTGAGATAAAAACTTTTTTTTGGTTTTTAAAATTCTATTTTGATTGATGATTGTTTGGATGTTACCCAAATGAACGGAAACCTCAATGAACATTGGGTATAACTTAATTTCTTCCAAGAAAACATTCATTTTCTGAAAATAAGCCATCAACTTGTATTCTTTTTGTTCAGCATCGATTGACCCCGTAATAATCCATTCGGGGTCCATGGCAAACTTTATTTTCTGGGTCTTATTCATACTACAGAAAATATACAAAATAAAAATGATAAAAAAAAGATTTAATTAATTCTCATGATATAGTAATGCGTACCATTAACTTTTTCCGTATCAACAGCACCGTCATATGAACCCATAATAGCATATCCATCACTTTCTACTAAACCTCGAGCTAAAGCATCCTTATCGATATAATCTTCTATACTCATACCAAATTCGTCCAATGACGCCCTTGGGTCTGCCATTTTTTCAGAGACCAAATATTCAACTTTGTCTTCCACCATTTGAGTTGTAACTTCACCTTCAGGAACCATATTATCAATTTCTTCTTGTGAGTCATCAATATGTCCTTGAATTATCCTTATCTTTTCTTCAATTTCATCCCATTGTTTTTTATATTCATCAAAGTCTTCAATCGTATTGTTAAGGTCATCTTGTTTTCTTTTTAACTTTTCAATGACACCTTTAACATTTTCAATATATTCTTCCAGTTCTTCTCTACGTCTATCCTGTTCTTCGGTGGTCGGCATTTCACTTTCATCAAAATATACTTCAGGATTCTGTCTTACATCATCGTAAAAAACATCTCTGAAATAATCTTCAATGGAGTCAGTGTCCAAATAATTTTCTAAAAAATGCATTCTAAAACCTTCAACCCCAACCTCATCAATATAATTTTTAGCGTATTCAAATGCCGCATCATCCATTTCATCTTCATCACCAACCGCATATTCTCTACCTTCCGCGTCACTACTAATAACTTCAAATTGTTGGAGTCCATGATAATCGTAGTATAGTGGTATTAGGTTATATACTGTTACCATTTCACCTCTTAATTCTTCGACTCTGTCTTGTAATTCAGATAAAGTGTTGTATAACTGTTTAGCCCTTTCTTCGTCCTCACTCTGTTCCATCTCATTAGTAACTCTCCTGATTTCATTTTCAAGATTCTTTAATTCATCAAGTTGTTCTTCATCAGGTTCTTCGATTTCTCTATCTTTAACCAACATATCATATAGAGCATTTGCCTTTTCACCTAGTTCAGTAATATCAGGATTATCGATATCCCACTCCTTATTGAAGCTTCTCTCCTC